TGCGATTATCAACAAGGTAATGGGGAAGTAACATGTTCATGCTTGGTAATGCTTTGATCGTAACGGACCAGAACGAACAAGCCTGGAACGAGCCAACGATCGACGGAGCGAAGACGCGTCGCGGTCTTGTGCCCCGGGATTACAATACGCATCCAGTGGGCTACTACCACAAAGGTGCAATGCGGTCCGTAGACCTGACGGCTATTCCACAAAGTGAGTGGGCTTCTCGCCTGAAACTTTTGCGAGAAGGCGGTGCTTTGTTATCCGACATTCGCAAACGCGGTAAGAACGGACAACGTATTCCGTCTACGGATCAAAACGGTCGTGGGTATTGTTGGTTTCACTCTGGGACCAGTGCATGCTTACTTGTGCGTGCTCGGGACAATCAACCATTCGTCGATCTTTCCGCCTATGCGGGGGCCTGCAAGATTAAAGGGTTCCGCGATGAAGGCGGTTGGGGTGCGCAAGGTGTGGATTTCATGGTGAAGTACGGTATTCCGTCTTCGCAGTATTGGCCGCAGCGTGCCGTTGACCCACGATACGACAACGCAGAAACGTGGAAGAATGCGTTGCTGCACCGAGTCGATGAGGGTTGGATCGATCTGGCCGCAGCACAGTACGACCGTAAACTTGCTTGGGAGCAAGTTGTTACTTGTTTGCTTACTGGCCATCCAGTTGTCTGTGACTATAACTGGTGGGGTCATAGTGTGTGCGGTATGGACTTGGTGGACGGAGCCAAAGCCTTTGAAAGTTGCCGCAGCACTGAAGGCAAGCTTGTGTCGCTTCAAGAGTTCGAAGCTGTGTGGGACATGAGCGACAATGTCACAGGTGGTTTTGGTATTCGGATTTGGAACAGCTGGGGTGACAGCTGGTCCGAAAACGGGGAGGGCATTCTTGTGCCCAGTAAAGCTGTCCCAGACGGTTCTGTTGCGATTCGCACAATGACCGTCAGCGTTGCTTAATTTCGCCTACTCTATTGCTCGGAGGAAGATGATGAAGCAGTTAATTTTCAGCTTGTCCGTGTTACTGTTCACTGGTGGTGTTGCATCAGCTCAGTCGCTAAAAGCACCCCCAGTAACCGTGGATGATCGACTCACAGCACTGGAAGATCGAGTAGCTGTGCTGGAGAAACTCTTTCAAAAAGGTAATGCGGTAACAAGCGAAAAACCTGCAGAGCCTGTACCGACTGTGCAAGCTGCGCCGATTTACGCTTCGGTGCCTGCGACGTACACAACAGTACCAGGCTACACGACACGAATCGTACCGTTCTCTACGTTAGCGCCATCGGTGTGCGGGCCTAACGGGTGCGGAGTAACTACTACGATTCGTTTCCGGCGTTAACAGGCTTCTGCCTTATTGACGCTACAAGGCGGGCGTAATTACGCCCGCCTTATCATAGACCCTTACGGAAGTAGCAATATGGCACAATTCGTTTGGCCGCAGGAATTGGACGACGCCAGACGGTTACTTGCCGTTGTGGGCAGTTTCTGGTCGGAGACCTACGCCGGATCGGATCTAGTCGCCTCGGTACTACACGCTAAAGCTCAGCAACAAGCTCAGGCACAGTTGGACCTTTACGAGCTGTTGGCGTCTTTCAGTCGGTTTAAGGTGCCTGTATTTCACAAGGAAAACTGGTCACTCTTAACACTTAAAGAATCAGAGCTGAACAGCTCTAATCTTCCCAAATTCGACGGTGCCTATACTTTTACGGACGGGCTCAAGTTTGATACGCCGTTACCGTCCGCAACGTTTGCATGGCCTGCCCCGCCAGGCTTAGTCTCTGCGAATGTAATATCCAACCAAATTACACGAGCCGATTTCACGCTCACACGAGGCACGGACTTTACGCTGCAAGACGGCGTAGTCGCGTTTTGCGTGAACCCATTCACGTTACCGAACGCGCACATATCCCAAGTGTTTGTGGCTGGGCAAGTCACAGATCGCGTATTGTATCTGTGGGTGTATGCCGGGGAGTACGATTGGGACACCGTGTATCGTCAGTTCGGATACGCCTTGGACCTAAAGCTAAAATCCAGTCGCACGTACAAGGATCTAGTTAATGCGGTTTTCGACGGACTGGTGACCGGTACGTCCGCTAAGTGCCTAGACCAGTTTATGTCCGCAGTGTGCGACGTACCCTTAGCCGTCACACACGAGACTGTACAGCACGTTCTTTCGGACGCACATGGGCGTTGGGTGATTACCGATAGCAACGCTTACGCGTTCTCTCGTGCTGCGAATGTGACCGTTACGCCGGGGACGCAGTTAATACCGGGGCAGGCAATGACAGATGCTCTGACCTTTTTCGATTTTAACTGCGGACAACTTCCAGACAGTATCCAGGCGATCTCTCTCGGCGGCGGAACATTGTCTGCCGCCTTCTTAAATGAACTGGTGTTCGAAAATAAGCAAGTTCCGTTGGTGGTTGAAGAGGATGTTGACGGCTTCACTAAAGTAAGTTTCGCCTTGGGTGGCTGGCCCACAGATATTGAAGCTTTCTGGGAAAGTGTACATACGCAAGGCGTAGCTAGTAACGATACGCTAGCTATGCGTCTAGATACGCGAGAGAACCGGGCAACACAACCGACTGCTGTTAACCTACCTGCAACGATCAATCCGGCCAAATTCTTAATTGAAAACATCTACCGTGGAAATGCATTCGCTATCGTTGTACGACCACAAGCGTTTGGGCCTGATGCAATTGGTATGCACGCAGCGAGACACTTGCGACGTCTTGTACCTCCGCAGACACTTTGTTTGCTGTTTGTGTCGCAAGACTTCGCTGAATCAGTTACGATGGTGAGTCCGGGTACAGAAACAACAGCTGGATATGCGGAAGACATAGCTACGTTCCTTGGAAGTACTTTTACGGAAACCTTACTTCCAGAGACGTACGTAGCTGAAGAAGTAAGAGTTTTTCAGATCGGCGGTTACTGCGTGTGAGGTAGTATTAAATGCGAGATGTAATCATTCCAGGCAACTACTTAGTCGGCCACGTACGTGCATACCGCGTTGCTGAAGGTAAGCAAGACCCGGTTTGGGCAGCGACTACGGATTTCAAACGCAATGCATTCCTGTATGAATGGGGTGCCATTTTCGCGAACTTGTTACTGCGGAAAGGGACGAATTACGGCATTGGCGGAATGTACCTCGAATATGTAAACGTAGCATCACCAGGTGACCCTGCAGATATACCCACGTTTACGCGGGACCCGGACGACGGCGTAGACTATTACAGCGGCTTGGTTCACTCCGCGGATTCGGATTACCTACGCGTACCGCTTGTGTCTGCAACGTTGAACAGCTCAGACACACTCAAGTTCCCAAAAGGGAACCAGCCTTCGTTCTTTGCACAAACTTCTGGTGTTGTGGGTGTACATGGTAAGCCGTTCTCTGACGCAAACAACTCCGTGGTCATTGGCGGAGCTTTGGTAGCTTTCGTGGACGACACGGACCACACACAAGACATTGTGCTGAGCCGCTTCTACTTCCCGACAGAAACGCAACAACCAAAACTCTCTACGTCTCAAATCGGACTGGAATGGCGGATCACCCTAGGCTGATTAGGCGTAAGCAAGGAGGCTTACACTATGAGTTTCGAAAATTTCCTACAGCTCATTGGCGAACAAGCGCCTGTACAGTCTGGGGCTATAAACAAACCGCTGCGACAGCTTGACCAAAACACCAAATATATTTGGGACGTTCTACAAGCTGCAGCGGTCGGATCCACCGTTTATTCCAGACGCGTAACGGTCGAAGCCGAGGTGAAGATCGGCATGGCCGTCTATCTGAACACGACCACAAAAGTGTTCACGCGTGCCATTGCAATTGCCGAGTCGGACGCTGTAAACGGCATAGTGTCCACGTCAAGCAGTGCACAAGTCTGGGGCATTGTCGCTTTCAAACATAACGCAACGCTAGCGGACATTTTGTTATTTGGTGTCGATACCATCGATATCTCGCAAGCAACGGTAGACGGAACTGCAGCAAGCGGGACTTACTACCTATCTAGTGCTACACCGGGTAAGCTTACCCGGAGCAAACCTCCGGTATCTGTTGCCGTGCTTCGACAGACGCCAGACGGTAAGGTGTTTGTGCAGCCGCAGTTTGTGGACTACCTGGACCGGCATACGCATCACCGATTCCGGCTTACTTGCAAGCCAGCCGGCTCGCACACGCAGCCGACAGTTGACGGACTGCACCAGATCAGCGACCCAAGTGCTTTGCTGCCAGGCTGGCTACCTGCCGATCATCCTGTGTTCGGAGGCAAGGCACCCGCTGGTGCTGTATTCGGTTACAACCTTTCCGCACACAGCAGTCTTAGCAGTCTGTGGCCTCCTGTACCGCTCAACTACGCCGAACTAGTTTGGAATAAGGGTACGTCAGCCGACGTAGGCGGGACCACTGTACCGTTAGGTACGGGTGGACTGGCCGTACTTGACCATAACGGTATCTGGTGGATGTCTAATTGCTATGGTGACGTTCCGTGGCCGGTAGACTATGACAGCGGCAACTCAGAATCTTATTCGGACTCTATCGGAGCTGAGTGTCCTCGTCATCTGGAAATGGAACTGTGGCTCTATTTCACTCGGGTAAACTTCGCAACAGATTCCGCTGTCGTGCTAAGTCTTCATAGCGGCGATGCTCGCCTAAAGGTGCGATGCTACGGTGATCCGACATTACCTGCGAGCACTGGGCATCTGGAACTTGACCTAGATCTGAACCTGGTGGTTAAGAACGACCAGACTGGCTATCTTGCGTTGAAGGACTTTGACGCCAGCACAAGCGAATTCAAACGTGGCCCGGTAATCGAAGGCTTGTATTCGTTATCTAGTAACGTAAACCTATCCGGTACAGTTACGGCTACGAGAACCATTGCAAGCGTGGCGAGAACGGTGCATCAAGGTTTGGTGGCCGTGTCTGTCGATCCTGCAGACTCCAAAGAACTTGACGTACAGCTCGTACGTCTGGACGGTGCTGAGGAAGCCTATTACGGTGATCCACCTTTAATGTATTTGGAATTCGTCGCCGGTGATCTACGAGAGTACCGTGGCAAGATTAACGTACCATTCGATCTTGCTATAACTGATCCAGAGCTGAAACTGCGATTCGTGATTCTTGGTCGTGCGGTTGGTACACTGCCGCAACTGACGTTCAGCTATCGGATAGTACCTGCACCGACGAACGGGCTAAGTACTCCGCTTACGTTACCAAATGATGGAACAGAGACTTCTTTGACGTGCGTTACGGTTGCAACACTAACCGGAACGAATCAGTACGTGTTGGCAGAAAGCGCTGCGTTTGCGGTGTCTCCGGGCGATACGGTGTATTTCACCGTCAAGCGATCTGCGTCAGACGGGTACGCGGGTGCCGTAGGCGTGCTGCGACAGTGCGGTATCGTCGCAAGTGCTACTTGATTCTAAAAAACGTTTTTTGAAATGCGGTACTCCGGAGTACAGCTATGCGACAGTCCGCCCCCGCTAGTCTATTACTTGTCACACTGACATATAGCGATGAGCCATACGTCACGGTGCTGGGACCTTTTACTTCCGTCAGTGCCATGGACATGAAGCTTACCGCAGAACCTTACCCGCACGGGGAAGGTAAACCGGACGTAACCATCGCAACGTTTCAACCGGATACAAACGGTTGGCGAAGCCCAAGCGGCAGAGACGTTTTAAGCTGGGCCGCACAATCCGTGGACGAGGCACGCCACCGCGGATGTTCCTCTGAAATTAAGAAGGCTGACTACGTGGTTAAAGAGTTCTCAACGAATGGAGTGTAGCCATGCCTGTAGGTAATTGGTCCTTAGAGTGGCTAAACCACAACGCACAACGTCGGTACCCGCTAGCAGACGACGCTGAAGCTGTGGACACTACGGGGTTGTTTAAACTTCCGGAAGACTTCATTGTCGAACTGGATTTGCCTATTCATGCCGGTCTCAACGTAGGTCCTGCTGGTTTCTTCGTACGAAGTGTGTCTGCGTATGCAAGCGGTTACGGATTAACAATTGCCTACCAGTCCGCGGATGCGTCTACGACGGTCAACGTCGCTACTGCCCTGATACCTCGTCAAGGTTTTACACGAAACGCAGTATTTGCTTTGGGCGGCATCAACGATTTCGTAGACACCGTAGGTAAGATAGTGATCGGGCGACTGGAGAACATTGATGAACAGCCACCTGGATTTTGGGAGTTCACGCTCGACAAAGCTAGACTAGATCCAGACGCGGTACGTCCTATCATCCGTGGTGTATCCAGTATCGTGGTAGTGAGTGGCGATCAACGGAGCGTGCCACTATATGGCGATATCGAGTTAGTGGCCGGCCCCAACATGCGGATAGTTCCGGTGGTGCAAGCCGGGCAGGACACCGTTATTACATTCAGTGCCATCTCCGGGGAAGGGACGATCCAAGACTGCGTTTGTGAAGGGGATTCAGCCCTCTCCACTCCTATCACAAGGATCAATAACGTCACACCAACTAACAGCGGCGACTTTACGTTCGTAGGTAACGATTGCCTGCAGATCGAATCTATTCCCAACGGTATCCGGATAAAAGACGTGTGCGCTCAGCCTTGTTGCGGCTGCGTCGAACTGGAACGCATCACCACGGATCTAGAACGCTTTGCGGCACAAGCGACCAGCGTCGACAACTTCGTATCCCGTCTGCAGAATGCCGTGGATACAATGAATCTAATTGTGCTCGGTGCCAAGTTAAATGACCGATCTTGCATCCAGTGTGGGTAAAAATGAGTAAGCAGCTAACCTTTCCACAAGTGACTACTGCAACCAAAATTCACGCAGATGGACGTCAAGAACGTTTACGGTATGGCCAGTACGAAACCGTGATGATCGCCAAAGAGAACGGCATACCTGTCGACGCAACTGTGACGCTACAAGTTCCTCGCCATCCCGTTACAGAAGTGGAAAGCGTGGATGGCGAGAAGATAGTATTCGACACGCCGTTCTACTGCGTGGTACATCCAGCAACGCATTGAGGACCTCATGGACGCTAACGATGCTGTAGCGCGTACCGCGGTAAATCAACAACCATCAGGCGGTACGAACTATCCGTTCGTAGTGAACACGTCGCTAGCCGGTAGCGTGTTAGATGCGTACGTCTCGTACGAAGACGACACCTGCAGTCTCGAACTTCCATTCACGCTTACAGTCAGCGGAGAAGACTGGAGCATTACGGATGCCAACGCCGGCACCGTGTTTTCCGGTAACACAGCAGCAGCAATAAGTCGTAGTTGGGGTTCGCGTACGGTTTACGAATGGACCACTGAAACCGTTGTATTCCGTGCTGTAGTCGCCACAGGTACAGGCGGTGTTGGCGTACTGGATGCTAGGACGTGTAACCGTTTACCGAACAGAGTCAAGTCAATCAGTGTTGGTTTTGTTAAAGCTGTAGGCGCTTTCCAATTCGCTGCCGGTTACAACATGGCTATGTCTGGGAATATCGCTACAGACATTACGGACGGTGGTCGTTTTCGCTCGCAGCTGAATATAGACGCGGTAGCTGGTGCCGGGGCGGGCAAGGTCGACGGCTGTGAAGACTTAATACCCGTCGCAAGAAAGATAAACCAACAGGGACCAGACTGTGCGGGTAACTTTAGAATTGAAGTAGATCCGTGTTTCCGGATAGGCCCACCACTGGCGGTTACAGGTGACATGGATTCACTAAGAACTGCCGTGCACGCCGCGTCTGGCCTAACGACGGAAGAGGCGCAGCACGCCCTTCGCGCAACGAGTGATTGTCACCCGTGCTGCGAATGTGACTACTTCGTTCGCACGTACAGAGGGCTGAAGCGACAATGGGCAAACTGGAGAGCTCTTGCGGCAAAAGCGGAGACTGTCCGGGACACGTACGAGCAGAACAGATCCAGATGGGATGCTAGCCGCGATTGTCGTATTAACAATCCGGCGAGGCTTATTCTGGCTACAGACTTCATATGTAAGACATTCGTAGGTGGTAGTTTCTGTAACTTTACGTCGTGCTGTTTAACGCAGATCGAATTTCGATTTACGTTTCAGCGGTACAAGAACGGTAGCCTCGTGACTTGGACGAGCGGCTCTGTCAATGATTCTTACATAAGCGGCTCAAACACAGACGGCGACGAACGGTATCCGCCCCTGCAGGCAAGGCAAGTGGCTCGATTCTTCTTCGATTATGCTAATCCCCAGGATTCATCCGTGGCTAAGTTTAAATTCTGCACCACAGACTGTGCCGCAGACGAGTCGCTGGAAGTGACGATGACTGTGCATATACCGGATGCTGCCGGTAATCCGGAGTCTGGTGATCCGTGCGAAATGGCAAACGTCGAAGTGCCGTCTTGGCTGTCTGATATATGGGAGGCAGCTGAGATCGTTGACACGGTTCCGGTGCGGGCGTTGAACACCAAAATAGCGGCACTTAACGCAGGGCAACCGCAGTTTAACTGCAACTGCTAGTAATAAGTCTGGAGACACGGAATGCCGGTCAGAAATAGTCATTGGTACAACGCGAACGAAGGACGGGCCTACCCGGTCGATGACGCGGCTACGTGTGACGACGACAGCGGCAAACGTCTTCCTTCTGATTTGATCTCTGACATTAGTTTGCGATGGCCCTCTACGTTAGGGGATTTCGCGTTTATAACCGCGGTATCGAACACACCGGTACTGACTACTATCACAATACAAGCTGCAGACTCACTGGAGACACCTGGTGGTTTCATTCCGCTCGCCGTGATTAGTGTTATGAAGCCGATTGCGGTAGGACGTGTCTATGCGTTGCAACCGCAGGTACCCGGCGTTGCCGGTTGGATCGTATTCGGTTCTGGGGTAGATTCCGCGGATTACCGAGGCCGATTCACAACACCATTACAGAGCAGACTAACCCAACGGGCCGCTAGACCGTATCGTCCATTGCCCGTTCAGTCCGTTAAAGCGGATAACGCTGCGGACAAACTAACAGGCGTAGTGACGTTGCGTGTGTCGGAGCCGTTGGCTATTGCGAAAGAAGAACGATTTCTAAACGGTGCGTTACGTGACTGTATTGTTGTACGCTTGACTGATAACACAGGTGCAGATGGTTTCCCTGTCCCGACACAAGCGTCTGACATTACAGGGTATAAGCCAGTAAGCCTGTTTCAACAATTTGCAGGCCCTTGTTCGGGCCGACCTGAATCCAAGACGTGTGGTTGTCCGCATCCGATTGAGTTCGTGAATGCGGTGGCCCCGGATTGTGACGGTACACTGACCTTAGAGTTTCGTGGGTGTACGCAGTTAGCGCAGGTCACAGACAAACCAGGTATCGCCGTTGCGTGTCAACTCGGTTTGGTAGATGCGTGCCTTCCAGCACAGATCCCGTCTAGCGATGGTCTGCTACCGACAGAGTACTCGCCGGCAAATATACCGGTGCCTCCGGATATACCAGGTCCGCCTTTAGAGCCGATGGACAGTATATCGTACCTTAACAATTTAGACCTACCTTACGTCGAATGTTTTACAGGCGGCGTTAGCTCTTTGGATACGGTCATTGGTCTTTGGCAATACGTTGAAGACGACAGTCCGACGCATTTGTGCGAAAGCACGTTCGTACCGTACCCTGTGTCTGTGTCACTGTCTGAGTCTGCGTCGGCGTCTTTATCGACAGCGTTCGAAGAAGTGTTGCCTGTCGGTAGTCAACAGTCTGGCACAGCCGCGAATCGTAACGTGGCTTTGACTGCCGTAGACACGACAACTGCATACCGCAAGGCCGTAACAGAAGTCAAACTTCTGCAAGGACCTTTGGGAGCTAAGCAGAATGCACAGCTTGTAATCAATTACAGACCGCATACGACTTTGCCAAATCAGTACGTGTATTTTGCAGCAGAAATCGATTACAACACTCAGACGTTCCGCTTGCTCCGTTTTAACGGCACAACGTTTCAGGTAGTGGCACCTGCGTCCATCGCAGTACCTGGTATTCAGCTAGATAAGTGGTACAGAATCACAGTAACTGTGCTTCCTGGGCTCGTCGCCGGTTCGGTGAACATCACGGCAAGGCTGGAATCAATCAGTGACGTTGGTGCCTTAGATCTGACTTTGGCGGTAGACGTCTCTAACTACCAACCTACGACCGGGAAATTTGGCATAGGGACGAACCGAGCTATATCCCGATTTGCGTATCTCACCATCGCGGAGACAGACTAATGGCAGAGCGTATACTGTTTCCAGAATGGCGGAAGCAGAACGACCCGACTAAGTACCCGTTTTCTAGTGAGGCCACCTTAGTTAACGGGGCTGGGCGGATACTGACCGAAGGTACGTTCTTGGATGCAGCGATGTACCCCATCGGCAACTCTGCAGGGTTGTACATAACGAAGGTAGTTGTTGGTTTTCAAAAAACCAAAGTGTTTGTCGGCACACAAGCAAACACTGAACTCGCATCGGGCGAGTTCGAGCTGATTAATCCGCCAGATCAGGTTAGCTTGTACGACACCTACGGAAGACCCGCGGGCGTGTTGGTAAGCGAAGGCAGACGTCTTGGGCTATTTCAGTCTTGGGGTGTTGGCACTCACGAGTTCGAACCGAAACAAACCGAGTTCTGTGCTTCCTGTGTGTTCCCGACGCCGGAGATAGGTGTAAGAGGAATACGGTTAGATACGGGAGAGCTGTTTGTGGGTGACGTGTGGTTGGTAGGTGACGACGGTGTAGTTTTCAGTGTTTCGGACAAGGTTGTACCTGTCCCGGGCACATGCCAGACACAAGATATCAGACAGATTCGAATCGATGTAGTTGGTGATCCTCTGTTCCGTAGACGCCTATGCCAGCCTAATAACCTGTTTCAAACTCCCAAGTTTCTGCAACAGCTTCGCGTTATTGGGCCTAATATGGACTTCGTTGTACCACCGGATGCAGACGGAAACGTGATTGTAACTGTGGCTAATGATTTAGCTGCGGATACTGTGTTGCGAATTACTAGCGTAGCGGACGGAATTGAGATTGGTGCCGTGGGTTCTGTGACGGACGCGTAATCTAAAAAACGGTTTTTAAAATGGCAAGTCCAGCATTCTTTAATGAGAACGGCAATCGTGCTTACCCGTTCGTGCCTTCCGATAACTCGCCACCAAACACCTTAGTGGTTGATGCTGGGTTCATCGTCGGACCTAAGACACGGTTCAAGACCGGCGTACACCGTATCTGGCTTGCCGCGGTACGCCGACAAGCATCGTATTTCTACTTTGATTTTCAGAGTGACGCCCCAGAACTTTACGGGCTAGCACTTACGTTCTCTCGCCACGTCACTGACCCTGACTTTTACGTGGAGTTCCTTGACTCTGGTACATCTGGGTTGTCTGAGTCCAGCGAGTCTGGCAGCACCGCGTCACCGTACGCGTGCGAAGAACCTTTATGGTCCGGATTCCTGACGACAGGAAAAGCGGAATCGCTTACGGCTGCCCTACCCACAGACGGAGTAATTGCGTGCGTGGGTGTCGTAGAACCCGGTTTGATTCAGAATCTGGCTGAAAGCTTCGTGGTAAAATTTGCCGTAGCTAATGACGACCGGACGCGAGTGCAGCCGGCACTAGGATGTGGCGAAATCGTAGATACGTCAAATATCATACATATTAAATCCAACTGCGTTGTTGGTGATGTCGTGTTCGTGCCGGGTTACAACGCCAACGTACGGCAAAGCAGCACAGATAACTCGATAACGATCGGTGCTGCTGTAGGCGATGGTGCCGGAGAGCCGTGTACGCCTGTCGAGCTGTACGACGGGGAAGCACCTGCAGAAAACAGTACGTTGTTGGAGGGCGGTCCGCGATGCAACGAAACGATTCGGTCAATCAACGGTGCAGGTGGTCCTCAGCTTAATCTGATTGCCGGTAAAGGCGTAACAATAACGGGAAGTCCCGAGGACAACCGTGTAATTATCAACGTGAACATGAGTGGTCTGGCGCTGTGCTTTGACTCCATCTCTGCACGATCGGAAAGCTGCTAGGAGTCATAATGTCCAACGACAACTTGGCCTTTGATCCGGAAAAGTGTCCCGTTGCTAGTGTGACGAAGATCCCGCCATGTGAAAACATGCTGGTAGATCCGCGTATCAGCGAGCCGCCAGACCAAATCGCTGACTGCGTAGACGAACCACTAACCATGCCACTAGAACCACCGTGCCCGCAGATAGCGGTCGGTACTAGTGAATTCACCTACGGTGGAACATCCGAGTGTAACCCACCTAACATGGTGTTCACGATCACGCAGGGCGTGTGTTGTGACTTTGATTTGGCCTTGGAGCTTAACATACCATGCCCTAAGCCTTTACCAGTCTACCCGCTGGAAGGCAATGTCCCATTCACAAGCGGTCCTAGCAAGATTACGTATGGTTTCAGTCCTGTCGCTTGTGATCCGTTGGCCCCAGAAGACGCAGCCGGAAGTTGTGACTTTGAGTTTTCATTAGATGCAGAGTTTCATTGCCCGCAGCTTACGGCAGCTGGCTTGTCGTCTACAACTAAAACAATTGCATATGGCGACGGTACGCTTACGTTCGGATTCTCGCGGCTTAACGACTGTGATTGGGACTTCGATCTTGATTTGGACCTTCCGTGTCCGACCATTACTCCGATCTCGCCTACGTCCTACACTGTGGAGTTTTCTGGCGGCGGCACGAACACAGGTACGCTGCATTTTGGATTCACGAAGAGTGCTGAGTGCGATTACGCCCTAGACATCACGCTTGATGTACCGTGTCCTGTCATTACGCCGATCTCGCCGACCACAAAGTACGTAAATTTTGCAGCAGGCAGCCAGGGTTCGCTGACTTTTGGATTCACGAAAACAGGCTGCGATTTCGATCTTGATATAGATTTTGACTCGCCGTGTCCGCAACTGACACCGCTATACCCCACTACGGCATTCACAAGTACGTACTTGACCGTCGTGTACGGGTTCACGGCTGGTGCAGATTGTTCTTGGGACCTGTCTCTGGATATTGAGTTTACGGTTCCGTGTCCCGACATGAAACCAGACTCGTCAACGGTAATCACAGGGACAGAGATAACGACTGGATCGCCAAAGCTTACGTTTTATTTCAGCAAAGCTTCCGAGTGCGAATGGACCCTGGATATCGATTTCGAGTATCTGTGTCCGCCGTTGACGCCTAGCACGTCCAGAACGGTATATGTCGGTTTTGCCGCAGGTACGCAAGGTACGTTAGCCTATTACTTTGTTAAAGGTAGCGGCTGTGAGTACGACCTGGACATTACGCTTGATGTACCTTGTCCTGCGTTCACGCCGGTTGTTGCGCAGTTTTTATATTTCTATACTGCGCCGGGCGGACAGGCGTACATTTCGTGGTACTTTGAAAAAACTGGTTGTGATTACGAGTTAGTGATCGACGCGGACTTTCCGGCAATGTGCCCCACCATGTTGCCTTCTTCCGCCACATACCTTTACTTCTACACGGCCAACGGAACACAAGGATACTTAAGTTACTACTTCACGTTGTCTAGTGACTGCACTTGGACATTAACCATAGATGCAGATATACAATGTCCGCACATTACGCCGCAAGTAGCCACGTACGTCTACTTTTACACTGCCAATGGTGTTCAAGGTTACCTGCGATACTATTTCGTTAAAACGGATTGTGATTACGAATTACGCATCCTTGCCGAAGTTCCGTGTCCGTACATCGTGCCGCAAATACCGACTTACGCGTACTTCTACTGGGGCACCGGTGTTCAAGGCTTTATCCGATACTACTTCGAAAAAAGTCTTACAGACTGCGACTACGAGTTGAAGCTAACTGCTTCTATCCCGTGCCCGTCTCCGATTATAGATGACGTACTTGTATACGCCGAAGCGCTGCCGTGCGACTATGATCCGTACGTCAACGTGACAATTTCGATAGAAGATTGTCTACACTGGACTTTTGATTTTTCTTTCGGCATACCTGTGGGTTGTCAAGGGTATCAGGGGTATCAGGGGTATCAGGGTGCTCCTGGTTCTGGTTCTGGTAGTGGTTACCAGGGGTATCAGGGGTATCAGGGGTATCAAGGCTATCAGGGAGAAGGCTACCAAGGATACCAGGGGTATCAAGGCTATCAGGGAGAAGGCTACCAGGGATACCAGGGATACCAGGGATACCAAGGGTATCAGGGATACCAAGGGTATCAGGGATACCAAGGGTATCAGGGATACCAGGGATACCAAGGGTATCAGGGATACCAAGGGTATCAGGGGTACCAAGGGTATCAGGGATACCAAGGACCACAAGGAGACTGTATTAACTGTCCTGGCGGACAACCATTAATGATGGCTCCAGTGGCTACGGTAATGCGACTTCCCACAGAGGAACCAGGAACGTTTGAGTATAAATTTGCCTCGCCCGTCACGATGCCGCATTCCCGCGTTGACGACCAATTAACGCTTACGGATCGCGTGGCTAAGGGGACCGTTACGCAATTACGTAAACCGTTAGACAGTGTTTATGTCTCAGCGTGTCAACCAGGTTCTATTGAAGTTGTGTCCGTCATTTGTGACCGGGCTGCCGTTGCTGGTGGTTATGTAGACGGTAGCGATGTAGTTATCGAGGTATCGCCTTTAAACGAGGTCAACAAGATTGTGGTTCGCGTGTCCGGCATCGAGTTAGGGAAAACTGCACGCTACCGTGACCCGACAGACGCTGAGCTTAGTTGGCTAGAAACGACGGAAGCAGGTAAGCAGGACTTTAATTATTAAAGCAGATCGCGTAGAGTTCTGGTCTCGTATCTTTACTATCTGGAACTCTACAATGCTGCTGAGCGTATTCACACCGACGCACAATCCCACCTATCTGGACGATGTTTGGCGGTGCCTCAAACAACAAACATACGAGCGCTGGGAGTGGGTCGTAGTCCCTAATGGCGAGCTGTCAAACGTAATCCATGATTACGTAAAGCAACTGACCACGAATGACCCGCGTGTTCGGATCAAGCCGGCTCCGGCCAACGTAACAGGAATCGGAGCCTTGAAACGCTTTGCTTGTGACCACTGCACAGGCGACGTATTCGTCGAATACGATCACGATGACTTAATCACCCCAGACTGCCTACACACTATTGCGGATACGCTGAGCAAGGAATCGCCAATCACGTTTCTATACTCAGACAGCGTATCCGTCACTTTCGAAGGAGTCAGTCAGGCTTTCTTGCCAGAATTCGGTTGGAAACATTACGACTGGGCACACAACGGGCGAACATACCGCGTCAACCGCGCATACAACATCACACCACGAAGCTTGTGCGAGATCCTGTACGCACCAGATCACGTAAGAGCATGGACACGTGGAGCCTATCGCGTCGCCGGAGGGCACAATACAACTTTGCCAGTCGGGGACGACCACGATCTAATCGTTCGCACGTATTTGAAAGGTGTCAGGTTTGTGCATATCTGTAGGCCTCTGTATCTGCACCGGATGAGCGCAGCAACTACCAGCGGCAGACAAGCTCAAAACATCACGGTCACCAGCCAACGCACTCGCGATCGGTATCTTCATCCGTTGATCGAAGAGTGGTGTAGTCGCAACGGTCTCGCCATGTTGGATTTAGGTGGAGCACATAATTCGCCGCCAGGCTTTAGACCGATCGATCGCAGTTTACCTAGCAGTGACCCTTACTCTGGTGACGTATTCGACGTGCTCGAAAATAAAATCCCAGAAAACAGTGTTGGCTGTTTTAGGGCTTTCGATTTTTTAGAGCATGTGGCTATCGGCCAAGTGACTCGCTTGATGAATCTGCTATACAGTAGATTGGTCCCTGGCGGCTATCTTCTGACCCACACGCCTGCTGTGAGCGATTTTGAAGGCAAGGTCGGGCGTGGTGCTTATCAGGACCCGGACCATAAAAGCTTCTGGTCTCCGAATAACTTTTGGTACTACACAGACGCAGAGTATGCCAAGTATCAGAATGGTGATGTGAAGTGCAGGTTCCAGACCGTGCGACTCTACAATTACTATCCGAGCGATTTCCACAAACAAAACTTCATTCCGTATGTACTTTGGGACGGTATGGCGCTCAAAGACGATGACGCTAATTACTACCCCGGACCTAGGAGAATATAATGGAATTCACGTTCCCAGAACACGTAGCTGGTTGGATGCATCCGCTGGAAGGCGAAGAGCTGCAACGATTAGCTATCGGTAAACATGTGGTAGAGATTGGATCGTTCAAGGGGCTTAGCACCATTATTATGGCCAAGGTTGCCAAGCGTGTCGTGGCTATCGATCCTTTCGACCGTTGCGAGGTAACGCGAAACCGCGACACTTTTCCGACGTTTCGCGAGAACGTGTACTCTCATGGCGTAGAAGACAAGGTGATTACGATCGTGGCAACGGCAGAAGCTGCCTGCCCGCTAATCCAACCACACAGCTTTGACTTAGCGTTAATTGACGGGGAGCATACGTACGATGCGGTTATGTCTAACATCCGCGTAGTGGCCCCACTGATTAAACCAGACGGCTTACTGCTGTTTCATGACTACGGTCATGTTGGCTTTCCTGGCGTCAAGGCAGCTGTTGATACTTGGCGATTATCGCGACCCTTCAAACTGGTACACACACTGGCCGCAGTACAACTATGAAAAAGCATACGCTTATCCTACATAACCACTGGGCATTGGGTGACACGATATGTCTCTCAGCGCTTGTACGCGATATACAGCGAGCGTATCCCGGCCAATACGATATTCATGTCGGCGGGCATTACAGCAACGTCGCGTGGATAAATAACCCGTACTGCCAAAAGACTACTCCTGACACCAAAGGACAACTAGTCGAAGTAGAGTACGCAAGGGGTATATCGAAGTGTAACAACGGTGGGCTCAGAAAGCACTTCTTGAGTTGGTTCCACCATAGTTTCGAGACGATCACTGGCATACGTGTGCCTGTTACAGAACCGAAAGGCGATATTCACCTTACACCGAAAGAATCGCAAACAAAACCGGAAGGACGATACTGGGTTGTGGTAGCAGGCGGCAAACTAGATATGACTGTTAAGGTCTGGTCCGCAGCATACTGGCAACACGTCGTATCTACTTTAGGAAAGATGGGTATTCGCTGTATTCAAGCCATCGGAGATTTCAAAAATCATTTCCACCCGCGGCTAGATAACGTGGAACAGTTCGTAGGTGATCGCGGAAGCGAGCGTAGGCTGTTCTCGCTCATAGCGGGAGCCGAAGGTGTGATCTGCGGTATCACGGCAGCCATGCACATAGCCGCAGTTTACGATAAACCGTGTGTTGTTATCGCAGGTGGACGCGAAGCCCCTTGGTGGGAGTCTTATACGAACTGCTTCTTCCCTACGTCTTTCGGCGAGACATGTAAACCTGTAGCAGTAGAACACACGTATCTTCACACGATCGGATTGCTTGATTGCGGTATCCGCAACCTGGACCGCGGATGCTGGCGAACAAAAACGGTTCCAATCACCGTGGCAGACACGCTACCTGCGAACGCCGATGGACTATGCCGTAGACCTGTAACGGTTGGGCAGCAGGCCCTTCCTGAATGTATGCGTATGATAACACCCGAGCATGTCATTGAGGCCGTCATGAACTATTACGAAAAGGGAATTCTGCCTCCGATTGGAGCCGTGAAAAAGCATTATCCGTTACCAGTTGTAGAACCCGTGCAGCCTACCGAACCAGAATCAGAACCTGAACCGGCACCCTCACCTGCACAGCCAGCGCAGAAGAAACCCTTATCTACGCTAGGGCCTGCACCTAAGTTAGGCGTATGGAACAAGCAATGGAATACGGTGTTTCCGAAACAGGTAGAACCCCGAGTAGACGAGACTCCAGACTTTGCGCTTCTGGATCATCCGTACATAGGCGGCAAATTCACGTTATTTGTTCTGGGCCATGCGGACAACCTAGGCCTGCTAGAACGGTGCATTCAATCCATAACAGATACGTGCCCAAGGCACAGATACGATCTGCGGATAGCCTTAAATCAGCCATCAGCCCGGGTTCTTTCTTACGCAAAGAGCCTTGGGCCGTTAGTCAGTAAGCTCTACGTAGATACAGAATCTCGTCGTAAATATCCGGCAATGCGAGAGATGTTTTGGGACGAAGAGCTACCTATTGTCACACCGTATCTGTGCTGGTTCGATGACGACAGTTGGTGTCGTAAAGCTAATTGGATGGTACAGCTAGCAGAAGCCATAAAAGCGAATCACCCGCAACAAGGCAGACTGTATGGGGCCTGGCACTATCACGACCTGATGACGGTTAAACGTGTAGGCGCATTACGGGAACAGTGGTTTAAACAAGCGTCGTGGTGGCGTGGACGTAATCTGTACACAGGAAGCGGACAACGTCTGGCCACGAACGGTAGCCAGATTGTGTTTGCTTCTGGTGGTTTCTGGGCACTGGCTACCCACGTCATGCGAGAAGCTGATATCCCGGATATCCGCCTAAACCACAACGGTGGTGACATTACCATAGGCTGCCAAGTAACGCAGGCAGGCTACAAAGTAGTCAACTTCTCACCCAAGCCTGAAAAGGCCATTATTGCCTGGAGCGATGCACCTCGCCGCGGTTACTCCGAGGATTTCCCCTGGGCTTAAGGCCTTACCAGGGTGTATTATGGAGTATCTTCACTAGGGGGTGCCACGGATGGGTCGCCAGCTAACCTTAACAAAAAGTCAGCTAACTGCAGTCAATTTCCAGTACCTGGGAGCGTTCCGCCTGCGAGTTGAAGCTCGGGACGCTAATAACAGCGGTGCGGACCCTCACGTCTTCTTGTTCAACATGCGACCGCTAGACCCGCACAATAACACCCCTACGGCAGACTTCCTAACCGTTGCCAGTCCCGTGGACATGGCGGAATACCCTATTGGCGAACCGAACTCAAATACGCCCTATCCGATATTCCGTTCTGACGTGGTTGAACTAGACTTCCGCGCTGTCGAGCAGGCGGACGAGGCCTGGACTTTGATTGTAACTGAGGTGACCTTGTTGCTTCGTATTTTAGACCGTATGGAACAGTTAGTACCCGTGGTCGAGCTGACGGTTGGCACACCCGACGATACCCCCAACTCTGAAAGCAGCTCACTTTCAGTTAACTAGGAGATAGACATGGCTGACGCCCCTTTGAAGCGTACAATGGTGGTCCTAGAAGACGGGCTTTTAGCCTCTCTGGCCGTTAACCCTGTTTTTACCGCGGAGTTCCCTGTATTGGCCCCCATAGCCAAATTGGCCAAATCACCTCAAAGGGCTGGGTGTGGTAGTTGTGGACGGGCAGGGCAGGCCAGGACTAGCACCTACCAACAGGTAAAGCAGGCTTTGGCTTCAATGGACTCCACCAAGAAGCGGAAGCTGAAAGATATGCTAAATGCCCAGTCTGTACGGATCATCTACAAGGATAGCCGGAATAAGGCCCAACAATTGACCTTTTGACCCCTAAAACACCCCTTTAAATCACCCTGGTAATAGGCCTATTACCAGGCCCCTTTCTTGCCTAAATAACCCCCTAAAACGCGTCATAATACATGAGTTAAAGGCTAGCTTTTAGTCTTTATTACCCTACGTCCTAGGCCTATTGCCTTATTGGAGTTTCCTATGAATACCGACATTACTGTCGAATCGTTGATTGACGCTTTCAGGAAAGAACTGGACAAGTGCCAAAAGGTGGATGAGTTAGTTTTCCTACATTCCAAGTACTTCTTTCTGGATCAACTGGCAGACTGCGACTGGTCTGCGTTTAACGTCTATGTGTATAGCGACGAAGCCGAGATCGCCCGGCTTACGGCTACGATCGAACGATTGGACGTGCTTAATCTGCCGGCGATGACCGGCGCTGCAAACTACCGCCAAGACCTGCTCGAACAACGTGGAGGTCTTTTAGAGAAACTGGTGAAAGCGGAAAAGCAGAAGAAAAGCAGTCGTGGTGTGTTCCGGAAGATAGTGAGTTGGATGCGTGGAAAATGATTATTACCTTAAAACACGAAACAAGTAGGGAGAATGTTATGACGCACGCAGAACGTATTGATTGGGATGCTTATACGGCTTGGCAGATGCAGACGGCACGTGAATATGCCGAATTCGTAAAGACCTGTAATTCTTTCGAAGAATGCCGGACGTTCATACGCCCCGGGGCGACAAAGCCGACCTGGGCGCCTGCCGTAGGCGAAAGCTTCTTATGCTTTTGGACCGAACCGGAAGCACAGAAGATCGTGAATAACGCCATGATGGCCAGAGTCGCGGAATTAGAATCACGTGCAACGGAAAGTGTCGTTGCGGTAATAGAACAACCAAAACAACCGGAACTAGTGGAACACGCAGAGAATAAGCCTAATCTGACAATGTTTGGGCGACTTAAGAAGTTTTGGAGGTAGTCATGGAAAACCGCCTGACCGCCGTCGAATCGATCGTGACACAGTTAAAGCAACAACTAGCTAACTTGATCGCCATGTATCAAGCAAGCAAAACCAAGTGATTTAATTACACCTGTTTACTATCCGATTCTTAACCTGACTAATCAAGAAGAGAGAAAACTATGAGCGCTACCATCATCAACAATGGCCCAATCGGTATCCAAGACGACATCGCAGCTCCAGATATGTACCTTTACAAATTCAGTGCAGACGGACAGCAGGGTTCGGTAATTGCATTAGTGGCCGAAGCTACGGCAGAACAATGGGAAGTCGCCTACAAGGATCATATGCTGTCACAAGATCCGAGCTATGTTGTTACGCCCCGGGAATGGTTGGCAACGCAATTTGACGGAAAACAATACATTGTGGAAGAGTTCAACAAGTTCGTAGAAAAAATTGAAAAGGAGAAATTCGTGGAAACTGTCAAAACCTCTATGCCTGTACCGCCAGTCGCACCGAGCCAAACGGCTACTAATCCTGTGTCGCCTGTGTCGGAAGATCACGTGAACGAGTTGCTAAAGTCCGCCTACGCAACGGACATGATTAAAGGCCGTGTATCGAAGATCGCCTTAGGTGCGGTTCTGGCTTTACCTGCGATACTTACGTTGGTGTTTGCCTTAACTACTTCCATGCAACCATCGGCGATCCTTCAGCTGTTAGCCGGTAGTTATATGGTCTTACTGATGGTCGGGCCTGCAATTAAGCGGGCAATTGAAACGAAGTTGTTTTCAGCCGTTACCGCAGAGTTATGGACGGAAACACGTACTGCAATGAGCGCCGTATTTATTCTAGTACTGTCTTTGGCTTCCGCTTTTATGCTGGAATCTGCCGCTTTGTTTGCAGTCTGGACGATCTTGATAACTCTGATGGTGTCCGCGGTTGTCATACGTAACGCAATTACGCACGTCGAAGTTGAAAAACTTAAAGACGTCAAAGTAATCGACGTCACGACTAAGTAGTAATGCGTATCGCTTTATGCGGTGCGGTGTAGTCTTGGGTCTTCCAAGCACTATCCGCACCGCATAAAGCGTTTGGTGTTTAAAACTTTTGAGCACGGTTATACCGTGCTTTTCTTTACATGTTATCCCGTTAAAAGGTGCTATATGCAATTCTGGCCAGAGCTATGGAGCAAGTACGGATTTAGCGACGGCGAAGCTATTCCTCCCGGTCTTCATAGTTATCGGGAAGTCTACTGTAAAGCAGTAAACGCTTTAGCCAAAAAATACAAAAGCGAATACGCTGTAGCTGAGTTCGATCGTCCTGGTTCGCACAACACATTTCTACTCGCATTCGTGCGTCGGGATAAGCCTGATGTCATTGTGAAGAAGTGTGATGAGGCAATGCGAAATGCGATCGCGGAAGCGAAAGAGCTGTACCTAGACGATTACGTCCTAGTGCAGACAAGTATAGATCCTGCATTTTCCGCCCTCTTATCCGACATCAGCAAGGAGCACAGAAATGGATGACGTACGAGACGACTTGAAAATAGTGTACTCCCAGACCGAACTTGATGCGGCTATTGCCGCAGGTGAAGAGGTCGTATTGGGGCAAGGCAATATATTCAATGCGACGGGCGGAACGGTGCACGTAGGTGGAAATGGTGTAGTTGAAGCTAGTGGTAGAGTTACCGTAATTGCCACGGGCACTAGCACCGTGTACGTGCAAGGTAATGCGGTAGTACGTCTGGCGAATCGAGCAAGAGCTATTGTGTACGGAAAAGGTACGATCTACGCATTCCAGCAAAGCTGTGTTTACCTGTTAGGGCATGGGGCCACAGCAGAACTGTACCATGATGCAATGTGCTACATGGTTGATGATAATTTAGTGGAAGCCTACGACAACAGTTACGTAAATGCGGAGCTGGGTGGTGTGTCTGCCGCAGGGCACGCCATGATACGCATGAGCAGTGCAGTCGCTGCGAAAATGCGTAAAGGCAACGTGGCAATGATAGATCAAGGAGATAAGCGAGAAATACAACACCCCGAGCCATCGAGAGTTTTACGGCACCTTATCGTGGGTAGCACCGGTGGCAGTTTCTGTAAACGCTATAACATTAACGCGGATGAAGTTGATTACGTCGTGCAAGACCTAGACAATAAAGTAGCCGAGTTTGTGCGAAACCACCCCGACAATTTTAGGTTGCGTCTATACCACACGGAACATATGTTGGCCGTAGACTCCACCATGGATATGCAGGAAGGTTGTTTCGATAGAGCTAGCCTTGCTTGTCACTTGGCGGGTGACGCAAGCAAGTTACTGTGTCAGATCTACGGTGTACTCGGAGCAGCGAGACGTATATACGCCGTAAGCGAACCAGATAAACCTATGCCGGTGTTTCACCGCGGTATGGATGAGCGGGCCACACTCACAGATATTGCAGAGCGGGAAACACGCAAAAAAGCGAGCAAGGAGATAGAGAGCGACTTTGCTAAGCAAACCAAAGCACAAGGCGTAGTTGGAGCGGCGTTTGATCTCTTTATAAAAACTGCCGCAGTACAAATACAAGACGATACTTTAACGAAACTGCGAAACGCCGTGCGGTCTTTTTACCAGCAGCGCCTGTCGGACGATACCCCAGTATCGCGTTTCAACGAGGCCCAACTCGATCTGCTCGTTAACGTAGCTATTCGGGCACATTTACTTGGTCCGTGGGATACCGTCGCAGAACGACCAGATCCTGTCTCGGCGGTGTTCCCTGCATTCTGTGGCACAGCTGTTAGAATGCAGATCGAAAAGATGCGATCGCTTCTAAGCTCGCATCTTTCTGGGCAGTTCGAAGTTGAGCTGGGTTCCAATGTCATCTACTTCACTACCGGTCCGAAAAAACACGACATTCCGTACATGGTTAATGTCAGCGACTTGGTACCGACGCCTTGGCTGAAATCTTTGGCCGCGGCTTGTCTATACAGCAGTCTCAAGCATCCACAATGGTTACCCATGCCGGTCGCTTCAGGACCAAGGGCCTGGAGCGCTGTTGTAAACAATCTCTTCTCTTAACACGTTAATCTCTAATACTGGAGTACACTATGCAAACGACTACGACCCTATTCGATCCCGCCGTAAACTATACCGCATTCGTAATTGCGCAGGCCATGGCCCGCAAATACGGACATACTTGGGGAAAAATAGATCTCACAAAAATCGTAAATCCGATTTCGCCAAAAGAGGTATACGTAGCCACACTTACGCAGATGTCCGGGCTTCGGTCGCGTGACTGGGGCGTTACCGCACCAGAGGTCTGTACGGACCCGCAGTTCGATGGTCCTGGCCTGTACCACCTGACGGCAGGGTGCGGTACAGGTTGGGGGGTATTCATGAAGGGTAGTACGTTGTGCGTGTGTAGTGATGTCTACCGTGTTTATGAAGACGCAGTACGCGTTCGGGTAATACGGTTAATCGGTATCATAGAGCCCGACTCCGACGTAGTTGGAAGACCGTTTACTACGGTCCTACCCCGTTTCAACGTCACGGAAGAGCGAGGTTTCTTTTCGCGACATATTATGAAAGCGCTGGGTAATTTTCAAACTATGTTACGTGCCGCCTTCGTAATACCGCGCAAGGTGCCGATCGATCCAGCCAAGCAAGAAGAAACTTTGCAACATCTGATTAACGTACTGCATCGTTTGCTTATGGATCACCCACGACGCGAAGACGAAGCAACGGTATTGATGAAAGAGTTATTGCATGTGAAACGTTTACGATATGACGCCAAACAACTTGTGAAGCTCGCGCGACGAAGCTACGACAAGTCGCAAGATCGCCTGGCACAGCTAGAAGAGTCGCTACAGCAACAAATAGACCGGGCCATGCGTGTGCCGGACGAAGTCTAAAAAACGTTTTTTAAAATGGAGTATCCATGGAAGTAGCAGAAACACAGGCACCGGTTGTTAACGGATTTGTCAATCCGCTAACGCTTGAAGACTGCGGTGATAGGCTAGATACGGCGATAAACGCACTCATAGCTACAGCCGTAGGGACCGTCGAGGACGAGATCCAGTATGCCATGAAACGGCGTTCTGTAGCTGCAGCTGTCCGAGGTATACGGGTAGCAAAGCTGCAACTTGATTCGATTACTGAAGAAGACGCGGCAATGGGTATAGTGCCGCTCTTAATTGCCGGATTTGAGGTTGATTTGAAACGTATGTTCAAACAGCTCAACCCAGCATCTCCAGATACTGTTATTACCGACGTCGTAACTACGTTCCTTGCTCCGTACCGTTCTGAGGTACCCAAACAGTCAAAGAGTCGAAAACCAAAATAGTTAGGCAGCTAATTGTATACCGACCCGGTGTGGTGTCGTCCGTACAGTTGGCTGCCATACTTAAACGACTCAGGCCTTAATTGCGTATCGCCTTGTGCGGTGCGGTGTTCACTTGTAAACCAAGCAAGTGATAATCCGCATTGCACAAGGCACCGCTATTCTTTAGATTAGCAGCTCAGCCATAGCGTGGTTTTTCTTTACGAATTGGAGCAAATTGTATGTTGAAAATCGTGGACAACGAATGCGTTTTTTCCTCGGATTGCGGCAAAGGTATGGTGATCGTAGAATCGGATCGCGGTGGCCCTCCATTCCTTGACGCTTTCACGGAGCTGGAAAGCAAGGAAACGATTGAACTTGCACAACAATATGCAGCTACGCGTGGCTGTGCTCCGGCGCTGCTGAACGGTAATCGCGTAGGCCCGTATCCTGTAAACAGTGCAGGCGTACCGATCGACATGGTACGCGGGGCTAATAACGAACCACTGGCCCCGCAACACCCGCTTATGCAGCCAGCCCGTTATCGCGTAAGTGTCCCCGTAACCCGACCCATCCGATAATGAACATTGACGATCTAGCGACGCTCTTGCCGACGCTAAGTCGCCAAGACGTTCGTGTCATGGTGCATACGGTATTAGACTTACGCACTCCGGAACACCTCGTAAACATAAGTCTAATAAACGTATTGAAAGCTGGTCTCTGGGAGTTTATGCGAGCCTTGGGTTTTGTAACAGATGCTCAGGCAAGGTCCATTTTGGTCAGATTAGATCCGGCGTTGCGTAAGTTCACGGAAGAGCTTACAAGCGCAACTTCGGAAAGTTTACCAGTTCTACTCGTAACATTCGCTGAGCAACGTTGGGTCGGGTGGTCTACACAAACAGATTGGTACGATATGCTGTTGGACGAATCTGTGGCACAATTACCAGAACCTGCTGTGTTGCTGGTAACCTGTGACGTGACTTCGCTACATCTGCGACAGCGGAAATGGTTGCGTAAGCTGAAAAAGGATTAGAGCTATGCCGGATCTCAATATCATGCCACCGTCCGCGAAACCGGCTGCGAAACCGGCTAAGCCTAATCCGGCAGAACGCATACGCGAACTACTCACCGATCGAGATACTTTTGGAACGGTGCTCCTGGTTATTGTTCTCGATACGTTTGGTATGGAATGCCTGCACGACGCTGACGAGCCGGAGCGTGGAGCTTGGCATCCTAGTACTTTTCGTCAGGAGATTCGGCAGAAGTTCGGTGTAAGTTTGCCGCAGTGTAACCTAGACAAGCTCTTAGCCGCCGTGATGGTGTTCACGACGGATGTTTTCTATAAAGACGTTGCGGCCTTTATTCATTTGGCCAATGTGTTAGCCGGCGATGAGTTTGACCCGGGTACGTGGGATAAAGCTGATTCAGTTGAATGTGCGTGGGCAATAACTGAAGCCTTGTTGCTGTCTCCCCCGGATGAAGATGAACCGTTCTCGGACGAGATTAGGCACTACATTAGCGCAGTGCTAGCGGACGAAGGTTATGTGACACCTCCTGACGTACTTAGGATAGCCATAGGCGGAGACCTGTCCTCGAAAGTACGGTATGATTTTGCAGACGACCCGGAGATGTTTAAGGGGATATACGAGACGCAGCAAGCGAAGACAGCTGAAGTAGAAGATACGCTGCTAGACGCACTTACGAGTCTGCGTATGCAACTTAGCGATTTACCACTGCAGCATGGAAGCACGGTGGAGATAGAGAAGCAGATCGATAAGATCTTACAACAAAGAAAGAAACAAGAATCATTTGGACCAGAACACGTATTATAAGGAAGGCCAAGCTATGCCAAACGCCAAAGACGGTACCATCAGTTTTGCAACTATCTTGCAAGACAAATCCCACAAGCTAGGCTGGGATGCAAATACAAAGTGTGCTGTGCTATTGCAGTTCTTGGCCGATAACAGCACGCCAAAACTCCTAAGTGCGTTTAGTCTCTTCATCGAAGAAGCGGCTAACGGCAGTCAGTTTAACCTACCAGGGCCAGCTTACCATGGTAGCGCTGCAGCTGCAGCTGAAGCGTTTTTATCCGCTTACGCAGGAGAAGAAGACGAATTCACTCCCGACGATAGCGAAGAGGAGGAAGACGATGACGACGCAGAATTTGACGATGAAGACGAAGAATTTGAAGATGAAGACGATGAAGAATTTGAAGACGAAGACGAAGACGATGAATTTGAAGACGACGATGACGATGATGATGACGACGAAGAATTTGAAGCTGACGACGATGACGACTATGCTGGGGAACCTTGGGACGACGAAGACGAAGAGTTAGGAGAAGTCGAGGATGCGGACGACTAATCGTTGTTATTACGGTGAGGTCTCCTGCGGTGGAAAGCTATGGCAGTGCCTCACCTGTAAGTCGCAGTACTGCGAGAACCACAATCATGTGACACGTAAAGGCAGCAATGTAGAATGCGTCGCATGTGAAAGAGAAAGGCAAGACGCAGAACTGCTCGCCGCGACCGATACTGCAGACAAGCTTGGTGTACAAGACACTGTCTTAAACAAGCTTGATATACCGGATAAGTGATTAATGGCCGTCCGCGAGGGCGGCCTGTTTACGTTAAGGAGTACGCATATGAGTCACGTAGCAACGCAGGAGACAAAAGCCGGTGAGCCCATGTTCGCAGACATGGAAGCATTAAACTTAGCCGCTCAAGCTTGTGGCGGTCGCATCGTGGAAAGGAACACGTATCACTGGTTTAACCGGCACATGGGCGACTACCCTTTACCAAAAGGAATGAAGCCTGGAGACCTGGGAAACAACGCAAAGTACGTGTTCGAGATCGATCCGATCAATTACGATAAATTGGGTATCACTACCAAGCCGTACGATATTGGTTTGGTGGATGATCCAAATAATCCAGGGTGCCTGATCCCGGTATATGACTTCTGGATGGGCGGATACGGGCTAGATAAAGCCGTAGGCAGCCCCCTGTTCAACGACAAGCAGCAACGTAGCGTTAAAATGCTATGTCCGGATTTAAAACGTAACTACGATATCGCTTGCGATATACTCGCGGCCAAACAGGTTGGCGACACGTTGGAAGTGCTGACACTTAAACAAGCTAGCAAAAACTACCCTATGCTATTCCCACCAAGCGACGATGACCAGACTTGGGTCAGTATCGCGTCCGGTGAGCGTATACAAGCTATGAGTTAGGAAACCTATGCAAGACGTTATTAGCCTAATTGGAAAGACTCTACCTGCAGATGAAAATCGCCGAGACGCGATCCACATTCCAGTCGTTCCGGTCATCGCAGCTGAACCACTGCAACCCGGGCAGCACGTAGGATTCGTGATTAAAGGCGAAAGAAAGATCGTCGCGGCTAGGGACCCGGCAGACTGTATTGGTATTATAGACCCATTTCTGAAAGAACCTGTGTTGGGCGGTAGTCGCGTGTTTTTGTTCGTATATCCTAACACGATTACGAGCCTACGCCACGTCTGGAGCCATCCAAGCTTCCAGCTGACCTTCCCCGAAGGGTTTGGCCAAAAGGAGAAACCGACAGATGGAGAGGGAAGCATTCCTCAGGGCAATCAATGAACTGCCGTGGGACGACGATTCCGCAAGGTTAGTCTTCGCAGACTGGCTAGACGAACACGGAGAGCACGACGAAGCCGACCGGCAACGGCGATGGCTTACGTCCGAGAAATGGTTGCGCGCTGTTGCAAACAAATACGACGATTTCGACGACAGGTACGATTCTGAACAACTTACAGGACCACCTGTACACAATCTGCAGTATCCGAACAGCGGCATAGACCGTTTGCTGTGTTACTTAGCAGCCCACGCGAAAAGTACAGCAAACGGAAACGACGACGATGATAAATACGATTACGATAAATCAGTACACCTGCCGTTTGACACACCTTATGTCTCGTTGGACTACAGTGACGAACTTTGGACGCACTTCGAAGTGGTCACAGGACTGAAGGCACCGAATAACGACTGGCGTAAGGAACCACCGCCTTTGCGATGTTCTTGTTAACATCAGGAGAACTAGGCATGAGCGATGCGTATAAGCAAGAACGGTTAACGTTTATCCGAGCCATCGCCGCCTTGCCGTGGTACGACGACTCTGCACGTTTGGTTTTCGCAGATTGGTTAGACGAACATGGAGAGCACGAAGAAGCAGAGCGTCAACGCAAATACGTACCAGCGTGTCGTTGGCTAAAAAATTTCGCGGATAAGCATGATGATTTCAAAACGTATTTGTTTCAAAAGGAGCCTTTGGACCCGGTAAACGATAGCGAGGTTGGTCTTGGACGGTTAATAGCGTTCTTGAAGGCGCACACCGAAGAGGCTGTAGGCGACGAAGACGAAGAAGGAAACGTACTACGAGAGGGCGAGATCGTCCTGTCGCTTGATACGCCTTGTTTTTCGGATTACAGTGAAGAACTTTGGGCGCACTTTGAGACTGTAACCGGGCATAAAGCACCACAAGGCGTATACCGAACGCGACGACCTAATTTCCGTTGTACTTGTTAACACTAGGAGAAGTATGGACCCGGGATTCTCTATCTTGATAGCACACCTGTTCGGTGATTATCTGCTACAGAACGACTGGATGGCCAGTAACAAAGCTAATCCGTATCCGTCCGGTGAAAGACCGTGTACCTATGTTATAACGTTTGACGCCGAGGGTGGTATTTATACGTACACGACAGCGGGCACAGTGGAAGAGCGAAGCGAGTGGGACGCTATTAAGCGTAAATGGTGGGTAGGGAACTTGGCCTGTACCGTACACTGTCTGCTGTACACTCTGGCCTTCTATATGTTTTGCGGGCAGTGGGTTACATGGCAAGGGTTGTTAGTGTGTTTTGCAACGCACTGGGTCATTGATCGGTTTGGCTTAGCGCGCAAGTGGATGATGCGGGCCGGACAAAAGAAGTTCGCCACAGGGGCATTGTCCCCGTGGTCCATTGTCGTGGTGGACAATACGTTCCACCTGTTCACGTCATATGCGATCTACAAGCTAACTGTCGGTTAGGAGCTCCTATGTTAGGACAGCCAGTAATCGTTACCGTTTACGGAAAAGACGGAACGAAAATCAGAAAAGTCGTAGGCCTCCCCGGTGGTGCATGCCACGTTGCTACAGCACCGTACGAAGCTCGGGAGATTCCTGGGCAGATCAAAAAGACCCCAACCGCTGAGGCATTAGAGTCGAGTGACCAAAGCGTCCGTATCGACTCTATTCGCCTAGGAGAGTGATATGCGACGCAATCTTCGTAAAGAGTTTGCTGTAGCCGTTGGTGCCGGCGAGGCCGCCATCCGGATCGACACCGACGAAGTACAGGACTGTGTGGGTACGCTGGTAAGCGTATGCCAAAAACACGGCTGGGAACTGCGGATATTTGATCCGCTGGTTGGCGTGCAATCCCTTGCAGTTGCGAACGGTTCTATGCTGCTGGAAAAGAAGACAGAGGCGAAAGCGCCGGGGCCTATTAAGGGGCCAGCCGACTTGATTGCCGCAGTTGGCAATAACTCCCAGGGACCTGCCAACACGCTGCAGTGTATCATGGACTTCTGGAATGAAGCGGCGAAGATAGATCCAGCTGTTCCGGGTGAAGTCCTGTCCGTTGTCTTGGTTATTAAGAACTTCCAGTACCTGTTCGAGCGGAACAGGGAAATGGCCGTAGCGGTGTTGCAGCATATTACGACGGACAAGGTGAGCGATCACAAGCTTTATGACGGTCCGGGCGGGCTAAAGCAGACACTTTATAAACCTAACAACATCGATGAAGACTCAGATACGGGTAAGTTCATCGTAGGTCTGTGTACGGCAGAAACTAAGCTCCCGCCAGAAGTCTCGCCGCTGTTTAAACACCTTGTCCACGAACTTCCAGACGAAGAAGAGCTGGACGAGATTCTTTCGGGCATCTGTGCGGCAAATCAGAGTGAGGAAGACGAAGATAACGCTACAGATCTTTTGTCGCCAGAAATGCGAAAGAAGATCTGCGGATTTGCTCGCGGCCTGACGCGATTACAGGCCGAAGGTGTCTTTGCTTCAAGTATGGTCCAACACAAGACAGTTGACCCTGCATACGTCTGGAACGAGAAGTCCAAGATCTTGAACAAGGAAGGCCTGGTTACCTTGTATCAAGGTAAAGAAAGTTTCAAGGATGTTGCCGGACTGGACGGTATGAAAGAGTACATCCTTAAGCTGTTAACTCCAAGCGAGTACGACGCGAGCGATCCGGATGTACGTGCGAAAGGTTTACTGGCTTGCGGACCTCCGGGTACGGGGAAGTCATTGATCGCTAAAGCGGCAGGTAACGAGTTAGGTCTTCCGATCTTGCTTGTAAACCCAGGTAACTGGATGGGACAGTACGTCGGTGAATCCGAGGCTCGAACCAGGCGAGGCTTTGATTTGTTACGTGCACACTCTCCGTGTGTAGCGGTCGTGGACGAAGTTGAGAAGGTGATGCCGCAGTCGCGTAATAGCGGTGGAGACTCTGGCGTCGGTGCCCGTATGGAAGGCAGCTTCCTTACGGCTATGAACGACATCCAAGAGTTAATCTTTTGGATGTTTACAGCAAACGACGTTCGGAGAATGCACGAAGCGTTCTTTCGTGCTGAACGTGTTGACGGTGTATTCTATGTGAAGCTGCCGGGACCTGTGCAGCGTGCAGCCCTGTGGCGGCTGTACGGGAAGAAATTCTTTCCGGAAGAAGTAAAACTGAACGGAAGTATGGAAAGGTTTCCGGGACATATCTCAACAGACGTAGAGACTGTACTTCACGCATTGCGAAAGGCCAAAAAAGTAAACGTAGAGGATTGGGCTAATAAGTTTACCTTGTCGCTTATGTGTATCGCTGACGTAGACGAACGGCAGCAATGGATGACCCAAATCCAAGAAGTAAGTAGTGCCGTTGCAGATATGATATCGCTGGTCGCGGATGACGGTTGGTCTCCGGCAGAAATACGTGCGTGTTGCCGGTTGTCTCGGATACTGGGAGAACCGTTAACTAAGACGCAAATGCGTATACGTCCAGTTAGCGTATCTGCTGCAAATGTAATCTTGCACCTGGAAGATTGGGCAGAAGAAGCGGCGTTAGACGCCGAGACGGGTGAGTTGTATCGTCGAGATGCCGTAAATACCGAAGATACGCAGACCGGAAATACGGTACGTGTATTTAAGAAACCTCGTAGGAAAGTCAGAAAGGCTGACTAGGCTCATACGCTGTTACTGAGGACCTGGGTAATTCTAGGTCCTCTTTTGTTGCGCATAGGATGTGGATAAAAATGAGCACTATAGTTACAAACTTAAAAGCGATTGCCAATAAAACCAATAAGGCAATCAACCCGGTTTCCGAAACTCAACACCAGGAGGTTATCGAGCTTCTTCGCGGTCGAACCATGGAAATGAGCTTCACGGTTCATGGTCTGCCGAAGAGCCGCAAAATTAAGGGGAAGTTAAGCGAGCGCGTTGCCGCTAGCGTGTCTGGGAAGCAACGCGGTGTTCGAGCATCTTGGAGCATGTTCACGTCAGAACATCCAACAGTCAAAGAACTGAATCAAGTAATCAGAGAACTAGAACAGCTGCGGGACACCTGGACCATTGTTCGCGCGGCTGAGGTAAAAACGGGAGACTCTGACAAGGTAACGATCGAAGGCGGCAAGCGTCTGATCTGGGACAAAGACATTCCTGAGTTCTACTCGTTATTCGTAGCTAAAGCTCAGCAGATTGATCTCTGTGTGGAGCGTCTACAGGTGGCTATGCGCGAAACGACTTACGACGCAGACGATCGTCCCGTACCGTCTGTAATGCAAATGGACAAAGAGAACGCAGGAGAAGCGTGGGACGAGTCGGTCTACCCGAAGGATTTGAATCTTGTCGTAGGTGTAGCGAAGGAACGTAATCCGGACGGGTCGATACGCTACGAGAACGAAAAACCGGTATACGTGATTAGCTTCAGTGAGTATCACGTATCGGAAAAACTACCTGCATTGCTGCAGGAGCGGGCTATCCAGCGGATTGATGCTGGATTGTCTGGTACGGTGGAGACGGCGATGACGTACGCGGTTAATGAGCTTACGGACCAGATGATGACGTTTCTGGGCGAGCTTTCAAACCGTGTCAAAGTCTACCCCTCTGCGAAGGGTCCGTTTGGTGAAATGTACGAAGGCGAGATCATCAAGCGTGTCACTAGCGAGAACGACAATACTATTCCAGCCGGAGCCGTTAAGGCACTCATTCGGTACAAAGGCGACGACAACACCAGCATATCGAAATGGATAGGCCCTGTACCCGAAAACAAGTTTAATTCGGATTTTCGTCCACAAACCACAGCGGAAAAGAAAAAGATCTATCCAAGCGTTGTGGAAAACATCGTAACGCAGCTGACAGCATTTCGAGACAAGAAGGCGAAGATGCTGGGCGTTTACGGCGAGCAAATGGTAGAGGCCTTCTCGCCGCTGTTGGATAGCTTGTTGGCCGCAAAGAAAGTCAACACGTACGCTTCGACCAGCAAAGCGGCACAGCTGTTAGTGTCGACGTTGAAATCTGACGAAGAAGCAAAAGCAGCCGTATCCAAGGTAATCGTGGATGTGGTAGCGTCGTTGGAAGACCAAGTTGCCACAGTGAAGGATACGCATAAGCGACGTAGGTGTATTAAACCATCATTAATGGGTAAAGTATGAAGGCCAGGATCTTCAAAGTTTATCGCAAGGACGGCACGGTCAGAGCAATCTGGCAAGATACAGCCGGTCCGCAATTGCGTAAGTCAGGCATGCTACCACGTAGGGCAAGTCGTGTTGAAGTTATTACTGAAGGTCCTAGAACGGGACAGTTCTACGTGGATATGTCGTTACTTGCGGACATTAGCAGTAACGCCGACCTTGCGGTTTGTCTAACCAGTACGTTCGATAACTACGCAGACGCCGTCGCTGCGGAAGTAAAGTTCATAGAACAGAACTGGTTGTTGGAGGGTGTGCATGTACAAGAACAACAAGAATCGCAAGGACATGTTTGCGAGACTAGCAGCGCAAGCTGTGGCAGATAATCGCTATTGCGGCAAACGTGTTTACGGTAAAGCAGAGTCCAACGTAGCTACGCTAGCCGGAAAAGTAGTAGCTACGTCGTTTACGCAGGCAGGCGACACTGCTAGTTGTCGCCTGCACGTGTTGTGGTCTGACGGTAAACGTACCTGCCCTTCTGTATGCAATATCAAGGTGCGGGAGAACGGTGATCTGGAAATAACCTAATGGACCCACCTGTTGAGCCTGAAGACGATTTGGAGGCACAACTAGCTCTTCTGCAGACAGTGGCAGAAGAGCTAGAAAATGCAGCTATTGGAGAGAATCCGAACCCGCTCAACGAATTCTAAAAAACGGTTTTTAAAATGGAAGAACAAGAGCGGCAAGGTTTGTTGGTCGAAGAGATTGCCAAGCTTGTAGACGGCGTCGAGGCGGACATTAAAAGCGGATACATACGTTCGCCTCTTGCCGCAGTTGTGCAACTTACGCACGCTGCAGCAAGAAGTCCGTACGCAACGGAATTTAAACTGGCGTTAGCTGTTTTGGAATTCCTGTGCGACAGTGCGCTCGAGCGCAAAGTTGTAGCGTTAGGCAATCGTTTGTTTGGTATCGCAGCATTACGTGAGCTACGATCCCGTAACCTCGTTATTAATTTGTTCAAGGAATGTGAAAATGGCGAAGAGCAAAAAAGCAATCAGCAAGAAGACCGACAAAAAGATCAGCAAGAAAGAACCTAAAGTGAAGACACCGGATACGACAACACCACCAGTAACGCAAACCGCTACGCCCGTGGTACCAGAGGGACCGGTTACCTTAAAGCCCAACGGAAAAATGACAGAAAAGAAACTGGCTACTTTGGCTCGCCGTAGTCTGCAGGTCGAGTTCTTCATGACCTACGACTTTATCGATCTACTGCACAGCGACTGTCCGCCTAAGCGGATTGCTAGTGATGCAGCTGCCGCTGTATGCCCCCCAGGTTACACACTGGCGACTGTTGCTTTTCGCTTGGCGACTTCGAAAGACAAGCAAGTCACAGTTGCCGTGAAAGCCAAATTGCAGCGAGAAGGTGAGGCACCGAAAAACCAACCCGAAACGTTATCGGTGCCAACGGAAGTGGTAGTACCGCCAAGTACGACTACCGCGCCGGCGAACATCGAAGTACCGCAAGCGGAAACGTTAGCTGTACCTGCGACAGAAGAAGTGAAGCGCCCAACGGTATTCCAGCCTATTGCTGCAATGGTCCGTTCGGACGATCACCACACGTGTTCGTCATTTGAATGCCAGGATTGGTTTGCACAAGCAAGCGATGAAGACATTCTTCAACTTGCTGACGAAGGATTCAAACACGAAGTCATGTCGGACAACGTGGCGAAGTTCTTCGACGGGAAGAAACCGGGCGTAACCAGCACGCTTGGATACGTACGATCGTACGTCAACAGCACCGAAAAGGAGATGGGCTTCGGGTGCGAAATTGACGTCGAGAACGCACTCTCGTGGATCAAAGCAAATCGCCTACACTTGTTACCAACACTAATGGGCATGACCGCAGAGTACGCTGACATACTGGAACGGCTGTAACGTTTAACTTACTGTGACGCGTAAACGGCACTGGTCGCGTATCAGTGCCGTTTCTTCGTTTACCTATCCATTTGGTGCATCCAAGGAGACTGCTATGCGTTTCGCACATGTCGCCAAACAATATCGAGACAAGAAGACGAAGCTTGAAAAGTACATAGACGGGTTACCGTACGTGCTAGAACAGCCCATGCGGCGTTACCTCGACATGTTCCTACAGCCGCTCGAAGAAATGATTCGAACGTTAGAGCAAGGTATAGTGACAGGGATCGAACCTCTCTGGAGCAGTATCCTGTCCGGACGTTTTATTGTGCTCCCATTCCTCCGAAGCTATAACCACGCGGATGAAGAGGTCATACACGTAAACCCGGACTTTTTCCAAATGTCCGCGGAAACCTTTGACATCGCTAAAGCGCTCGTCACGAAGCACATATGCAGATCCTGGGAGCCTGGTTACTCACATGGGTGCCTGGTCGTTTCTTTGCTTAGCGGCAAATCAATCGCATGGAAAGAGGTACGTTTCATAGAGATGCAGAACACGACTAATAACGAGGAATAACCGTGAATATCACAGAGTACGAACGAAAGCTTAATAACCTGAATAAGCTGATTGCAGAGATCAAACCGCGGGAGCTTCAGGTTGATGTTATGCGACGTACGTGTAACTTGTTGGCCAGAATGCGCGTCATTATCGACAAATATAAGGCTAACGATCCGAGTCTACCTAAGGACGACATTGCACTACTGCAGAGCAGCATACTGTCTCCTGCTTATGTCATTATAACTTATGTAGAAAAGACGTACGTAGAAACCAGCCACGGAGCATCGCTGGAAACAGATTTCGATGTCAAATCCGTTGTTCCAGCAGATAATGCACCGCAGGCCGTAGTCGCAGTGGAAGACTTCATATGTCAGGACCCTGAAGCGCATATGAAGCGTGGTTGTCTTGTGTTCCATCTCAGAACCGGTATGAATCTCCCGTGGAAAGAGGAACGGAGAATACGCCTCACACTTCCTAATGCCATAGACGCGGGGTAGTTCACCACAATGAAATCAACGCATTTGGTGGTATCTATTTCGATCTCTAACAAGGTCCACGTACTCGTAGAAGGTACGCGGTATCAGTGCCAGAAATACATACGTGATCGTGTGAAGCGAAACATGCCGACGCACTTCTGCCGCATAATCGGCAGCAGCGATCGGGCAATGCAGATGTTCAAAAATCGTATAGGTATTTAACAAGGAGCAACTATGTCCGTACTTCATGTAGACTTACAGGTAAAACCATTCACTGTGGCCAAAACACCGCACGACATAGTCAGTGTCAGCCTGGACTACGAGAAGAAAGACAAGGGACCGGTAGTTACATTGCAAACCGCAACAACAGATCGTGTTGGCGATGTAGCCTTTCGCCGCGTTCTTGTATTTGCAAGTCCGAGAAGCCGTGTGGTTCTTGCAAATGATTGGAAAATGAACAGCAAGAAAAAGATGGCTGACGTGGTTAAAGAAGTAAAAGAAGGGCTCCGCACACGAAAGGGTAAAGTGTACGAAGCCCTAGAACAATTGCTGAAGACAGTAGACAGCGAAGTGTTGGACACCTCGCACGTAATTTAACGTACTCCCGCATATTGCGCTGCGATCTGTTCCATCTGTTGCGTAGTCAGTCCTTGCTTGGCGGATGCTGCTTTCCGCATAGCCGGGACAATGCCATTCTCGCTTAGTAATCCGTCTAGTAATTCAGCATCAGGTCGCGGCAATGTAGACACCTCTTCCGCCATCTTTTCCGGGTCAATCGTGCCCAGCGGACCCTTGACCCGATCCACAAACTCGTCCCCCAGCAAGGACCCAATATCCGAAAGAGACAGATTCTTGAAAGCAGCTTTTTCGTAATACTTGCCGGAAGTAGTAGCTACGTGTCGAGCCAACTCGGATGCCGTCTTGTTAAAAGTAGCACTGAAGATCACGTCTTCCGGACGTGGAATGCTTTCCGTGTATTTCCCTACAAGCCCCAAATTGCGGTCAAGCTGGTCTAGTGTCGAAGCCAGTTTCACTAACATATCGGGCTGCAAAGCGATCCGTGCTGTGTCTTTGACCGTAGAAGCCATCTTCATGAAGTGTTCGCGTAAGCCGCCGCTAGGTCGTCCTTCGGCGTCATACTGAACACCAGCGTCAGGTGGAACCAATAGAGCACGGTTACGAATTAGGCTAACCACGGCGTCAGGATCACATACGCCATGGCCTGCTTGCTTTTCCAGAAACTCTGCGTGCGGTTTGATATTAGCCCCAAATGACGCAGCTTTTTCCAAAATCTTAACCGCTATGGTATTTCTGGTTTTGTAAGGAATATCATCTCGGTACTGGTGCAACCACTCTGCGGCAGCTTTGACCTCCCCAGCGGACCGTAAAGGATACTGCCGGACCTTGGTACCGTCTTCGCCTACCCACACGTAGGCAAAAGTCGAGTCAGGTAAATTATCCTCTGCGGACTTGTGCAACTGCTGCCAGCGAGCGACAATGGCGTCGCATGCGTCCTTGATCTTCCACTGTGCGGCGTAAGAGGCCAAACGTTCTGCGATTCTTTGCCGCTCTTTTGGATGGAACTCAGCTTTCTTCTCGTGGAAGTAAAGGTGGCTTAACCAGCACGCCGCTTTGGTGTGGCACCAAAACTGCTTACGCACCGGATCGGCACATGCGCTTAGCGGCGTGCCTGGTGGAACGGCCAAACTAACAGCAGTTTCCGCGGATTTAACGAAATCGGGAAACGTGTACATCGTAGAGAAACGGTAGAGTTCGCGTCCACCGTTCTGTACGTCCGAAATGTGGTCCATGGAAGTCATATGTTACTCCGAACTCTAAATGTCCACTGCCCTTGGACGGAAGTATTAAACGCCGTAGGTGTTCCGACTACGAGTCGTATATTGCCTGCTCGTGTACGTTGTCCGCTTTGCAACGGTTCTAAACTGACAATTTACAAGGATACCATCTCTGGTGGCAGTTGGCACTACTGTTTTGATTGCCATAAGACGGGGGACATGGTGGAACTCGTGGCTACGGCCTGGAACGTTACGGTACCTGTTGCAATCCGGCGTCTTGTAAAACGCGGGTTTCCCTTAAAGGCTTCAGAGATAACGGCTACCAAAGTTGCTAGGTACATAAAGGGTCACCCGGCGAAACGGGAAAAGGTCAGAGAGTTGTGGCGTAAATCGCAGGATTTCTACATAACACAGCCAGATCCGTTGTTAACTATATACCGTGAAAAGTTTCGCTTGGCCTCGCAAATGTCGCGAGAACGCTGGAAAGACGGTCCAGGCAATATGCTAGGCGCGTATACGCAGGTGGGTATCGAGCGTACGTTCTCGCCTAGTTCTGTTATTGGAAATCGTGCCGTTTCTAGCTCCCGGATATTTACAGGCGGCAAATGGTCCACGGTCCTAGTAACTCCACACCACGATCTACCCGGACGTATTTGTGGTTTCCTGTTTGTAGGCCGGCACGCTACCGAGAAAGACCGTAGATTTAAGGCTACGATACCGTCGACACGTAACGGCGGCAAGGAAGGCGGTCTTGGGTGCTACTGGGCCGTAGAACATTCGTACGGTATGTTCGACAGAAAGCTTGTAGTTGTTAGTGACGTGATGTTTGCTTTGCGTTTGCATATACGTCATTTCGCAACATCCCGAAACGCGCTGCCCTTGGTATCCTACCTAGACGAGTTAGGGTACTTAACCGAAAACGCATGGGCTTCTATCGAAAACCGTACGCCAGTTCTATGGGGTTGGCGGCTTACACCGTCACTTGCGTATCAGGCCATAACCAGTAACGGTGAGCTAAGTATTACACCACTTGCAGATATGTCGCAGAGCCGTATTGACCATTTCGTACGAAACGCAGAGCCGCGAACAATCATCCAGCGTGTGATTAAACGCGCTATGCCCTGGAAAGAGTATCTGCGGCGGTGGGCAAACCAGACGCAAGAAGACGGAGTAATAGAAGATCTGATACTTAGTTTGCGTGCGTACGGCGTATCCACAGACACGCTGCAGTCCGTTGGTGGCCGTTTCGCAAGGTTAGCCGCCGAAGAGAAGGCACCTGTACCGTCAATAACTATGAGCGATTGCACGCTCTCGGAGTTGGATAACAAAACGTGGGGAGCTAAAGCGAGACAAGAACCGCATATGGTGTTAAACGCGTTGTTACGCATAGATTCCACGTTTATGAAGAAGTTACGTGGTGTAGATGATAAGGTGCCCTATTATCGTTGTAGGCTTATCTACGAAGGTACTACAATTCCGTTCGAAACGAGCATCCGAGACTTTGCTGAATCGTTTTCAGAGGCTTTGGAAATGGTCCTAGTTGCCAAGCGTCCTGGGGCCAAGCTTGTAGTCGAGCCTGCCTGGCATAGACAGATTATAAACTTCGCTAAAACGATGGCGGATTTAGAAGCTGCTAAGTCGCGTTGAATTGTTCCTGGCGTGTACCCCAAGCAATATGACTTGCTTGGGGTATTTTTATTTATGGAGATTGTAATGTCCAAAACTACGTTTAACGTTTCTGTGCAAGATTTGGAAAGTCTTCGCAGAACTGTCTCGTTTGCGTTGTCGAACTGTTCCGAGGTTCGAGAATTGTTCTTTGGGCAACCGCCAGAGCCTAGCGAGAAAGAATTCGAAAGGCTGCACACGTTGTTAGTCGACGCGATCAGCGCGGCCCGGGTGCAAAAGGTAGAGTTTGAAGTAACCTAGGAGTTCCTATGGACATCTCGTTAATGCGGCGTAATCAAGTGCTGCTCGACGTGATTTGCGTGACAGAACGTGCCCGCGGCTGTGAGTTGTTGGCAAACGCAATGCGTGCCTGTCGTCCCGACGAAACACGCAAAGAAATGGCTGCAAAGGTTCGAAAATACGCTAGCGATGCCGGGTATAGCGAACAAGACGTAATGGCGATCTTCAAGAAGATCATCACCAAGGCCGAAAACGGGTTCGCTTATCATGGCGGGTGCGACGGCACACGTTGGTCTGCTTACGCCAATCTAAACGGTATCGTCGTTACTACTAACAGCCATATGGACGAAGATACAGATACGCCAGAAGAAGACTCGCCGTACACCGTACGTTTTGCGGGTTTTGTTGGTGTTCGACCTAACGCGGCAGGTAAGACAGACTTGTTTGCGGAGTCGGGCATGCAAGTCAATACGGGTAAGCTGTTCTTCCCTGAGCATGTATGGGATGCGTGGAAGATACTGTTCGAGATGCTTACCGTGGCCGCGAAAAGTTTTTCGTTGCTACCGTGGGAAGAAGGTATCTTGCCTTTGGACAGCTTTACGTCCTGGGCGGAACAAAGCTCCGATAATTTGTACAAACAGTTTATGGAAAGCCCACAGCGTACGGACGCTATTGGGCAAATGCAGTTGCGAGCCGATCAAGTCAGAATTGCTGCGTACCTTGCCAAGAAACTAGAAACCAGCTTGCGCAAAAACGCACAGCGTAAGATACGCGAACTAATTAAAGAATTCTCTGAAGGAGACACGAAATGAATATGAAAGAAGCTGTCGATAACCTGAGTACCTGGTCGCATTACACTGGTCTGGCTTTCAAGATTCTGACCGAAAAAGAAGACACCGTGACCCTGCGAATTCAGAGCCAGGAGGTCAAGGTGACTAGTACGGGTGCAGATACTATCAGCGTACAGCTTGTGCCGCAGGAAAAACCAGAAGCGGAGACAGGAGACGACGAGGAAAACTCAGAATCACCGGCACCGCCAATTGTGTATACGGATTGTCGCGAGTTCTTTACGCACACATGGTTGCTGCCTATCGAAATCCCACATACCCCTTGGTCGATTACGGCGCGTTGGGTAAACTCTTTGGAGAAAGCAGACGGATTTACCGTTAAGCTGAACGGATGGGCTAAGCTTGCGTTGCCCACAATTGTGATACCGTGTAACACGGACAGCCGACAAAATGCGATCGGGTTCTTCCGTCAGATGTTCGCCGCGACGCAACAAGAACGGGAAGCACAAGCAGGCGTATTTCACGACGCCTTACTTGAGATTCCCGAGTTCTGCCAACAGTACGACTTCTACACACAGTACCAAGACTGGTATCAGAAGGAAGGGACCGGAATGCTATTTGGTGACTTTAAACTCGCCGTAATTGAACTGTGGGAAGAGTTCATCGGCAAGAAACCAAAAGAGTAGATCCGGGTCTACTAGATATCGTCCCAGTCTACTTTTCGCATTGGGCTGATATGGCGTATAGCGCTTTCTGAGATCTTAAACTTGGCCGCTTCCGCAATGTTCGGCCATCGTCCGGTCATCTGCCACAAAGTGCATACGCCGATGTTAACCGCTTGAGCGAAGTCGTCTGGTTTGTTTGGGTTACGTGTAATCACGTAAGCATCCGAGCCAAGACGACTTTCTGTTTTTTCTTCAATCAAAGCTAGAAAGTCTTCAAGTAGACCAGGTTGGTCTGCAGAAACGTAATCGTACTCGAAGAAACGGAGCATCCCGTATTTGATACACATACACATAGTCACCAATGATCGAGATTTATCCAAAGCGTACCAATCAACCGGGTGATCGTCTGTCGCTTCGTGGAAGTTCATAATGTTATGTCCGAAGCCCTGGTAGCGAATGTTGATAATGTTCGCAGCGGGGATTCCGGCCTGATAGAGGAAGATCAGTCTACCAGCTCCAGCGCCGTTGTAGTCGTGGGCTATGTGCGAGCATTTCAGTTCCCCCATTATCTCAATGGCTAATGCGGCTTCGTATTCCCAGTCGTGGGTGCGAAGTGAGCGAAAGCCCCAGATCGTATCTATTTTGCCGTCTGGCAGCATACCCAGTACGGCATACGTCGTGAAACTTGTACGCTCTCGTTTCTGATCCCCGCTCTTTGACCCTGCTTTGTTGATAGTACCACCACCGCCACCCCAGTCGATTGCTAGTATGCGTCGTGTGTAGCGTTTGAGGTGAGGTTTGGCTGCTTCTAGCTTGCATCGCCAAGGCAATACACATGCTGCTTTGATTTCGGTAACGGTTACGAGTTTAGAACCTGCGTCACAGCTTTCACCGCACACTTCGTTCAAAAACGTAGTAGGCGTTGTGCTGAATTGTCCTTCATGTTTACCTACCAACGTCGCCCATTTTTCGCGTGATGCGTAGTGCATGGGCATGATGATTTGCGGGACGTGATAGCCTACTTGACTCCAGCGACGTGCCGGGTGCCGATGGACCCAACGACCGCTACGCGGGTTTAACGGTTTACGGCACTTAGCGCAAACCACACCAGGGTTTTTTTCGGAAATATCAGAACGTACCGGCCCAATCATGTCCATGAGATCGTGTTCGGTTGACGGGACGTTCCAGTGTCCGCATTCGCCATGTAGGCAGCGAATTACCCACTCGGCTTGAGAGCTATCCTGCCAAAGCTTCTCAATGGTATTGTCCAATGATTTAGGCGTACCTGCGTACTGTTTAAGCGCGTATGGGGAACCTGAAAGTGTTTCGTGGATAATCTGCAGGAAGTCGTAGTTCATATCCTGCACTTCGTCGATCACGTTTTTATCTGCTGGAATACCGCGGGTACGTTCCGCGTCAAGGAAGGCGTACGAGAAATACATAGCAGACCCGTTTAAGAAAGTCCGTTGCAGCACGCTATTCATGGTGCTGGAGCCAAGAAACAACTTCCGGACAGGCGATTCTTCTAAGAACTGCCGAACGTAGTTGTGGCTAAATCGCCGGATCATTTCGAACAACGGTGTGACGTATAGAGTAGAGAAGAACGGAATGGAGTTAGAGAACACTACGCCCTGGGCTGCTAGCGATGTTGACTTTGACACCTGACGGCCAGTCTTCAGTAGAACCGTTTTTGGCATTCGTGTACGGAAAAACGGCTCAAACGGAAAATAGTTATGCAGCGTATACGGTTGTCCTTTTAACCGCAGCAATAGCGGTAATAACGGTTTTAGCGTAGCCATGCGAGATTGCCGCATGGCCCGTTGTGTCATAATTAACTCACGCGTAGCCGGATCTTCGAACCCGGATAGCTTCGGTAAGTTTTTCTGCAGACCCTGTGCGCGTTGCAGTACGGTTTGTTTCAACTCCGCTGTAAACGCCTGCTTCGCATCGTCGTCGTGGGGGTCAATTCCTTTTGGTGCTTTTGCCATTTTACCTTCCGTGGCTCATATAGGGGTTATTATGGTAAGTTTAGATGAACTCGTTGTAGCTGCAGGTAACTACGTAGACCGCGTAGTGGATTTGCTGTTGCTAACGGACGTTTGTAAAGTACCTGGTAATTCGCTGGAAATAAACCTCACAGCCATCGAACAGGCTGTCCGTAGCTGGTCGCTTGAAGAAAGGACCGCTGCGGCTAAGTGGGCGATAACCCAGCATATCGGGGCTAGCGAAAACGATATCGAATATGTACCGTGTCCGCCACACGTACAACTATTGAGGTGAGTCGTGGTAAACATTGTCCTTTCACGAAATCCTACCGTATTTATGCGTCGACATGGTATGGTAGATGAACCTGTTCGGCCTAGTCCACGTTTAGACGTGAGTGCACTTCTGGTGCACAGCATTCCGCTCAAATCGCCAGCTAATCCATCACAACTCGTGCTGCGGCAGCTCGAAGGATCACCTAGCCCAGATCGTGGTCTTTCGCGTCCGTGGCCTATGTCTACACAGGACGATACATGAGAAACATGCAAGGCGTGTTGGGCACTATTTTCCTTGCAAGCGTAGTTGCTTGCTTCGTCGTCGGGTCTATTTGGCCGCTGGTCCCTGTGCTCGTAGGTGCCTGGTTGGGTCCGTTCATGCCCACCCAGACAGATCAGAAGAGGCGTGGAAAAAGATGACACTTAAGGAATGGGCAGATAGCGTGGGCGTGACGATAGGTACGGAACCTAGCGTGCATGTTGTGTGCGATGCACGTGAAAACGCTCGCCAGTTGTATCGCTTAGAAGACTATCTTGTCCGGTCTAAAAGCGGACCAACGTACTGGTTAGTACCTAAACCCGCACCTAAAAAGTTCCAGGTCTTACGCGATGGTAAACCAATTAACATAGAAGGCACGCATGATGAGTGCTTTATCGCGTTACATAAATTATCTTGGGGTTGTTCGGTGGATTGGCTTTGCCGCTACGAAGGCTACGCTATCGTGCCGAAGGAGACATAAGACATGAGTTCAGCATTGGTCGAGTTGGTTATTGCAGTGGCCGCGACGTGGCAAAGCGTGGAGATCTGGCGACACTCTTATATCATGGCTACGTTTCGTGCTAAAGCTGATCTACTAGATAACTGGTTCGGCTATTTGTTGAAGTGCCCGTTTTGCTTATCCGTTTCGGTGGGTGTTATTGTGTCATGCGTCGTCTTCGCGCCGGTGCCAACGTACACAGATAACATCTACCTGTGGCCGTTCGTTCTGATTGGGATAGGTGTCAAGTTATTCGTTACAGGCCTAGCCGTCTCCAGGCTGGCAAACTTGGGTAACGATCTAGCTTACGCGTATTGTCGTACGCCTAAAGAAGACAGGGTGGACTGGACCCCCGTAGTTGATAATGCGAGTGAGAGTCACGCAGACCCAGACGTTTTACCTTTTGACGAGAGAAAATATGGACCAACCGACGACCCAAAACCAGACAACATTTGACTTGGCTGTCTGCAATAGACTACAAGAGGCATGTCGTGACGTGTTCCTCCATCATCCCGAAGTCAAAGCTGTCTCCGTGGCTATCTGCTGGAACGGTAAATTGAATGAAGCAGAGATCAACCACGGATTATGGGTAGGCCCAGATGGCCCAGTGACTACACCGGATGGAATAGTTGGAAGCGTCTACCAAACGCTTAGACTGCTAGACATACAGCTGGGGCGAGGAATGGAGCTGGCCCTGAAGTTACAATCAGATCTGACAGGACTTTATAAGGACCTATTAGACGCAAATGAAAAACTCGAAAAAGCCAAAGCCCAGCTCCCAGCCGAAAAAGCTGGAGATGGAAGCGCTGGAGAAAGAATCGCTGAACGAGTTATTAGATCGTTTAGCGATTAAAAACTGGGATATATTACTGATCGGCGACGGGTCAGGATCGACCTGGAAGCGGGAAGCCGGTTGGGCCTGCGTCAGCATAGAACGCGAGACCATGGAGCGGTTGATCCATATAGGCAGCATGAACCACGGAACGGTAAACATCGCGGAAATCATGGCCTACATTCAACCTTTGGAATGGTTAAGTAGCCGAGAGATCGAGCGACGTGAAAAACATGATGCTCCCGTAAGAGCTTTCCAGGTCCACATAATCACCGATTCCGATTACTGTCGTCTTACTGGTAGCAGTACCAGTCGTACTATGCGAAAGAATGCAGGCCTATGGGCCATGATGGATATTTACGCACGTCATGGTTTTGTGTTGCATTGGCACCACGTACGCGGACACACAGACGGCGAGGGCTGCGCTTTAAATAAGTACGCAGACCAACTATCAAAGCTGGCTAGACGGATATACAAAGACCAAACAGACACCTTAGTTTCGGCAATTAAGGAAACGCGATCTGTTTACGAAATTAACGCCTAGGAGTCAGGTATCTATCAAGTAATGCCGTACCCTATTCGATTACAATGGCATACCAAGCCACACACAGAATCACTATTATCGCTTCTAAGCGCTTGTTGTCCGGGTGATGACTGGACGCGTATCCTTATGAAAGAAATGCTGGCGGCGATGTCGGCAAAAGTCCTTATAGATCACGGAGATGACGTTAGGTTTCCAGGCAAAGATAAAGTCTGTGGAGCTATAATGTGCGCAATGAAAAGGACAGAAGGATTTGTGTATCGTATTGTCGTTGCGCCAGAGTACCGACGTAAAGGTTGGGGTAGCTTTATGCTTAACTCGGTTTTACGGCTAAACCCGACTAAGGCGTTTAAAGCAAATATACCAGAACGAAATTTAGCCGCACAGCAGTTGTTAGTTGCCTGCGGATTCTCTTTTGATCCACAGGCCCCACGCATCAAAGACTGGGACGGACAAGATTTCTATACGTTCACACGGGATAGGGAGAGGAAAACAGATGGCACGTAAACCAGGTGGTGTTGGTATCGAAAGTATCGACATTAACCAGCTCATTGACTTCGGCATAAGCAAGGAGTTCCTGCCTGCGCGATCTAAGGACGGGGCACCGCCCGTGATAGGCTCCGTGTTGCCAGATTGGGCAATCCGACAATTCGTAACAATTGACGGGTTCTTCGACTACGATGAGTGTCCGGCATCGACAGTAAGCTATGGCCTGTCTAGCTGCGGTTACGATGTTCGGGTCAGCGGGTTATTCAAGATATTTACCAACGTGCATACCGGTGTAGTATCTCCGAAGAACATACCAGAAGATGCGTTCATAACGCGGGACCTCAGTGGGCACAAATGGTCTCGGACGGGTGGAACTTGTTACGGCTGCGGCGTGGAACAAGGCAGTATCAAGTCAAGACTGCGTTGTGAAGAGATTGGCAACGGCGCAACAGCTGAGTCGATTTTCATTCCGCCAAATTCGTTTGCGTTGGCGGAAACAGTGGAACGTTTAGAGATTCCTCGCAACATCAACTGCCTGTGTCTCGGCAAAAGCACCTATGCAAGGTGCGGTATCATTACAAACTTCACGCCATTTGAACCGGGGTGGCGTGGTACAGTTACGGTAGAGATCTCAAATTCAACACCGAACCCGGTCGAGATTTTTGCTTGGCAAGGAATAGCACAGGCACAGTTTCAGCTTATGGTAGGACGCCCGGAGCGAGCGTATAGCCAAAAGAAGAACGCTAAATACCAAGATCAAACGGGGCTTACGTTACCATTTGTCAAATAGCGGAGACCGTTGTGCCTCCAGAAAACAGACGGTACAGACGACATGTTCGGAACTCTGAGCCGAACATGTCTTCGTGGTCAGACGAGCAACGTGCAGAATACGTACTGTCGCAGAAGTACAAAACGCCGATCGCAGATCTAAAGTTACCTGTGCGTGTAATTAATACGCTAGAAGAGCACAGTGTACTTTTAGTAGAAGATCTCATGAAGCAAACACATGAGACGCTTATGCGTATGAAGAATTTCGGCGACAAGACCTTGTCCGAAGTTGAAAACGCAGTTCGTAAGCTAGGGTTAGAACCACCAGCGGCCTGGAAAAGAACGACCAGGTCGAGACGCAAATCGTAATTCTAAAAAACGTTTTTTAAAATCAGAACCTCGGAGGCACCTATGTTTATGGTGTCGTACCGGATTGCCGGCATCAGCGGTAATAGGTGCTTTGATGATTTTGCCGATATGTTCGCGTTTGTGACAGACAACAAAACGGATTGGCAAAGTTGGAGCGTATCACGCACAAAAGAAAAACCACTTATCGGAATCGGTTCGGAATTAGAACCCTTATATCTGAGCAAATACGGTATGCAAATCACACCAACAACCCAGTTCTTGTGTCAGCACTGTCAGAAACAGTACAAAGCAGTAGACGCAGTAGAAGCTTTTAAGCAAGCCAACGAAACTGCAGAACATTTACCGCTTTGCTTTTGTTCGGTGAAGTGTAGTCATTACTATCAAGGCGCACACGGTACCAACATACCACCTTTCGGTGCTGAAATACCTGCAGGACCCTACGAGTAACTTCTTGTTTTAAAAACCTGCGTAAGCAGTGTTTTTATTTATCTTTATTGATTATTAGGACAAAAATTTTGTCCTAATAATACTAACAAACGTCGTTTTTCCGGGACACGCAATGACCACGAAAAAACTGCGAGACTTCGCCGTTTTTAAAGTATGTAACGCGTATAGGCACCAGGCTTCGAGAGTATCCGTGTTCGTCCCAGTATTCGGTCGTGACACCCAGCGGCAGTTGGAAGATATTCCCGCAGCATTCGGGACTTTGCGTACGCAGTGGCGAGCACGTTGCGACGCTTTGTATTCGACGCGTACATGTCCCGGACTAACCTGCGGCACGCAAGTGTTGTTTTTGAAGAACTGTCCGCCGTTCGGCGTTTACACAACTGACCAGACTCGAACCTGTGGTCGTGCACTGTTTTGCCCGTTTTGCTTTGCCAGACAGCGGGTATTGGATCCTTTTCGCAGAATGGAAACCGTGCTTTACGGAACGAGTGGCCCGTACATGCAAGGCCAGCAGTTGTGGGAAGAGGAACAGGGGTTGCCCGTGACCCGAAACAAAAAACAACTGGAGCTACTTAGGAAAGACCTGAAGCTTGTCTGGTTTCGAAGAAAGCAGGCCTTCGTGAAGCCTGGATTACCGTTCAACGTAGGAACAGTAGCGACACACGTTCGGTTTGTGCTTAAGAACTGGGTGTCGTCCAGTCGTAAAGTCGAGTTTGACGGTTTTAAAGCGGAATACGGTTATGTTGGTTTTGACGTTTCTGTAGATCACGAGTGTACGCACGTCTGCCTAACGCGGTACGGCGTGCTTATGGTTAAGAAAGATTCACCAGAATCCCTTGTGAAAGAATACCGTAACACGCGACCAGAAGGCGAACGGATACGCCGCCACTTCGTTCGTTGTGCCTTGGCGGAAGCCAGTAAGCAAGGGTTGTGTGAAGCATTCTCTTTGGCTGTTCGCTATCCACTTTGGATGCTGCGCGGCGACCCTGTTATTTGCTCCGAAGTAATTTTAGCTTTGCGCAACTTTCGTGCCACTTCTGCCTACAAGCTGCCGCATGGCACTATACCTAAACCCAGATAAAGGAGATCGTCTTGGCTATTACATTACTAGCAAGTCCGCCGTACCCCACCGAAGGTACAACGCCGGAAGGATTATACGCAGCGCTGGAACGTCTGACGTCTTGGGTCAATACGCACCGAGATAGGCACAACAACGCTGTTGGTTCTCCGCTGATTCCAGAAGTACAGCAACTCCCGGAGCGACGAGCCTACACGTCGTTACCTGTTTGTGTTCTGTTCAGTCACTTGCTGTTTATGCGTAAAGTGCGTGAACGGTGGGATCATCTTGTACGCTCATATGAAGATGATTGGGCCATCGGCTACTGCGTACGCCAGCGTGTAATCCTCCTTGCGTCTTCTGCTGTATTGATTAACAAAGGATTTGCGACACACGAACAACGCGAGTTCAGAAATCGCACAGATCTGGAAGACTGCCAGAAAACGGTTGATGGCGTCATAACTGCGTTGCGTGAGCTTATGGAGCCGGAAAAACATGAGCCGAACACGGAAGCAGCCTGATAGCGACGATACGTCGCAAGAGGGTTGGCCAGAAGCTGTCCCTATACTCAGCGCTCGAGATATTGTCTGGAACTATTCAACAGCGGATGGGCGTAGGGATTTGGAAGAATGGTTGGAGCACGTTTTCGCCCCAAATCTTACGACACTAGAACCTAAGGAATTTCGAGAAGCCTACCGTACGCTGTGCCGCGTCATTTCGACGCGGCTCAACAGACGCGTGCGAATCTTAGGGTTGTTTCTAGAAGAAGCAAAGAAGAATAAAACGCCAAGTAAGGCTTGGCAAGCGGCTTGCTGGAATGAAGCGCTTAGCCAGCTGGGCTACTCTGTAGACAAAAACAAAACGAAAGACCCGGGGTTAGTCTAGGGTCTTTATTGGAGCACTATGCGAAAAATACCAATAGCCCTGCCGTCGCTATACAGAGACGATCTGGGTATACGCTACGACGATGATTTTATTCTGTTCTATCGTGGCTACGTGAATCACAAAATAAACCAAAACAGCTCACACATAAATCGGGTCACTCGCAAACTTGGAGTACTACGCGACACGGATAAAGCTGTTGATTGGTTTGTAACGTCGCGGGCTGAGAGGGCAGATAACCGTATTCTTAATTTCGGCTGTGGTATCGCGAGAATGACAAGAATTACTGAGTGCCTGGATGACGAGCATTCGAGCACGTTTGCCAATTATTTCTTAATACCTACCGTTGGAGAACGTATTGTCGGTGCCTGTTCAGGTATCGGGCTGACTAGCGGCGGTAGTGCGTATCAGCTTGTTACCTTGAACTACAATCCGCCGTGTGGTGTTACTCTTCATAAAGGTAAACGTAATGGGCTGTACGTTAGCCTTGGTGATGACACGTTTCAAGGATTATCGCCGATACTGCGAGCTAAACATAAGCATATTACGCGGAGGTTTCCATACGCCGGATACTCCTCAATTAACACCGCGATTAGCAAGTTGTGTCGTGACGGTAATCTGTACACTACGTGTCTATATTTCGACGACGCAGCGGACATGGTAGGGCAGTTCGATAGGTTGTTGTACGGTTGTGGCTATTACCGGCTACACAAAAGCGGGTTGTGTCCCAACGGTATCGATTTGTATCAGAAGATGAGTGATACGCTTCTTCCAATACCCCGCGAAGCCGAGATTGTAGATATCGACGTGTCTGAAGATGGCAAAATTATGGCTGTCGCGTACGTGAAACATGGTTTACGTGCGTACACACTAGAGCTTGCGTTGCTGGCTTTGAATCCCGACAACATAAACGATATTAGCGTAATCACTACGTATGACATTCGCGCAGCAAGGGTGGCATTTTCGGCAGATGGGTTAATGCTGGCAATTCTTGAATCACACGCCCCGTTCGGCTTTTCCGGGGAAAACTACATGTGCATGCTAGATATCGATAAATGACTAGGAGGGTTTATGTGGTTATTACCAAGCGACAATGCGTCGCTGGAGATGATTACGTACCGGGTTAAAGAAACCATAGAAAAGAGCAGATTCTCGGCGGTACTCGAAACTGGAAGAGTACGGTATCGCCCCGGGCTCAAAGTAAGTTACGTACGTGTACGGACAAAGAAAAGCTATTGCGGGGCACACCCGGGACCATGCCAGGCCCTAGGAATACCAAGGCGAATCAAACGAGCAACATTTCTAGAGGGGCTCGATTGGGTCGGATTTAACGCAATGCTGAATGACGTATTAGACGATATGTCGGCGGATTGCGACGTGTTCAGCTACAACCGAGAATCGATAAATCTAGGGCGGTACTACATCCGCAAAGACCGCAGAAGACGCATGGCTTATCCGTTCGCCTTTGCGGACAGGTTTGCGCATTGGACGCAAACTAAACAAGACCTATTCGACTTGTTCGAAGATCACTGTGGAAAACCGCATCCGCCCATATCAGACAGCTTAGACGGTTTAGAGGGTACTCCCGGGTACCCGTGTTACACCCTTGAAGAGGAAGTAAAATTCGCGGAAACGCATCAAGAACACTGAGGACGGTATGAAAAAAGTAAACGCTGCAAGGGAACAGCAAGCGGAACACAATCGCGAGCTGAAGCAGTTGGCGTTGAAGTACATCGGCACCAAACGCCTAGAACTAGGGTACAAAACAAAGTACCGCAGACAGTGGGTACTCGACCAGATCCGGACACTTACTTTTGAAGCCGGACGTGTGCAACAAAAATCCTATAAGTGCAAGTTCGGATCCAGCCTTTGGTTCGAGTACTCGCAGACAAGCGAAGAACTACTTCAATTGGTAGATCATTTGGAGTTAGAACTCCTAGAAAGGACGTAAGATGGCCCGTCAGAAATCACGAAACACGACAGTACCTACTCACCGTTTGTGCGTACTAGACAGAGCAACAGGGCAACGAGGCCAGGTGGGTGCGGCGTGGTTACAGGCCGATGGATCGGTACGTATTAAGCTGGAGTACTGCGTAGTACTTGACAGTCGACTGCTTGACGACTGCCTCATCACCTTGTTCCCAATCGGGGAGTCCACGGCTAAGAAAATCCAAGCTGACATGAATCCGACTTTCCTGGGAGAAGACTCCGTTGAAAACATCAGAGACGAAATCACCGGCTACCCGGACAAAGAACCGTACTAAACCACGTATTCACCGAGAATGGTTCCGTAGTGTGGAACGTGGCGGACGTAAATCGTGTTCGGCGTGTAAGACGAAGTTAGAGCCAGGGGAATCCATCTTTTCGCATGGCGAGTACGTGTGCGGTAAGTTTCGTCGGATTCAAGATCTATGCAAAGCATGCTGGCCCGCTGTAGCTTTGAGGCTTAAGGCGCATGTAGCTGAGTGCGGCTGCTCTTTTGAGTTAGTGGTTTGTGGTGCCCCCAAACCTGCGTGGTTAACGCTGCCAGACGGGTGCGAGGTAAACAAAGGAACGTGATATGGCGACGTCGACACAGATTAATCCGACCAAGATACAAATCACAGCCGCGTGTGCTGCCAAGATCTTAGATTGGTTACTTACGCGTGGTGGCGTACTTAGATGGGAATCCGCAGAACTTGGTGCTTGCTGGGAGCCGCATTACACGCCGGCTCTTACAGAAGACGGTAAACCACACGCTAGCCCGGGTTGGCGTTTTACGGAAAAGCCGAAGGAACATATTCTAACGGCTGACCGCTTCGAGGTAACAATCGATAAGCCTGTGAAGCAGTTCAAAGTAGGCGTACGTATGAACTGGCAAACAGGTGCCAGCCATCTTACGGACGCGGCAACAAAACGAGTCGAGGCGGAGGTAGCTAAGGCCGGTGTCGGTGCCTACCGCGTTTTCGATCATACCGAAGAAAAGAACTGTACGGTGTTTGCTCCTGTGCTCGTCGTGCCGTTGTCGGAATACGATCCTAGGGTACATAGGAATGAAAACTAAAGCACAATGTAGGCGGGATAGAGAATTAATTGAGCGACATCACCGCAATAGGCACATAAAGGATAACGGGCACAAGCTGCCCGATATCGGACATCGGTACGAGAGCGTGTTGAAGGATGCGTCGAAGAAACCGCCTGAAAATACGGTTGGTTACCATACCATGATGGCTTATCGCGATTCTTATGCGTGTTATCCGCCGTACGGAGATTCGGATTACCGCAGAGCAGCTTTGGTGCTTCGCCGAATTGGTCTGGTGAGTGGGTCTTGCAGACTTACGGAGTTAGGTCGTTACTATCTAGGCTGTAGGAGATAAGCAGATGTGGCAGAGTATTGATGCAGCATACCCGTACGCGTCCGAGCGACCGGACGTGACGCTCTACGTGGTTAAAGCCGGTGGCTCCATCCGTGAAGTTACGTCAAACGGAACCGCTTGGTACTACCTTGGCGACGAGGGCATTGGGCCGGTCAAACTTAGAGATTACACCCATTGGTGTCGAAAAGACGTGTTTACGCGGGCGTTACCGGGTGCGACTAAAATAACGCCTAAAACAACGCCGGAAGTAGCGAAACCAGAACAAGGAAAACATAAGATGCATTACAAAATATGGCACAAAATAGCTCAGCATTATCCAGATCCAAAAGAGATGACTGCAGAGACCATATACGTAACTTTCGATAAAGGTGGAGAACCGACGAAGTTCAAGTCAAACGGAACTGGTTGGTACGGCACGCACGGCGCGTTAAGCTCACTCACGCTTAGCGCGGCTGACGCGTACTGGTGCAGGTACGAAGATTTCTTAGACTCCTTTGACGATGGGCTTCCTAAAGAAACGACGTCTGCAGAAACCAAGCAACTAGTTCGTGGCTTGTCTGCCGTGCTTAACGCGTCTGGGTTCGTCGGTAAAAAATCAAACGTTACCGTGGACTGTACTGCAGCTGTAAAAACACTGATTGTAGAGCTGAAACGGTTAGGGGTAAAGTTCCACGTAAACGTGGTTATTACAGGAACAGACTCGTTTTCGACTCTACACGTCGCGAACATGTTCGTGGCCAAGTGGCAGGGACCGGATCCAGACGTCATCACCCAAATGATGCACGTGGTCAAATCACAGCTACAGGAGTCTTAATATGTGGCACCCGTCTCCCGAGGGTAAACCAGACGCGAAAGAGCTACAGGCAGAAGCTATTCTGGTGACAGACCCTGAAGGCAAGCAAATTGTTCGTTTAGTGTCGAACGGTGAATTCTGGTACGAACCGGATAAGCCAGAAGTTCAACCTTATAAGTACTGGCTTGTTTTCAGTACTTACTGGTGTTTACAAAGCGATTTCGCGGAGTCGCTAAACCCGAAAAGGGTACCGGCAAAAGCAATACCGCCCGAAGTAAAACAGATGTTGCAGGGATTGGCTTTTCTGCTTCTTGCAAGATATACGCCGACTAATCCACCCATACCGATGGACGTGGATTGTGCCTCAGCTATAAAGCTGTTGTTTGTGGAGCTTGCGTGCAATCGCATTACATTTGACATAAAGACATTCCACAACTTTGTGAATGATGAGGCCCGTAGCAAGTTGTACGCTGCGGGTGCACTTATCGCACAATGGGATGGGCAGGCTATGGAAGTATGGGAATGGATACGAGAGGCGATGTTGAAAGCGAGGGAGCAAAAAGCAGACTTAACCGCAGAACATTCCGCGTAATAGTCTTGTATGTCGGAGACGTGTAAGGCAAAATTATGGCCGCACAAGGAGGTGCTGGCCATGGGAGTAGAACCCGCAAAACCCGGTATTCGGCAGTGCATTAAGTGCTGCTGGTTATTTGTAAGCCCGGATAAGCTACGTGTAGCTCGCTGCCGAGATTGTAAACAAGGAGAAAACGCTTATTCTCCACGAACCGCTTCTACGGAGCAGCTGCACGGAGCGATCCGGCATTTGATGAAAGACATACCGTAGTATGAAACGTAGTTTCAGTGGAGGTGGCTAAAACGCTACCTCCATTCTAAAAAACGGATTTTAGAATGCCTACAATACGACCGCTAGGTTTGCATGCGTCCGATACGCATTTGAGCAATAAACAACCGGACGAAGAATACGCTTTTGTACAGCTCATTGATGCAGCGCTAGATAACGCTGTCGATTACGTTATGCTGGCTGGCGATTTGCTGGATAAACAATCTAACCGTTCCAGAACCATATCGTTTTTATGCCAGCAAATTGAGCGATGCGCCGAAGCTGGTGTTGCTGTCCTATATACGCAGGGGCAGCATGACTTCGACGACCCACCGTGGTTAAGTGCACACAATCATGCAACGCATATCCACAAGAAGATAGTTACCTACGGTGGGTTTCATTTTTACGGGTTGGACTGGCAACCGTTCGCTAAGTTGCAGCAAGAACTGGACGCGATACCCGAGAAAGTAAGGTTTCTGGTTGCGCACCAAGTTTGGTCCAACTGGATGGGAGAACGGGCCGCTCCGCAAGGAAGCTTTGCCCAGGTGCCCGCACATATCAAGTTTATGCAGACCGGTGATTTACATGCGTGGAAACTTGAACCGCATAAAAATGCCGGTGGTAACTTAATGGCTGTGTTGAGTACTGGTGCGACGACGCAGCAGGATATTACCGAGCCAGATTCACACCATTACGCGATGTTCCATTCAGACGGTACTTTTACGAAGCACAAATTAAAGTCCCGTCTGATGATTGATTCTTCATTGTTAACGCAGGAAGCGGAAGTCAATGAGTTCGTATCTAAGCTGTCAAACACGTTGGCGGCAGCGGAGAAGGCAGCCAACGAGCTCGAACTACCGCAAGCACTGCACAAACCACGTTTACGCGTGAGTTTTCATGCGAAGCTGGCTGACGTGGTCAGACGGGTTCGGCGTATAGCAGAGTCCCGCAGTATCCTGCATTTCAAGGCGATACCTAACGAAGAAAAAGTAAAAGCTTATGCTGCTGCGAAGCGAAGTAAACAAGACGCAGTAACGCCATTGTCGGTACTGCCGGAAGAACTGAACAAGGAGGAAGAGCCACAAGCATACGACTTGGTATCGCGTTTACTGCAGACAAACAACCCAGAAGTGGAATTCGCGAAATGGCGTAGCGAATTTCTTGGAGAGCAGTGATGTATATCTCACAGTTTAGGGCCGTTAATGTTGGTCCGTTTAGCGACTTGTCTTTGCAGCTACAACGTGGGTCCGTAGGCGTCTTCGGTAAGAACGGCGCAGGTAAGAGTACGCTCATAAATCTCATGTACGGGCTACTCACCAATGATTTTAAAAGATTCGGCGAACTCAAAGCCGATATCGTTCGCAACACGGCTGGAGATAGGAGCGAGTCTTATATCGAAGGGCAGGTTTGCCACAACGGTCAGGTCTTAAACATCACCAGGAATTTTAAACCCACGAAAGCAAAACCAGGTAACGTGCTGTCTGTTAACGACGTGCGGTTAACAGACGCAAATAAGATTCAAGAAGAACTGAATAACCGGTTGGGTGTAGATGCAAAGATGCTGGATCTCTACGTGTTTAAAGAACACGACAAGATCTACGATTTCATCTCGGCTATACCTAGTGCTAAAGCAAAGGCATACCAAGTTCTGTGTCGAACAGAAATCTGCGAAGAGCTGTGGGTGCAACTAGGGGACTACCTAAATAAAGATCGAGAAGTACACGCAGAGGTAGTGGATAACTCAGATACGTTGTCTACCGAGTTGACCGCTTTTACTGAAGAACTAGCGGAGCTGGAGAAGCAGAAAGAAGAAGCGGCAGCTAAGCTGTGTAACGATAAGTTCCGTGTAAAGTACAGCGAACTTATTGCTGCAGACTTAAAACGCAGTGAAGCGGAGAATAAACGTACGCAACTTGAAGCACAAGTAGCCGCAGCGGCAAATGCTTTACGCAAGGTAAGTCACGACTCCGCTGAAGCCACTAATGCGTTTGACGCGGCGTTAACTGCTTTGAACAAAAAGGAGGAACGCGTAGAAACACGGCGAAAGCAGCTCACGCAATGCAAAGATTACGCGACATACATAAAGCGCAAGAAGCAGCTAGAAGACGAGCTAGCTGAATTGTCTGCCGATCTGACAACAAGAGTGAAACCGGTGCAGCCGGAAGACACAGAAAAGCTAGCGATCGGTAGAAAACGTCTAGCGAAAGCAGAGATCGAACTTGCAAACGCGACCAAGACGCTGGAGACGTTGCAAGCTAGTGGCACGGTCGAATGTCCGACATGCCGTACTCCTGTAGATCTGCTTACGGACTACTTAGAGACGTTGCAAACGCAAGTCGCGTCACTTCCAGGCGAGATAAAGCGACTGGCAGATAAAGTCAAAACCATAGAGACCTATTACGCAGATTTGGAAGCGTACGAAAGAGCCCAGCAAGAATATACCGCATGTACGCAAGCGGTCGCGAAAGAGCTAGCTCGTCTGGAAGTCGTAGAGCAACCGAAGAAAGATAAAGACGAGCTGCAAGAATGGTTTCAGGCGTATCAGGCTTTGCAGCGAGAAGTGGACGCCAAGAGAAAACGCGCTGTAGAGCTTTCCAAAACGGAAGCCGTGGCACTTACAGAACACAAACAACTGGAACAGCAATTGAAGGAGGTAACCGAAACGATTGCGACGTGTACGGTAGATCCGGAGAAATTAGAGAAGGCCCGCAGGCGTTTGAGCGAGCACGAAAACGCAACAGCCGCGGTGAACACTTTGGAAGGTAAAATCTCTGGCGTTCAGCGGTGTATTGACAAGAACAAGGCGGATCTCAAGCGACTGAAAGAACAACTACGTCGCACAAAAAAGATTCGGCAAATGGTTAAGATTATAGAACGCGCTCGAGAAGTACTACATCGTGCTTGTTTACCAAGACGCGTGGCCCATAGCAACATGCTGCGAATGGAAGGAGATATTAACGAGCATCTGGGTTTCTTCGGCGATCCTTTTTCGGTCGAAGTCGGTGAGGATTTGTCCTTTATAGTCTCCAAACCGGGCGAACCCCCGCAATCGGCTAATCGCTTAAGCACAGGGCAGCGTGTCGTGCTATCCGTTGCTTTTTGGGCCTCAGTGGCCTCGCTGTGGAGTGGGGAGTTAGGTATGCTTGTGCTCGACGAGCCTACAGCCAATTTAGACAGCGACAACCGTAAAATGCTTCGTGATGCTTTATCCGCTATGACCGCTAAAGTGCGAGACAACCGGCAGTTGATTATGGTCACACACGATTCGGACCTAAGAAACGCGTTTGACCAGGTAATCGATCTAGGAGGCTAACGTGAACTTGGCCAGCTGCACAGACCTAGTTATTCGCCTACATACGGGACCTGCCGGTACCGTATGGTTCGGTGCAGATTCGCTGAGGTACGACACGCGTTTACCTCCAACACGTTTGTTGCTGAATAAACGCATGTTACAGGAACTAGACTCCGTACAGGTAATCCGTGTTGTCGGTACTCCCGCAAACGCAGAACTACTTGTGCGGTTGTTCGAGCTGAAAGTGGTGCAAAAGCGACTTAAAGGTACGCAGTTGCTTGTGTACAGCCCACGGATCGTGTCTGACTTAGACGATCCTGAAGCCGTACTGGATGCTACGTGGAGTGTTACAGATACGGGACGCTTATACGGTCGCGCACATGCTATGCGGAATTCGGATTACGTCAGCTATGTAATGCTTTACACCCCACACAAAGACCGAGCGGTTGTGCACTACCATCCGGTTTGGAAACCAAGCACATTTGTAAACTCGTTAGAGGTTACTAAGCTTTGCAGCCTAATACGCGATATAATCGACCCGCGTTGGTACCTGCACGAAAGTCGGTGCGATCGGTTTGGAAGGCTGTATCGACGTCTGGGCCTCACGGAAGAGAATATGGCCGCAATGGTGACCGGAAGTCGGCCAGGATACCGGTACGAAGCCGCCTGTAATGCCGTACATACCTGGTATAACGACAAACTGGATTTCGGGTCAGACGCCCCGGGAGACTTCTTGGCAGAGTATGTTCGTAATTTGCCCACAGAGAAGGCCTTGCTGAAAGGCACGAAGGCCTTCGTTGATTTGATCGTTCGCGTCTGGTTACAGACTGTGCAACCTTACCACCCAGAAGTGACGTTCGATGCGCTGCGGTTTTTCAGGGACGAAACTGTCTCGCAAGCTTTTAAACAACACATTGAGGGGTTATGACGTGCGAGAACTGACGGTACGGATTCAGTTTACGAAGCATTCGCTAGGCAACGTGAAAGTACAGAAGACGGGTCGTTTTGAGTTCGCGAGGAACCCAACCACTGGCACGATTATGTTTCTCCCGACATGGCATCTGTCTAACTTGCGGTTCGCTGCACAACTTCTTGGACGACATCAAGACACGGTTAAAGCGATACATTGGGATGTTGCTGTAGATGGCGTTGTGCCTGCGGGTAGTTGGTATCGCCGGTATTACGCAGTAGCGGGCACACGAAAGCAACGGTTTGTACTGCATGAAGCCTTTCCACCTGGACACATCATCGGACTGAACTGCGTAGTTCCGGAAAACATATCTGACGACGCCTTTTGGGAGCTTATGCGAATTGCCGGACAGTATCGCGGACTGAGTCCGGCAAAGCCAATAGAATACGGACATTTCGATGTAGTCAGCATACGGCCACGCCGTAATCCGAACGCATGTGCTGACTAAGCGATAGCCTGAAAATAGGAGCACTCATGGAGCAGATACAGCTACTGCGGTCTGGGAATCGTATTGTCGTCTCTCCGACGACAGACCGTGTCCGAGATACCATTACACCGCATTTGACGTATTCTGAGCGTGTGTTCTATCGCGGGTATGAACGGGCACGGCGTGTCAAGTTGAACTTACCTACGCAGGAGTTGGTGGAGTGGGAATGCTACGGTAATGACCACAAGGAACGGGTAGCTACGTCCTTCGGTTTTTGTGAGTTGATAAAAGAGAAACTGGAGAGCCGTGGTTACGAAGTAAAAGTCCGCTGGGCAACTAAGGCGGAAAAATTACAACACAAACACCGGCTGAATACGGTTTATAAACCGGACTGGTCCCGGTTAGACGAACTTGTGAAAGACGGGTTCAAGTATCGCTATAAGCAGAAAGAAGCATTACAGGCGATGGTGGATTATCCCAACGGGCGAATTGATTGCCACACGGGTTGGGGTAAGGGTACTCAAATCATGCTTGCGGCTATGCTGTTCCCTACAGCAACTATCGACGTAGTCACCAAACGAATTCCAATCTTGCATACTCGCCTGTACCCCGAACTGGCTATGAATCTGCCGTCTGTCGGTATAGTCGGTGGCGGCAAGAAAATACTTGGCAAGCGGGTCATGTGCTTGTCCGCGGACAGTATTCACTACGGAAGGCCTAATGCGGATTTCGTGTTTGTGGATGAAGGGCACGAGGCCTGTGCCGATAAGTTTGCTGAGGGTCTCGCGAGGTATGAGCATGCGCGTATGTGGGCCTTCTCTGCGTCGTGGGATCAGCGTTTGGACAATAAGGACCTACGCGGCTTAGCGATATTTGGACCAATCCGCGTACGTGTGTCTTACGAGGAAGGCGTTGAACACGGAATCGTTGTTCCAATCGAAGTACATTGGACCGACGTCATTATGGATCATAACCCAGCCAGTGGCGTTACGGACAACACGGAACGAAAGCGTCTGGCTATTTGGACCAACGAATACCGCAACTCTTTAATCGCAGCCGACGCAAGAAAGTACGGACCGGACACACAAGTCTTAATAACGGTAGAGACGATTGAACATGTACTGCATTTAGCTAAGCTTTTGCCGGAGTACAAAGTAGCGTATTCCGGTCAGAGCCTATCAGAGAAAGCCCTGGCGAAGTTTCGTCGTGACTTCCCGGACCAGTGGGTCGATATGACGCGGGAGAAGCTAGACAAGCGCGCCAGACGGTTCACCAAAGGGCTGGATAAGAAAGTGATTGCAAATACGGTGTGGAACGTTGGTGTAGACTTCCGACACCTAGAAGTGCTGATTCGTGGTGATGGCGGCGGCTCGTCTATCAACGACACGCAGATACCTGGGCGTAACAGCCGCAAGAAAAAGGCAGAGGATATAGCAAAAGGAGCTAAAGAAAAGTTTGTGGGGCGTGTTCATGATTATCTGGACCAGTTCGACCCACCGTCCCACAGAAAAGCAAATGGACGTGGCAGGAATTATGCTAAAAATAAATGGGTACAAAAATTCCCGGAAAAGAGATCGCGAAGACATAGAAGTTGAAATGGAGCTTCCAATGAAGAAGAAGCTATGTCCTAAAACCAGGCCAACAGGGTTCGTACCGGCAAACGCGGAACGCGTGCCTGTACCGGAAACTAACGAGGTCGATGTTCAATCGATCAAGGCGTGGCGGGTTAAAACAATCTACATGCAAGAGCGAGGGAGGTGGGAAACACTGAAGGTAGGCAAGTTGGTCACGTATGTGCCGCCGCGGTCGTATGACGGCAGAGGTGCCGTTTATATCGACGGGATCGAATCTGCTGAAACTACCGTGGTTAAAGCCAAGACGTCTGTGTGGCAACGAATCGTAGACTGGTGCGAGGCGCGTAAGATAAACCCAGAAGAGTATGTGCGGCAGTGTTTCAAGCTATTGAAATTGGAGCGTTTGCGTGCACCTGAGCCTGCACAACTCCTAGGTGATGTTTACTTTGCGAAGTGGAATGAGCTACAGGGGAAGCGAGACGCAGAAGTAGCGTTAGAGCTGTCAATCGAGAAAGACATTGCTTCTCGACACTACTCTGTGCGAAAGATGGTGTACGAAGACTCGGAGGAATTTGCGCAGATCTACGTAATAGCCGATGGTGCAGCTTTGGGGCTCAGTCCGTTGTTTCGTTACTGCCTTGCTTCGGCGGGTGGTACACGTAATGTCAGTAGGCTTGCTCGCAGATTGTTGCCTGAAGCCGTTATGCAGTTTGAGTCTTCTCGCCGATTCTATAGACGGCACTGGAAAGCGGTACTTCCTCCGGGATTCTCGAAACAAAGCAAAGCGTTGTATCCGATACTTCTTGCGAAGTTTTGGGCAGAACGTAAAAGTTGAGAGGTGACTAATGCCACAGGGTCAAAGTAAAAATAACGAGGCAGAACGTCGCGTTCCGATCGGAAGTGCTAAGAAGGAGGAAATGCTAGCCGTATTCATACGGAACCGCGATGCGTTCAGTACAGTCGCAGAAATGTTTAAAGTGACGGATTGCCGTAAAGCCATGGGTGAGCATTATGCTCTGCTATGGCGAGAAGTGCGGAAGTTTCACAAGAAATACAGTGAGCTTCCAAGTAAGACACAACTGGAAAGCCTACTGCACGAGGCAGTCACGGCGAACGACAAGTTAACAACAGACGGAGAACGAGAAGAGCTGGATCGTTTCTTGGACTTTGCCTGGGACGACGTTTCGCACGGAAAGAAGATCAGCAAAAACAAAAACGTTATGCGTGTGGCCGTAGACACGTGTAAGGAAGTATTAGAAGAACTCATAACGGAAGAACTTGCTGAAAAGTTACAAGCAGACGGCACGCTTCCGACCAATATCAATGAGCTACTGGGTACAGCGCAGAAAAAGCTGGATCTTACACGTAGCATCACTGAAATCGATTTAGGCGTTCCTTTTCCTGAGGGCTGGGACGAACGCAAAGACAATCAAATTACTACAACTGGCGTTTCGGCTCTTGATGCCTTAACGGGTGGCGGTCTAATGCCAGGGGAGTGTTTGCTGTTCATGGCTCCGTACGGTTCGTGTAAGACCGTTACCGCGTGCGATAGTACCGCAGAGTTGATTCTTCATGCGGCGCAAATTTACGTAACTGGAAAGTCTCGGCGTAACGCGAAGAACGAACCGCTAATTCCTGTTGTGGTTCTGTGCTTCACGGAGTCAGACAAAGCCGAATACCGTAACCGGTTAATGGCTAATCTTGCTCGTGTTCCGTGGAAGAAGTTACGGGAAATGACGTCGCTGAAAGATCTGGACGACAGCAGCCATCCTGGGGCTAAGGCGTCAACCAAATACGAGCTAGAAGAGTTCAAAGATAAACTAGCCACGGACAAAGAAGGGTTTTCGTGGAAGAACGAGCGGAAGCGTGTAAAAGAAGTGATGACTGTAGCAAATAAACATCTGCTACTCATCGATTGCACGAACGCCGAGGATAACCCGTACAAGATCGGTACAGGTGGTATGGCTGAACTGGCAAACGTCGTTCGTGGTATCTTCCGCAAGAAACCAATGCTCTATCCCATTATGATCTGGGTAGATCACCTTTCCGGGCTTGTCGACCGGATGGGCGAGATGGACGAAAGTGTGCAGCGTAAGATCCTGACTAACATGCCACGTATTGCGGTCGAAGATATTGGAAACTATTTACGGTGTCCCGTAGGTCTTATGCACCAGTTTGCTGGGGCCATGCAGAATAAGAGCCCTACAGCTAAACTGCACCACTCCGACGCAGAAGGGTCTAAGAGTCTAGGTAAGTACGCGAACTTTTGCGTAGTATCGGGTAAGACGGATGAGAACCTAATGTGCGTTTGGGAGGCCACGAAGCATCGACGCGAACCGCCAACGGCTCATCGTATCATCCGGGTACACGGTGAATTTTCTCGCCTGATCGACTGCTCTAAGACGCACGGCATAGAGCCGGGTCGTCGAATTATCATATCTAAAGACGAAATGAACTCGACAAAGTCTATGCCGACAGGTTCATCTAAACCTTCCACGTTTTCAGGACTGCTAGAGCCTGCAGACTCAATTTAGTTGAGGTTTTATGAACGTTCTAAATCAGTCGCTTTTTCGGCGACTCGGCGCAAGCTTTGGCCACGTCAAGGTATCTAACCAAGGCGAGGCTATGATAAGTCGGGCTGTGCAAGATCTCGACGATCAGCCAATGCTAGCGATTCAACATACAGGAGAGTATTACCAGGTCTGTTGCCCTTACTGCCGAGACACGCGATACCGTCTGTACGTGAACCATCGCTTCGGAAAGCGAGACGCTTTGGGTCGTCCTATATTGTTCGTTGCTACTTGTTTCAACCAAAACTGCTTGGCTATTCGAGAGAACTTTAGGGACTTCCTAAACCAACTGGACGGTAATGTTTTAGCGGACTCTACGGTTAAGAAAGGAAAGGTTGTACCGGAAGAGCTGCGAGAGATATTACCGCCAGGTGTGACAATACCGCTAGCAAAGCTTCGAAAGACGCACGAAGCTAGGGTCTACCTACAAAGCCGGGGATTTGATCCTGACGTTTTGTCGGAAAAGTTTGGTGTCACTTATTGCCGAGATTCGAAATACATCTTTGCCCGCAACCGGATCATCATATCGATCTATGACAACGGTAAGCTTAAAGGTTGGCAAGCGAGACATATCGGTGATCTGGACTGGAAGGGACCACGAAAGAAAGAACTGCCGCCGAAGTACTTTAACGCGCCAGGAGCCCACTTCAAGTCTCGGGTGATATTCAACTGGGATCAGATGAAACAGTGGGCTACTGGTATTATCGTGGAGGGGCCTACCGACGTATTCCGCATGGGGTCCATGTCCGGCTGCATCTTCGGCAATAGTTTAAGTGACATACAACGACGCATGTTCGCGGCAGCATTTCGAAATCGTACTGGCGTTTTGCTTCTAGATCCGGAAGAGTACGATTCGAAATCTACGCGGGCGACTTTGGACTACTTCCGGATGAAGATGCCAAAACGGTTTTGTGCCGTCAAATTACCAGACGGCACAGACCCCGGATCCTTAGGAAGAGAGTTCTTGCGTGCGTACGTTAAGGAGCAGGCGGAATTGCAGGGTGTCAAGGTTACGTATAAGAGGTGCAGCGATGAAAAGGCGGACGATTCGAAATCTAGACGAAGAAGAACAGAAGAGTCATAAGCGAAACCTGGTAGCTTCTCTCGGTGTCGCCGGTAACCGACCGCTAAAGTCGTTAGCAGGTATTTGGCCGTTAGATGCACCAGGTATGCCGCCACCTGGTCCCGACTTTCTACGTGCAGCTGTGTCCCTGGGTGATGCGATAAACGTAAAGGAAGGTAAAAAGTTTGACCCAAAGGCACACATACCCGGAAGCAGATTAAAAGAGCTACATCAGCGAGCTTTGCGGGAAGTGGGGTTTACGTTAGACGTCCAGGTAAAGAACGGGATTTACGCTCCTGTGACGTTCGTGCCCGGGCACATCTGGGGGCAGCACGCGAAGGAGTGGGCGCAATCGTTATCCGATCCAAACGCTGTAGCTTTGCCCGTAGACGGTCCGCACCCTGCGGATGTTATGGTTATAGGCAAGATGCCGTGGAAAGACGAGACAGCGGTAGGACGGAATCTAATCGGACCGACCGGTGAGATCCTGGTCGACATGATTAACAAGCTGCACATACGAAATGCAGATAAATGGTACGTGACAAATATCTGCAAGTTTGCACCTCCGGACGGCGGACGCAATCTTAAAGCAGGTTGGCTTAAAGATTGTCTACCGCTTTTACATCAAGAACTGCGCATCGTTAAACCGAAATACATTTTGTGTCTGGGGGCCGAAGCGTCAAAGTGCCTGTTAGGCAGTCAGTACGGTATAGCGTACATGGCTGGTAGAGTTATTCCGGTCACGTTCGATATGCGTCTCAACAACGAGGACACAGCAGAACCGCATACCGCCCATGTAATGACCGTGTTACATCCAGCGGCAGTTGCTATGGACCCAGCACAAAGCCGCATTCTTGAATCCAACATGGGTCGGTTTGCCAATCTTTTAGCAACTAACAATCTGGATCTAGAAGAGAAAGGACTGGATCACCGAGCGTGTTATGTGTTGGAAGACGCGCTGGATTGGATTGAAGAAGCACAGGCGGAGCTTGCGCAACAGCCGAAGCACTTGCGGCTAACTGCGTGGGACTTGGAATGGCAAGGACAACACCCCGTTAACGAAGGCAGCTACGTTCGCACGATTCAGTGCTCCTGGGGACCAAAGAAAGCTATTTGCTTTGTAATGGCACACCCCGGAGGAAAAGCTGCGTTTCGGGATAGGGACGGCAAACCTGCAGCGAAACGCTTAATTAAAGCACTGAACGAGTTCGTAAAGTGTTCGAGACCTGTTGGACACTTTTTGGTAGCTGACATGGAGTGGGCAGAACATATCGGCTTAAAGCTGATAGATCACTGCCCAGTACCGCTTTATCCGGATGCTAAATCCAGATCCGGCTGGGAGCAACTGCGTGCTGGTGCTGGTTGGTTAGATACAGCAATGATGAACCACGCGATCGAAGAGACGGCACCACTCGGGTTGGAAATGCTGACTATGCGGTACACCATGGCACCGCGATACGACATAGCCTTGGATGACTGGAAGACAAAATGCGTTAAAGAAAAGAAGCAGAAGAAGGAAAGTCTGGAAGGGTACGGCGAATGTCCAGATAAGGTGTTGATACCTTATGCCAATTACGACGCCGACGTTACCAGACGTATCGCGATCTCGTTACTCCCGCTACTGGAACGAGATTACGAAGGCAACTGTGCCTGGGAGCCGTTCTGGGAATCCATGATAATCCAGAAGCCGATTCTCCGAATCCACCAAAACGGCATGTGTGTTGACCGTGAGCGTATCGATTACTTGACCAGGGCATTTATAGAATGGCGGGCCAAGAAAGAGAAAGAGATTCAGAAATGGTCACGGTGGCCTGATTTTAACGTAAGGTCCGTGCAACAAGTAAAAGAATTCTTGTTCGGACACACGTTGAACGGGAAGCGCACGGCAGACAATAAACCCGTACGTATCCGACCAGCTGATGCGTTGAGTCTGCAACTAGAACCTCTGTTAGACACTTCTAAGCCGCCACGTCGCTGGCGAGATCTTGTAGAAAAAGGACTACATCACGAAGCAAGTCCGGGTACCGGGAAAACCGTGCTGGGTATCTTGGCGCAGGAGAACCTAGCCAAAGCCGATCAGATCAACATGATCCGGGATTATCGGTTTCTGGATCAGGTGCTCAAGTCCGTGCTGCGTGTTCCGAAGACAGACGACAGTGATAACTGGATTGAAAACGACGACGGGTTTTTAGAGTACGATGCCGGACTCGCCTACAGTATCGACGACGATGGTAGAGTGCGAACGCACTTGTACCCTACGGCTGAAACGGCACGTTGGAAATCTAGCAGACCTAACTTGCAGAACATCAGTAAATCTCGTGATCCGGATTATATGCGGTTGTTGGGCGCTAAGAAAAACGAGAAAGGTAAGTGGGTCGGCGGTAGCTACACGCATACACTGCGAAGCATATTAAAAGCCTCAGACGGTTTCGCGTTGGTGGAAGCTGACTACAAAGGTGCTGAGCTTTACGGTATGGCCCTCATGTCCGGATCGAAGAAGATGCAGGAGCACTGTATACGCTCTTTGCTCCCAGACGAGGGTTACGACGAGAAGGGTAAAAAGTGTGAAGGAGGTAAGTTCCCGCATCCTGATTATTACGATATCCACTCCAACGTAGCGTGTCTGGCTTTCCAATTAAAGTGCCACCCGTCTAAGAAGGGTTTGGATTCTATCGGGAAAGTTCATTTTCGTACCTTGGCTAAAAACGTGATTTTCGGTATTGCTTATGGGCGGCAGGCTAAAGCAATTGCCTTGCAGGCCAAGGAGCAGGGAATCAACGTAACCGTCAATGAGGCCCAGATCGTCATTGACGCAATCTTCCAGATGTATCCAGAGCTACTGCCGTTCTTCAACGAAGCGAAGAGCCGTGCGATAAAAGACCGGTGGTTGTGTAACTGTTTCGGACGTTTTCGTCGGTTTCCGTCCACGTCGGATTATAAGTTGGAAGGGGAATTCGAACGACAGGCGATGAATTTCCCTAAATGATGTGGGGAAGTAAAACGGGGTGAACTCAGGGGAAGTTTTCTTTGGCAAGCGACATTGGGCTGTTAATTAAGTTCATAGCTTGCGATAATCCTGAGCCGAGCCAGAGTGGCGACATTCTGGAAGGTGCAACGACTAGATGCCGAGTCTCGTGAGAGACAGTAACGCATCCACGAGCGCCCCGGCGGTTTTAATTAAATCCGCATGATATAGTCTGACCTGCTACGACAAAGGCGATGCGATGTTGTGCAAAGATTGCAATAAAGAAAAACGGGTTAAAAATGGGCGATGTTTGTCATGCTTTCGTGCAGAAAGGACACGACAAGCTGCAAAACTTCGCCACGCCCGTAGACGGAAACTGCAAGAGCGTAACGCGGAGTTGCGGCAGCAAGGCAAGCAAGTGTGTTCACGCTGTATTAAAGTTCGCAGGTTGTCCGAATACCGCACATCGTTGGGTGACGGTAAAGGAAAGCAGAACTCTATATGTGACCGTTGTTTGTCTGGTATGTACAAGGTCAGAGGTGTCGGCTTTACCTATACGTTTTGGCGTGCGAGAGCCTATTCTCTTAACACCACAGCCAGAAGTCGCCTCAGCCGAGAGCAACGGGAACGGTTAGATTTAGCCGCATTACCTTTTGTGTTTAAGCCGCAAGACCTAATCGAAATGTTCGAGAAACAGGATGGTAAATGCGAATACTGCAAAGTCGTACTCGACTATCGCAGTACAAGTGTTGACCATAAGGTGCCGACATCTCGTGGCGGAACGCACTCTGTTGAAAACGTATGTCTGACGTGTCGAGATTGTAACTATCTAAAGAACACGCGGACAGCGAAAGAGTTTCGGAAGTTTGTTTTGCAATATGCACAACGTTTCGTTGAGTAGCAGATCGCGAGGATAAAGAGCCTCGCGGGTAACAACGTGATCCAAAGTATGATTGCATCCTGCGTAGATCGTGGGATCGCATATTTGGTAGACAAGATCGAGTCTCTGGGCTTACAAGACGACATTCGTATCTTGTTACAGATCCACGATGCTGTGTTACTGGAAGCACGGTATCCGTATGTTGAATTCTCACAACAGCTGATTCAGTGGGCATTCGTGGACATGGTAGAAATTTGGCCAACGAATCTGGCAGGTAAACCACGAGGGGATGGTCCATACCGCTTAGGACTAGACTTCGAGGTCAGTAAACATTGGGGTGAAAAGTTCACCCACGAGGAAGCGATCGAAGTTGGCTTAGATCCGAAGTTTGCCAAGAAACCTGTCGCTACCGAGTTTGCTAGTGCAAAGATCTGAGTTAAATTCTAAAGAGGTCAGTACGTATGGAAGGCAACTACAGTTTGCGGAATCTAGAAGCAAGAGCAGCCACCGCCCGCGAGGTCCACCGTAACTATATAAGCAAACTAGAACAGGCTTATGTGTCAGCTGGGGAGCGACGAGAAGCACAGAAGATCCCCCCGATCCTTATCGTAGGCAAAGGGAGATCCGGAAAAGACACCTCTGCAGAATTCCTTGCAGGCCTTTATAATCTGCCAGAAACGAAGTCAGCTTCGCTTATCATCGCACCGTTGGTTGCGTCCATGGTAGGTCTTCCGGAAGACGTAGTTTACAAAGACCGGCATTCAAAGACTGACTTCTGGATCAAAGCCTGTCACGCAATTCGAGGTTCTGATTTGCCATGCTTGGCCCGTTGGTGTCTGGGCACTGGTGACATTGTTATAGGCTTGCGCGGCAAGGAAGAGTTTGTCAGTGTCATGCAGAATCGGATCTGTGAGTTAAGTGTGTGGATTGAACGGAACGTCCCAGCGGACTACACCGTAGAATTCTTACGCAGGGACTGTGACGTCGTTATCGAAAATAACGAAGAACTGTCGCAGCTATATCGACGATTGTCTAATTTTGGTCGTATTTGTTACAAGAAACGTTAATTTAAGGACTTCAAAGATGGCACGTAAATTACCTTCTCGCGGTGACGGCGGTTACGACAATCGCAAACACAGCGGGTTCGAGCAGCGCGGTATTCCTGGTAACTACATGTTGAAGCCAGACGTGCAGAATACGCACTTGATTTTTCCGTCTTTCTTTGACGGACCGTTGGTGTTTCGTCCGTTTCCGCAAATGGACTTCGTTCAGCCACAGCAGCTATTACAACCTGGGCGGCTTAGTGTAGCCCCCAGGCACTTCTCGCAGTGGATCGTCAAAGTGCGTGCGGTAGTCCGAGCAGGGCTACCTGACTGCGAAAAAGCAAGTTTCTTGCTGTACCACCCAAACGCGAATGACGATGTCAAAAGGGAAAACCCTTATACGATTTTCTACAACGCTGTCAGTACTGCCTTCAAAAGTTCCAAGTTCGGAAACGGTAAGAAATGGGATTCCGAATGGAACAAGCTGATGCAAGGCAACGACAAAGAAGGGCCGCTCATCAAGGAACCGTCGACTATCTTCTTCATGCAGGGTGCCGTATGGTGTTGTGGTGAAAAAGACTACATGGAGGATCGAGACAGCAGCAAGCCCTACGGCCTAGCGGATAAGGATCGTTTGCCGATCATACAAGCGTCGGCGTCCGTGGGTATAGCGATTATGCAGCTGTACTCGATCGAAAAGGATGAACATGACGGCGATGAAGATAAAGACTTTTCCGCGAAATTCTTGTTCGGAGATCCTGTCGGTCGGTTCCTGGCAAAGAAGCGTATCGTCAAGGGTGGGCACATTATCCGGATCTACAATCCGAGTGTAACTAAAGTCAAGCAGGCTATTAACAACACAACACCCGACAAGCCGAAAGAAGGGCAAGCTAAGCGGATCGGGTACTGCGCCGAGCTGATGAAGTCCTACGAGCACAACGGCGTTACGTATGGCCCGGATTTGGATTCTGCGGACGTTGATTGCGTTTTCGAGAAGTCGCAGTTCTGGTTTGACGACCAAGGCAGCGAGAACGGCATATTGCGAATCGCACCGGTTGAGCAGCAAACGTACTGGCTGGCTAAAGCGCACAAGTCAGCACCAAAACTGGTTCTTTGGGCTCTTTCAGAGCATACCCATTTGCTTACCGAAGAAGTTAAAGGTGTGTTGGCAAGCCGCGTGTCTGCTGTCATTCCTAGCGCGTCTGAAGACGAAGAAGACGAAGAAGACGAAGAAACGAAGCCAGGTAAGAAGCCGAGTAAGAAGGATCCGTTGTTCAATAAACCTGCGGCTCCGGATGAAGACGACGAAGAAGACGAAGAAGACGATGAAGACGACGATGAAGACGATGTTCCTCCAGTGAAGCCTGGCAAAAAGAAACCAGCACCCAAGGAAGAAGACGAAGAAGACGAAGAAGACGAAGAAGAAGACGAAGAAGAAGACGAAGAAGAAGACGACGAAGAAGACGAAGAAGAAGAGGAAGAAGACGAAGACGATGTTCCTCCGGTAAAGCCTGGCAAGAAGAAACCGGCTCCAGCGGTTGAGGAAGAAGACGAAGACGAAGAGGAGGATGACGAAGAAGAGGAAGACGAAGACGAAGAGGAGGATGACGAAGAAGAGGAAGAAGAAGACGTTCCGCCAGCTAAACCGGCTAAGAAGCCAGCGGCAAAGCCGGCGGCAAAGCCGGCAGCAAAGCCAGCAGCAAAGCCTACGGGGGCTAAACCTGCGGCTCCTAAAGCGGATGACGATGACGACAACTACTTCGAGGACGGTCCTGTCGGCAAGGCTGTTAAACAGTCCTTGAAGGCAGCAGAAGAGCGAAGTGCTAAGCGTAAGACGCCAGAGAAGGCAGCGCCAACACCGCCACCAGTGGACGCGAAAAAGAAAAAGAAGTAAGTTAGTCAGTCCGGCTATCGCGTAGAATATGTAGAGCCAGGTGGTTATCCGCCTGGCTCTATATTTACCTGGAGGCTCTATGGCTAAAAGTAAGAAAACACCCCCCACCTTCACCTCTCTAACACAAGACGATGACGAATCCAAACTAATCGACTACGACGTCTTTTCGGAAGAATCGGCTGCTCCGAAGGCGAAGACCACTTCTACGAAGAAAAAACCCGCAAAGAAAGAACCTGTAAAGGTTGAACAGAATAGAAGCGTTTCAGCGAAACCGACTGCCGCACCAGCCCGGCAAACTATCTGCCTACAAGAAGATCGAAAGCTTACCAAAAAGGATAAGCTCGGGCTGGAACGTTGGCAGGGAAAACAACGTGGTAAAACGTTAGACTCTTTCTTCTCGCGGCAAGTGGCAGAAGCCCGCAAGAAGTTTGGGCACGAAGGTGTTTATCTTGGATCACAGTCTGAGTCTTTGGTGATCGGGATACCTACACCCGCGTTAGCGTTCGAATTCGTGATAGCCCAGGATTGCTTCCCGCTTGGCTTAGTCATGCAGATCGTAGCGAAGCATGGCGTCGGAAAGTCGGGTTTGCTTGCGGAGTTTGGCCGCTGGTTCGATATGTACGGTGGCGGGACCGTTCTGTGCGAGAACGAGACCAAATTTAACTGGCACTGGTACGTGTCGATCATGGGGAAGGAAGCCTATGACCGTATGCCGTTGCATCGTTGTAGTTCTGTGGAAGACTGGCAGCGGCACCTAACGTGGTCACTTAAAAAGATGAAGCAGGATATGCTGGGTACTAAGGAAAGTCCAGGTCCTGGCCGTACGGTACCGATCTTGTTCGGTGTCGATTCGATTATGGGTAAGATGTCCCAGGAAAACCAAGAAAAGATTCTAGGAAAAATTGGTAAGCAAGGAAAACCTGGAACAACCGGTGACGGTTTCGCACAGGCTCGTAGCTTTCCGATCGAGGCTGGGTCCATCACGAAATACATGCGTACTGTTCCGCAGCTGATGGATCGCTGGCCATTTGCGCTGGTGTTGATTAACCATCTGCGTATGAAAACTGACGATAACGGTAATCCTGAACGTAATAAGACCGGTGGGGAGCAGGTCAACTTTCAGGAGTCGTTCGAGTTGGAGCTGAAGAAAGTTGGTGGACACGCGAAGAAGATTCAGTCTGCTAACTTTGAAGGTGTGCCTCTACAGTTGTCTTGTGAGAAGAACAGCTTCGGACCGACAGGGCGAAAAGCGCAGGTTCGAATGCTGTGGTGGCACGAACGTGATGAAGAAACAGGTAAGCAGACCCAGAAGACCGTCTGGGATTGGGACTGGGCAACTGTGCATTTGCTTAACCGCATTATGTCAGATACTGATAGCGTGTATCTGAAGAATCGGTTAAAGGATACCGGGTTTCACATTGCGTGTCCTAAAACGTCTGACGTTGAAAACACTGCGTGGTCCAAGACGCTGGGCATGAAAGAAGACGACGCGACAGAATGGTCCACGGTTGGGGCCATGATTCGCGAGGACGCCTCGCTGATGCACAAGCTGCGAGATGCTTTGTGTATTGCGTCTCGGCCAATTTTGGCTGGAGATTACCTGAATCAAATGGATAACCTATCTGAGGAACTACCATAATGGGCAAGCGACCACACCCAGCCGAGAGTTTGCTAAACGGACAAAAGCTCAAAGCCGCAACGGACGAAGCTTCAAATAAATCATTTGAAGAAGGCAAAGTGCTGTTCTTGTTGCGAGCTTTAAAGCTCGACGTAACGAAGACTAGTCGCGATATGCGAGCTATTGAAAGCGATTTGAGCGGAAATACCAATCTCACGTTTCAGGCCTTTGAGCGTCGTTATCAGTCGTTTCCGCTGTGTATGCGAGCTTCTCGGCTGAGTGGGGTCAGCTTACATCTGACAGGTTCGTCTCAGTTTCCTGCACTGTTTAAGGCGTTTGACAAGACGCCGTTTTGTCAGGCCTTTCAGGCTGAGTGCGAAGAACAACGCAGCAAGTATAAAAGTTTTGGTTTGGTGTTTCCGCGACACGGATTTAAGCATGGGCTTATTATCTACGGGACGGATACGCTAGAAACGTTGCCGATTTCGAACAAAGAATCCGCTTTTATAAACGTGCAACCAAACACAGCTCCCTATCCTCTGCTGGTGGTTAGGTCGTTCCAGAAGACGATAGAAGCAATCTACAACAACGGAGAAGGCTGGACGCCTTCTATGGGGTAATTCTAAAAAACGTTTTTTAAAATAGGAGAGAGTATGGCGAACAGTGTTACGCCGGTGGAGAAGGCGAGAGCGAAGCTGTTAACACAGATGACACCGGCTACACGCGAGGTGGCTCAAGAGTTTCTAACCAGTACCGTTCGAACGGCTACCGGCGTCGTTATGTTTCACTACAACCTGGGGCAACGTATCGCTCAGGTGGTGAATGACGAAGCGACATTCGGAGACTCGGCTGTAGAGCTGCTGGCTGGTTATCTTGGCATTAAAGGCGGACCTACGTATCTATACGCGTTACGTAACTTCGCCGAGACGTTTGACAAAGAATATGTCAAGCAAAACACATCAAATCTGATGGCTAACGGTGATACGCTTTCTGTGGCTCACTGGCTGAACTTAACGAAGCTCAGTGAAGAAGCAGCACGCACAAATATGCTGAAGCGTGTGTTTGCAGAAAGCATGTCTGCCAAAGACCTCGACGCTGAGATTAAGGCAGGCATGGCCGGCAACCGAAAGAATACACGACAAGGGGGACGTAATCCAAAGGTCCCATCTAACCCGCTGATTGGTTTGCACAGTATCTGTCAGATGGGCGTGAAAATCGTGCGGTTCGAGCCTGTGGCGAACAGTTCTGTATTTGATGCCCTGGATGCCTTATCTCCCGACCACGTTACGGCTGACGTTCTTAAAAGAACGCAAAGCGCTTTGGAGCAGCTGGACGAGACGCTTGAAAAAATGCATCACATGCAAAAGCGTTTACAAGGAAACGTTAAACGACTACAGTCCATCCGAAACGGCCCGCGAGCCATTGCGGATAAAACAGAAGACAAGGCGGAAACCGGAGCGAAGCCTGCAGCTCCGAAGCAAGCCATGGCTAAAATGAAAAAGAAGAAAAAGTAACCACGAGGTGTAGGTCATGTTTTCAGTAAACGTATTGCTCTACGGATCGTACACTTGGCTAGCTAAGAGATGCTTATCCAGCATCGTCGTACCTGGTACTGAAGACTTCATAGCGGAGCTGCGTATCGGGTTAAATGCTGTTTGTCCTGAAACGCGGCAATACGTTGCTGACCTTATGCAGACAGCCCCATATCCGGTTTATGTGTACGAACCGGAGGGGCGTGTAAATGCGTTGAAGTACCCGCTGATGCGTAAAATGTTTTACGATCCAGCACGTCCAATACCCACAAAACACGTAATGTGGTTCGATGACGACAGCTTTGTGCGGTGTCCGGAGTTCTGGCAAGATATCGCAGAAGAAGTGAATAACACGGATTCGCCGCTGATTGGTTCAGTGTACCGGCCTGGCTTCTTCTGGTCGAAAGACGAGGTTGCTCTGTTCAAGGAACAACCGTGGTTTACTGGTATCGATTGTAGCAGCAAGCCTAAGTTCATAACTGGCGGCTGGTGGGTTGCAGATCTAAACTTCTTAGCCAAGTTTGATTATCCGTTTCGTGTCTTGCTACACAATGGAGGTGACACCATTATGGGCGAGGTGCTTAGACAGCAGGGTAAGGTCCCGCACCACTATCAAAGAGGCGTGGCTATCAACGCAGACGAGCAAGGCCGAGAGTCCAATGCGAAAAGGCGAGGCGTTACAACGTCGCGTCCGTTTGCCGTACCTGCAGGGCCGTCGCCGGAGTTCGAGGTCAACGTAACTACGAATAGGATAGGTACCTGATATGACGTTTCTTCCAACGCAGTGGGTAGACGTGAACCCATTCTTGCTGAAAGAGATTCAGCCTGTAGTGACGCTGCCACGTAACCCGAACGAGCAGCAAGCCGTATACGTGCCTGTAACGTCTTTGCTTGTAGAAGGACCAACAGAGTACGCGTTTACACAGATTGGCAGTTTTGTACGCGTACCGATCGTAGCGTACAAAACTACACACCTAGCGCTACCGGATATATTCGGTTTGGGTGTACAACTTGGTATCGCTGCAGTTGACAAGCTGCGGACACAACACGATAAAACACCCAAGAATGTCCAACTTGTAATTGGGCACCAGTGCACAGACCTTAGACCAGGAGAAGAAGCGTTCCGGTGCTATATCGGAATAGCTCTATTCGTATGACCACAGAAAAAACTGAAAACGATTCGCGTAAACAAGATGCTGCAGACATGGGTCGAATCACGACAGCATTTTACGAAACGGAAAAGCTTTTTTACGGGGCAAAAAAAGCTTTGGCTGGGTTTTCGTCTTTACGCGACGCCCTAGTAAATTTGCATGACGCGAAGACCGCAAACAGATTGCCTATTTTGGAATTTCGTGTCGCGTTAGGCGTAGAGTCACGCGAAGCGATGGTATGCGCTGTAGACCTGAAAAAGGTGAACACTGAGCACATTGCGCACGTGTTGATTCCGTTAATCAATACGCTTGCAGGGGAGCTTCTGGATAGCGTGGACAAAATGCACACGGCTATGGCGGAAGCAAAGCCACTTCTCGAGCGCCTGGCCAACGGAGCGCAGTAAACAATAAAAGGTGCGTTTTGCCTAAAGATCAATTTTCACCCGGAAACCCGTTTTACCCTATTGAGAGTAACGACGGGTTTCATGTTGTACAGACAGAGTGCGGACCTATCCTGACGCTTTCGGTACTCGCCTACTATGGTGGGGTGCCGTGCAACATAGTCGATAAAGATCCTGCCAACACAACCGTAGAGATAATGGAGTACACGAAACCGACAGCGCAAGCACGTGGCGAATGCGAGCGTCTGCGGTTGGTCATGGATGCCGTATGTCGATACTTTACTACCGGAGGTAGCTGGGGAGAGTTAGCGAATTCTTTACAGTTAGCCAGGACGATAATAAAAGGCGGTATTGTTTTTCCTGGCTACTACTTGACCGAAAGCTACAGCACTACAGATGGAACCTATCAGCACGTCTTCGTCGAAGACGGCACAGACAAGGCCGTGTTGTGGACGGAACCAGACGTAGGGGATTCAGGGCTGCCTATCGGTGGATGGATCTGGTCAACAACACTGGCCGAACTGCAACAGGAGGCAGCAGAACATGGCCAAGACTCCGAAGGACCAGAATCCGAAGAAACAAGTTCCGGTAATTCGCTACAACTATAACGTAGAAAAAGTACTGGCACTTAGAAAAGACCTGCGGGAAGTGGTGGGCGTAGAGTTCTTGCACACCACACCCACAGGCGACAAGTTTAAGCGACTCGTAGACCTGTTCGCAGAAATGCTACCAAAATCGATTTCGTACCGTGTGCTAGAAGACACGTTGCGTTCGTTAGCGAACGTATATATCGATGACCGCAATCTCGATAATACCTGCTGGCGTGTAGCGGGTAACGTAAAACGGCTAACACGGCAGAAAGCGGTACCTCCTTGGCATATTCAAAAAGTACAAGAATGGGTACCTGTGCAGATAACTGCGTGTTCGCGAGAGAAGACGAGTCGTGGAAGTCTAGGGGCTAAATTCCAATTCCGTATACTGGCGGGTACGTCAGCAGGACTACTTACAGATAAGTTCTGGACGCTTAAGTTCTGTCGCTTCATCTCGGTCTCGCTGGGATTCAGTAAATACAACCCAAGACACCAGGAAGCAATGCCGTACACGGTACCGGAGCATTTAGTCGGTTTACGTTTGTATGTGTGCGTAGACCCAGCGTTAAGCGACAAAACACCGGTATTCAGCAATATCGGGTTTCCGTGCAGTTCTGTTCGATTTAATAAAGTAACGCTTGGTTGTAGATTTCGGCTGCAAAGTGGATTTCAGTGTTTGATGCAAAAAAGACCGGAAGAACTACCCTGTCACTTGTGTCCTATCGGTTTTACGAAATGTCGTGCTGCTACACACAGGCAAGACTGGGTTACCGGCGATTGTTCGGAGTGTGGTCAAACAAAATACTTCGATCCAGAACGCAAAGTAGATCGGTGTGTGGATTGCAATGTACGGGCAGCGTACAAACACGGCACCTAATCTGTCTTTAACTTCTTGTTTTAAAAACCTGCGTAAGCAGTGTTTTTATTTATCTTTATTGATTATTAGGACAAAAATTTTGTCCTAATAATACTAACAAACACTGTTTTCCGAACTTTCAGGTGCGCTATGGATTGTCCAAAATGCGGCGAAGAATGCTGTCGCGATCAAGTAGACGTCGGTGTTGGCATCATGTACGGGCCTTGGGGCTGCATGTGTGGATGGTCTGAATACCCAGAATTCGATTCTTCTGACGGGCCGTCGCCTGCACAAAAAGAAGCCGCTGACACCGGACGTTACGTAGATTCCTGTGGAGTATCCCACAGCATCGACCGTATTGCCGAAAATCTGTCTCGCTTCGGTATTCCGCGAGACCTGGTAGACGACGTATTCGAAATCAAAGAACAAGGAGAAACAAATGAAGACAGTTGAAGAACGAATCACCTTTCGCTCTGAACGACAACCAGACGGTACTTACTCTGTCTACACCGGTATCGCAAACACCTTTGCCGATAACTTAGTTCGTAGTGCTGTACCGCCGTCTAGTGCAGCACGTGTTGTACAGCGAATGTATCGCGAATACCACAAAGCTTTGTACGGGTCGAAAAACATCGACACGGAGATTAAACGGTACAAGGCCGAAGTCATCGAACGCCTTGTCCTGTTGGCTTTGCCGTTTTTTACACCGGTGGACGGAATCGACCTTGGTGATGTCGATAAAACGCCAGCTAATTCCCGTGCTTACATCCCGGCACCGGGGGCTCGGGCGTGCGATGACTATATGAGCGAAGCATTGTCTGCCGCTCATAAGTTTATCGGGATCACTCGAACAGACTTTTTCTTCATGGGGCCACACGGTATTGTGGAGACCCCGATCGCCAATGTGCCGATCGAAGATCTACTGATCCTACTTTCTATTTTCGAGTCTTTTGACTTCGTGAAAGGGGCGTTTGTTTCGCTATGAAAAAGTTTACCACGCTGTTTAAACGGACGGCTAAGGGGGCAACGCAAATATGGGAAATACGCGTGGAGAAGACCAAAGAAGGTCATGGTCTAATGGTCACGCGGTACGGACAACAAGGAGGTACAATTCGGGAGATTAAGGAAACGATCTCTGAAGGCAAAAACGTCGGCAAAAAGAACGAAACGTCACCGTTCGAACAGGCTTGTGCCGAAGCGGAAAGTCGTTGGAATAAGCAGAAAGACCGCAAAGGTTACGGTCTCACAGTAGAAGAGTCAGCAGATATACGCGGCGCTAGTGCAATGCTTGCGCAGGTGTACAGTAAGCACTCTGGCAAGGTGGACTGGGCAAACGCTTACGCCCAGCCGAAGTTAGATGGATTCCGGTGTCTGACCACGCTGACGGAGTCAGGCAGCGTAATTATGGTCAGCCGCGAGAATCAAGAATTCCACGCGTTGTCGGCCATGCAAGGGGCTATCGCCGAGCTTCTTGGCAGCAAGAAGATCAAAGAGATCGTGCGACATGCTGGTGGAAGCTTCACGTTGGATGGTGAACTTTACTGTCATGGTATGTCGCTGAACGAGATTGCGTCGGCATGCAAGAGGAAAAGCCCGAAGTCTAATCTTCTTAAGTACCACGTCTACGACGCAATGCTCACCACCGTAGATTTCACAACGCGATATGAGCTTGCTACCGCGTTCGTAAAAGAAGATGAGACTGGGTTGTTGTTACCAGTTTCTACGGTAAAAGTTCGTGGCGAGCAGGACCTGATGCACGCACAGGGTGAGTTCATAGACTCCGGATACGAAGGTGCTATGCTCAGGTATGGTGCTGCCGGGTATCAGGCCGGGAAGCGATCAAACACGTTGTTGAAAGTGAAGACTTTCTTAGACGACGAGTTCGAAGTCATTGACTTCAAGAACGGGCGTGGCACGTATGCTAACTGTGCTATCTTCGTCTGTACGACGACGGAGGGTAACACGTTCGAGGTGACGGCACCTGGAACGTTGGAAGAGAAGCGGGCTTTCTTGGTGCATGCCAAGGAATACATCGGACAGCGGTTAACGGTCAAGTTTCAGTACATGACCAAAACCGAGGAATCCGTACCGTTTCAGCCAGTGGCGGTGGCGTTTCGATCCATGGGCCTTAAGGTAACTAAACACAAGGAAAAGTGATGCTCAGGCTGCAAGTTGCCAAGGAAGATAATTCGTTTGCAGTCATTACTGTGTACAAGGACGACGACCCGGAGGTGCAGCTGGACGTGTGTGTTGACATCAAAGACGGTAAAGTTACGTTGATCGTCACGGATGACATTGTGGCGAGAGACAGTGATGAACCGACGATGCTAATCCCTTTGCTGACTAGTTTGTCTGCGGAGGAAAAGGTTTCGGCTCCTTAATTCTAAAAAACGTTTTTTAGGTTGCCATGCCACGCGAACAGTACACACCACAAGAACAGGCATATTACCGCACCTATCTACAGTCCAAACAATGGCGGGATAGGAAGAACGCCAGAGTTGCAGCGGCAGGGTATCGTTGCGAATTTGTTTCTAGATATCGTGACGCTACCGGTGACGTTTACGCACGTTGCACGAGAAAGACGTATCTATGTGTTCATCATAACACCTATGAAAGATTAGGAGCGGAGCTGTCGTCTGATCTGGATGTGTACTGTTGGTTTCACCACATAATGGAACACCTACTTTGGAAAAAGTGTACCGTGTGTGGTGAACCGTGTTTAGGTAGTGACGACATTGCTGAAAGTTGGTTAAATGCGACACTGCTGCAGATGGGCATCGATATTGATGCCGGTAATACTCCGTGGAAGCACCTACCTAATAAGGAACAGCTGCTAATGCAAATCTACGAGGTATGTATGCGGTGTCGCGGTGTTGTGATTGAAAAACCTTAGATACGTGGAGTTTTATGAAAGTTCCGATTGAGATTTTCAACATTGCCCGTACGGAAGTAGACCGTGAGGCCGTAAAGCGATGGTTGGACTTTATTGGCGTATCCGAAGACTTTGAGTTACCGGAAGACGGTGCCCTTTCGGATCCGGCCTTGCTGGTGGCAGTTGCAGCTAAGCGATGTTATAAGAGCTTTGAGGTAAATCCAGACCTCAATCCGAATGTGACACGTATTCGCAAAGACTGGGTCGAATATCTAGATAACGTTCTTGCCGTAGGACACGGCAGCGTTATCGAGCATTCAGTTTATACCTTTGCGATAGAAAACGTGTCTCGTGTATTCACCGCAGAGATGAACCGGCACAGAGCAGGCTGGGCGATCTCTGAAGGGTCCATGCGGTTCATCCGTTTTGGTGAAGCTGTTCCGTACTGGGAGCCTACATCTATCCAAGGACCGGACGTACTGGATAAAAACTCGTTGAGTACGCTGCAAGACATCAGCTATACGTACATCAAGACTTTGCTGACTTACGTGGATGCGTTTAAGGTCGACACGCTTGAAGAGAAGAAGCACGCCACACGTGTCTTATTTGAACGGCACTTCAGCAACATGCGGGACTGGTACGGTTTACTTGAGCATATTTGGAAAGACGAGTTGGCTAAGGACTCTACGTTTAAACAGAAGAAAGATCTCACCAGCTTGTTCCGCCGCGGTATTGGCATGGGTTGTGCGACTGGCGGCGTATGGACAGGTAATCTTCGCGCAATTCGGCATGTGATTACCATGCGGTGTGCTCCTGGGGCTGAAGAAGAAATCCTACACGTATATGGCCGCATCATTGTAATGATGAAAGAGAAGGAACCGACGTTGTTCGGTGACTTCTATCAAGACGACGCGGGATTCTGGCGACCTAAGTACGTTAAGGTTTGACAGAAATACGCAACGACGTTATGGTTAGACGAGTTTTCACTCCTACTAAATCGAAAGGTTAACTAGAAAGGTACCAATGGCTGACAAGATTAAAAAGACACCTAGCCCCAAGGTGATCGCAAGCAAAGCCCTGTATCAAGCGATTCAGAACGCGATGCAGGCAACTCCGGAGTATCTGTCCGGTTTGATGGACAGTCGGGTTAGTCCCGAAAAGACGGAGAAGGTGAAGCAGCAGATGGAGACGGTTGGTCGCAAGTTTGTGGAACGTCTAACTAAGACGCTAAACAAGTTTAACGGTGAGACCGAAGCTCCGGCACCAAAAGCCAAGAAAAGTCCACCAAGCGAGGCTCCAGCCCCAAAGAAAAAGAAGAAAAAGAACGGCTAATTTGATAACTTGAACGCAGCCTAGGGGCCGACATCTGTCGACCCCGTTTTCATTTATGGAGATTAGTATGCCGAAGGATACGCCAGAATTTGTATGGGTCGTTGTTGGCAGCGCGTTACAGCCAGCTATTGAGCGATACCGCTTGTTGGAAATTATGGCAACCGGCTATCGCGTAGATATGCGTGGCAGTCCGACGATCATACGAAAGGCGAATGGCAGAAACTTTTTCACTTCTGAAGAATCTCTGTGTAAGTTTTTAACGTCATGGGTGACTATGGCTATGTCCAACGCGGAGAGCCAGGTGAACAGCTGTCGCAAGTTACTTACAGGCTACGTCAGTGACGGGCTCAAGGCGTTTGACGTGTATGAGGTGCCAGACAAGGAACAAACGGAGAAGATCAAATCGCGTAAAAAGATGCCTAAGGTGATAGATGCCGCAAACACAGACACGTCCTTATCCGTATCCCCTGCCGCGTGTGGATCCGACGTGGAAGACGCATACGGTGATATCGATTATAAATTTGATTGTGGAGGAGGCAGCGTGGGGTAACTTGCCCATACTGGCAGACGCCCTACAAGACGCAGGCTGTGAGGACGACGTAATTCTAGATCATCTCCGCAAACACGCGCACGCACCGGGATCACATTGTCATGGCGGCTGCTGGTACGGTACGTGTTGGGTGCTTCAGAGCATCGCAGACAAAGAGCAAAAGATACGCGCGGTCTACGAAGAGGCAGATGGGCATGTGATACTCATCCCGGTTGTAAACCCGGGAAATGAATCCGGACACACATATCTTGTGCAAGCCACTTTCGGAAACCACGGGGTAGTGTTCTGCGTTGAGAGTCGTTATTCGTTAGACTCGGTTGATGTACTCGTGGATAGCGATGAAGGAAAAGGTTGGCGAATACGCGATGAAGATCTTAAGGACTACATAGACCACCCAGGCACGGACGAGAGTCCACCGGAGTACAGCTGCTATTTTACGGACAGTAACAACGCATACGATCCAAACGATTTTCACATAAGATATACCGGATCTGAGATTTACGTCGGACCCGGCACGCCGTTAGACGGGATTAAATCTGACCTATACAACGATAACTATCGGAATTTTTGTAAGGTGTGTCAGCGTCAGTTTTATCAGCTGCCGGAACTACCAGATTTCTTTTGCTCCAAAGAATGTCTCGCACTGCACGAGTCCAAGTACGATTACCTAGACGACCCTTGATTCTAAAAAACGTTTTTTGAAACAGGAGAGAACATGGCTGCACCATCGTTACAAGCGCGAATGAGTCAGAACGATCCCCGGTTGTACAACGTGAACCGTGACGTTGCCCACAACTTTGGTTTTGTTATTACGGAGATGTTTAAGGCTGTCTTAGAGGAACGGTGGCCGGCTTTGACCAACTTGGCTAAGGAGAAAGGCGTAACGAAAGAACAGCTGGGGGAGGGCTGCAACGCTTTAGTTAAATTCGTAGGTGTCCAAGCGGACGACCCCAACGAATCCATGGCAGCGTGCCTGGCAAGATGCGGTTGGTTGGACTTCCCAGAACATGTTCGTGTGATATTGATGGCGTACCTAGGACTTGTCACACTTGGTATCCATTTTCATGGCGTGCGAGAAGCTACGTTAGGCGGACAGGGTCCGGCTGCTACGTATAAGCAGCTAAGTTGGCATGGTCGCCGTATGGTACTGTTAATGCGTATGGGGTGGTTTCGCAGACGACTGTATCGGCTTAGAGCCCGATTGCGGAAGGCGTGGCGAAGCTTTAAGAAAGACTAGTATCGGAGCAACGGCATGATAGTGAACTACTGGCCGAACTGGTTCAGAGCCTTGTACGGCGGACATTGGCCAACCAGCTATTGTGCCGTTGATACCGAGACTACCGGTTATTCGCCTAATCAGGACGTGGTAACGGAGTGGGGCCACTGCCTTGTTGAAGACAACAAAGTAATAGACCAGTTGAGCCTGGTAATTAACTGGACCGGACGCATGGAGCCACCAGAGCACTGGCTCAGTAACAGGATACGCAAAGTACGTGAGCACGTGACGCTTTCTGGCAAAGCGTACCACATGAGCATCGACAAGATGAAAACGGAGGGCATGTCACCAGAGAAAGCATTTGAGTTTATTAGTCGATTCACGGAACGGCTGAAGGCCAGAGGCGTACCGTTCGTTTTGCATAACCATAACTTTGACGAAAAAATGCTGTCAGCCAATTTCATGGCGTACAAGGCTGGCAGAGGTTTTTCGTTCGGTGATCGTATCATTGACACGGATGCAATTGAAAAAGCGTCGCAGATACCGGACAACCCTAGGGTACATCCCAAGCAGTCGGATTCCTTGCGAGACTATTTTTTACGCGTGAAGTACACACGCGTGAACGGATGCAAGTCGAACATGGACGAACATTGCTACGTGAAGTACCGATTCAAAGAGAAATACGGTATTAATTTGGAAGATATGCACGCAGCGAAGATGGACAGCTACTGCTGTCACTTACTGATGCAAGAGTTTGGGAAACTGATAACGGAGCCGCAGTTGCCGCCTGTGTTTCCGTCTGAGGATCATAAAGCGGCAACTAAGGCACAGAAACCAAAAACAGTAAGTGTACCTGGCCAACGCCGTGTACGCGGACAACGGAGAAGTTAAGTGGACGACAAGGAACTCAAAACAGATGGAACCGAAGCAAGTGCGGAGCGCACGTCTAAAGCCACAGCCTTCACGGCAGCAGCAGCGGCAATCAGCGCAGGATTCAGAAAACCGTTCGTACGAGAACGAAAAATCTGCTGCTCGTGTGGAAAAGAAATCGAAAAGCTCACCGTCTACACAGTCATCAAGGGCCGCGGTCCGTGTCATGTTGCCTGCGCCAAAGCCGAAAAAGAAGGCAAAGAAAAGGATACAACAACAAACAGCGCATGAGACGCTAACAGACTTCTTACCCGTTATCGCAACCAACAGTAAAGCTCCCGTACTGATCGGTATCGATCCCGGTACAAAGGGCGCAATTGCTTTTCGCTGTGGAGCGAAGTACTGCGTGGTGGATATTCCCAGGATTGAGACCAAGAAGAAACGGTCGAGACGTACTAACGCTGAAGAGCGGAAGCGGACTGGCAACAAGTCAAAGACCGTTATGTGCACGGAACGCGAGCCAGACCTAGAAGCGATCGTGCAGTTGTTTTCTTTACTAGACGACGAGCAGTTCCGCGTTCACGTACTTCTGGAACGCATACCTCCGACCATAGGTAAGCGTGGCCGCAAGTACGCAGAAATCATGCTTAACAGGGCCTACGCTATGTGGCCGCTATTTCTGCATGCCAAGGGCTATAAGGTAACACAGGAACGACCCTCTATCTGGAAGGAGTCTTTTAAGCTGCTGGGGGCCGATAAAGATGAAGGACGTAAACTTGCATTGAAGCTGCACCCGGCAGCCGACATTACCAGAAAAAAAGATCATGACCGTGGCGATGCTTTACTCCTTGTAGAGTATCTGCGACGCACGTTACAAAAAGGATCGAAATGAGCCAGAAAGTTAGTAAAGCGGACTGCGTAGACGCCATGACTAAGTTAGCTGGAACGGTGGATTTGATCGTAGCTGATCCGCCGTACAATTACGGGCAGAACTACGATGCATACGCAGACAACAAGTCGTACGCCGAGTATATGGCGTGGACGCTTACGTGGTTGAAGGCCGCAGACACCGCACTTAAGCGTAACGGTTCGTTGTGGATATTCGCACCAGATGAGTGGGTATCCGAGATCGACGTGATGGTTAAGGGGGAGCTTGGCTATCACAAGAGGCAGCATGTCGTTTGGGCGTTCACGTTTGGGCAGCATTGCGTTAATAAGTTTACGCGAAGTCACTGTCATCTGCTTTACTACGTGCGAGGTAAGGCGTTCACATTTAACACGGACGCCATCCGTGTTCCGTCTGCAAGGCAGCTTATTTACGCGGACAAGCGTGCCAACCCCAAAGGTAAATCACCTGACGACACATGGATGCTACTCGAACACCAGCTTATTCCTTACACAGGCAAAGACCGGGATACGTGGTTGGAGTCGCGTATCTGCGGTACCTTCAAAGAAAGGAAGAATCACTCGCCCAATCAGATACCGTTGCCCGTCATGGAACGTATCGTATTGGCGTGTAGCAACCCGGGCGATCTCGTGGTAGATCCGTTTGCTGGAACGTGCTCCAGCGGTGTTGTGTGTGCACAACACGGTCGTAACTGGGAAGGGTTCGATATCTCGAAACGCTGCGTCAAGGAAGGTGCTAAGCGTATCGCAGAGGCCGCACCACCCAGTACAAAAAAGAAAAGCAAAAATGGGAAGTAAGAAAATCGACAGGGTACAGTTCAAAAGAGCAAAAGTGCCTGACTTGGAGAAAGCCGAAGAAGTGCGCAAGCTTATGTATGAGCCTGTAAAGCTGAAAGTTGGAGGACAAAACTCATCTGAGTTCTCTCACGCAATCGGCCTTTCTTCCGAACAGCAGGCACTGCAGCTATGTGGAACTTGGTACGAACGCGTCCGTGATATGAATCCTAAGTTCGCAGAAACTATGGCTGCGATCATCGGCTTACGTAGGATGTACGCGGTCGCTTATCGAGAATTACTGGAACAAGTGCAGATTACGCAAGCTCAGCTCGATACAGCTGCAGCCGGTGAACGGTTGCCAGAAGAGCTAGCGGATTTCGCGATCCAGTACTCGGCTTGGATGGCCGGTAAGCCATTCGATGAGCATAGTTTGATGGAAAGCGTTGTTCATACAATGCTGCCGTGGTTTGCAGACGTGGTCGATAAACACGTACAGGTCGAGCAGCAAGAAGCGTTGCACGCCATGGAAGTGCGAAACGAAAAACGAAGAAACACCCCAGTGCCTATTGGGCTGAAGCATACACCTACCTACGAAGATACTACCCTGTCCCGGGACAGGGCTCTTGTTCTTGTTGGCTGGCAAAACGCGATTACTTGGTTGCTAAACCAGATTACGGAGAATGTGAAGAAAGAACAGGTTGCGACAATCCGGTTTTATTCGCAAGCTCCGAACGCTGAAGATCAAAGTGATACGTTGATGCGTTTAGCGCCAACTGCGTGGCACGGAGCCACAAACGATATACGCGCATTTAACACCATGGTTGGTACCTACGTCACACCCGGTGTTACCGGGTTAACGGACTTGCTGATCGTGGACGATCTGTCTAAAGCGTTCACGGCAGGTTTCTTTGGGCGAAACCGGTTTGCAAATGCGGGAGACGCACACCGACGTCTAAAGCAGTGGACAGATAAGCTGGGTGCTGGTTTTGTAGGCGCTGTACCTACCGAAACGCCGGCACCGCTGGATATCGCCGGATCCGAGTTCGATCAGTTGCGGACATTTGCACACCTACGGCAGGTGCAAGTAAGCTCTGCAGATGCGGACAACTACAAGGTTGTAGTCGGACACGAGGCCGCAGTGTTCTTGGTGCCAAAAGCTACGCTAGACGCTTTGGGCACGGTCAAGGTTATTATGCCGTCTAGCACTGTTACCACGTGAGGACGTAATGGCGGAAAAACCGGTGAAGCTGTTCGTGTCGTACAAGACGCGAATCAAGGGCGAGATAAAGCCTGAAATGTTAGAATTCAAGGCTCCGAGCAACTATAAAGACGCAGCAAAGATTGCTACGTATATGGAAGAGAGAAAGGAGTCGTTCCTTGCGGACGCGAAGAACAAGCCTTATCTCGGTACGTTCGATAAGGTGTTCATTCTTGACCCGAACACGCGAGACGACAAGCACCCAGAATCGCGTAAAACGAAGGCCTTACTTTACGCGGATAACACGGACGCCGCGAAACCGCCCGTGGCTGTACGTGTTCGTAATTACCTTACCAAGCATTACCCAGATGCCTGGAACAAGGCGTTGGAGCAAACGAAGTATCCTGGTGTGATCCTTATTGGCTTCGAGCCAAAGACGTTTGTGAAGATGCTGGGCCTGGAGTGTTCTATGCCCGGCATAGACAAGCCATGTCCTGTTGGTCTTTGGTACGGCAACTACACAGCCTATGTGGACATTGGCGAAGCTGTCTGTCCTAAGGACTTTGGCGTACCGTTGCCTTATGTTCTGGCACAACGACGCCCATTGGATGAGAAGGACGGTAAGATCTGGGATGATATAATCCGCGGTTGGACCGGTCCCGGAAACGACGTCGAGCAGGATGCCCGTATTGCTGTAGAGTTGGCAACGCAGCTTGGTTTCTTGGAGGCATAGTTCTATGGCCGGAGAACCGTGGATAAAACCGCACGTAGAAGGTACGGTAGATAAAGGATTATCTGTTTTAGACGCGAACGGATTTATCCAGAAACGAGAGCTGAAAGTCGGGCAAGTGAAGAACCTGCAAGGCTTCAGCTCTGAATTCGTTTTCTTCACTCCGGCCATTCTTTATCTGTACGGCGGTTTCCGGGATTCGCCATTCGCAGATCTGATGTACATGACAGGTACTGACATACCTTTGTATTACCGCAAGTTTGCGAAACCTATCTTTGTTGGGCTCGAAGCACCAAGTAACGGAAACGCAGATTGGAATTACGTATTGTGGGCAGTCCACGTTGAACACTGGAAAGCTGTCAGCGATTGGCTCGTCTCTATTACGTTATCGTACAGTGACCATGGTGAAGTCGCAGGGGTCGGAGAACAACTGCTAACAATCGTCGATCCGCTAGCAGAAGAGCGAGTCCTTTTATACCATGATAGGCTACCTCGTATGTCTGTATACGCGTTTGGCCTGAACGGTAGTAAGTTTCGCGCTTACTTTAAACAACCGACAGAGGCTTACGCAAAACCGGTGCGTGTTTTTGACACGCCATCCGCAGGCATGCAAGTATTTGCCAAAGCTTTGTATGGTGGCGGCAACCCTGTAGACGCACGAACGTTACATAAGGCACAAAATGAAAGTACGACTAGAACCGAGTCCTGATAGCAACATTACCGTTGTTAAGGCTCCAGACGGTTCGATACAAGCGATCGAGTTCGAGCCGTTGTTCGGCAAGAAAAATGCCATGGCCATTTTAGGCTACGGCGAGGTGACGAACGCTAAGGGTGTCTCTTTGGAGAAGTTTGCTCTTACTGTGGCAGGCAGCACAGGTAAGGTAAGTAAGTCAGGCCGGTCCGTACCTGTTACGGCACTGGCTGACGAAATCGATCCAGATGGGAACATCCGTCCCCCGGAAGATACGGTGATTGAATGAGTGATAAGAAGTCTGAAGCTACGGAGGCTTTTCTGGCCTCGCTTACTTCGCGAGCACAAGATGCAGTAAACACCCTAACTGCAGGTCCGTTGCACGTAACATCGCCGTCTGTTGACGACAACACGGACGAAGAAGTAAGTGGTCGTTTGTTTCTGCATGGTTTGACCGGCGCAGCTAAAGCAGCAATAACGCAACTGACTAATACGAAGCTACCGGAGCCAGAACCGCCGAGCACAAAAGTGAAAGCTCCTGCTCCGCAGTATGGTTTGGTAGAAGTGGTAGACGGTGAGTGGCCTACGCTTACCATGTCTCCGACAGTTGCAGGTATGGTGAATCGTATCCAAGCCTTGGAAGGGAAAGACGTGGTTGTATGGCCGTTTTACGGCATACCTCTTGCGTTGAGTGAAGGACCACAACGGTACGTCGTGCTACCCAATGGTACGGCAGTATCCGTTCCGTTGTTTGACGGTGGACCGTCTCACACAGTACCTGCAACCAAGTTGCAAGGTATCAGTATTGAATCAAGTGGTTACCTTGGGCCAGTAGAACTTCGTACGGCAATGCCTGCACCGCAAGGCATGCTGGTGGCAACGGAAGAAGACTAAATAACCATACAAAACGCGTCACAATACTTGAGACGGACGGCTCAACCTTTAATGAGTCGCCCGTCTCTTAGTTTTAACCATTTGGTTTCGTGTCGAAATCAATGCAGTTCGTGACGTTCACGTGAAAGGTTTCTCCGATGACGACTACAGACACGACTGGTGCTAGCAGGTCAGAATTTTTTGATCGGCTTTACGCGGGGTCAAACACACCCGAACAAGTGCAGTGGAAGACACACCGCACGGCCATCCGGAAGCATATCCGGTACAACGAACTCGGGTATCGGGGTTGTGTTGGCCTAGCTTTGATTATGCACGACATGCAGCCAGAAAGCGTGGTAGATGCAGCTAAGCGAGTTTTCCTTGCAGATGCTGGTTTACTGTGGGCCACGCTTGCCGACGTGCCCGTTGGCTCCTTCACGGGACCTAATCGGGAGGTTCGCTGGGCGACAGTACGCAAGACGTCGCAAGAGTGCGGTATACCGTCGATCGGTGCAACTGGGTGGCATACGGATTTCGGGAACTTCCCACACGATCCAAAACGTGTATCGATTAACGGGCGTACAATGCCGCTCATCCCCAATGCCGATACGTTGCAGCCTTCGGAGCAGCCGCAATTATTCAAGGTCTTCAACGAAATCAACTTGGCGATGACTACCAGTGCTTTGTCGTTCCGCAATACGTGGAAACACGCACGCCGCAGCATACTATCTTTGCTGGGCTACCCTGCGGATCAAGAATTTACGTTCGTGCTTGGTGACAAGATTTTCTCGGAGCTTGCTTCGCCAAGAACCTGGATGCCAAAAGCATACATAGGTGTTGCCGCAGATGTCGCTGCAACGCTGTACAAACGAACTACGCGTCCTGGGGCACAGGGCGAGGTGCACGAGCCGGTTTATTCGGAAGGGCTTAAAGAAGCTTTCGTATCAGCCCTATCCGATAAGCTGGCCTACTACGCACCTTTCGACGGTGTCGTGGCTTCGGCGGAAAAACAATTACACGACGGCATCAAAACGCTAGCTGTTACTCTCACAGGTAACCGCGGTGAGCAGCATGTGTTTCGCGTAATGGAGTTCGCGACCTTGTTTCATAAGAAAGTAGGAGAAACGTTTTCAGCCGGAGATAAACTCGTGGAGGCTCGGTTTAGCTCCACGCTGCCAGGTAACTGGCAAGCAATGTGTTACGCGGATAAATGGAAAGAAGCTGGACATATTGTAGCCGGTAGGCTAGACCATGTTATCCAAACGTGGTTTGACCGAGAGGGTTTGCCACTGGTCAACGGGTTCGTACATTTTCCACTAACTATCGTAAGCAACGTGGCTCACGCCGTCGCAGTAACCGAAATGTTGATGTGGGACATTACAACCAGTTTGCCTTACTGTTCTAGTTTGTCCGACGCTATGATCTTCCCGCCGATCGGTATTTCCGCTTGGTGGGAATTGGAAGGGGATCTGCCTGGCGGTATACACTGCAACGCTAAGCCGGCAGATGAACGATTTAAAGACCACATGGCAGCTAAATAACGAAAGTACCGTGTCGCGTTGATGCTTGGCAAGCAGCAACGTGGTGGGGACCTTTCGGGTAGCTGGTGCGCCCTAGGATGGGAGACGCACCAGCTACTTTTCTTTTCTATCCTTTTACGCCTGCGAATACTCGCCGGCGTTTTTCTTAGCTATTACCGATAATGCTCTTTTGTTTTCCGCAAAATCACCAGTACAATAGCCCCGCTAAAGCTTATGCTTGGGAGTTATCATGAATAACATCAGTAGTGCGGCTTTTTGGAAAGAAGAATTGCGACGTGAAGGGGAAAAGGGAAACAGCGTCATCCGGCACGCCCCTGACGCGGAGAATTACCATAAACCCGAAATGGCGCAGCTGTCTAAAATGCCAGGTGGTTTTGTCGGTGCTTTTGCTGTAGTGCCTGCGGCCAACAAGGACGGAGACAGTAAAGGGTTCGATCCGACAGTCGCAGGACCAGTTCACGTTGATCCTTACTCAGACGATGGTGGGGTAATGTTCGATCCGAGCACAGTGCGAGAACAGGATATGCATCGCGCCATGGCGCAAAGTGTGCATCCGTCACAGGTGTTTTATTCCCTTGGGCAACCTGCAAAGCTTGCGGCCTACCGCAGTAACCCTGCGGCAGTATCTAACACTAGTACACCATATATGGGTAGTCACGGGTTCAAAGCGGATGCTGGACCTAATCCGTACATGCCGAAAACTTACGTAACACCAAGTACTCACGCTGAACCTGTCATACATGTAACCCCGTTTACCCCAGTTCTCGGAGAACACGCGGTGTCTAACCCTACAATCTACGAACAACCTCAAATGCAACCACAATTACCACAGCAACCGCAGTTACCTGTGCAACCGCAAGCGCAACTACCTGCGACGCAATATGCTTATCCGGTTCCACCAATGGATCCGAACATGGCGGCTATGATGAACGCCATGTTAAACATGCAGCAACAACTGGCCTCGATTAAGCAGGCCGCTGTGCAGCCCAGCGTACCATTGCCGCCAACAACTGGCGTTAGCCCAATCCCTATGCCGACGCGAGCAACGGCAAGGCGACCAAGCCCTATGCATCGTGATCCTAATCGCAACATAAAGAACCGTAACGTGCCGGTTGAGGATGAGCCAGAAGAGGATTACGAACCGCAAACTTTGCGTGAATACGAACAACAAGCACAACAACCGGCAGAAGCAGTTATCACGGGATTCGAAACGCTACGCTTGCCGTTCGTGACCGGACCGCTTCCGAACAAACCAAGACAGCAGGTGTTTTTTGACATTCCCGGAGCCGGGCGTATCCTGGCGAACTTCCATTCGGTGGTTGACTCTGATACCTGCGTGGTGTTGATCTACGACACACGCTACGACCAGGGTTATCAATATAGTCCGCCTGAGCTTGGAGAAGGTAAGCTTCTTACCATGCATATCAAGCTCGAACGAGAAAAATCGAAAACTTACCGTGTTGCTTCCCTTGGGCTCGCCTACGCGTGCGGGGTGTTCGAGCATATTGTGCTGGTCAAACCTGGGGGAAAAGAGTTAGACTACGTTAACCAAGAAGAAGAACCTGAAGAATAGGGGTAACCATGGAAAAGCGTGGAGTTGTTGACGGCGAAATTACGCCGCCAGACGGACAAGAAAAAACCGCACAACCAACCAAGTGTTCTGGCGGTTGTTCTAAGGATCGTGGTTGCGGATCAGACATACTGAGCCAGATGGCGGAAAAAGCTCAGTGTGCCAAATCGGATAAGAAAGACAAGTAAGTAATTAGGCGACATGGAGGTCGTACATGAGCCTCGGTCTACGCGCACAATTCTCCCAGTTCAGTGGCTTGGGTGCGGGTACACAGTACCCGGATCCTTTCCTAGATATCGCATCACTGTCGGTCCCGACAAATATGCGATCTGCCCTGTACTGGAGTGAATACATATTCAGCATGTTCGGTACGTATAGAATGGCGATGGAACGCGTCATTTCGTACTTCATTACCGATGTTGAATTAGTAGATGCGGGGGACGAAGAGACCGAGAAGTGGAACTCCTTTCTTAACGACACTCTGGATATCAAGACGATTATCCAGAACGGATTGCGCGGGAGACAATGCTACGGGAATCACTTCTTCTCCGTAGTGCGACCATTCAAACGCTTTCTATCTTGTCCACGTTGCGGTTATCTTGCTCCTTTAAAAGAGGTACACGGTAACCGCGTTTTCAATTTCAAATACGTACCGGGGCACCCTGACAAAGCTTTCGTAGCTACTTGTCCTGCGTGCAAAACAGGTAAGGGGTACTCAGGCCCTTGGCGTCTTAAAGACGAAGACGACGATAACGAGAAGAAGTTGCGGGTGAAGAGCTGGAACCCGCACGAGATCGAGATTCTGCACGATACCTATTCCGAAGATCTAGCTTATCTCTGGCGAATTCCTGAAGACTACAAAAAGCAATTAAGATCTTCTGCAGACGGTCGCGGTAACTTGTTCATGCTGGAACGAGCACCGCGAGAGGTCTTAAAAGCTGTAGCCAACAATCAGATGTACCGCTTTCATCCAGACGCGGTATTCCACATGCGGGAGCCAACGCTAGCGGGTATCTACACGCGTGGGTGGGGCATTCCACGCATCATCTCGAACTTCCGACAGATTTGGTACGTGCAAGTGTTGCGACGTTTTAACGAAGCAATCGCACTTGATTACGTCATCCCGTTTCGAATCATTACACCGGCACCAGCGCAAGGGCGATCTGGTGGCGGTATGTCTATAGACCCGTTAACGGCTTACAACGGCTCGGACTTTCGCGGGCAAGTTAATGGCATGATTCGGCGACGCATGAAAGACCCAGCGTCTTTCCAGGTGTTACCGTTCCCTGTTAACTTCCAGATGTTCGGGGCTGATGCAAATCAGTTAGCTCCCCGCGAGTTGTTGGACCAGGCGTCTGAGACTTTGCTCAACGACGCTGGTACACCTACAGAATTGTTTGGTGGTTCGTTGCAGCTGCAGACCGCTCCTGTAGCTTTGCGTCTGTTCGAAAGCACCTGGCATCCGCTAGTACACGATGCGAATGCGTTGCTGGCTTGGCTTGTGCGGCAGATATCCCAAATCATGTCTTGGGAGACTGTCACAGCTCGGCTTAAACGCGTTACCATTGCAGACAATCTAGAAAAGCAAATGATGGCTGCTCAGTTGATGATGAGTCAGCAGCTGTCGGCCAGTACTGTTCTTGGCGACCTTGGTTACACGTGGAAGAAAGAACAGCGAAACCTTGCAGAAGAAGCGCAGTACCAATCTGAGCTCCAAACTCGAACTCAAGAAGAAATGCAGCAGGCGGGTTTTGCACAACAGATCGCTAAAGGGCAGGGTGGTGATCCTAACGCGCAAGGCGGTGGAGCGCCTCCGGCAGGTGGTGGCGGTGCGGCTCCCCCTCCTGGCGCTCCTCCGGGTATGGGTGGTCAGGGTCCTGTAACGGCATACTTGTCTCAAATGTCGCCTAATGTACCACAGACACCAGAAGACATGATGCAGGTAGCACAGTCGCTGGCAGACGAGTTGATGGGTTTACCCGACTCTGTTAAGCGAAGCGAGTTGCGTAAGCTGAAGCAATACAATGCGGCGTTACACGCTATGGTAACTGCACGCATAGAACAAAAGCGAAACGATACGAAAGCACAGGCAGGAAACGCGGCGATGGGGCAAATGCAACAACAGCCACCCGGTGGTGGAGGTGCCCCTCCCGGTTAAGGAACGTTAAATGAAATCTACTATCCTGATCGTAATCCCGACGTTCGGCAACTTCGACTATGCAGAGAAGGCCGCAACGTCGGCTTTGCTTAATACCAAGACATTAGATCCTTACGTCATGATCTGCGATGATGCTAGTCCGGACGAAGAAGCTTACAACGCACTTATCAAGAAACTGAAAGCAATCACAGTACCGAGTCACCCGAAATTCGACTCAATTTTTGAATTACGCTTCTCGGAAAATGGTGGGCTAACTCGCAGTTGGAATCATGGTTTGTCTTGCGCCAAGTTAGGTGCAGACTACTGTTGCGTAACCAATTCTGACGTCATATTTGCCGACAACTGGGATCGGGACATTGTTAAAGGCCTTGAGTCTGGATATGCTCTCGTAGGCCCTGTAACGAACGCACCTGGCACCAACGAAGAACAATACGTGGCAAAATACTCAACGGTGTATCAGCGAGCTAATGCAGACAAGACCGTGGATGCGGTCCAGAGAGAACTGCATAAACAACAAGCTGATCGCTTCAAGGAAACATCGTTAAACGGGTTTTGTCTCGTGGCCAGCACAGAGACGTGGTGGTATAACGGGTACGACTTCGACCATGTCTTTTGTCCAAGAAATGATTTCAATTCAAAAGGCCAGCCCAACCCTACACCCCTAATGACACTGAACGAGTACGAGCTTCAGCGACGATGGCACGCTAAGGGCCTAAAGACAGCAGCGTGTCTAGGTTCCTACGTCTTCCACTATAGAGCCGTATCTCGTGGAGATAAGCATAAACGTGGCGACTGGCTGCGTATGCAAGAAGAAGGAAAATCATGATCGTAGTAGTGGCGCCGTACGACCATAGCGAAGTAACGGTAGCAGCTTTGCGTCTTTGTGAACACGTTATAGGTCGCGGCCTAGACGTCACTTATATCGTGTTTGGCAACAACCAATCGAAAGTACATAAGCATTGGGACAATCGTGTTATGCGTAAGGCCCAGGCAAAAAAGCTTATGGCCGTATTGGCACGTACCACGACCGTGGTTCATTTCGGTTGTAGTCCCACATTTCTTAGGTGGTTGAAGCACTTCGACACGAAAGCAGAACGATCGCAACATGTTCTGGTGCCACTACGCTATCAGGTCTACCGTGGAGATCAAAGCGTATACGCGGAGTACGATCGTATCGTTTGCACGTCAGGAAGCCATAAGCGTGTTCTCGATAAGACGCTAGGGCACGCTAAGGCTAAAAACTTCGTGACGTGGTGTACTTGGGATTTAGGTAGGGTATCGATTCGACGACGTGGCTCTGTAGTTCCTGACAAGATTAAGGCCTTAGTCTATTGTGATTCCGGTACGGTAGATCACGTAGGCAGCATGGTTGTATCTATGGTTGCCTACACGGTAAGCCAGAACCACAATCTGGATATAACGCTGGCGCACACTAAGAGTTGGTCTAAGCACGATAACAGTATGATGAAACGGCTCAAGACTATTGTTGCGGCAGATCGGGTACAAAGTGTGCGGTTGCGTAGTTTCTATCAGCTAGGACAGCTGCTCAGTCGTAACGACTGGACGATTATCCCGGGTGTACGATCCAACTTTGGACTGGCTGCTACTACGGCTTTGGCGTGTGGAACACCCGTAATCTGTCACAACGTTTCACCGTTCTCTGACGTCGTGACACCGGAGAACGGCGTTCTGTTGCCGTGTGTTGGCCCTACTCCGAACGCTAAAGCACCTGTCGCGAAGCCGGATACGACTACGTGGCACGAGGGGTGCAAAGACATATTAGCCGATACGACTAAGCTGTTTGCCTTGCAGCGAAACGACTGGAAGACAGACGAATTGTATTCAACATTTTCACGCACGTGGGATCGCGTGCTCGTGCCTTAATTCTAAAAAACGCTTTTTAGAATTAAATCAAACAGGTAAACTGACGTCTATTACCAAGGAGGGTACCATGACGCCGTGGAAAGCTGAATTCATAGCGTGGCTAGGTAAGGCAGCCGCAGATATTACAAGCAAACGTACGGTACGCACGCAAAGCGTAAAACCTGGTACAGAGGAAGCGAAGCAGGCTCTGCGTGCAGACTTGAAACCTGCATGGCACGTTGCACCAACGCGGTACGGGCGTAAGCGTCCTACGCGTATTGCAACGGAAACAAACGGTCCCGAGGTCAGCCCGGAGGGATAAATGCCGAACAGCATTAACCGCCCGCTAGGTTGGAGAAAACCCATACATACGGAGAGCGAAATGGCGAACGACGATTTGGAGAAATCTTTAAAAGCTGCTGCAGCTGTGCCACCTAAAACAGAGATACCACCTGCAACAAAACCAAAAACTTTAACACCACCACCAAAGAAAGCGGGCATTCCTAACGTAGCTAAAGCTGTTGCTCCTGCGTCACATAAACCTGCTGCCGTGAAAGCGACAGCAGTTCAGGATGACTTACCTACAGATACGGCCATGCATATGGCATTTATCGGTGCCGGGCAAGGCGGCGGTAAAATCGCACAGAGCTTTTGGGATTTGGGTTATCGTCGTGTATGCGTCTTCAACACGACGGATTCTGACTTCACGGGCTTGGATCCTGCCATGCCCAAGCTGTCCTTGGATATTGGCGGTGCCGCCAAAAACATGAAATTGGCCCGTAACGCCATGACTGGAAAAGACGAAGAGATATGGGACTTGTTCAGTCAGGCCTGGGGAACGAAGTTGGATTGTGCCGTAGTGTGTATTGGCTTGGGTGGTGGTTCAGGTAGTGGGGCTGGTTTGCCCTTAGTGAACCTGGCTCGTAAGTATATGGAGTCAAAAGGCGTGCCGCCACGTGTTGGTGCGATCGTATCCTTACCTAGTGTTGACGAAGGCCAACAAGTTTGTCGGAACGCGGTAGCTGCGTTTCAAGAACTGGTAGCAGCCAAGGTAAGCCCGCTTATCGTTATCGATAACGACGCCGTTGACTTCCTGTATCAGCCGCCAATGTCTCAATTGCTGCCGAAGAGCAATGAGCTAGTTAGCCAACTCTTTCACCTGTTTAACCAGCTCGCCGTTACACGATCTCCCCACATGACGTTCGATCGAGCAGAGTTCGCACAGTTGCTGGACGGCGGCATCATCGTAATGGGTGCTGCAGACATTGCGGTCGATCAGATCAAAGGACCTTCAGACGTATCGAAGGCGATTAAAGAGCAACTCGCAGACAGCGTTCTTGCTAAGGTGGATCTAACCACGGGCAAGAAGGCTGCATGTCTTTTGTCGCCAGCGACGCTGTTCTAGACGCGTTCGGCAAAGATTACTTTGCAGCTGGGTTCACTATGCTTAACCGCATTGTGGGTAGCGCATATGAATCAGCGGACGTTGTCATTCATCGCGGAATTTATCCGTCAGAAGCTGATGGGCTGCAGTGCTACACGTTAGTTTCCGAACTGAACGGTCCTACGGAGAAGCTGGCTGCTTTAGCCAAAGAGGCAGGTATCCCACATACACCAGTCGGGTCTATGGCTAAGCATTTGCGTGTAGAGTAACTGACAGGAAGGCAAGGAGGCCATTCTTAGTTTCAAAACATTTCTGAGGTAGCCTATGTTGTCCGCAGTTGTTGACCCGGAATGCGAAAGCACACAAGAACCGGATAACGAAGTCGTTAAGCCTTGTGTTACCATGTTCGTACTTGCGATGGTAACCGTGCCGGGCGGTGTACCTATCGTTGTAACCTCTGGTAAGCATACGATACAGTTACCGGATAACCCGACCAGCAGCGAAGTGTGTGCGGCTGTTGGTAGACTCACTGACGAAACATTAGCCCAAGGGGCTACGCAGGTTGCTACGGAAGTTAGGACAAGATTCGCACCACATAACCAAGACGACGCGACAGGGTGACTTATGCAGACAGGTAACATTGTGCAAGTGGGAAGCTCCGACTTATTCAACTCACAAGCATATACGCAAGCCGGTGTTCCGCATCTTATGCAGTATCTCTGGGATAAGTACTGCGAACACCTCCAAGAGGAAATCAATAGGCGTATTGAAAGTCGGAGAGCTACCGTGGACTTAGCAACAGCTAAGTCACGCGCTCCGGCTACCAATTTTGCCACTTGGGCGTCTAATTACCTGGAAAACAATCGCGTCGTGGATTCGTTCTTTATTGATGAAAACCTGGGGATCCGGTTAACGAACGGAGTGCGTTTAGCCGTCTGCCCCGGGATTGAGGTACGTGGTACTATGCAACCCGTTACGGAAATACGGGTGACCGAGGGTGCAGACCCAGTGCAGGAAACTCAGCAAGGAATGCGAAGCGGTAAATTAAAAATCTAGAAGGTAAATATGCAACAAGACAACAGAAACATGACGTCGGTTATTATCAACATGTTCACGCACTTGTTTAACAAGTTTCGGAGCACGATTCCGGAAGGCGAATACGAGCGAAGCAAGACACCGCCTAGCTCACTCATCGCCTGGATCGTGGAGAACTGGAACGCAGACCAAACCTCGGAATTGGTTGCAAAATTCAACGTTGAATGGGCGTTTGCTGAAGATGTACCGGCGTTTGTTGTATCACCGTTTGGTCGCGCATTCATATTCGAGCATTGGTTCCATATCACGACAGGGCCACGACCAGACGCTCCGTCTAAGGTCAAAACGATCAACCTGGCGTACAACATCACGTTCGAAGATGGCACGATTGCAGCAACAACGGCAGTTCTGGCTCCAGTTGGTGGACCAGTTGCCGTTGATGACGCTTCGTGCTTTACAATGCTTCGCGACATAATGCGGGAGACCATGTATCACGGCTTGGATGCGGGTCTGGCTAAGCTATACAAAGACTCCAAGGACGCCAACGATTTTACAACACCAAACGGAGAGGACCCTTTACGCTATTTGTTTGAGTGGATTGATGCGCATATGTTTCGTGGCGAGCCTGTAAAGGGACCTGTAGATCCGAAGATGCTGCCAGCACTTAAATCGTATCTCTCCGTAATGGTACAGTGTGTTCGTCCTAAGATTCCTCAACCCGCACAGAAGGAGTTGGATTTTGATATACGCGGGCACAAATTGACAAAGCCAGGGTCACAAGGGGGTTGGGACGTCTAGCCACAACTCGATCTATACGGCATAATACAGAGGTTAAATAGTACAAGTTAGGTAAACCACGGAGGGTTACGTCCCATGGGTTCTATGATTCAAGCATTGGCAGCCGAAGCCGCTGACCATTTGTTGGTTGAGAAACTCGCTAGTGATACCCAGATTGATACCTCCTTGGTGTATCAGCTGGCAGACTTGGCGGGCATGTCTGTGAATACTTTCACCAAAGCGGCATACGCGAATCCTGCGATTTACGTGGAGTTTCTTAAGGCGGCGTCTGGTCTTGCCCAGGGTGTAAAAGGCAGCGCAGAAGAACTCGCGGCCATAGCCAACAACTTTGCCAAGCAGCGTACTATGCCTGTAATCCCCAAGGCACCTAAAACACCTAAGCCGACTTCTTCCGGGTCATCGGCAGCACCCACACCATCTGCGCCTTCTTCGCCGTCTATGCCTTCGGTTCCGGATCCGGACCGATTAATGCCCGCGAAGATGTACCGTAGGAACGGCGGCACAGTAGGTAAGATGGACGAGGCTGCCGCAAATAACGAGCTAACCTCTACACTCAAAGACATCATACGTATGGGTAAGCGGAGCACTGCAACCCGCTCTCCCTCCACGGTACCTCCTGCAATTAATCCGCCCCGGCTGCCGGGTGAGCCGTTCACGGTTGCGGACGGGCTGCAAGCGCCTCCTATTGTCGGAGAACTTGTTCCAGGCGGACAAGCTAAGGGCTTGATCGCAAAGATAAAGGATGCGTACAACGCAGCGAGAGGTACAGCCAATTCTGAACCTGGTGGTTATTTCGGACGCACGACGCCGGTGGGTTCAAATCTGGCACCGTTGGCTGGGGCATCGGATTCGATCGTCAAAGGTAACGCTTTGGATCGAATGTTGGGGCAAACTCGCTTTGGGGGTTCACGGGCGGGCCGTAATGCTACGTTGGGTACCGGGGTACTTGGCACAAGCTTAATGGGTAACGCGGCCTTCGGTGGTAGCGATGCTCCTACGGCTGGAGCAAGCGGTTCTGCGGGGGCTGGTGTGGCTTCTGGAGCTGGTTCTGCAAAACCAGACGGTATTGCTAAGTTATTGTCCGGTGGTGGGGCTTCTCCCGCAGCAGGTGGCTCTCCCGCTGCCGGAGGCGGTGGTGCTGCCCCTGCTGCAGGTGGTGGCGGTGGTATGAGTTCTGGTTTGAAAGCCTTGCTCGCTGCTGGGGGTATTGGGGCCGGGGCTTTGGGTGTCGGGGCCTTGGCAGGTCGCAATAAGGGAAAGAAAAAGAAAGAAGTGCGTTCTTCCGACGCATTCTCGGTAGAAGCGAGACAAGCTCTGATTAAGGTAGCAGCTGCACGCTATCGTGAAATCATGGCGAATCGTTTCTGCACTTATCTGGATAAGCTGGCCGCATATATGCCTTTGGAAAAAGCAGCTGCTGTTCGCAAAGTGCAGGCAGCTGTGGCTGAAGGGCAACCATTGAGCCTAGCCATTAAGGTGGCATATCCGCACCTTAACGGCGAACAACGCGGTATTTTGGCTGCGCGTTTGGTGAAGGCCGCGTCTAGCGCCAAGATGGAAGAGAAGCCTGGTTTCAAAGGTAAAAAGGTTGGACGGCAAGAATATACGGTCAAGATGCAAGATGGTGCTGTTGATCGTATGAAGCAGATGAGCAGCTAATGCGCCAACAGGCTCTGCAATGCTTGCTGGCGTATTGTCCGCAGGTAAATCCAAAAATGAGGAACAACGTGACCACGGAACCGACCGCTGATACGATTCGTTGGTTGTTACGCAAAGACGTGCCACAAGTACTTTCGATCGAGTCTAAAAGTTTTGAGTTCCCGTGGACCGAAGAAGATTTCATAGCCATGCTCAGGCAACCGAAGTGCCTGGGTATGGTCGCAGAACGTAACGGTAAAGTAGTTGGCTACATGCTTTACAGGATCGCAGAGAGTGAGATTATCGTGCACAACTTCGCTGTGTGCCCTACGCAGCGAAGAAAAGGTGTAGGGCAGCAGATGATAAATAAGCTGCTTCGAAAACTACGCTGTTTCTCAAACGATCCAAATATGCACCGTAGAATCTCTGTGGCCGTGCGGGAAAGCAATCTTGTGGCTCAGTTGTTCTTCAAGGCCTGTGATTTTGTCGCTACAAGCGTGCTACATGACTTTTACACGGAATCCGGTGAAGACGCTTATGTAATGGAACACGTGCTGCAGGCTGTAGCAGCTTGAGGCTTAAAGCAGTAACCATAAGACCAGGGAGTAACATCCCTGGTTTTTTTACGTACGCACATTTAACAACGGGGAACTGATGGAAAAAGAAAGCCTAGTTCGTACGTCATACGGCGCGTTGTTTCTCTTGGACTATCCGCGAAAAAACATGGCTGGACTCTTTAATCCGACGCGTGGCGATTTACACATACAATGGGACGATATGTGGCTGCACGTGCCTCGCGTCTCTTATGCGCAGCTGACATTAGAAGAGTTGGACGGGAGCACTTATGCGGTGGTAGGAGCCCTTACGCCGATAACGTGTTCGGACAGTGATTGGATTGCGGTCACCAAGGGGCAGTACCTGTGTATTCAACACGATACATGGTTGAAGACCGATGCTGCTGTTGTGCGTCTCTACCGTTCCGGTTTTCATATCGCAACGGTTGTAGATGCTATGTTATGCAACTCTACGACGAAGAAGCATTTCGCTTTTTACGGAAAATGGTTGGAAGGTATATCGTGTAGCCCAGGAGCAAAACATGCAGAACGCGCGGATCCGTGAAATACAGACTGTTGTTCCTTACCTGGAACGGACGTCGTTTGGCTTATTGCGGTACACAAACAACCGAGAATTCGCTTACGTTTCTAAGACCGGCCAACCTGTGCGGATAGAATGTTTTGGCAACATAGGCATATTGTGTTACGGTTTACACGTACGCCTAGATACACGTTTTGTGGACATGTTCGACTTAGGTAACAGAGATCTGCTTTGGTCACCATACGTGGGCGTGCACGTAAAGGACGCAGTTATGCCGAGCGTTGTAACGACTACGTTACAAAAACAGGATGTGGATTTCATGCGGTTATTCGAGGGGAATAGTACTAGGTGTTTTGCAACGTTTAGTCGCCCGCACCTTTCATATGTGGGCCTGAGTTGTCATGCCGCAGATATGTATGTTTGTCAAGACATTACGCTGTTTGGCAAATGGGAAGAGTTAAGTAGTTACCTAGATAAGCGAGATAAGTTTTTCACGCCTAAAGCTGAGGGTAATTCGTAAAAGCCATGAAAAAACCCAAGACGGTCGCAGACCACGACGCATTTACTAATTACTTGTGTCGCTCTGCCTTTGGTTACATGACTTGTGATTGGAATATAACTAACAGGTTGTCTTTCAAATCCACAAGAAACGATTGGCCAAGGCGGTTTAGATTCGACCTAGATGGTGAGCTGTTTGATTTACCCGTGGTGCTGGAGCAGATATATCAGGAGCATGCAACCATACCGGGTAAGCCGCAATACACTTGCTTGGAGAATTGGCGCGCGGCTGATTGTATGCGAATCCGTACTGCGTTTTTGCACCTTGCCGTGTTAGGTACGCCGCAAGGGTGTAGACATAGAAACGTATACAACCCGGACGATCCGGAGAATCGTTATCGGGACAGCGCGATCAGAGCCCCAAAAGTGAAAATTTGTAGGCTGGTGGACGGTGATTATCCGGTCATAACTATGACAGGCGCTGCAGTCTATCTTATGACGTACCACGCAACAAATTACACGTGCTTACGTGTAGAGGGTACCTGGAAAGAGTGCGAATCATTCTTTCAGACGGGTGCTAAGTACATTCACCTACCTACGAAGAGCGACAAATGAAAATCAAAACTAAAGAAAAACACGAAGTATTTATTGACTATTTGTGCCGCTCTGCTTTTGGATGCATTGAAGAACGACACCCGTTGGAGTTTAGACCCAATCCGGAAAAGTGTCCCAAGCAATTTCAGCTAGAACTTGATGGTCAGTTATTTCCGCTTGACGTTTCCTTTAAGGGTATGCGTCAGGATCATTCTTTGCGTCCTGGCAATGTTTACACGTGTTTGGCCGAAAGTTTGGCACACAAAGGCATACAGTTATCCTTTATGTCGTTGGACGTAGTTGGCACACTGTATTCACCAGTACCTGTTGGTGTGCACGTTGTGTTGGCAGAGGGTGTGAACGCCAACGATCCCACGGTCCCTCCGGTGAACGTCGTTAGGCTCATGGCCGGTAATCGTGCGGTTATTACTACGACAATGGCTGACGTATTCTTCCACAACGGTTGGACGTCTGCGTGGCATCCCGGACCTCAACAGACAATTATTGTGCATGGCACTTGGGTTGAGTGTGAGTCGTTCTTTCGTAACGGAATAAAGTTCATTAGGGAACCTGCCTAGGTACAAATATGAAGCCAGTCGCACACCGCACGTTCATGCAATACTTGTTACGTTCCACCTACGGCTACATCAAAAGACGCGGTATCCTTCACTTCATACCTCGTCCGGAAAGCTGTCCTAAATCGTTTCAACTTGAAGTAGACGACTTACGTGTAACGTCCGCCATAACCCTGAACTGTATATTTCAAAACAGTAGTCCGCTGCTTGCTTCGCAGACGTACACTTGTCTTTGGTTATCACCAAACGGCGACTGTCATATGCAAGTGCAGCCTGCTGTCGTGGACTTCGAATTGTTGGAACCGCTAGACCTCAAAAAATGTCGAGGTATTCAAGACAGAGAACGTACGGATAGCCTACGCCCGGCAGAAGTGATTACCACGGTTTGCCGTGTTCTAGACGGGGATAGGACTGTTTTCACATTAACGAACGCAGGCGTACGCCTGTGGCGGTCAATAACAGACCGTGTGACGTTGCGAATTATAGGTGAGTGGAAAGAATGTGAATCATTTTTCAAATATAAGGCGAGATTCGTAAAGGAGCCACGCCAGGAATATGACACCTAACGAGAGTTTCTCGGATTATATCGTACGCACTTCTCATGGCTTTCTTGAGCCGCCAAGCAATAAAAAATCAAACCAGTCTGCGTTAACATATCTACCGGTCATGCGACTTCGTAAAGAAACACGAGCGATAGTTATTGACGCAGATGGAGTAATCATGCCTATGGGCGACGTTACGATGCTGAGCTTAGTAAAGCATGACTATCAGCTCACGTATACCTGTGTTCACGTTAACCGAGCTGGAAGCTACGAGAAATCGGCGGATTGGCTGGCGTTTTCTTGCGGCCATCGCGCTTTTACGGAAAGTCGGTCTAACTCGGGGCATCCTGACGTAAATTTGCTTAGATTAATTGCAGACGGCTACGTTATTGCAACGTTTTGTGACGTTCTATTGTCGATTTGGCCAGACCCAGATCCCAGCGAATTCTCGTTTGTGGGGGTGTGGTTAGAGCGTGACGCACATAGGAGGAAATATGAAATACCGCCGCAGTAACGGGTTAGACGAGAACATGGAAGATTACCTCGTACGCACGTCGTTTGATGCCCTTATGATTCGGTCAATCGGTAAGGAGGGCACATACGATTTCGCAACCAAACTATCCGTACCGCTGCTAGTGGAATTGGACGGATTCGCCACGCAGCTCGAACAAGTGCAATTGGACATGCGAAGATACGTTGTTCGCGCGTACTTACGCTTTCCCGCCGTGGGACTTTGTGATCTGGCGTTGAAACACATGCACCTCGGTAGTGATAGAACGTTGCGTGTGTTGGTGACGAACGGTCGTCCTGTCTGCACGTTGCGCCGAGCTAGTCCTGCACAGCGGTTTGATTGTTACCTAGGTTTCGAGGCGATCTGGTTCGAAGCCGCAAGTATCGTGGCGTGGCGGCGCATTACAGGTGTGTGATGCTTACAGCATAACTTCTGAAAGGAACTACATATGTCCACAGAGTACGAGACGTACAAGGACGCCATAAAGTATCTTTCTACGACCACCTACAACGTGCTGATACCTGCGGGAGAGACGCGAAGATGGGGACATGGCGTAGAACTGGTGTACGATTTCGTATGTCCGAAGGGTGTGACACTCGTGCTGGAATGCGATTTGCGCTGCACACCTGTTTCGAACGTCGTTTTAAGCCCGGTGGTATGGCAGCCTGATTGGGTGGTAGGAATATATAGCCGATTCGAGACCGTAGAAGACAAGATCTCGTTTTTCGGTCCGCAACTTTGTAGCGAGTTTACCAAGAGAACGTTGCGGCTAATTCATGAAAATCGTGTTATATGCGCATTCACAGATGTAAGCGGACGGCTACGAGACTGCCCTGTTGACCCTTACGGAACTGACGCAATTGTGTTTGGGAACTGGTTAGAGGCTCACGACTTTTATGCGAGGAGAACCCAAAAGTGACCGAGTACTGGCGGACTAGGTGGTTACCTTTGACTATAGAACACATCATGCGTACCTCTTGCAACGCGTTGCAGCGGCAATTGCCGCGTAACAGCGGATACGACGAACTCGCATTCGAAAGCGTGCAAGCTCTGGAAGTAGAGCACTGGGGTGCAAAGATACCCGTTGAAAAGCTGCGTATAACTTTGCTGAATCCTAACTTTGGCGATAGCACACATGCGATCGCGATTGCCAGCTTGGCACTGAAAAGCGACTTGGTCACATTTCGCGATGTCTTCTGTTCCAGACATGAAGTATTTCGGTTCTACACGCTGTCTGGTGGTTTAGTCTGTACGCTACATGACGCAAGTTGTGACGTAAGAACCGTGCCGCATCGCTTTGCCGTATTTCTGCAAGGTACTTGGGCCGAGGCAGCCGAGTACGTCGAATCAACTTTAGTTCGAACATAAAGGACCAAGCTATGATAACGCAAGTCGGCACCTGTGTGACTCGTGGTAATTACATGGTTACCATCAATACGATGCGTACGCGTCGTGGAATTCTACCAGGTATCAACGTTCTGTATTTGTATAGGTGGCATGTTATCGGTTACGAAGTGGTGGCGCATAAAATTGCAGATCCGGAGTACTCGAAGCAGGAGGCCTTAAAAATGATAAACGCACAAAGAGCTGCGGACCGTAAGGCCAAAAAGACCAAAGCGGCTGGCTAAGCATTTCAAAAAACGTTTTTTAGAATAGGTAAATTATGCAAAGACAAGAGACGTTGGAACAGCATATAGAACGCACGTCTTACGGAATGCTTAAGCTAACTGAGCAGCTGAAACATGGTGACCGTTTACACGATTCCACGTACACGTTGCGTTATTTGCACGGAGCCGAGTACGACCACGATCTTGTTAACGGCTTGCAGCTTCGTGAAGATCCTGGCGTACAAGTGCGTGTGTGCATTGGGGATTTCCAAGAATACGTATGTGTTCCGCTGTCGTTCGGCTTACGACCGTCTGCACGTAGTCCGTATTGCCGCCTATGGATAGAGGCGGGCACGGTTACACCAGAACCAACGGCATTGTTCAACCTTTCACTAATACAAAGTCGCATCAATTACAACGATTTTGCTGTGCGAATATACGCGAACGATAAGCCTATAGTGACGATAGCACAGGCTTACGTAAGTGTGTTGAGTAAGCGTATATCGCGTGATTGGTGTCGGCTAATTTTCGGTGGGGTATGGTTGGAGCGGTGTCTACTTCAAAACGATATAGACGCGATAGACCTTAACGTAAAACGAGCCGAGGCCGCGAAGACCCACGGTGTTGATATTTCAAAATTGGCGGAGTGGGAATAATGCAAATCTTCGACGAGTACATAACACGTACGTCGTACGGGGTCATTAGCCGAGCAGATAACACCAGCCTTTGGTACTTCGATACGACACTCTTTGATAAGACGGATTCGCGTGTAACTCTGCTGTTCGACTTCGTGTTGGTTCCGATAAGAGTACTGTGGATACGTACTTTCGGTGTTCATGGTTACCCGTCACCACTGTACATAGCCTTTACGACAGACACAGAAAGCCATGCGATAATTTGCGATGTATGTCGAAGTCCTGGGTTACGTATGTTTCAGATCCTATGGCAAGAACGTCCTATACTGACCTACGACAAACCGTGTGTCATAAATAACGGCTGCGAATACATAGAAACATCCCCAAGGTACAGCCTGACTGTAAGCGGTAATTGGCTCGAATACGGTGGGCATCCTACTTAAAGGAAAAGCATGCAAACAACGGAATCGAAAGCACGTATCGTATACAACGTGCCAGGATTAATTAAACAATACATTGAGCACGTCTCGTACGGGTTTTTGACCGCTGAGCTTGTGAAACGTGACTGGGGGCATACGGCACTCATTTTCAAGCTGAACAAGGCTCTTGTAGGTAACAAGGACTTATGTATAGACGTAAACGGTCATGTGTTCACCGGTAAAGACCCATCTATCCTTAAAGTAGATACGACTGCCGGATTAACGCTCACAGGCAAAGATCTATATCTGGATGGCACTGCCGCACACCTGTCTCGAACCGCAGCACCGGTAACTATGCGTATCATGTGTAATCATTTTGTAGACGGTTTGACGCGCAAACGCATAAGCGCGGAAACGATAGAATACGAGATCGAGGCAACAACGGAAAACTGTGGGGCCAGCATTGTTGTGCGAATTGGTGAGTTGCAGGTCGTAACATTCGAGGTAGCTAGAAGACCGTTCGTGGTTGGTTACGAAGTGGGTAACAATTACGACTCGGAGATACTCATAACCGGTACGTGGTTGGAGATTGCGGATATTTACCAGTATCTAGCTCGGTATGTCGTACCTTTCGACGAGTAACAACTTTTATGCGGAGAGCTGTATGCTTGACGACAATGCCGTTGTATTTGAACCAGCGAATGACTTTCAACGCTATATCTATGAAACGTCCTACGGACAGATTACCTGCGACGAGAAAGAACGACGGTCAGCGGATTTCGAAATCAGCTTCCACGTGTACCAAGTTACAAATCCCGACGTTAAAGTCGTTTTGGATATAAACGGTGCTTTGTTTCGTTGTTGTGCTCCGTACAGTACCGTGCTAACAGTTTCTGTTGGCCCCTACGAGGACAGTCCGCCTATTTCCGCACTGTACCTGCATATGACCCGTTTCGAGCTGATGTCTGATAAGCAAGGCAGTCAACGTGCCTGTACGGCTAACAGCGTACTGACGGCAATTATTCACGCCTGTCATGACCGCGGAGGGTACTCACGCTTGTATCTTAACGATAAAGCAGTTGCAGTGTTACGAGCTAACCATACCAGGGAGCTGTCGTTCTCATTGGGCGCTTTAACGACTATCACCACTTTGGTACTGCGAGGATACTGGGAAGAGTTTAACAGCTGGTACGCTAGTCGATGCTTTAGATCTATATTTGAATAGGAGGGTTCATGTCGATCGAAGTAAGGCGACTACACGAGAAGACCAATGATTACATTCATAGGACTTCTTACGGTTTATTTGAAGGTCGGACAGTAGACGACAGTGACACGAAATATCTGACTTTTAGTGCCGACAATCTTAGTAAGTCTGATCCTCTTATTCTTCAGTTCAATGCGTTCGCGATTAAATGTGTCTCTGTGTTTGACATATTCATGAGCACGAACATGCGACTTACCCATCCGGGGCGTTTCACAGGCCGGCATGATGGGGATTCGCGGTGTTATGCGCGTATACGGTGTTTAGACGTGATCGTTGTCACGCCTCTTTACACCGCGGCATCTATGATTCAGTTCTTGCCGCGGAAAAACTGGGTAGAGACGGTCACGGGGTACTATCGAGATAAACCTGTATTCACGTTTAACTTGTCGTGGTTCAACCGTTATTCGTGGGTTGACACGGGGTACGATACCCAGCGCTGGACTTCCGAGGTTTATCTGCATGGCACTTGGCTAGAGATAGCTTCACTAGCCGCTTCCGTATCACCACTTCCGTTATTGGAGTCGTAATGAAAACAGATGTATTGATCGCACATGTTAAGCGTTCGATTACTCGGACGTCGTATGGTTATCTGTTGCCTAATCTTGCCACGCCGGACACGTCGTTGACGTTTACGGGTGCTCCGCACGCGTACGTAGTGGACCTTGATTTTTGGGGCCGCAGGATAGCGTTGTCGGGTGTCAGCCACATAGACGTTCGGACAAACACCACCGTTGGCCTGATGTTCAGCTCCGATACTGCAGGGTTCTACATGCAACACGACGACCAACGGCCCGGGCTGTTTAGCAGTGCGTATCCGCCTCCACAACAGGGCAGAATGCTAAACGCCTGCTGTCTTGCGGAGGTGCGTATCCATTGTCGCGGAGTACATCTAGCCAAAAAGGACACTGCCGTGGCTGAAGGATACTGGCGACGTGACCCGAGATACACCAGTGCAGAGTTCGCGATAATCTACGCCAAAGACAGACCGATTATTACGCTACAGGTGGCTGGTTTGGCCGTACGCGACAATAACTCGCTCATAATTTCTGTAGAGCGTATTCGGGGTGCCGTGCGAGATTGGTTCGTAACTGTGCGAGGTGCTTGGTTAGAGCTGCAGGACTTGGTTGTCTCGCACAACCGAAAAACACTTAGCGGGAAGGTATGACTTATGAAGGTAAGAGAGCATGCGGATAATTACATTCGACAGACGTCTTATGGGCATATTCAGCCGGTAAGAGCGAATTCAACAAAGCGTTCATGGCCAAGGTACCGTGTAGCGCGGTGTCGTCGACTTGCATTGGCATTTGAGCTAAATGGTTGCTGCGTGCCGCAGAAACGAATTACCGCAATCGACATTGATGCAAACGGCTCAAACAACGATTACACGCGTCTTATCGTCTCGCTGGAAGACACCAACGAAACTAATCCGTTGTTGGACCGGCAAAGCCTTAGATCCGGTGAATGGGTTCGGCTGTACTGCGGCGATAATCTGATCCTCGTTCTGCGGCTTTCACTTGCATTCACGCCGGCGAGAATAGTCACAGCAACGCGAAAAGGTATCGAATTAGAGCTTCGTGGTTTGTGGGTAGAGTGGGATAGTTACTTCACTAAAACGACGGCACAGTACTACGGAAAGTATCTACCATGCACACCAACGTAAGACAGGCATTCGACGACTACGTTTACAAGACGTCTTATGGCGTTTTGTCTCCGGTGCTGGATTATGCAAATAGTCCATTGTCGTATCGGGTGCCCCACGACGTTCTTAGGAAAAAGCTAATCGGTATCGAAGGCAACGGGCACATGTTCCGTTGTTTCTGTTGCGGAGGTCTGACTTTACACGCAGCGTATTCGACATACGAACGTAGGGCTAAGCAGCTCGTTTTGCAAAAATACGACGAGTCACAATATATCGTGATTAACGGTACGCTGCCTTGTGACAGGTCTGTTTTTCAAAACTTATACGTGCGTACGGGGCTGGTTCGCATATACGCGGATGATGTGCAAATCGCCACGATAAACATCACAGAAGAGACGGCGGAAGGCTATCTGCAACAGATCAACCACAGACCGACCAAACATAGCTCTATACGCTTCTACGGTGATTGGTTGGAGGTGGAAGACTTTGGTCAACAAATCATCTTCTCGCAGTTAGGTACATAGCGGTGGCAAACACCTAAGGACAAACATGGCAGAGACCAGCACCGCAGCGAAGCGTTATAAGACGTGGATACACCTTATGGATTACGTAATGCGTACGTCCTACGGTAACCTGTTAGCGTGGACGGCACCACGAGACAACGAGCGTATCGAGTTTCGTTACACGCCCAGCGACTATAAGTACTACGATCTTTATCTGCGTTTGGGCGATCAGCTTTTTAAGTGTACGGACTGTAGTCCGTTGCAAGCAAGGACGAATCAACTGCTAACAGAAGATGGACAGCTTTTTGCGGTATACCCGGCATCCGAAAGTTACATACTGTTCAGTTGTTGCGATATCGTAGCGTGTCGCGTAGATGGCTCACCATTAGCGAAACGTCCGCACGATGCAACGCAGTTTTTGCGAAGCTTTCACGATCGCTGCGACGTAGTCGTGTATTTGGACAACCAACATACGCTCACATTAGCGAATACTTACATCAACCAAAGCATAAAACGTACTGGACCTTTAGCGGATCGCCGTGTAATTCAGATTACCGGCGTGTGGTTAGAATTCGAGGGCCTGGTACGCAATTTTAAATCCTAGAGCCTATATGGAAGAACTAGCAAACGATTTGAATGAATTGTACGTCAATAGGGTTAACCAGCGTCAGGCGCTACTGGCCCGTGCAGCTATGCATGTTCGTAGGACTTCGTATGGTCTGCTGGACGAAGAAAAACCTAAACCAGAACGTTTTGGTTTTGTACGGTATATCACAGAACCGAGACAGTTAGTCCCACTAGATCTTACTTTGGATGTTAATGGGCAGCTATTTGGCTGCCACGCTGTAACACGCCTAAGCATTACGGTGCGGTTCACCGCATACCGTGTAGACGAAGCGTCCATATACGCGAACAGTAATTCGTTCCTGTCTCTACATTTTGCGGCAATTAAACCCGTACCTCCGTGTGGTCGGTTGTTTGTAAGTAAGCTAGCAGAACGGCCTGATGTGTGGACCCCGCCGATTATTCGCGGCTACTGTAATGACCGTCCCTGTTTTACGTTTAAGCCTCTTCGGGGCCTACACGCGTTGCTTCGTAGTAACCTGGACGGCGGACATCTATACCTGGAGGCTAACGGAGAATGGCAAGAACTAACGAATATGAACTGGAGTCTAAATGCCTAGTTTAGCGGCTTTTGCCGAAAGAATTGAAGCGGTATCATACGGCTACCTACATATCGTGCCGGATTTTTGGAATATCATGTCTTTCGTGGTGGCGTTGAAACCGGAATACCAAAATAAGCTTGATTTAGTTTTGGATGTTAATGGTTTGGTACTGCCGCCACGTAGGCTAGTTAGCATACATATTTCTGTGCCTAATGCGACGTGGTATGCGCCAAATCACTGTGACGCGAGCTTCGACTCGTGTCGTTGCTGGTGCGCCTTCACGGCACAGACTGAAACCGCAGTAGACCCTAACTACGATCAACTGCCTTACACGCTAGTGCGCGGTTATATCGAAAATAAAGTTTGTTTCACAATAGTCCAACAGTTCGCAGCGGCCTTTTCTCTATACACCTTTGCACTCCTTTCGAAACGGCAAAACACGGCAACGGCTACTGGAAGTTGGTGTGAAATGCGAGGATTCCGTACGGAGCGTTAAAATGACACAAGATGAGCTTGATGCGTACGTGCATAGAACGTCCTACGGTTTGCTTCACAAGGCACACCGGGCGCACGCACCAGGGACTTGGCCAACCGCTTATTTTGACTACATGGCAACCATCGAAATAGGGCAACCTGAGCTGACATTAGATATAGAGCTTAATGAATACGCGATTCGATGTTGTGGGGCTGTTTTACGGCTAAGTCCCAGTTTACGCGTACGTGAGGACGGGGTACTGATACGACTGCGGAAACCAACTGCAGTAGCACTTACTTGCCGTGCGTTTGAAAACAGGAGTCGTCCAGGCTTACCCATCAAAATAAGCCGGCAGGCTGTCTCGCGTATACGCATATATCGGGACGATAAACCCTGCATAACATTCAGTCGCGTGTACACCATGACGCGACCTAACTTTACGCCGACATATCAAGGCAGACGGTGGTACTTTAGCGCACAAGCCACGTGGCAAGAACTAAACGGCTGTTTTTCGGACGCAATACCAGGAGTACCTCGATGGTGATAGCTAAAAAAGAGATAGATGCTTTCGTAAGAAAGACGTCTTATGATTTGCTTTATCTACGTGAAGTATCCGAGCTGCATGTGACTTGCGACATGTTACCGCGTCGCGACACCCCCATAATGGTAGAAGCTGGAGATTGTGTTTTAAGGTTTGAGGGGGTAGCCGAATTCAACACCAAAACAACACTACGCGCCCAGAATCATAACTTAGATACATTTCCTCCCATCACTTATTTCAACATTAGGTGTCGAGGCATCTACTGCGGAGCAACGGAGTTAAACCCCACGGATACCTCTGCCCTGTTACATCGTGCACTTAAGCAAAATGACTTCGTTCGCGTATATGCTGACGACCGCCTCTGCTGCACAATCGTCAAGGGCGTGGCTAGCCGATTTCCGTTTTTGTTCTTTGTTGAAAGAACTTTAACTAGGATTAAAAAAGAAGGCAAAGTTATAGACAGTGTGGGTAACTGGCTGGAACTGAATGACTACGCGGATAAGAATCCACAGTCCTTTCGTTTATAAGAGGAACGAAAATGCCAGAGATTAAGTTCTTCCGGACTAGTGCCGGTTTGCCGGGAATGCGTGCGGCCCTTGAAACTGGTGTACCCACATTTGAACGCGTTAAGAAGTTTGCAGACTGCTTCAGCTATCCCGAGATAACGGTAATGTTTGTATACCCGTATTCTCCTGTGGAGTCTGATCCTCGGCGTGCCCATCTCGCAAATGGTCGCTGTTGGTTCAGTTCCCCAGAAAACGACATTTGCTGGAAGGAATATGCGGACGGCACTATCGGCGTAGCTCATCCGCACATTGCTAACTTCAAAGCCACGCTTGGGGACAGACTCAATCTTTTTATCAAAGACATACCAGGCGGTACGATCTATCCAACAGAGCATACGGTTGTCGGGTTCTATCTGGGTGTAACCGAACAAGGCGACGTTGCTGCCAGAGTCGCGTGGCAAGAGTTTGATCGGGTCTACCGCAAGTACGAGATGCAAACAACGGATAGCGAGGCAATAAGCATGGTGTTGGGATTTGAAGAGAATCCTGATTGTTATCCTCTCGTGTTGGACTACATAGAAGAAAAACTGCTTATTCCGTTATCCGATCTTAAGGAAATGCGGAAACTTTGTACGAAGCAGAAACGAGCACCTAAAAATGAAAACAAGAGAAGAAATACTAGAACACGTTAAGCGGACGTCGTTTGGGCTATTAGGTAGTCACAAATGCTACGACTCTGGTCCCACACGCTGGTACACTTTCCACTTAAAGCCGAAGTTGCCACGACCACGGAATCTAACTGTAGACATTGCTGGACAGTTGCTGCTTTGTGAAGCGGTTGAGAATTTTTCAATCAATGTCGCGTGTAATCCGGGAGACGCAACAGCCGTATGGTTTGAGCGGTCTGCTTGGATAACGTTCCGCTGTGCGAAAGTCATTACGCTCACGTCGCCACAAGTTGTTCTAGAGAAAGGCTTAACCTGGCCACCCGCGCAAAAACCTCTCAGTGTGCGCCTAATCTGGCAGGACAGACCGTGCATCACTTTCTCGGTGAGTGTAAAATTTGGGCGGCATTTTACAACGGTTGTCGGAAAACACGTAGATTTTGCTGTGCGGGGATTTTGGCTGGAAGTACTATCTGCTGCGGTTATTCGCAGGATCAAGGATGCCCAATGAAAACAAGAAAAGAAATAGTTGAATATGCTAGGAAGTCTTCGTTTGGCCTACTTCATCGTTGTCATATTAGCGCCGTGACTGACTTTTGTCATTGGTATACTTTTTACCTGCGAAACTCAGCGTATCTCTCGTCTCTAACTGTAGACATGGCTGGACAATTATTTACATGCCGAGACATAGCCAAATTTACGCTCTCTGTCCATTTTGATCCTACGGTCACTGTATACTTGCCGGCTTACCGAACCGCGCATTTGAGTTTTCGCTGTTCTAAGGTTATGCCGTTTGTCCCGTCGCGATCTCGCTCAACTTCTGCCACGGTAGATCCGTTTACGGTCAGGCTGTTGTGGCAAGACAAGCCCTGTGTCACATTCACGGTTGCGAACGAACACCGTACGTATTTTACCGTGACACCGCGTAAACGTTACGCGTATTTTTACGCACAGGGGCCGTGGGTGGAAATGATATCTGGTTTGGCCCCACATCCGTGGAAAGAGCAACAATGAGAACAAGAGAAGACGTGGTTGCGTATGCAAGAAAATCATCATTCAATTTCTTGGGCGGGCACGTAGTTCGCGAGTACGCCGGAGGTACTTCAAGCTGGTACGTGTTCCATCGTAGACGTACTAAAGAACGTCCACGTAACCTAACTGTCGATGTTGGGGGACAGTTGTTCTTCTGTGCGCAGGTCAAAAACTTTTCGGTTAATGCGTGGTGCCGCACCCGGGACGAAACCTCTGTGCACTTCACGCTTGTGGCTTGGTGTACTTTTCAATGCGCAGGTGTCAGGCAAGTTACGGCACAATCAACGACGCAATCGAATACGGCTGAAAAATGGCAACCGGATGCACGCTCCAGTATTGTCCGCTTGATCTGGCAGGATAAGCCGTGCGTCACGTTCCGATTAGAGCCAGGGCACCGACAATGTTTTGGGCGGGGTGCTCGCGGGGCTACCGTGTATTTTGGTATGCGCGGTCAGTGGTTAGAAATGATGCAAGACTAGACCAGAAATAATACGAAAGGTACTTAATGATAACAAGAAAAGAGCTATCTGCGTACGTAAAACGCACTTCGTATGGATTGTTAGGAAGAACGCATGTCCGCTACAGTCCGAATGGTCAGTATGTCTGGTACGCCTTTTATCTTGCTAAAAAGGCGAGGCCTTCTTGTGTCTTCAACTTAGATATTTCCGGGCAGTTATTCCGTTGTGCGGGTATTGACGACTTCACAATAGAGGTACGATTCAGCTGCGTTGATGGTAAGACTGCGAAAATAGCCGAAGGGTGTTATTGTCGCTTCGAATGTGCAGAAGTCACAGCACGCGATACTGGCGGGATAATATCATCATTTCGTGCTCCGCCAAGGTCTGTGGTCGGTACCACTAGTATCATCTGGCAAGATAAGCCGTGTATTACCATGACATATTGTTGTGGGCACACTACCGACTTTATATACACGAGACAGCGTGCGAAGGGTCGTGCGGCGATCATTACAGCGTTTGGTATGACCTGCCGTTGGGCCGAGGTTATGAACTACGCAGATGAACACGCGATAGAGGACAGGTGATGCGAACGAGAAAAGAGATCATCAAGCACATAGAAACTACGTCCTATGGGCTACTCACGAAATCGACCACAATTAAACGTGGTCTCGACGCGTACAGAGCTCGCTTCGATTTCACGTTAGCTGATAAGTTTGCCCAAAGCGTTAACCTGATTCTTGATATAAACGGACAACTTGTTTCGTGTCGGCGTGTAACCAAGTTGCATATAGCCGCTTGGTTAAACGTATATCCTGGTGCGAGGTACGACAAGGACGGGTTGTCCCCTTATACTTCGCTGGACCTTGGTTGTGTTAAGTTCGCGCATAAAGGATTAACGGAACAAGACATTTCGAATGAAAGCACCTGGTATCGCATTAACCCAGGCAGGCCGAAAGACGCAACACTTCGCTTGTTTTGGCGTGACAGGCCTTGTGCTACGTTTCGAACCTTTTTGGACAGAAGTCCGGAAGAGTATCTTCGTAGAGATACGCGACACAGGCTTATATTTCGTGGTGGCGGGCACTGGGAAGAGCTGACTAAATACACAGACGGCCACGAGATTTTGCAGTAAATACTTACACGCAAGGAGCAAAGACAATGAAAACCGCAGAACAGCTAAAGATTGTAGCGGAGAAAACGTCGTACGGTTTGCTGTCGCAGGTAGTTTCCGAGCTAGAAGCTACCGATGACGGCGATCCGTCCATCACATTTGGCACAACGCTGGACCAGGCAGAACCGATAATACTAGACATAGACGGACAGCTACTGACGTGCCACGGCGCTAACCGCGTCAGCCTGTTCACGAATCTTGATATAGCCTTCGACGATAATTGTGCGAGTTCGTTTGGGGTTCGGTGTAACAAAATTACATCAGGCACCGAGATATTGTTCAGTATTGGTGGACCTCGTGTGCGTAGGTATGCGCCCGACTCCGCACAAAACGTTACGGTCTGGTGGCGCGGTAAGCCGTGCATCGTTCTAGTTTGTCATGGTTGGCCAATCGACATTTATACGAACTATCCGAAAATTGACGGATTCACCGTAACCGTTGTCGGTATTTGGCATGAATTGTTTCAAGACGTGTCATTGTTACCAGATGAATAGGAGAACGCTATGATAAAGGATTGGATCGAAGAGCATTTCTGGGACCTTCTGAGCGTGGTAGTTGCCGTAATCGTCATAGCTGGCCTTATCGTTGCAGCCGATCGTTCTGGGCAAGAGAACCGGGCGAAAAGTGAAGCTGCGGATCGGCGACTGGGGGTTGAGCTGCGTGCTAACGGTGCGGCAGCAAACAAGGCTGGTGTACCTGCTAACGCAAATCCCCATATCGGGCATGGGTGGCGAGCTTCGCTTTGGTTGGAAGGTTGGATAGAAGCGAACAAGAAACAGGAGAGCAAATGATTCTTGTGGAGCAGCTGAAGAAGTATGTCCGGAAAACGTCGTTTGGTGCGTTAACAACAAACCGACGTACGTTGACTGCGTACAGTTATCACTTTTTTGCCACAGGCTGGAAGAAGATGCCCGGAGAAGCGGTAGTTATAGATCTAGACGGACAGCTGTTACATTGCTGGGGTGTTAAGGCGCTGACGACGTTTACGCGTATGCTCATAGGCAACGCAGACCGTATACGGACCGCAGAGACGTCCGTTAGCTTAGAGTGTAAGCAGATCACGTTTACGGCAAGTCGAAAAGAACCGGCAAAGCTCAACCAGTTCTTCGATCTTCGAATGGCAGTCACGTTCGCGTGTATCTCGCGTCTTGGTAAGCCAGTCTTAACGTTGCGGCTACGAGATGATGCTGCAGTCTCAGCAATAGCGAACGAGCAGGGCTTCGAACTAACGCTGGCCGGTTATTGGCAAGAGCTTACACCACTCGTGCTTAATAAGCAGCTAGTAGACGTATAGGAGTTCAGCTAAATGGCCGATATCTTGCAGTTAACACAAGACGTCATTAAGGCGTCTTGTGGTTTATTCAATATAGAAGGCAGCCGCGTACGTGAACTATCTCGCCGTAATTATCTCGATATGCGGAGAACGGTTTTCAGCGATACTGATATCTATTTGGACATGGACGGCCAAATACTCCGGTCCAACAACCCGAACGGTTTAATGTTGATTACGGATATTCACGATCAGCAAATACGCTATCCAAAATACGACGATGTTAACCTGTCACAGTTGGTTATCACTTGCGATGAGGTTTCGTGGTTGGGCACACAAAACGCAGTGTGTCCTGTAACGGGCGAACTTAATTTCTGGGGTAGCCTGGTATCTGCTAGCTGTCATTGGATTAGCGTTGTGTTTAACGACAAACCGTGCGTCACATTGTTTACGGACTTCCGAACCGCGAATGTGCACGCCTATAACGAAGTCAGTAGGGCAACAGAACCGAGGCGTGTCAGACTACATATCTACGGGTTCTGGCGGGAATTTTTAGATCTGGCGTACAGCGGAGCTTTTAGATTTGGCGTACAGCGGAGTAAAGTATGAGAAGAAAAGCAGATATACATGAGTACGTAAAGCGAACAGCTTATGGCCTTTTAGACGGTAGCGATATTTATATCCACAGATACGCTACTATGGCATTCTGCTCGATACACGTCGGGTTTGATTCGCCGATAAACTTAATTCTAGACATAACCGGTGAACAGATTTTTTGTCCGTGCGTGGACTACATCAATGCGCGAACAGAGTTACTTATGGTACCTGTTGACCGTACAAGCGAAGCTCTTACGGTGTCTGCCGACAACATTTCTAGTATGGAAATACTGTGCAATGAAGCCGATTTTATACGGGCTAATCGTAATGGCCTGCCTAACACAGTGGTGCCTTGGAGTCGCTTGCGTCTGTTAGACCCGGCAGAGGTGCTAGTGCTGTGGCAAGATAAGCCATGCATTACGTTAGCTCGCATACCGTCACACGTTAGTTTAGAACCGCGTTCCAGCGAAAATGGGTTATTGATCTTGAAGTTAATCGGATATTGGCAGGAGCTGCTGAGCTATTTGGCCGGACACGAAGTGGAAACGAGGAAGGCCCAAATTGAAAACTAAAGAACAAATACACGAGCACATAAAGAGAACAGCTTATGGCCTTTTGGCCGAAAGTACTTTGGAAGAGTCTGTGCATGGGTCCTCGTATTGGCGACTGACGGCATACAAGGAACCAAAAAAAGACTTGATACTGGATGTCGGCGGGCAACAAGTTATATGTGCTGGTACTCGTTACATAGAAGCGTCTGTTTGGGGTGACGACGATAATTATCTTACTGTTTTTACTCTTGGCTGTGATAGGAAGCTATTCTCGCTTCGAAACGTGTCACTGCCTTGGTCAGAATCACCTTGGCGTGGCGACAATTTCGTTGCAGGTCTGACCGCGGCTGATGCGTGCATCTGGTGGAACGATAGACCCTGTGCGTATTTTACTTTACGCACGTACCATCACCCCGTCGATGTCTACGAACTCATGGATAATGTCACACAGGTGCGTATCTTCGGATACTGGAAAGAGTTCGCCGACTTCGCGAACAAATAAGGAGCAACGTGCGAACCATAGCAGAAATAGATGCCTACGTCACAAAGACCACTTACGGCTTGTTTGACAAAAGCAATCAATATGATCCACCATGGTTACGTCGTTATCACCGTAACTATTGGAAGCCTTCAGGTATGCGGGATCTGTTCTTGATGGTAGATGGTCAGAAAATAACATGCGAACATGCAATCTGCATATCTTTGCAAACAGAGTTTGCAACATCTGGACCCAGCCCAAATAACGTAAACACGTCCATATTGGAAATAACGCACGATCTCTCTTGGTTCTACACATTCAATCGCGGAATACTGCCTACATCGTTGCAGCGCTCGGTACTTCCTTACCCTTTGCTTCTACCAACAACTGAAAACATCAGTGTCTGGTGGCAAGACAAACCATGCATTACGTTAACTAAGTCTTCAGCTATCGGTGAGTCTCTCGTGGCCTACTACAAACCTAGCGGCAAATTCTATCTAAGCGCTACGGGCGATTGGTACGAATTTAGAGATTACGTAAAATATCAGCGTGTATGCGCATAGGAGTCATATGAGAACGAGAAAAGAACTGCTTGAGCATGTCAAAAGAACGTCATACAGTCTGCTGCAAATGGAAGATGACGAAAGCGACATTATAGACTATGCAAGAGGCTACGAATTAAAACTGAACCGCACTAAAGGCCTTAAGTATCGCACAAGTTCCGCTTGGAACTTTTCGGTAGACCTGCTCGTCACTGCGGATACGTGTCCGATATACTGCCACAACGTCATACGTATTAGCGTGGATACGTCGATGCAAACAGACCTACCGTATGCGGTCGGACCCATACTGCCCAATGCCCGTAACGCAGTAACTGTCCGGATGTTATTCGCACATGGTCAAGGATTTCTGCTTAGAGCGGTCAACCCTGGACTGTTGCCTATACTGTATAACAGTTATTATCCTAAGCCCTTCTGCTTACCAGCCATTTCGTGCCTATCTATTTCGCACCAAGATAAGCCTTGTATTACTTTAGCACGAAGTGATTGCCTGGTTTCCGCTGACGCTTATTGCGATGTAAGAGGCAATCTATACTTTGCTTTCACAGGATACTGGAGGGAGTTGGAAGCCACATGAGAACGAGAGCACAAATAGATGAGTACGTACACAAGGTGACGTACGGACTTTTAGCTTCGAAGCCACGGCCAGTGGAACGCATTCCGCAGAACGTGCATGACACGTTTAAAGCGAGCAGGCTAGAAACTTATCGGTCATTGGCGTTTGTATCCAGATTTAACCACATAAGAGAAAACTTGGTTCTAGCCGTGGATTGTCATCCAGTGCTTTTACTTCGCGTGGCGTACATAGCTGTAGATGTTCAGCTTTTAGAAAACATACGTGAAAGCGTAGCAGACCTGGAAATCAAGTGCTCTGGTATTCCTTTGGCCTCTTACATCGAAACTCCTTCGGAATACAAGGACTACGACTTCATGATAAGCGAAGCTACTAGCATGGTCATTTGGCGACACGATAAGCCGTGTTTCACATTGAAGCTCTATAGACCTGGCGACGAACCAAGCGTGTCCTTTATGGAGTCAGGCGAGACGTATTTAAACGTTAGTGGACGTTGGGAAGAACTGCATGACTACATAATTGGACACCGAATATACGCATAGGAGACTTATGCGAACAGCTTCAGAGACAAAAACATATCTTGAAAAGACATGCTACGGATTACTCTATACGAAGTACGACACGTATTCGAGCGGAAGCATCATCAGTCTAAAATCAGATACAGCAGACGAACTCAATGAAGACTTGATTTTAGACGTGGATGGTTATCCTATCCTTTGCGAAAACGTGTTCAACGTTCTTGTGGATACTACGCTTTGGCGAGACGGAGTCACTAGGGTTATACGCGACACAACAACGCACGTGGAAATAGTTTGCCGCGCAATTCATCCAGCACCGACGCTGTGGGGCCGAGACACTCGCCACAAGAACTTCCCAGTTAAGTTTAAAGAAAACCTGGTTGCACGGTGGCGAGATAGACCGTGTTTCTCGTTGAAATTCGCAGCGGGTCTCACAACCTTCAGCGTGTTTCTTGGCTGTACCGGTATTGTGCATCTATACGCCAAGGGGCAGTGGTTGGAGTTTCATGACTACATGGTAGGACACGACGTACAAGAATAGGACACTTATGCGAACAGCTTCAGGGATAAAAGCATATCTTGAAACGACATGCTACAAATTACTACGCGTAAAGTACGACACCTGGCGTCGTAGTCGAATTGTAGGCATGCATGCAGGTACGGAACGTAAGCTTAGCGAAGACTTATTGCTAAACGTGGATGGGTATCCTATCCGCTGTAAAGACGTACTGTACGTAGACACAATTTCGGATGTCGGGCTAGCACCGGTTACTAGCAATGTAACAACCACTCGAACGCATTTGGAAATAGTTTGTAGACATGTTTCCGCTACAACACGGGTATGGGACCCGCTTGACCGCCATAACGACTTTTCGATTCCACTTAACGAAAATCTGGTTGTACGATGGCGAGATAGCCCTTGTTTTTCGTTGAAGTATGTTAAAGGTCTCACCAGTTTTAGCGCGTTTTTAGCGGGTCCTAATCTTGTGCATTTACAGGCCAAAGGGCAGTGGTTGGAGTTCCACGATTACATAGTAGGACACAAAGTGCAGGAATAGGAGCACTATGCGAACACAAGCACAAGTGAATGAGTACATCAAAACCGTAAGTTGTGGTTTGCTGGAGCATATTGACGCGCACAGAACGAATAAGGGTGCGATGTACGTACACGCAAGTACGACGGGCCGCTCTGCTACAGACTTGGTGCTGGACGTGGATGGACAGCACGTGCTTTGCCAAAAGACCGTATTCATAACTGTAGATTCGTGGTACTGGGTAAACAAGATCACACAAACGACAGCGGGCAGCTTAACGGAGGTAACGATAGCTTGTTCTGCAATTCTTCCCGAACCTGGTCGAATAAGTCTCGATCTTCTCGACTTCGATTTTCCTGTGCCTAGTGTGCGGAACATGGTTATCTGGTGGCGAGACCGTCCTTGTCTCACCTTAACGCAAAGTGGCGGGCTAGGGGACCCTAGCGTATCCAATGCAAACAATTTGGCCCATGTCCGAATTCGTGGGCATTGGAAAGAGTTCCACGAATTCCTACTAGGACACGACATACAAATACGGGAGCATAATGAGAACTAAAGAACAAATAGACGCTTACGTTAAAAAGACGACTTATGGCTTGCTCGGCAACAACACAGGCTTGCCCGATACGTCTGCCACGATTAGCACTCGAAGCGGCTCTTTTGTCTATACATACGTACCAACTCCTCCCGGATCTAATCTTATCTACACGGTAGACGGTCAGCCGGTACACTGTTTCGATTTACACCGGCTGACTGTAAATGTACGTATTTGGCGAGTTGGTTCATATCCGCAGCTAGTTCGTAATGCCTGGACCAACCTGGAAATCGCTGGCCGTGGTGTTCATCCGACGCCGTGGTCTCGTCCTGCAGGTTCGCGTATCTTTAACTTCCCAATAAGAGGTAGTAGACAGACAGTCATTTGGCGGCACGACAGGCCATGTTTATCCGTAATGCGACACGAAGGTATTAGTCCGCCTTGTATCGAAAAGTATGCTACGGGTTTAATCCACATAACCATTAGGGGCGAGTGGAAAGAGTTCAACGACTACGTAGTGGGGCATGCAATACTGCCGTAGGAGCATAATGAGAACTAAAGAACAAGTAGACGCTTATGTGAAAAAGACGACCTACAGTCTGTTTAACAACAACTCAGCCACGCTTAGTACACGAAGCGGCTCTTTCTTCTACTCATACGCACCAACCTCTCCCGGATCTAATCTTACCTACACTGTAGACGGTCAGCCGGTACACTGTTTCGATCTGCGTCGGCTGACTGTAAATGTACGTATTTGGCGAGTTGGTCCTTATCCGTCAATAGTGCGTACTAGCTGGGCCAACCTGGAAATCGTTTGCCAAAACGTTCGACCAGCGCCATGGCTTCGACCTGCGTCTTGGCGTACTTTTAACTTTCCAATAAAAGACAGCGAGCACACGGTTATTTGGCAGCAAGACAGACCGTGTTTGTCTCTAATGCGGCACGAAGGCATTAGCCCTCCTTGCATCGAAAAGTATGCTGATACAGGTTTAATCCAAATACTCATTAAGGGAGAGTGGAAAGAGTTTCACGACTATATCGTTGGGCATGCAATACTATCGTAGGAGCACAATGAGAACTAAAGAACAAATAGACGCTTATGTGAAAAAGACGACTTATGGCTTGCTCAGTAAAAATGCGGCTTCGTTCGTGGCCGGGGCGAGAGGTGGCTCTTTCTTCTACGTGCATGCACCAACCCCTCCCGGATCTGATCTTATCTACACGGTAGACGGTCAGCATGTGTACTGCATTGCGCTAAAAAGTCTAAACGTAAGTGTGCGAATTTGGCGAAACGGGCCATATTCGCCAATAACGCACTCCACCACAGCAACCATAGAAATAGCCTGCAGCGATGTTCGACCAACGCCGCGGTTCCGTCCAGCCGCCTGGCGTACTTTCAACTTTCCAATAAAAGGCAGCGAGCACACGGTTATTTGGCAGCAAGACAGACCATGTTTGTCTCTAATGCGGCACAACGGCATTGCCCCACCATGTCTTGATAAGTTCGATAGTGGTTTAATCCTCATAACCATTAAGGGAGTGTGGAAAGAGTTCAACGACTATGTAGTGGGGCATGCAATAGGGAGATAGGAGCTTAATGAGAACCCGAGCAGAAATTAACGCCTACATGGAAAAGACCACTTACGGACTGCTGACGGCTAAAAACGCTGGCCGCGGTATGTATGCGGCGTATAAATCATTCTTCTTTGAACACGTGCCTTTCCCTTCTCAGGCTACGCTACCTGCTTTAGTGGTTGTCGTAGATGGCTATCCCCTAGTTTGCAAAGATGTGGTGAATCTCACAGCAAACACGCGAGCCTTGCGAAACGGACAAGAATCTGCTGATAGGTACAGCACTTTAGCTGAAGTAGCGCTGGTTTGTCCTGCTGCGGGGTCAACCATACAGCCCCACAAACCAAATCGTCGCATGAATTTAAGGGAACGGGATGGAGAGAACGTGGTTATTTGGTTTCAAGACAAGCCATGTTTAACGCTGAAACGTAGTGAGGGTATAAGAAGTGTCCGTGCGTTTTTTGCGTACGGCGGTATTGTCCATGTCGAGCTTAGAGGTCGTTGGTTGGAGTTCGATGCCTTTGTAAAGGGGCACGAAATAACGTAAAGGAATCGCAATGGTAGAGCATCTTACCGCAGTTTTTGAACATGTTGAGAAAACGTCTTATGGCCTACTTACCCCACAAAACAGGCCCAAGGTACTTAAAGCCAGCTATTTCAATGCAAAGTGGGATCTCAAACAGACAGAAGCCAATTTGGAATGTGATTCCGTAGTCGTACTTCGGAACGCACATCCCATTTCTTTTACTGTTACTGCAGCCGTGCACGACAAAAGAGGTGCAGCTGCTTTGCATTCGTCGCCTTATCCATCACATTCACCGCTGCAAGGCAGAGCTGTGTCTGTAGAGTTTAATTTCTTTCCAGAGAATACTTGTCCATATTTGTGGCCGCTAAGTACGGCATTTGGCTTTAATTGTGCCAGGTTGTTTTATAACGATAAGCCTGCAATTACGCTGCAAAACGTTTATGTGAATTTAAACACCATCGGATATGATCGTATTTTTCAATTGTCCTTGATGGGCATTTGGTTGGAGTTGGAAGGGATATTATTTTATTCCCGGTCACGCCAAAGCACGAAGTGAAATCCATATCCACCCAAGCATGCAGAAATGGTAGAGTTGAGTTAAGCAATAAAGCAATTAATGACGCCAAGGAGGGTTATTACCCTATGTCCATACTTACGAAATTCGCTTTTGGCAATGCACCCCAACAGCCTAAGACACAACAAACACCTGGTGGTTTCCCGTTCCTAGGCGGACAAATGCACTTTCCATCTATGTACGGAATGGGGCCTAATTCCGGTATTGCCCAAGCAGCTAATGCCGCACAAAGAAATCCTAATCCTGTGACCAAAGCATCCCCAGGAAAGGTCGGATTAGCTACCGCTGCTGGTGTGGGACAGGCAGCCCAACAACAGCAAAATACCCAAAATTTACAACAACAAACTCCCATGCCGCAGGGCCAATATCAAATGCCTATGCCGAAAATGGGCGAAGCAAGGGCGCTACCAGATTGGTTGGAATTGGCTGTGGTAGCTGCCAAGGGAAATGTTAAGAGAGCAGAAGTGCAGACTAGCTCTTCGCAAAATCCACAAACTGGCACCAAATCTTTGACTAAATCCCATCAAAGTTCACTGCATAAACCACAAAGTGTAGGTGCTGGTTTTAGCCCAAGTGGGCAGGGAGGGTATGCAGGAGCAGGGAATGGACAGGGAGGATATGGAGGCGGAAATGGGGTAAATCTTGCAGGAAACGTTGCAGGAGCCCAGTTTGGTATGAATGTGGGGGCTGCACAGGGGAATGGACAGCAACAGCAGGTGGCGGGGGTTGCACCGGGGAATAAGGTGGGGCCGTATGGGGTCGTACAACCTGGATGGGACACCCTTAAATCCGCCGCCCAATACATGCCGAAAATCGTAACTACTCTGTTCAAGCATGCAGCCACCCTGCCGCCTACACCAGGTTTAACGGCCAATCAGGCAGTGCCTCCAGCCGGTATGGCACCTCCACCACCAGGCCTTCCGGCTATGCCACCACCTAACGGCGGGGCACCTATTCCCGGAACAATGGGCCAACCCAGCATAGACCCTATGACAGGAGCACCTATGCAGGATCCTAACGCAATGCAAGGTGGGCCACCTCCAGGCCCAGGCGGCCCAGGCGGACCAGGTGGTCCTGGCGGTCCCCCACCTACACAACCGGACCCAACAACGGGGGCACCTACTACCAGTCCTATGCAGGATCCACCGCCATTGCCTTTACCTACTAACCCGAAAGTGCCATCTCCGCGGCAGCAGCCTACTCCGCGAGATAATCACCAAATGGGTGTGACGCAGTCTTTGTTGCAGGACAAACATCAGGCAGATAACCCAATAGGGAACGCAGAAGCCACGGAAGACGTACAGAGCGAGGCAATGGCCTTGGGTTCGAAGACAGCGAGTCTAAAAAACGTTTTTTGGAATGCAAACCAATTCTCCGTGGAGAAGCTGGCTACGTATTCCAAATTGAGCCCTTTTGCCAAAGGGTTCTTTCTGCGTTGTGCTACAGATGGGGTAGATCCCCACTTAGCCGTAGAGAAAGTGGGCATGGACTACGGACCGGACGCAGCTTATGAGCTGCAAGGAGCGTTGGAAAAGATTGCAGGGCCTTGGAGCCGATTTGGTGAAGGATTAAACAAAGCACGAACAGGTTTGAAGAATTGGTGGTCTGGTGGAAACAATGCAGCAAATACGGCAAACACTGCTGCGGCGGGAGCTGCGAATACAGCTGCACATGCACCTGCATCGTGGGGAAGCGGTTTCTCTAACGGCTTTAAGGCCCAGGCCGGTGCCACGACTATGGGGGCTTTAGGGGGTGGATTTGCAGGGGATGAGCTTGGATTTGGCGGCGACCATATGACAGTGCCAGGTTTGGGCATTAAGTTGAATTATCGAGGTATGGCGGCTGGTGCTGCTGCATTTAATCCTGGTTTACGGCGATATGCCAATACAGCTGCAGGTGGTGGTCTTTCAGTGCCTATGGCTGGTATGCGTCTTGCCGGGGTAGGCGCAGGGGCAGGTACGGCTTTGGACGTTGGGGCAGATAAACTGCTCGGATACGACACAGGTGGTGCATTTGCACGCACAGGAGCGTGGGGAGGTGTGGGTTTAGGTGCAATGGGACAAGGAGCCCACGTACTGAAGCAACGGGGCATAAATAAGTTTTATGCCAATGGGGCGAATCGCAACACAATTGATCTTGGGACCGGGAACCTCGTGAATCCGAACTACTATCACGGAGCCAGACTGCCGTATGTTCCTAATAATCCCATGATGCACAACATCCTAAGCAAAGCGGATCAGGGGTTTGCTGCCGCTAACAAAGGACTAAACAACTTCGGAAACGAAGCTGCTATGGGGTTCCTTAAACCACTGATCTACCCCGCACGAGCCCTTAATGCCTATGTGCGTGGCAGACCCATGCCATCGCTATTTGGGCGTACGTTGTCGGAAGGCGGTACACGCATTGGTTCTGGGCAAACTGGAGCTGTGCGTGGCTTAGGTATTCGTCCTGGGCTAGTCGGTCGTGCTTTGGGTGTGGGTGCTTTAGGTGCCACAACAGTTGGTGGTGGTTTGAACATACTGGAAGATCGCATGGAAGGATCTATGCGAAATGCCGCAGGTCGCACAGTGGCAGAAATGCTACCAGAGATTCAAAACCACACAGCAGACTTTGCGGATAAATACATGGCCCAACGTGGTCTGCTGAACCAAGAAGGCAAGTTCGATCCTCTGCAGGCCATTGGCGGAAATAAAGGTATGTTGGGTGGCATGATGGGCCACGCAGATGGTATATTCCGCAGCCTAGGAATGAATCCAGACAACATGAGTCCATTACAGAAACTCATGATTCTGGGTGGTGCTATGGGTGGTGCAGGCGGAATTGCAGCTGGATCGCCTGCATTGGCTGGTATGGGCGGAGCATCTACGCTAGCTGGGTTGCTTCCTTTGCTACTTGGTAATCAAAACCAACAGCAGGGGCAGCAACCGCAACAAGGTGGTATGATTGGACCAAGAGGTCAGGCCGTGAATCAGGCTCCGCCAAACGTTCCGCAGTCTCGGGACGAATGGTTGCAGCAGCAGGAGAACGAACAGCGATTGGCACAGATCTCTCAGATGATGCGGAACCCTAACAACTTTGCAAGGACGCAAGAATGAAAAAGCTCCAAGAGGTAAAAAAACCGTGGGGTAAAACCTATTGTGCTTTTCGGGATGCAACGCATGAGGTATGGTACGCGGAGATCCGCAAGGGCGGATTCTCCAGCGAACATTACCACTTAGCGAAAACCAATGAGTTCTATGTGATGCGTGGAACTCTTTTGGTGCACGTTTGGGACCAAAGTAAGCGTATCACGACCCATACGCTTACAGAGGGATGCGTGCTTTCGGTTGAACCGTTTACCATGCACCAATTCGAGGCTCTGACCAACGTAAAGCTCATGGAGGTTTACTACGGTCGTATCGAGGGTGAGGATATCTTTCGAGGATCTCCCGGGGGCAGAAACAAGCCTAAGAAGGAGTAACAGATATGCGGTCTACGCATTTGCTACGAATGTCCACGTACGCTAAGAAGCTGGAATTCTGTTTCGGTTCAGCTATAGCGGAAGAGTTCAAAAAGGAAATGGATGAGATGGCTAAGGCGGATCCGGCTTGGGAATTCGATAGCCAAGCTGCCCCTGTGCAAGCGGTAGTGGACCGTCTGAGAGAAAAGAGCTTGGCACAGCAGTTTGCCAACGTTGACTTCTCCAAAGGCGAACCTACAAATAGCTATCCGGTGTCGTCCAGACTTGATGACGAAGATGAGGGTAATTAGTACCCTGTTCTCGTAGCTCAATTGGTAGAGCAACGCTCTCTAAAAGCGCCGGTTGCGGGTTCGAGTCCCGCCGAGAACTTCGCCCGTGTTGTTAGTTTAGTTGGAGGATGAGACTGTGAAATAGTTACCTAGTGTCGTTCTCCTAACAAGGAGACGACGAACATGAGAACACGTGTTATGGAATTGAAAGTTAAGATTAAAAGTTTAGCTGCAGAAGCACGTATCATCCGTTCTGCAGAGGACAAAGCCAGGAGTAAGGGAAATGTTAAAACAAAAATCGGTTTAACCCTGACGTCAGAAGTGGCGCTCACGCTTAAGAAGCACCGCACGAAAGTAGTTCGGGCTGAACAAAGATCGAGCCTTATTGCTTATGCGTTTATTCGTGGTAAGGCATTCTATCCCGTGGAACGCCGAACTAAGTTTAAACGTGAGGCACCTAAGGACCCGCATCCACCGGACTGGAAACGCGTACTGACGCTTATCAACAGTTTCGGTTCGATAACTAAGTTGAAGTCGCCATGTACAATGGAGACGCTGGAAGCGTGGTGCACTGGCACCATTCGGTTCGACCCTATCTCTCTAACCGTTGTTGCTAGTGATGCAAACCCAGTCGGTAGTTGAAGCAGTGCGGAACATATCCGCAACAGCTGCAAGGAAGTGGCTGATAGTCGGTAAGGGACCGTCCAGTAATTACCTTAACCAGGTGGCACTGGACGGTCATTTTGTTTTTACACTGAATCATGCCTGCGAAGTGGTTGTGCCGCACATTGCCCATTTCGTAGATATGGAGGCCTTCGAGGCGAATCTCGAGCGCCTAAAGCAGTTGAACTGTTTAGTGTGTTTGCCCTGGCATCCACACGTGCAATTCAAGCCAGGGACCAAAACCCTGCTGGAATACCCCAAAGTGGTGGAGTTGGGTGCCAGAGTCGTGTCCTATAACTCGACAACCGGTTGCGCTCGAGTTAAACACCCAAAGCTCCCTACCATTCGTTTGCGGTACTTTAGTGCCGTTGCAGCATTCAATATCCTGACAGCGGCAGGGCTCAAAGCCATTTACTCGATCGGCGTAGACGGTGGTACGGCCTATGGAAAGGCATTCAAAACCAATACGTGTCTGGCCAACGGGCAGAAGACATTTGACGTGCAAACAAAGGAAATAGAGCGTACCTTGCGTAAAGCCAAAGGCACCTGGGTACGCCTACCAATTGCGGAGAAACGTGGAAATGTCCAAAAAAGAAAAACGAACCCCACCAACAGACGAAGATTGTAAACGAGTTAGCGCACAGGTCGACCGGATCATGGCGCTAACCGAAGAGTACAAGAAGACAAGGCTCGAATGCCAACGGCTGTTACGGGAGCTAGGCATCACGGAAGATGAGCTAATAAAGCGACCGGAAGGTACGTTCGCCAAGCTGGAAGAGGACATAGCAAAAGCCCGAGAGAAAACTTTGGCGTCCCTGGCAAATCTCGTTGAGCTACCAACCGTTGCAGAATCGGACGCAGCTGTGGCAGAGGCAAAAGCATTATTGGAACGCCTGGAAGCAATAGACGCGGCGGAGAAAACGGAAGCACCCAAGCCGCCAGAGCGTGCCACGGGCCAAACCATTAGCGACATCATAAAAGAAGAAGACGACAAGTTCTGGCGATACCTCTCAAAAGCCCAGGTAGATGCAGCAGCGGAGGTACGCAAGGATGGCTGACGAGCGTAAAGCCCACGTAACACAGAAGAGTGTTGAACTACGTGGCACCTTGCAGGTCGGGCAAGGTGCGGTCAGACCGCTAAGGCACATGTACGCAATCTGTCCGTACGGAGACACAACAAAGATCGATATCGCTTTCGTTGGGGACGGTAAAAACATTGGGCTGACCGTAAGCAGGGAATACGCTTTACGGCTTATTGAAAGAATCAAGAGCGAACTTGCCAGAGGTACTGAAAGTGACTGCGAGACTTAAAGAAGAAATCGCTGCATGGACAACCTTGCTCCGATGCAAAATCATAAACCTAGTCAGCTTTGACGTGGATCTGACTATTCTGGAAAACACGCTTAGTCTGGCAATCTATGACGGCAAGGGTGGCAGCAATTATCGTGTCGAACTTAAGGAAGTGCCTTGGGACGAAGAAAAGCTTGTCAAGGTGCTTGCGTTGTTATGTGGCCCGCAGCCTCGCTGGGGCTGGGACGCGTACGGGCTGTACAAGGAAATTGAAGAGATCTTACCGGAGCAATGAGCATGGAACCTGACGTGATTAACTGCAGCATAATGCAGGAAATGTATGCTGCGGCTGACGAGGCTTTGTGCCGAGAATTGGAAGCTTTCAGACGCGACATGGAAGCACGTGGTTCTGATGATTTGTTTCAAACGATTCGGTACAAGGGCACACCAAAAGACATGAGGCCTAACGACGCGTTCTGGGCTTCAGTTGCAGGACAGTTCGGCCTATCATGCAAGCGTGATGAGTGATTTCAAAAAACGTTTTTTAGCCTTAACTTAAAGGTGCATACCGTGGAACCCGCAAAAGAAGAAGTGAAACAACCAGAATACAAGTTCGAAGACATGGCACCGCAACCTGGTGAGGCACCGACAGTGCCAACCGGAGATCGTGAGGCGTTTTTGACCGAAGTGATTCAGTCTATGTGCATTCCGCCTGAACACTTTCCGGCTGATCCTGTGAACGTCAACAACTTAAGGGCCAGTGGTCTACGCATAGCAGGATCGGCGTCTGCTTTAGAGTACCTGAGCGACATGTCTGCAGTGCCGGCGCAGGAAAAGCAGGAAGATCCGTACGACGCTGCAGCCAAGCGAGAAGACAAGAACCTAAAGACGTATCGTGATACGCTTGTCTTTACCGCAAAAGCTACGGCACTTACTCCGGAAGAAATGGACGCCATTGTAGCGACAAAGGCGTCTACATCCGGTAGTGCGTTGGGACCAGATGCTACCTTGTCACCAGAAGACAGGCTGGCGTATACTACGATTCTTAACAACATGTCGGGGACAGAGCGTGCGAAGTTGTATGCCGCAGGTGGTATAAGCTTTGTGCACGAGACAATCCTGTCCCGTATCGCAAAGAGTAAAGAGAAATGTTGAAAGGCCTAAAGAATTGGCTGGCTCGGCTGTGGCGAAAACCTAAGGAAGAAGAATCCATTTCGTCACAGTTCGTGCTTCCTGATTGTATTGCTTCTCCAGAAGTGCTTGAGCAACCGGTAAAGAAAAGCACAGAGATTGGTGGAGAGATTCCAAAGCCTGTACCCGAAGAACCGGCAATGCTGGTCGGAATGCGTAAGAATCCTCACAGCCACGAAATCACGCTAGAACGTGGTGCCTACAGTGGCAGAGATGCCAGCAACTTCACCACAACAGCGGACGTGCTAACGGCGGAAGAGATCGACACCTACATTCGGGCAAATCCGCTTTGGGGTGCAGATCGTCACTCAGCTGAGCCACCAGCTACGTTAAGCTTTCAAGATCGAGCCTTGTATCTGGAAGTGATGCGAAGCTTATCAGACGACCAGAAAGCGAAACTGTTTGCTAGTGGCGGAATGGACCTGCTGCGAGAGACCGTGTTGGACATTGTGGACAAATACAAACGCGGCGAATCCGAACCCGTTCCTAAGGAAGAAAAGCAAGATGCCAAACCTGTGGAAAAGAGTGCTGAAGTGGTTGGAACGCCGTGTTCGGTATGTGCGGCCCCACAAGGCTGCCAAGGCGATCCGCGAGGAAACCAGTGCCCAACACAAGGACCCAAGAGAGACAGAGAATGAGTGACGGACCAATTCGTATCTTTATTGGAACCGAACCCAAAACAGAAATTGCGCGCAAGGTGCTGGAACACAGCATTCGGAAAACCACCAAGTCTGACGTTCAGATCGTGCCCATGATTGGCCCAGAGTGGGAATACTCCACAGAAGGGCTGACCGTTGGTACAGGGTTCTCCCTGCGGCGTTGGATGATTCCGGCGTTTTGTAACTGGACGGGACGGGCGATTTACCTAGATGCCGATCAGCTGGTGTTGTCCGACATCGCAGACCTATGGACAAAGCCAGATCAACAACCGTCTGCAGACGCGTCCATTTGGTGTACCTATCAGCCTGATAAGTACAACAAGACCCCAGCACCGCAGACCTCTGTAATGGTGATTGACTGTGAAAGGGCACAAAACGAAGGTGGCTGGCATATGCCGCGGGTACTTGCATTACTAAGCGGAGCTCTTCGGGATACATATGCCAAGTTTATGCATTGCCAGATGTTCGATGTCGATTCGGCGTCAAAGATCGCACGGACGCCTTGGTGGACCGCGGCTGCACCCACCCGCATCGAAAAGACGTGGAACAACTTAAACGTCTACACACTTGGACACACGAAGTTGTTACACTACACCAAGGAGCCGGAGCAACCTTGGTACAAACCGAGCCACCCGCTGGCCTACTTGTGGAAAACCGCATTGAAGCTTGCTTTAGCGGACGGGGCCGTAACTGCAGAAGAAGTGAAAGCTGCAGTGGCTAAGTTTGGGGTCAAGGAGGACTGGCGACCGACTAACGGGTTGCACCCAGATTATTTAAAGTTCGTGAGCTAGGAGAGCGATATGGGAAGCCAAGGACGGCAAGTTACAGTGGGCGATTTCAAACCGGGTTCCAAGGAGTGGGCGTACGTCAATCGGGTAATGCTGAGCGGACGTCTCTCCTATGGCCCGTTTTCCAAAGCTTTTGAAGAATTGTGGGCCAAAGAACACGATTCCAAGTTCGCCGTGTTCTGTAACTCCGGTACTTCGGCCCTCCATATCGCATTACAGGCCCTCAAAGAGCTTCATGGGTGGAAAGACGGGGACGAGGTTTTGGTGCCGGCTACGACGTTCGTAGCAACGGCAAATGTGGTTATACATAATAATATGGTTCCCGTGTTCGTGGATGTGGACCCGTACACCTACAACATCGACACCATGAAGCTATTTGAGGCCTGCACAGAACGCACCCGGGCAATCATCCCAGTGCACCTTACGGGCCAGTCTGCAGAGATGCCAGCGATTGCCAATTTTGCCAAAGTGAAAGACCTCCGGATTATTGAAGACAGCTGTGAGACTACCTTTGCCAGTTGTGCTGGTCGCAAGGTGGGATCGTGGGGAGACATTGGGTGCTTCAGCACTTACATGGCTCACTACATCGTCACTGGGGTTGGCGGTCTGGCTACTACTTCGAACCCAGACGTGGCTGTCAAATTGCGTAGCTTAATGAACCACGGTAGGGATGGGATCTATCTAAGCATTGATGACGATGACGGGCTAACCGGGGATAAGCTCAAAGAAGTTATCGATCGCAGGTTCAAGTTTACGAGCATTGGGCACAGTTTCCGGTGTACCGAGCTGGAGGCAGCAATTGGTCTGGCACAACTCGAGCGCAAAGACGAAATTGTATCCGCACGCAAGGGGATCGCTACCAAGTATCTGACCGGCCTGGACGACCTGCAGGATGTGTTGCAGTTACCACGCGTAGCGTACCAGTGCGAGCATGTGTACATGATGTTCCCAATGGTGTGCTTGCGTGCGGGGGACAAACCGAAGCTCACGCAATACCTGGAAGAGCGTGGGATCGAGACGAGAGATTTGTTGCCACTGGTAAACCAACCTGTGTATTGCAGGTACGGAAACTTGCGAGAGCAGAACCCAGTGGCATCGTGGTTGATTGATAACGCATTTTACATTGGTTGCCACCAATACCTAACCGACGAGGATGTCGCTTACGTGGTGGAGACCATTAAGAACTTCTACAGTAGGAAATAAGCATGGTTAGCGAAGAGCTGAAGAAGAAAACGGAAGACGCTTTGCGTATGTGCGAAATGTTTCTAAACGCATTGGGATCGAAAACGCCGGATCCTGCAACTAAATTGGACGCGTCAGCAGTGCAGGGAGCATCGGCATTGTGTGAAGCCTTGCAAGAGAAGCTTACACCGGCCCCAGAGTTTGTTCATTTGGAACTTGCCCCGGAAGCTCCTATCGCTACGGACGATCTTGCGGCTTTGGAAATGTGGGTGAAGCATAAAACGGAAGAGACCGTAGCCGCAGGTAAGGCTATGTGTGACGCGATACAGAAGTGGTTCGACGCGAACCCGACGCGTAAAAAGGCTCCGGACCTAAGCGTATTTGGGGTTCTGACTGCTGCAATGCACGTGCGGGCCTGGCGTGAAGGGTATGCAGATTTCGCGAATGTTGAACACGCTATCCATTACACGATTAACTTTGACGCGGTTGCTCGGCAAGCGTGGGAAATTCTGTACAGCCGGGTTCTGGCTAATCTGAAGACTTTCGACAAACCCGCGGACGCACGTACTGCGACCATTCAAGAAGTTAAACCAGCTCCTGCCCCGGACTACGACGCTTGGACTAAACAATTCGCAGCTTACAGTGCCTTGCCAGAATCACGGCAAATTGAGTACCCGATAGATTTGACTGTAAGCCTCGCAGAGATAATCCCGGACGGATCGGCCCCTACAGCCGGGATTGAACCTACTACGGGATCGGTTATCGTAGCATGCGCGAATACACCCGATCGCTATTCGTTGGTACGTGACTGGCTGAACAACAATTTCGAGAAAGAGGCCAAAGCGTTACAGGCTGAACAACAAAAGACGCACGATGACCCAACCCCGAAGGAAAAAGAACCGGATGGTCTTGTAACGCGGCAGACAGATCCCGTAACAGGTTTTTTCGCTTGGGAAGAAGTTGCACACCCGCTTGAATCTGGGGTGTTAGACCCAACGAAGTTACCGGCACTCCCGGAACGTACTGAGGAAGAGCAGGAGAAGATAAACGCGTGGGCCACAAATGAAAAGCTCATCGCGTTATCCAAATGCCTGGGCGGACTCAATCCGCACGTAGAGATGGACCTGCCTCTGCCTACCGACGACGATGTAGATACGCCCGTGATAGTTAAAAAATGAGGTTGATATGAAAGTGCTTTGGGCTACGACCTTTTCAAAGGATATGTGGGAGACGAGTGCATCCAGGCTCGTCTCTTCTTTTGTTGCTACCGGCACTGGCGACAAGCTAGTTGCTTTCACCGAAGGAATGGACCTTCCTCCAACGCCTAACGCTGAAGGGCACAGGTTGGAGGGAGACATATTCCTTGACACGTTCCTCAGCAACAACAAGGCTGTGATACCGGTGGAGTTGGGCGGCACGGCAAGAGAACCTCTGTGCAGGTGCCGCGTTAAGCCGCTGGACGTACACTCAAAGCACCACCGTTTGCCCTGTGTCGGTTATTGGTTTTGTCGCAACGCCTTCCGGTGGTTGCGTAAGGTACGCTCTGCACAGCTCATAGCCAAGATGTACCGCAACGACTTCGACATTATGATGTGGGTGGATTCAGATGCTGTGTTTCTACAGCACACACCTGCGGACGTTGTGGCATCTTGGTTCTCGGACAAGTACGGCTGCATCTATTTGAAGAGCAAACGCACCGCTATCGAGACGGGTGTTGTTGGCTATCATCTGAAGTTCGGCGGCTTGACGGTGATTAACCAGATGGTCACACGATACAGTTCCGGCAAGTTTCGCAACGACGCGAGATGGGACGATTGTGTGCAGTTGGAGAAAGGAATTCAGGCTGCACGTGATGTCCGCACAAGAGATTTGGCAACGGCTGTAGGTCCGAACAACACCGTGATTCAGTTCTCGCCGTTGGGTGCGTACCTGGGTCACGACAAAGGCCTGCACCGCAGGAAGGGAGTTTTGAAATAATGGCGATGGAAGACGACGAGCATCTTTACGAGAGACCGGACCAGGACTGGGTTGCCAGGGGCCGACCGTGTCCGAAATGCGGGACGCCTATGCAATACGACACAGAGGTAAGTAACAAAGTTACGCGAACACTATTTGGCGACGCGTACACCAAAGAGCCGGTGTTTTCGGTGTACGCGTGCGTTAAATGCGGGAACAAGAAATAAAGGACGGCTAAATGGCTACGGAAGATACAACGGCAAGACTCGCTGCAATGTTTGCAAGTACAGAAGAGTTGATGGCCTACGCTCAGAGTACGTGGAAGGCGTGTGCGTTGGCCGCAGCACCGTTAGGTGAGTTGGCTGTGCACGAGTACTTGACGGAGAATGGCACAACGCTTGGGGTAGACGTCCGGAATATCGTAACAGCCACCAACAGGTTTGACCCGTATAAGATAGAGGTTGCTGTCAACTATATTAACCGTGAAACGTTTGGCTCAATGTACGGTATGTACGTATTCGACGTCCGCTCGCCGAATGTTGAACATGCTGATTACGCTGCCACCGCTACCTGGATTGGGTGGCAGCAAGAAGAAACGACAGACCCCAAGCACAATGTCAACGAGTTCGTCTACGGCAAGATAATAGAGCTCGTGCGTAAGGTCACCAAGTACACCGTTGCCAGGGGTGATCTCTGGGCACACGCACACGACACGATCGAAGAAGCAAAGCGACAACCCTTCCACGAGGGATTGGTTAGCTTCGGATCGGTGACTGATTGTGGAACGATTGCTTTGAAGAAATACAAAGAGGCTACGTCTTAATGTGCAGTATTCACGGATTCGTCTGGAAGGATACGGGTATGCAGATGGCAGGGATGCTGTCTGCGACCAAGCATCGTGGACCTGACGGTGTCGGTAGCTGGACCGACGATAAGGTCACACTTGGGCACAACATGCTGGCTATTACGGAGCGGCGTGATCTCGCCACGCAGCCCTGGTTAATCGCTAACAAAGTGCTGGTGTTCAACGGGGAGGTGTACAACTACCGCGACCTACGTAGTGGGCTGTCACACAAGTTTCGCACGGACTGCGACACAGAGGTGCTAGCCGCAGGCCTACACGAGCAAGGGTTGGACTTCTTGCGGCGTGTAGACGGTATGTTCGCCCTAGCGTGGTACGATCCGCACCAAGGGCACCTAACTTTGGCTCGCGATACGAACGGAGCCAAACCGCTATATGCTGGCTTTCTTAACGGGCAGCTCGCGTTTTCGTCGGAGATCCGTGGATTGCTATCACTGGGCTTTGATCGTGTGGTAGATCGCGACGCTTTTCGACACTACTACCATGCCGGTATGGTAAGTGGCCCGCTTACCTTGTTCCGCGGTATCCATCGGCTCGTACCGGGGCAGGTCATCACGTTCGATTTGGTTAAACAGACCAGTACCACGTTTTCACTTCAAAAAGCTCCCAAGCCTTTCCCGGGTAAGCCACACGAGATCAGCGAGCTATTACGGGCTAAGTTGCGGCAAGCGGTGCAGCTAACGTTAGGCGGACGACGAAAGATAGGTATGTTTCTGTCGGGCGGAATCGATAGTGCTGCAGTGTATTACGAAGCAATGGCGCTACACTCCAACTTAGATACGTTTACCAGCAAGTTCGACGTACCGCACAAACGGTGCAACCATAACGACGACGCAGTTAGGGCCGCGGCCCTAACCGCTAAGCGACGTAACCAGCACCACGAGTCTTATGTCACGCAACAAGTGTGGGTAGATGGGTTTGCAGAAGCGGTTACTGCGTTAGAAGAGCCGCGGCAAGGTCGCAGCCATCCGGTATACCTGGCTTGTAATCGTCTCATGGCTAAGAAAGGGTGTGTGGTTACTTTGTCTGGCGACGGTGGGGATGAGCTGCTGTGCGGATACAAGCACCACGGCGAGTATCCGTATCAGACGAGATTAGATGCTATTCGTCCGCACCGTCTTCTAGCTAATCCAGATCTTCAGCTAACTCCGGATGCCCAGAGTTCTTATTTGCAAGGATGGTTGCCCGTAGAAGGGCTGACTGGTGATTTGGTCAATGACTTCATGTACACCGAATGCATGACTGTGCTAGCCGAAGACTTTCTAATACGCAACGACAAGCTAGGAATGACATTCGGTATGGAGGGGCGGTTCCCTATGCTCTGTACGGCATTTCGAGACTTTGCCCGTTCGATCCCGGGCGAGCTGAAGCTTGGTACAGGTTTGCGGGCTACCAACAACAAGATCCTGTTAAGGGATGCGTACCGGGGGTTACTACCGGATGAGATCGTCACCAAGCCTAAGACAGGGTGGCGAGCACCAACAGATGAGTGGATCGTAGGTACTGCGACGTACCCGGCTCCAGATGATGGAGTAGTTCGGGAGTATGTACGTAGCACCCTGGCGGATCCAGTTGTGCGTGAGTTATTTGAGCTTACGGCAGACGATATCGAGAATCGTTATCTGAATAACCGAGACCACGGCGGACCACCTAAACCTGTAAGCGGTAAACCAAGTACAGGCCCTGGCCTGTCAGCCCAGAAAGAGCTGTTTACTGTGCTATCGTTCGCGGCGTGGTTCAAGGCGTTTAACATGCGCTTGTGGTAGCAGGTTTCCGGAAGGGTGAATAACTATGATGATTTGTTGTTACGAGACCGGTGGTGCCTACGCCGACTCGGCAAAAGCTTTGAAGCTTGCCGCGAAATCGCAGGGCATAGAGATCGTTGTTATCTCTCAGCCGGATCGAGGTTCTTGGTGTCGTAATGTGCGAGAGAAACCTGGCATCCTGTGCGACATAATGCGTGCGTACAGCAACGACAATATCCTGTACGTGGACGCAGATTGCGAGCTAGTTGGAAAGCTACAGGGTATTGAAAGGTTGTTAGGGGCGTGCGACGTGTTAGTCCGACACCGCGGAAATACTGCGGATGTTAAGGAGAATTACAATATCGGCGTTATGCTTTTAAAGAACAATTCTACTACGCGTACTTTTCTATCCGAGTGGAAGTACGAGACAGAGACATACGGGCACCGTTATGAGACGTGTGACCAGGGCGCTTTTATAGAGACGATGAAGATCATCAATGGAGTGCCTGGGTGTTACGACTTTAAGCTGGGATCGTTGCCGGCAAAGTACAACGTGTTATCCGGCGATAAACAGGCAGTGAAGGATCCTGTTATTACGCATCACAAGTTTAGCCGACAGGACCCTGTAGTGGCTGCCTGGAAAGCAGAGCGAGCCTTAGAGCGGGCATCGCTAGAAAACCTGCGAGCTTTGTTGAAAACCAAGCCGCCAAAGCACGCATATCTAACATGTGACCCGTCCCGCTGTGTCTCGGACGCTGACGTTTTGTATCTGGTAAACAGCCGAACCCCTGTACCGTGTAAGGCGGCTTGGTTTGATTTACCTGAGCGGTTGGCAAAGGTCATCGATACGATACCTGCAGACTACTGCGTGACGTCCACGGACGGACCACAAGGTAATGCCGCAGCGTACCTTCGGCAGGTAATGAAGCCTAAGCCCAGTGCATTGCAGCTACCTCCGAAGCTCGCGTTGTACTATCCAGTCTTATCACGAGCTGATACGTTTGGAGAGCTGTATATGTCTGCGTGGTTTGCAGCTTTGCAGTCTTTGTATATGCGAGGCTGCTCCAAAGCCGTGATACACTGTCCAGACGGGTTACGTAACCCGATCTACCAGTGGTGCGAGAAGTGTAGTTTTGAAAGCACTTTTGTTTAAGGACTGTATGCGAATACAAAAACTTACCGATATATGCCGTGACGACACCGTTTACATTATTGGAACCGGACCGTCGCTACGGTGTATGGATCTTTCGTTTTTTGAAAACAAAGTCACTATCGGGTTGAATCAAGCGTGGAGACATCTACCAACAAGCTACGCCATTACGGTGCATCCAGAGTTGTTGGCGGATTACCACGCGTCGAAACCTAAAAAGCCTACGCGGTGGATTGTTAAAAGAAAACCACCACGGGAAGATCTTACGCTAGACGATCCCAAGTACTACGTGTTCGATACGAGTTATGACCTCAATACGGTTGCAACGAAACCCAAAGACACGCTGTATCTAGGAGAAGGCGTGCAGACTTGTGCAATGGATCTGGCCTCCCGCATGGCGGCTAGATTCATTGTGCTAGTCGGCTGTGATGGTTACGCGCTCAACGGAGATTACCACGCACACGATCAACACGTTAAATGGCTTGGTATGCAACCAAACGATCAGTATGCGTTGTATAGACAGTCCACGGCAGAGGTGCGTGAGGTACTACGGAAGGACGGTGTATCTGTGCTGACCATGACTCCGTTTATTGGAGCAGCACACGCCCACGAGGATTACGCGAGACTGTGTGACGTGCTGAAGTTACCTAAGCTTCAGCAGCCCGTAGATACGTCCACGTACGTGCGGGACCCTGCGACTATTCGAGTTAACCGAGGGACGTAATGGAAACATTAGCACACGGTGGTGGTAATGGCGGCAACAAGATCTGGGTATATACGTTCGCGTGGAACGAAGAACGAATGTTGCCGTTCTTCTTTAAGCACTACCTGGAATGGATGGGGGCTTCTCGTATCTTTGTTTTCGACAACGAAAGCACGGATGCCACAGCTAAGATTTGCGACGATAACCCCAAAGTGGTTCGACGTTCATTCAGTTCTGGCAACAAGCACGCGGAATTGAATCACATGGTGCATATCCGTAATTCTGCGTGGGAAGATGCTAAAGGGTCTGCAGACTTTGTCCTTATTGTAGACTGCGATGAGCTGGTCTATCACAACGACATGCCTGCGTTCCTAACGGCAGTGAAAGACTCAGATACCGGGCTATGCACGGCTACTGGCTTCGACATGGCTTGCAGTACATTTCCACCGGTTGGCGTGCACTTGCCCAACCACGTAAGAACTGGTATTCAAACTCCAACCTACTCCAAGCCGTGCTTACTTATGCCGGATCGGGTAAGGCATCTTAGTTTCTCACCTGGGGCACACCAGGTACGTGCAGTAGTAGAACCGTATAAGGCACGAGCCTACGCAGGGTTACGCCTGTTACATTATCCGAGACTTGGTTGGGAGTTCTACTTGGAGCGTATGCTAGCCAGACGAGCACGTGCTAGCCCACGAGACGCGGCGTATGGTCTTAACAACCACTACGCCAGAGACGAAGCTTCTATGCGGTTTGAGTTCGATCATTGTCTACATGCTGGGGTGGATTGCGTAACATGAGATTCTGGAAACCAAGAGTCATTGAAGGTCAACCTGTTGTGGGCATCAGCGTAGCTGCGTACATACCGCATGCGAATTGTCGTGAGTTGTATGCACTACGCTGTCTAGTTGCGTCATTCCAAGCTCAGACCTACGGGAACTGGCGAATGGAAATCGCACACGACGGGCCTGCTCCTGTAGCTGCACATTCCGTACTCGCGGATCTGACTAAAGATCAACGGGTAGAGGTTCGTGAAACGACAACGCGGCAACAGCAGTTTGGGCATCCGTATCGGCAACAAACGGCGGAGATCTTGGTGCGTGGCGGAGCACAGTGGCTCTTGCAGACGAACCAAGATAACTACTACGCTCCAGTGTTCTTGGAATGGATGCTGGCAGAAGCCCAAGAGCAGAAAGTGTTGTTTGTATATTCTGACTTTGTGCGGTCACATAAACAGTGGGTTGCACACAGCAGCAGACCCAAGAAGGGGCAACTAGACCTAGGTGCCTTTATGATTCACAGCTCGCTCGTGCCCGTTGTGAAGTTTGATCGTTTTGGTTTTGACGGGGACGGCGATTATATTAACCGCCTAGTCGCTCACGTGAAAAACAAGACGGCCCACGTAGCGGCACCTATCTTTGTCCACAACTGAGGACCTCATGCAAGAATCGCTTGAGACGTTGGCTAAACGTCATAATGATTTCATGGCGAGACTCGATGCGGTAGTTAGGTGTTCAGTACACGGCCCCATTACATCGCACCTGTGCCCTGATGCGCCGCAAGCTCTTGCCAACAGGTTCGAACTTGAGTGTGTTGCGGCGAAGGGCGATGTAGAACCACAAACCAAATTAGCTCGCTGTGTTATCCGTATGCATGCAGACGTTGACGGAAGGAAAGACGGGTATTGGTTGTTGCCAAACCTGCCTATTCCTCCGGAAGTATACCTGGCTATTGTGCAGCACCGTTTAGAGCAGACACAGCTGCTAGGTTCAACCTGTGACGATACGACGAATGCTTTGGAGGCCGTTCAAGCGGCATTGCAGCATCTTCATAACCGATCTCGCAAACAGAAGCAGGAACAAACATGAAACCACTTGTCTGTAACGAACCTATCGAGTTACATACACAGGTGACGGATCACCTATGCCCTGGCGTGTCCGAAGACGCGAATAGCAAAATTCGAATAACGTGTGTAGCGTGTCATACGGCTGTGACGAACGAACCGCGAGTGAAGTACTACGACGTAGAAGTACTTGACGATAAGAACGAAGTGGTAGGTTTGCAGCGGTTGATGCCTTACAATGGCACCACACATGAAGTATTATTAGCCATCGTAAAGCACAGACTCGAACTGATGCAAACCGGTAACAACCCGTGCCAGGAAAATGCAGAAGCCATCAAAGCCATAACTGGAGCACTGGCCCATCTGCACGATCGAACGACACGGTTACACAAAGAGAAGTTTTTAGCTGAAAAGCTTAAAGAGACTTCAGACGTCACTGCCAGAGTACACAGAACGCCTGAAGGCGGCTTGCAGATCGGGGATACGCTGTTCACTAAGGAGCAGCTATCAAAGTGGGGCGAGTGGGATCAGGTAATCAGCGCAGCTAAGAAGCTGGACCCGGCTTTGACGTCTTCGGAAATCGCTACGATCGAGGCCTCTGCGGATGGTCTAGGTGGCGGAGCACATAACGGACGTATCATGTTTCGTTCGGTGTTCAATACGGTGACGGCTGTGTTGCGTGGCTAGAATCTAAAAAACGTTTTTTAGAATACGGACCTTGGTTAACTTTAATCGGGAGAACTTATGGGTGTTTTAGAAAAATTGCGTGTACCTGCTGAAGAAGTTACTTCGGCTAATGATGATTCCATTCAGCATCCGTTGGCGTTGTGCAAGCCTCGTGGTAGCCGTGTGGTTATTCGTCGGGACCTTGATACGCAGAAACAGACGCCAGGTGGTTTGCTATTACCAGACGCGTTCAGCAAAACGAAACGTCAGACGGGTACCGTTTGGTCTGTCGGGCCTGGTGCACTTGTTAACGGTGTACTAGTTCCTCTGGATCTTCACCGGGGCGACCGCGTAATCGTCGCCGCTTGGGCTGGTCTGGAAATTAAAGATCCGCTGTCCCGGGAAGGGGATCTGGAAGAGTTTGTTCTGGTGGATGAGGTAGACGTAGTAGCTGTACTACCGCCTGTCTAAATGGTATGCTGTATTCATGTATTAGAGCATGGAGGCTCACATGAAGAAGCAAGCACTTTGTGTCGGAATCAACTACGCGGGTACTGAATTTGCTTTGCGTGGTTGTCTTAACGACGCAGACGATTGGACCAATCTGCTTACGGCACACGCCTTCAGCGTGCAACAGCTAAAAGAAAGCCAAGCCACACGTGCGAACATTCTGCATGGCTTAACTACGCTAGTCTCCGGTCTAAACGCCGGAGACGTGGGTGTCTTTACCTATTCTGGTCATGGTACGTGGTTACCGGACAAAGACGGTGATGAACCTGATGGGCGAGACGAGGCATTATGTCCGCACGACATGGGACGGGACGGCAGTAACCTCATCATTGACGATGAGTTGGCCGTCGTGTTTTCTAAACTCGTGTTGGATGCTAGCTTGGTCGTAATTGCGGACTGTTGTCACTCCGGTACGATTTACCGTGCCCTGCCGTTCGAAAAACCCACCGGATTGGACCACAGGGTACGAATGATACCTCCAACCAAGTTTACCTGGGATTCTCGAGCGCTCGAGCGCTTTACTTTAGCTGAGGGTACAAGTGTCAAAACGAATCTGGCTCTGGGCGGCGTTGTACATTTTTCTGGCTGTAGGGATAGTGAGACTAGCGCAGACGCTGACATAGCTGGACGGCCTTGCGGTGCTTTCTCGTACTGGGCTACTAAGGCGTTCGGGCGGGCTACAGCCATCGGTAGCACCTACGCTGAGGTGTATGCAGATATTCGAAAGCAGCTACCGAATCAAGATTTCTCGCAGACGCCGCAACTTAATGCAACCAAAGCTATGCGACGTGCTAAGGTATTCCAGTAATACGTGGGGCTAAATAACGGTAAGAAACGCGTCACAATACATGCAAAGAATTAATTCTGCAACTTTCTTATTTAGGAGCATGTATGTTAAGAATTTACGAGAACACGTTGGCTTCAAAACCTACCGTTAAAGCGATCGAAGCTGAGTACGAAGAAGCTAAGCACGTTGTGCAATTACAGGCTGACCGGCTAGTGCCGGCAACCTGCACTATTGTACCTGCCGCTAATCAATAACCACCCCGGTTGATTAGCGGTGACCAGGATTTTAGCCCAAAGCTACTATCCTGGTCCCTTCTCTTTTCTTTACCCATTGAGGACCCAGCGAGGACACATGGACGAACTAAACAAGAGTGCCTGGACGTGTCTTATCTTGGGAGCCGGGCCGATCGGCTTAATGTTACTAGCTTTACTTCTGAAGATTCTGCGGTTGCTGATTCTGTCCACCAGACAAAGAGCAAAATGACGTCTGGACTTTGTCCCCCTTTCGGGTATAACAGCATACGAGAGCTCGGAGTGTTGTCTGAGCGGTACAGCTGTGAGGATACCTATGAGTGACGGGCAAAAGATCGGCGGGAAGGCGACCATCCCGGTCAAAGAGATGGCCTTAGCAAATCTAGACAAAATCTTTCCGCACTTAACCGCGGCACAAATCGAAGCTTTACGTTCTGGTGCTCCTGTTCCACCAAGTCCGAACTGGAACGGGTCTGATCGTTCCATGTCTGTGGCACCAGATGCAAAACGAATAGCGAGACGGCTAGCTGTGTGCGACGCCAGTCTGGCACAAGCCAAGAACAGATTACCGTCTGTTACGGCTATCATGGTTTTCAGTGATGCAAATCGGGTACGACGGGCCAGAAAGGCCGTGAATCAGTTTGTGGCCCAGAGTTACCCAAACAAGCAAATCGTTATCGTCAACGCATCGAACACACCAATCACAAACGTACCGCACAACAACGTGTTGGAACTGCAATCCGTAGCACCAGCATCAACCGGTGAGCTGCGGAATATCGGTTTGAAACATGCTGTGGGTGATTTGGTATTTCCGTTTTGGGACGATGACGACGTCTACGACTACGAGCTGTTGTCTTTCTTGGTAAGTGCGCACGTCCGTGGAAAAGCAACGTTGCTGACGACACAGGTACGTGTCGATATTGAACATGCGACAGCGTACATGCATGTGGAACCGTATGGTATTCCAAATACCGTATTGTGCCCTACAGGTATGGGTATTCAGTTTGCAGACAGAACGGGCGGAGAAGATTACACGTTTGTTCAGACCCATTGGGCGTTGAACACCAACGTCGTGGATAACAAAGAGTGGCCGGTGAACTCTTTGTTAATGCGAGTCCACGCAGGAGACAACGTCACGCCTCGGGAAACATTTATGGCGGGGCACCACTCTCCCGAGTTCTTTGGGCGATGGGATCTGGGCAAAGACGTAGCAGAGTACATGACAGAAACACTAGAAGGTTTCGGGCTCAAGGCAGAAGCTCGGTTACCGCAGGAAGCGTTACAACCACTTCAAGCCTAGGAACTACCGTGTCCGAGCATGTTTGGACCTACTTGCTGACTGGTGAATGTAGAAGCGGCGCTGGTGCGATTATGTCCGCAATTAATAATCGCACTGGTGCCGTTTGTTACGTGGACCTATTCCACGAAGACAAAGACATACGCCGCGAGGCGCACGAGAGCTATTTTGGCCCACCTGCGTCCAAGAGCCGCCCAGAGTGGTTCATAGACCAGGTAACAAACCCATGGCAGTACCTGGCAGGTACTGTTTTCATACCGCGGCACGATGAACTATCTATCGGCTGCTACGTCCCGTATGACACGATAAGGACGTTAGAACTATACGACTTCATGGAGGAAAACTATCGAGAGGGCGGGTTCGGCATCATACAACTAGTACGCAACCCGGTTGCTTGCTTTGTAAGTCGTAAGCAAGCGCAACAATCCAAACTGTGGGTTTTGAAGTACGGAGCTAAACAGCAAAAGAAGTTGCAGCTACCCGTACGTATAGACGCGGAAGAGCTGATACCGTTTTGCCGAACACACGCGGCAACCACAGATAAGATTCGCAAATCGTGTGCAGACAGATTGGAGATCCAGTACAAGGACATAGTTACGGACTTCCAATCTGTGATGCGAAAAGTCTTTGACCACATTGAGCTGCCAGAGCTGCCAATACTGGCACAATCTACCTACCGCAGACTACCAAATAAAACGATACCACAACGCGTATCGAATTGGTTGGAATTGAAGCTAGACGTCCCGCAGGACGTTCGATCGCTTATGGAATCAGACGACCTTATCTAGGAGCTACTCGCATGGCACGGACCGTCGCAGTTTTGTTTGTGAAAGATTCAAAGCATACTTCGTGGTTGGGGCATATGCCGATTATGAAGTGGAGCCTAACGCAGCTTCAAGAGGTGAGGGGTATTGATCGTATTGTCTGTGTTACTTCTCAGGTGTTATCTTCAGCAGTACGTAAATTACTGAGCGAGGATATTGAGGTGCGGGTACTGCCGAAAGCGTTAGAGAAGGCATCAGACAGTGAGTTGGACACCTGGTTCACTTCGGTAGAAGGACCCGCAGCAGACGCGGAAGTGGTACTGGTCTCACTTTGTAGCTCGCCATTCCTGACCAGCGGAAAAATCGAAGCTTGTGTTGCGGCGGTGCGACGCAAGAAATGCACACACGCAATGCCGGCCAGACCTGTCGTTGTTGCGGGCATTAGAAAGGCAGTGGAAGTGCAAGAGCGTGTGAATAGTGTACGTGTCTTTCGACCGCACGTCGAGGAAGATCAACGGAAGATCGGCACGGTTCCTGTTGCTTTGATTGAAAGCCTCGACGTGACGTGTCCTGACGAGTACGTCCTTGTCGATGCGTTGGTTGCCTCTAACAAAGTCTAGGAGTGTTCATGGGTGAGTTAATTTCTTGTCTGTGTGTTTCGCAGCCTCACCGCTACGGACAGCTGCAGAGAACAATCCTAAGCTTCTCGACACAGACGTACGACGAAAAAGAACTGATTATCGTAGTCGACAACGCCGGAGATTACGTTTCGTTGGTTCAGTCTTTTGTAGATCGTGCCAGAGTAGAAGCCGGCATACGGGGTATGCATGTAATTGCTCGTCCAGCAAAGTCGCAGGCTGAAGGATTAGCGTTTGCGGCCATACACGCAAGCGGTGAAGTTCTGACGCTGTGGGATGACGACTGCATAAACTTGCCAGACCGCTTGAAGAAGCAGATGCAAGTGCAAGCGGCATATCCGGAAGCTGTGACGGTGTACGGTTCTGGTATGTATGCCTTCTGGGAAACGTCGGAACTGTTTGTATTGGGTGAAGACGCTAACCCGAATTCAACGATAGCAGATCGTACGCTGCCGTCGAGCTTGATGGCCTTTCGTCGTTATTTTCCGACGCTAGAACCGAACATCCGGTCAAAGCCCGCTGAGATGATGCTAATCAACACGGTTCGAGCCGGTCGTAAGGTTCAGCCGCTTGCAAGTGACGTACTGCAGCATATTGTTGGGGTAACCAACAATAACTTGCGAGGCTACGAATACCATCGCCAGATCGCACAGAAACGAGCCAGATCTGCGTCTTGGTTGGCGGCACAAAAGGAAACACTGACAACGTTGCTTAGTAGTGTTCCTTGGGATACGACGATGCACGTTGAAGGTAGCGATGGTGGTGCTTATGATTTCACACCGACTTGGGTATGGCCAGGTACGTTGCATCCGATAAACTTGGCAGTACCAAAAGTAGAAGGTAGTTTTCAAGGAGGAAGAGCGGTAAGCGAGAAACCGCAAAAGGTTTCAGGATCTTCTGTTACCGGGTCGTCTCAGAAGACCGCGTAGGGCTAGATTAGGAGCTATTTGTGGAAAACAACGTGAAACTCAGTTCCCGCGAAATTGACGTACTGCGTGGCGTATTGCTCGGTAAGACATACCCGCAAATAGCTACTGATCTAGGCATCGGTTTCGAAACAGTAAAGTCGTACACGTCTAGGCTTCGAAAGAAGCTAGCGGTAAACACAAAAGTCGAATTAGCCCTTTGGGCTTCGGCGAATCTTCAGAATCAAAACTAGGACGTTATATGTGGACAGCGTTACGGAACTTGGATGACTGGGAAAACTACAAGCGAGCACAAGAGCAGGCGATGGTCAAGTCGCCAATAGAGATTACGTGGGGCAGCGGTCCTACCGAATATCCGTGCATGGTAGCCAGCATCTTTCCGGCTAACACTAACGGTATGCGGGCTGGTAGAGCTTTCTCAGCATTCTTCTACACAAAGAACGCTGATGACTTGTTAGCCCTTCGCCCAAGCGACAATACAGTCAAAGCACCGGTAGCTGAGCCTACCACACATACGCAGGGCAGTACGCAAGCACAGTACAATAGATGGGTCGCGGCCCAGATGCTTGCGGTTGTCCGGCTGATGGTGGAGACCGGAATCTGCACCAAAGAAAAATTCGAGAACAGTGTCGTAGAAGCGTTGGAGCTCGTAACAGAGCACATGCTTGGTAAGAATAAGGATAACGGTGACTTGACGGCGGGGCAGCTCGCTACGCTCGGCACGTTAAAAGTACCCAAGGTGTAACATGGGCGAACAACCGGGAGCTGAAGTTATTGCTGTGTACCAACGATCAGACGGTACGTGTAGCTTGCAGCCAGAATACCAAGGGCAGTTTCCATACGGGTTCACGACTACGGAACCGGATATGGCTGGCGTAATGCCAGTGCTGCTTGCTAGCGCAATAGGTCCACCAGAAATCACGGTTACACGCAAAGGTCAGTTCGGTGTTCGTCACGGGTCTATCTACAAGGTGTTCTTCACCTATCAAGAAGCGCATACGTTTGCGTTAACGCTGAGTCCGCTGTCCCCGGTAAAAGTGGATCGGCATGTGAAGCCGGCGATACTGCCGAACAAGCAAGTAGACGTGTTTCCGAAACAAGTTGGTATTTCTTCGGAAAAAACAGCAAAAATTCCGGAACACGTGTTGAAACAAGTATTGGCATATACGTACACTGCTACAGCTATGTGTCTGCAGCATATAATAGCGGCGTACGGCACAGACGGTGGACCTGACTGGCAAGAAGACATGCTGAAGCATTTACGGTTCAGCATTCAACATATGCTTTCAGGTAAAACGTTACCAACACCCAGCGTGGCTGAGACCCTGATTACTTTATTGGCGAACAGCTTAGCCGTGGGTGTTGAATTTGTTGAAAAACCAGACGGTTATATTCCGATCGGTTGTGATGGGTTGGCTTCTGGCCCAACAGTCAGAAACATACACGCCAAAAAAAGGCGAACTATCCGCAAGTTAGCGGACTGACCTTAGAAACAGAGCGTAATTTCTTTATGGAGTTTATGATGGCTAACGCAAAAGCAGTTAAAGCACCTAAGGCCCCAAAAGCTGTCGTTCCTACCGACAAGCAGCTGGCCGTTCTTGACGCCTTGGGCAACGGTCGAAAGATCTCTGTTGAAACCAACGACAAGGGAAAGAAGTCTGTAACCTTGTTGACCTCAACGGGAAAACCAGTGAAGGATGCTCCAAAGCTGGATCGGGTTGCGATTGAGACCTGCCAAAAGCGAGGTTGGATCTCTGAAGGTGTTCTCAGTGAAGAAGGGAAGAAAGCGAAGAAAGTCAAAAAGTAACTCGGCACACACCATTTTGATTTGATCTCTATGAACCGCTCAGCTGCTTCTGAGCGGTTTACCTGTTTAACGGTGCATCATGCGACGTAAACGAAAATCCAAGCTGTTCGCTCCGGCTGTTATTTGCTTTACACAGCAAAAGAACGCAGCAGGTAATAAGCAAGATTGCGTATACGCCATGTGCACCTACGGCGGGACACAGGTCGGTCCTTACTGGGGACATTCTGAAGCTACGGTGCGAGCTTGTGTGCTAGATCTGTCACGCAAATGTGATTGTGGTCGGCGTGGACATACACGGAAGTACTATGAAGGCGTTCGAAACATCACAAAACTGTAGCTGTCTTCCGCAGAGGTAAGGTCTTTCGGTATACTTGGTGTTGATGTAACGGAGGTAGATTGGTTGCCGCGAGCGTCGGCTGGTAATGAAATACCTGTTGGGCCATGGAGGTAACAACGGGTATTAACGAGATAGCTCCATGGCGAAAAGCCCGGAGCAGGATGACAAGCACCGGTAGCACGCTCATACGCTGCCCGTGTCTTCTTGCAACACATTGTGTAATGTGTTGCGGAATGGAGCCTGGGACAATATGGGGAAGTTCTGGGAATCAATCTGCTTACGTTACGCAAATAACAAGCCTGGAGACTGCCATGCCAGCTAGCGATACAGACGGTGATAAAGTCAATGCTCCGCCGCGTATAGCCCTCCATTTGTGTTTAATGCGACTCAAAGACATGCAACATGCGCATCTGCGTGGCTGCAGAGGTATCCAGGTCGCGGTAAGGACAATGGATCAAATTTGTGCGGATGTAACGACGCTACTGCAAAACGGGTCAGCTTTGAACCCAAATCGTGCAGCGTAACTAAATCCAAACTCTCTGGGAGGCAGCCCATGACTACGGCACGGAAGCCTAGTGCAGCGGACACCGACAACCTGATGATAATCATTGGTCAGCTGCTGGAAGCTACAAAGGCAGCCAGTGAAGGCCTTAAGTGCGTTGGTGCGGAAGTGAATAGCAACGCCAAAGCTATTATCGCAGCCGTAAAAACCTTGGAACAGTTAGAAGCCAAATTAGCCAATCTAGATCGCGTTATTCAAGACAACGCAAATTCAGCAAACTTAGTTAACGTGACTCGCGGACACACGGAGCAGATTGCCGGTGTTCGAGATGACGTTAAAGATACTCACGCGCTTATGGCCGAGCTACGGCAGTCGCTGGCTTCTTTAGCGTCACACGTAGGTACGCTGGATCGTGGACAAGATTCGATCAAGTCTACGAAAAACGCAATTTGGGAGATCGCGAAGTTTGGCGGCTGGATCATTACAACTGCCGTAGCGTTCTACGCAGTTGTCAGCGGGAAATAACAATGTCGCTACTATCTACACAAGACTCGCCGCCTACCTGGGCGGCGCGTTTGTTCGCAGCCGGTAGAGAGCTAGTTAAACAAGCAGCAGAAGAAGTATCGTATAACCTGGCTGGTCGGTTATACGTTAGCTCATCTGGGCACTTGTTGCTATCTGTACCGAACTCGCTCGTTCGTGGTGTGTTTTCGGCTATGCGTGAGCCGGGAATTGAATTACCGCCATCGGGCTCTGACGGCAATCTAAACGCACATATCGCGGTTATGTCTGCTACGGATCTGAAAGGATTGGGCGGTGCGGACAAAGTAACGGAACGTGGTAAGGAGTTTCGTTACTCGCTGGGTAAACTCTACAGTTTTGATACCCCCGCATGGCCGGGGGTATCGCATGTCTGGTACTTGAAAGTACACTCTCCTGAGTTGCAAACGCTTCGCAAGTCTTACGGTATGACACCATTACCAAACGGTGGCAGTTCCTTTTGCGTCGTCGTTGCTATTCGCCGGAGAAGCGTGCTAGGACGAAACACCGTAGCTAAAACCTAAGATACGGCCTCAGCTGCTTTAACTTTTGCCTGGACTTCACTGCGATGTACAGGCACTTCAATAGGCGCTTCAATCCCGATACGTACACGCCCATTCAGAATCTCAACAACGGTGATTACGATGTCGTTGTTGACTATGATCTTTTCGTCAAGCTTACGTGTAAGGACGAGCATACAGGCTCCTTCCTGAAAAGAGAACTGGTTACGTTGACGGCGTACGTCATTAGTGTTATACCCCCTAAAGAGGGACACGACAAGGGGTTTTAAAATGGACGATTTCGAATATCTGCAAACACTTGGCGTACCGCATGTTGTAAAGACAGCAGACACGTTAGCTGACATACAAGAAGCGGCAAGCAAGACAAACACAGAGCCTACGGAACAACAGAAGGAAACCGGGAGGTACAAAAAAGGGAAGACAGATTGGAATGGTCTGCAGCTTGTCATTGAGAACCCAAAGGGGTCTGTGCGTTTTGGTAAAAGTAAAGACGGCAAGGCGTGGTCTACCGAGATGAAAGACCACTACGGCTACTTCGGTAACAAAGACAGCGGTGCAGATGGTGATGAAGTCGATTTCTTCTTTTCAGAAGAACACCCAGACAGCGAGATCATATTCGTTGTCAACCAAGTTAAGAAAGACGGATCGTTCGACGAACACAAGTGCGTGCTGGGATGCATTACAGAAGCTGAAGCCAAGACAGCCTATCTTCGAAACTACTCGAAGGGTTGGACAGGCTTGGGAAGCATCAAAGCAATGACGTTACCAGACTTTAAGCAGTGGCTCGATACAGAGCCAGAGAAAGCAGCACACGCGAAGCAGGCCGCGGAAACGGATGCTGAGTTTTGGGCTCGCAACGAAGAAGCTAAAGAGAAGGCTAAAAGCAGCGTCTTGCAACACGTACGGGACGGTTATATACCGTGCCCAGACTGTCAGCACCGCTACTACGAAATGCCAGAGAATGAAACGTGCCCAAAATGTGGTGGTGCGTTAAAGATGCGATTACGGTCGATGAAACGTGCGAGTCTAAAAAACGTTTTTGAAGATCCAGATCCGAAGCTATTACTTGTAAAACAGTCTGCAGACGACGGGCACCAATTCACCATATGCATAGACCTCGACGGTACGTTAGCGGAAAAGGAGGAACCGTTTAACGTAAAGACGATAGGTGCCCCGCGTGAACGTGCGGTAGAGTGGGTGCGAAAGTTTTACGACAACGGAGCCAGGATCATTATCTTTACAGTTCGCGGAGATAAGAAACTGGTGGCGAAATGGTTGAAGGACAACGAAGTACCGTACGACCACATAAACGAGAATCCAGATCAACCGGATGAGAGTTCTGGCAAGGTATTCGCAGACGTGTATTGGGACGATAAAGCTTTCAACGCAGAAGACCCAGACGAACACGGACCGGAGATCTTGCGACGGGTTACTGCCGCATCCGGAGAACAAGATACGGAAGAAAATGACGGTCAGCGTCCTTCCGTGGTAATAACACGTCACACTGTAATTACGATATCTGCACCTGACCTGTTGTGCAGCATGTCACAGGAGCCTAGTGAAGATGATTGAAGAGCATATAGTCGAAACACCAGCTTGGATCCGAGCTTTAGTGCAAGAGCTGCGTGAGTGTATTACATCGCACGCGTTCACAGGTGCACTGGGATTTCGGTACGAGTACGACGACGACGAAGAAATCTGGCGCATCAGTGCGTATCCGACGCCTACGGAACTGTGCGGGCCTGGGCCAGCAGACGGTGCGTTATGTGTCGGAGGCGTGTCCGTTAACGTCGGTAGGTTTATGGATAGTCTGTCGGATGTGAATATCCTTGTGTGGCACGCGCCGGCCCCAATGGCAGGCCCGGCTGAGATGACGGCAGAAGGACGATTTGCAAATAAGCGGTTTTGCTTACAGTTCTCTTGCATGCCGCCGCGTGACGAGCCACCAGCTACCGTGCTGGATATCAGGACCGGCAAGATCACAAAGCTGGATAGCTAGGTCGTCCGTTTTGTAGTTTGTTTCGTTTTAGTTAACCTGTGCTAATTTATAGGAGCGACGATGGTTAGTGCAAATGCGAAAGTAAGCAAAGCCCGAAACGTCGATGTTGTGGAAGAAGCGAAGAGCTGGAAGTGCAAAAAACGAGACAACACCATTGTCGAGTTCCAGGCGGAAAAGATCTCGAAAGCGTTATATCGCTGTTTCCATGCTGCGGAAATCAGCAGCACACTGGAGGAAAACGTCACAGAAGAGTTCTTAGTGCGAAAGATCGTACGATCCGTACTAAACGTTATTTCCGCGAAAGGGAAAACAGAGATCGGTGTTGAAGAGATTCAGCAGTTCATCATTCAGCAGTTGTGGAGCGAAGGCCTCTTCGCCGCGGCTGAGCACTATCAGAACTATCGCGAAGAACGTCGCAAAGCACGTCAAACCAAACAAATCGCACCAGAAACCGCAGCTCGTGTACTTGAAGACCAGAAACATATCCCGACCGATTTGCAGTACTATCAATTCATGTCGAAGTTCTCCCGCTGGAACGAGACGGAAAAGCGGAGAGAAACCTGGAAAGAAGCGGTCTACGACCGAGTTATACCGTGGCTTCAAAAGGTACCTGGTGTACAGCTAGAAGAAAACGAGTGGCGCGAGCTAAGTGACTCCATGTACAACATGGAAGTCAGTCCAGCGTTACGCGTTGTGCAGATGGCGGGACCTGCTTTGGATCGTTGTCATGTCGGCGTCTACAACTGCGCGTATCAGCCCATGGAAGACGTGCGATCGTTCTCCGAGATGTTGTACATTCTGATGCAGGGTACTGGTGAGGGTTTCAGCTGCGAAAACGACTACGTCAGCGAGCTTCCCAAAATCAAACGGCAAAAGAAGATAAAGCCAGACACAATTCTGGTGGACGACTCAACAGAAGGCTGGTGTGACGCGTATAACGCGTTACTGGAACGTCTATGGGACGGACATGACGCCATCCTAGACTGCAGTCGCATTCGAAAGAAAGGAGCGAGACTGCGGACGAAAGGCGGGCGAGCCAGTGGACCAGAACCATTTATCGAGTTGATTTCGTTTGCACGGAACCTGATTCAATCGCGACAAGGAAAGCGATTGTTGGACATCGACGTGCACGATCTAGCATGTATGACTGGTCGAATTGTTCAAGTCGGTGGTGTTCGTCGTGCTGCAGAGATCTCCCTATCGGATCTGGACTCTGTTGCGATGCGTCATGCCAAGTCTGGCGATTGGGGTACTAAGCACCTATACCGCACCATGGCGAACAATTCAGCGGTCTACGATTACGACGGACCACCACCAATGGACTTGTTCATGGACGAGTGGGCAGCTTTATTCAAATCCAAATCTGGTGAACGCGGTATCTTCAATCGGAGAGCCGCAATCAAGCATTCACCGAAACGTCGTAAATGGGGCAGACACCTGCCAGGATGTAACCCGTGTGCGGAAATCCTACTGCGACCGTACCAGTTCTGTAATTTGAGTATGGCGATTGCGAGAGAGGACGATACGGTAAAAGACTTGGAACGTAAGGTGCGTCTTGCCACCATCTTTGGCAAGATCCAATCTCTGTGTACCAAGTTCAACTACATCCGCAAAGATTGGGCCATCAATTGCGAAGAAGAACGATTGCTCGGCGTAGACATTACCGGGCAAGCAGAATGTCCGTTACTGCAGTACAAAGCAAAAGATCGTGAGAACCTGCAACGACATTTGCAGAAGATCGTAGAGAATGTGGATATTGAACTCTCCAAGCGCTGGGGTGTTAATCGATCAGCGGCCAACACCACGGTAAAACCAGGCGGTGATTCGTCTGTGTTCTTCAATTGTGGTTCCGGTGTTAGCCCGTGGTTCGCCGCACAACAAATCCGTTGGGTGCGAGAAACCAAAGACAGCCCAGTTGCTCGGTTCTTAATTGACTCTGGCGTACCGCACGCACCGGCACCAGAAGCAGAAGAATCTATGCTGGTGTTCGGATTCCCAAGAAAAGCACCAAAGGGTGCCGTCACGCGTGACGACATGACGGCAATAGATCAGTTTTACAACTGGTTAGAGTGGAAGAAAAACTGGGCTGAGCACTCTGTGTCAGCAACAATTTATGTCGAAGACCACGAATGGTTAGAGTTAGGCGGTCTGGTACACAAGAACATAGACCACATCACGGGTCTGTCGTTCTCGCCGAAGGATAATACGTACTACAAGTATACACCGAACGAGGCGCTATCACCGGCGTTATACGAGAAGTTCGAAGCAGAGTTTCCAGACTTAAACTGGTCTAAGCTGGCAAACTACGAAGACGACGATATGACCACTAGCGCACAAACGTTCGCGTGCGTAGGTGGTGGTTGTGACTAACACTTAGAACAATCTGTTCGGGTACACAGTCTATCTGGCTGTGTACCTTTTCTTATGCGCTTCAATTCCAGAGCATACTTTGTTATTCTCTTCTTGTATTTCTTATTTTAAAAACCTGCGTAAGCAGTGTTTTTATTTATCTTTATTGATTATTAGGACAAAAATTTTGTCCTAATAATACTAACAAACGCTGTTTTTGGAGGTTTAGAATGCAGTGGGCCAACATCCCGGAAACCGTGGATTTGTGGGTCTCTCGCGTTGCTGACCTAGGATTTAACCTTCGAAAGTCAGCCGCAGACGCGATTACTGGATCACATGTCGGTTATTACGTACATCCCGAAACACTTCGCATCGGCATATTCGCACCTTTGGTTGCGGATTCTGATGCGAAGTTTGTCAAGAAAGCAGTCGCGAACGTAACCAAAACAGAACCGCTTTTTCTTAGCTATCAGGAACTCGCAGATCCGGATGGTGCGTGGGTAAAAGTGGCTTATTCACCCACGCTACGCCGTGCGGGCGAGTTGCTTAACTTCTTTCCGGGACAATACCCTAACGGTGTGCCGAACAACCCGTCTCCTGTTGCTGCCATGCTCACGAGCGGATTATTGGGTGCTGGTGTCGGGTGGGGTGCTGGGCACCTAATTGGACAGTTTATGCCAGAGGGCTACGGCAAGAAGTTGGGGCGTACCGGTATGCTTCTGGGCGGAGCGTTAGGTGTAGCTCCTGGCTTAATGTGGGGAGCCACCAACTTGGTGGACCATAGGAACTTTAACGATCCTTCATTGTTGTCGCCTCCTGCCGGTAGTGAGGCTATTAACTATCCGACGTCCGTGGACGGCAACAACGCTACGCAATTTCCGCACGCGTCTTTGGAGGATAAGCCACAAAAGATTCTGGAAGACGTTGGGCACACACTTCATCAGACCAGATTACCTCGCGTGAAGTTTAGTCAGGACCTAGAAGGTATCCAACTAGGTAAACGGTATCTCGCGGCTATTGAGAAGGTTGCAGATACTTTTGGTACGGTACCAGAACATTTGGGAAGTCTTCCAACAGACGTGAACATCGATCGACTGGGTCGCACGTTGTGGGACACAGGTGCTCCGCCAAATCTAGCGGCTACAACTATGGCCGGTATGTACGCGGCACAGCAGCTACCCGATCCGCGGAGCAAACCAGGCTGGGTTACCGGAAATCAACTAGGACAACTCGCAGCAAACGTTGCTGGCGACTACACCAAAGGCTACCTCGCGGGTGCGGCAATCAACACGATAATTGGTACTCCATTTCGGAATTCTTCTTTCGGTACGACCGGTGCCGTGTTAGGCGTACTAGGCGCTGTGGTGCCAAAGTTGTTTGGACGGTAGAATCGCAGTACCTACCGTTCATTTTAAAAAACGTTTTTTGGAATTACTTATGTTGACATTAATCGGCAACACCACGCTTTCTTCGGACCAGCTTGTTAAGTTCGGTGGTCTACGTATGTGGGCAGAACGCGGTCTGATTCACATCGAAGATGCCAAAGATAACAGCTACCGCGCTATCTCTGTTGACGTAGCTAAGGAGCGTCTCCTGGGGCTAGTTGACATGCTGGACAACAGCAACTCTAAGCGGAAGAAGCACAGTCACGATCAGTTCGACATGCAACGCATACGATCTATTCAGAACATGGTTTCCAACATGACGGCAGTCATCCGGAAGGCCCAAGAACAAGGTATGCCGACAGACGCGTCCGCACGCCGCGATCTTGTGCGTCGCCGTCCCAAGACCGTTGTTGTTTCTGACGCAGTTAATTTCTAGGAGTTAGTATGGCACTCTCAGGCAGCGAGGCATTTAAGGTTGGGTTCCTGCAGCAGTGTGCCGCAGAAGGACTTAATCCCGAGCAGATACTTTTGCGTGTAAAGCACGCTAACGCCGTATTTGACAAGTACGCTAGTTTCAGCGGTATTGTTTCGGGTACTGTTGGAGCCGCAACGAACACTGCTGGCGGGTTGTTAAAAACTCTTGGCAGCTACGGTGTTCCTTTGGCTTTAGCTGCACCTCCGGTTCTTGGGGGTCTTGCCGGATACGGGTTGGGTAAAATGACCGATCTTGACGATACAGATGTTGATGACATCAAGAATCGTGAGTTGGTTGAAGAGTACAACCGGCAAGCGGACAGACTGAAGCGACAAAAAACGGTTCGCGACTACACTAAAGAAGTCCAGCGAACCGGACGTATCTTTATGTAACGAGGTGTACGATGTCGTCGGGTCTGCTGAAGTTTTCAAACCGTATAACTGCAACGAACGGTGACAAGCTACATTGGGGCAGAGTCGACGCGGACGGCCTGCCGTTCCGAGGACCTATAACTCCGACTTATCGTGAGGATGAGTGGGAAAGCCGTACGGTCAAGGTTGCAGATGCCCGCAACGGATTCTTCGATGTACATGACGTGGTCAGCAATAAACAATACTTGGACGTATTGGAGTGCTGTGCTAACGGTTGGTTTCAGTTGGTATATCTGGAACGGTTTTGGACGGATCCGAACGGCAATAGGACGTCACTTCATTATGTGGAGTGGTTGGAGTATTACGTGGAAGACGGATCGCGTGTGCCGTACCAATCACAAGGGATAATGGAGTTACAGCATGGACAGCAAAACCTCATTAGCAATTTTGGCGCGGGTCAAGGCTGAGAAAGAAAAAAGAGCAGCGGAAGGGTACGAAGACGCACAACAAAAACTGCAACAGCTGATCCGAGAGCACCCTGTAAATACGCTAATCGGTACGCCATTGGTTAACGGAATTGGTGGTGCCATGCTTGGTGCGCCAGTTGGTGCCGTAGCTGGTGCCGGTTACGGTACGGCCAAGAAGCAACCAATTGCTGGCACATTACGTGGTGCTGCTCGTGGGGCTTTAACGGGCGGTGGTATACTCGCGGGTATATCCGCCGGTTCGACAGCGGCTGCAGGTCTCGGCGCGAGTCCTGGTGCTGTTCTTGGGGCAACGCTTCTAGGCGGCGGTCTTGGTGGTTATGCCGGATGGCGAGGCGCAGACAAGCTGCTTGGTAGAGATCTAGAAGAAAAACACGCAGCTGATCCGTCCTTAGATGCTTTTTCTGGCGCTGTTCAGAACATGGCGTCTACGCAACTGCAATCGGACGCTTTGGGCGACGTTAAACGTTTTGGGCTCACTGGTCTAGGCATTGGCGTAGCTGGTCGTGCAATACTTGGAGCCGTGCAACATCTTCGAGCGAATCGAGCGAAGAAAACTCGTACTGGTCCTGCTTATCTTCCAATGCCATTTCCCGCGACGCCGGAGAAGTCTGGGTCGTTCGCCTTTGGTGACGACGCAAGTTCTAAAAGCGGTATTCCTTGGTACGGTGCCGCATCTGCTCTTAGCACTATTGGTGGATTGGCGCTTGGGTGGAAAGGCATGGACAAGCTTATCGATCGACAGCGGCGTAAGCGTATGGAGCAGGAACTTACCGACGCGCGATCGCAATTCCACGATGCTCTGATTTCACAATACGACAAACCTGTCGAGCTTCATCCGGAGCTGATTAACAAGAAAGCGTCTGACGATACTATGGTGAAGGTTGGGCAGGCGTTGGATCAGCTGTACGGTAAGTTTCTGCAAGCCATGAGTTCGCAGACAGACGCGGTGCTTACAAAGCAGGCTTTAGACTTGCCAAACTTAGCCGGCCAGGTTGCTGACGGTTATGGCGTATATTCTGGATTAACCGGATTGCTCGCTGGTGCCTACGTGTACGACAAAGTGTCTAAGCGTAGTCGCAAGGCAGTACTAGAATCTGCATTGAAGAAACGACAACGCCGGCAATTCATGCAGCGACCTACGGAGATCTTTGCGCAGCCAGAACCTGTAGCTGTACCCACCGAGACCGACTAAGCGAGGAAACCGTGCTACCGACTCAACCACAGAAACCGGTTTCGCCCAGTTTCAATCTCCTTCAACCTTCCGGACCACCGTCACTCTTAACGCCAACAGTTAAACCGGTGCAGCCTGCCGTACCGGAGATGCGTGAATTCGGAGACAACAAAACGACACGGCAGTTCATCTATGACTCGACGATGAATGCGGCTAAGAGCGTCGAGCCGATCGAAGACGACAATTATTCATTAAAGCTGACAAACGTAGACTGGGCTGATCCGGACAGGTTCACACGTAAGCGGCGTAAGCAGGCTATCTTGGCCGGCGAAACACTAGCACGTCGCATGAAAGGTACGTGGGAGCTTTACGATAAGCGTACGGGAAAGCTGATTGAACAACGCAATCAGATTGTCGGTGCCGTACCGTACCTGTCCAGCATGGGTACGTTCACGCACCGCGGAAACGAATACACGGTAAATCACCAGCAACGTTTAAACCCTGGTGTGTTCGCACGTGTTAAAGATAACGGCGAGTTGGAAAGCCACTTCAATATCTTGCCAGGTAAGGGCGTCAGTCACCGCTACTTCATTGATCCGGAGAAGGGAATTTTTAAGGTGAAATTCGGTCAGTCCGAAATGCCTTTAATGCCACTACTCCGCGCTATGGGTGCCACAGATAGAGAGATACGAGATGCCTGGGGAGACAACCTGTGGCAGTCTAATTATGGGAAAGATGATGGTGGTGCTACGCTCAAGAAGCTAGCGCAGAAGCTGGTACGCCAAAAGGATCTGGCGGGCAGTTCAGAAACGGATGCCACTCGCAAGTTGGTGGAACGCTTTAACAATATGGAGCTAGATCCGGAAGTAACTCAACGTACACTTGGTCAACCGTTCAACCGTGTAACCAAGGAAGCGATTCTTGCCGCCACAAATAAACTGCTCCGTGTCAGCCGTAAAGAAGTAGACCCAGACGATCGTGACCACCTCGCGTATCAGCAGTTCTTAGGGCCAGAAGACTTGTTTGCGGAACGGATCAAGCGAGACCACGGGAACATCCGGAAACAGGTGTTCCGTGACATTGTCAAAGCAGGCTCGTTGTCGAAAATGAAGTCTGGCGTAATGACGCCACAACTCGAACAAGTATTGATCGGTAGTGGTCTTGCACAGGCGCTCGAGGAAATCAACCCGGCTGAAGTGTTCGACAAACAAACGCGGATCACGCGTTTAGGCGAGGGCGGTATCCCGTCGATTGATTCTATTCCGGACGAAGCTCGAAGCGTGCAGCCATCGCATATGGGTTTCATTGATCCGATTCGTACGCCGGAATCCTTCCGAGTCGGCGTCGATCTCTACATGGCCCGAGCGAGTCGCAAAGGAAAAGACGGGCGTATTTATACGCAAGTACGCAACAACCAAGGTGAAGTTGTTTGGCGATCTCCGCAGGATTTAGCTGATGCGGCTATTACGACACCGGAGGTGGCTAAAGACCCGTTTTGGAAATCGATGCCACGCGTACCGGTTATGCGTGGCGGCAAGCTGGATTACGTGAAACGGGATGAGGTGGAGTACACATTACCGGACTTCTCTGCCGCGTTCAGTCCGTTATCTAACTTGGTACCGTTCATGTCGGCCACAAAACCGGGGCGTGTGTCTATGGGTGCTCGCTATATCACGCAAGCACTTCCTGTGAAGAACGCCGAAGCTCCATTTGTCCAAGGCGGGATACCCGGACAACCTGACGTGTCCTACGAAGACGAGTACGGCAAACATATGGGTGCCGTTAAAGCGGATAAGGGCGGACGCGTAATGGGCTATAAGGACGGAGTGCTGCAGGTCAAATACGAAGACGGTGCCACGGACGAGATCGAGTTGTATCAACATCACCCGTTCAACCGTAAAACTTTCGTACACCAAGAGCCTACCGTCAAACCCGGGGACACGTTCAAACCCGGACAGCTACTAGCGAAGTCAAACTATACAGACCATACAGGAGCCACGGCGCTTGGACTCAACATGCGGGTAGCATACTTCCCGTACAAAGGCCTTAACTTCGAAGATGCTCAGGTTATCTCGGAGAGTGCGGCTAAACGCCTTACGTCCGAGCATATGTACCAGCACGAGCTGGAAGTATCGGACAAACACAAGATGGGGAAGAACGCTTTTATCTCCTTGTTCGCGGGTACTTACGACAAGGCGACGCTGGCCAAGATGGACGATCGTGGAATCATAAACGTCGGAGAGCAAGTAGAATACGGGCAACCGCTTGTGCTGGCAGCCAAGGAACGCGATCGGGCGCTGAACAAAATCCACAAGAAAAGACAAGCTGGTTACGCCGATGAGTCGATTGTGTGGAAGCATCATAGCCCGGGCGTCGTAACGGATGTTGTCTGGGGAAAGAATGGTCCCGTAGTGCTGGTAAAGGCAGAGGCTGCAGCCGAGGTTGGTGATAAGTTAAGCGGTAGGTACGGGGACAAAGGAGTTATTGCGGCTATCATTCCGGACAAGCAAATGCCGCATGACAAGGACGGAAAACCATACGAGGTTCTGTTAAGCCCGGATGGTATCATCACTCGAACGAATCCTAGCCAGAAGATCGAGTCTGCGTTGGGAAAGGTTGCAGCCTTAACAGGTAAGCCTGTCAAGGTACCAGACTTCACGGACATATCCGACCTTGAAGACTGGTCTGAGAAGTTACTGCAGAAGCACGGCTTGAGCAGCACAGAAGACGTCTACTGGCCAGAGAAGAACGCCAAGGTGCCTGGCGTCGGTACCGGGTATCGCTTTATGATGAAGCTACACCATACGGCTGAGTCAAAAGGCCAAGGTCGCGACTCTGGTTCTTATTCTTCAGACGAGACTCCGGCAAAAGGCGGAGAGTCTGGATGTTTTACGGGCGATACGGAAGTAATGGTGTATATGGATTCACCAGACACGACTGATATCGACGAACAGGCACCAGAGCCGGTGCGGATCAAGGATATCGTCGCGAACAGGTTCAACGGGACAGTAGGTTCCGTGAAGATACCTAAAAAGCGATATAAGCCTGCGGAAAGAGTGCGGCGTAAGGTTACGGACTGGTTTATGTACTGGGTCCCTTCCTCCGAGTTGATTACGATTGAGTTGGCTAACGGGGAGAAGTTCAGCTGCACCAAAAACCACGTGCTCGTTTTGAAGAACCATAAAAGGATCCTTGCTTCCGAACTTAAACCTGGTGACGATTTACTGGAGGGGTAGCATGCCGCACGACGATATGAGTTTTCTTACGGTGAACGCTGCGGCGTTACGTTTCAAGTTGGCAAGCGAAGAGTTGCTGGACCAACCTAGCAACGGCATTGCTGCTACCGGGTTACAAGCGCCAATGGCTGCGATAGGGACAGGGTTTGCTAACTACAAACCTCCTGTAGTTTCGCAACGCCCTCAAACGTATCGCGAACAAGCACGTAGCGTGTTCGCGGGTAAAGCCCGGAGCGCACTTAGCAGTTGGTGGGAACGTATGCGTGCACGTTACAGAGGTGGACTGTGAAAATTAAATCTATTTCACCGTATGCAGGTCCCGTAGATGCGAACCACACTGTACCTGTGTTCGACATCTGTGTGGACGATACGCACTTGTATACGCTTGCCGCTGGCATCGTAGTTTCCAATTCTAAGCGGATATCCTTGTTGGACGTGAACGCATTATTGTCTCACGGGGCTACGGCAACGTTGAACGATGCTGGCGCGTTTCGCGGACAGAAGAACGAAGATATCTGGATGCAGTTTATGTCGGGACACGCACCAGGTACGCCGCGAGTGCCTATGGTTTACGAGAAATTTGTAAACCAACTAAAGTCTGCAGGCATCAACGTCGTGCGTGATGGGCACCGCACACAAGTGATGGCTTTGACCAAAAAAGACGTAGATACACTGGCTGGCGACCGTGAAATTAAATCAGGGGAAACCGTACACTTCGATAAAGACTTAAAGCCGGTTAAAGGTGGTTTGTTTGATGACGTGCTTACAGGTGGGCACAACGGTAAACGGTGGAGCTATATCAAGCTACCAGAGCCAATGCCTAACCCGGTGATGGAAGAACCAATTCGTCGGTTGCTGGGTCTTACCGGGAAACAGTACGAGGCAACCCTACAGGGCGATCATTCTTTATCTGGTTTCGGTACTGGCCCACAGGCAATTGCGAAAGCTTTGGACAACATCGATATCGATAAATCCATCGCTGAAGCTAAGGCACAATTCTACTCCGGGAAAGCTTCTTCGCGTGATGCGGCTGTGCGGCGATGGGGCTTCTTGAAGTCTGCTAAGCGGTTAAATCTGCATCCAAGAGAGTGGGTGTTGGATAAAGTGCCTGTGCTTCCACCAGCATTTCGCCCAGTTAGTTTGATGGGCGACAGCGGTATCCCGTTAATCTCTGATCCTAACTATCTTTACAAGGAACTCCTTGACGCGAAGAACAACTACACCGATCTACAGAAACAGGTTGGGGACGATGGTGTCGGTCCAGAGCGTCTAGCTGTTTACCACGCGTTCAAAGCTGTCACGGGTCTTGGCGATCCTGTGCATCCTAAGCTACAGGAGAAAGGGGTTAAAGGAGTTCTTAAAAGCATATTTGGAAACTCTCCAAAATTTGGTACGGTACAGCGGAAATTAATTTCCAGTACTGTAGACTCTGTTGGGCGTGCTGTAATCACACCCAACCCGGACTACGATATGGATACAGTAGGTATTCCAGAAAAGCAGGCCTTCGAGGTCTACCGCAAAGCCATCGTTCGACGACTACGGCGAAAAGGGATGGATATGCGTGCGGCTTTGCGAAGTGTCGAAGATAAGACACCGCTGGCAAGAGACATACTGCAGGAAGAGATGGAGAACAGACCGGTATATATCAACCGTGCTCCTGTGCTCCACAAGTTTGGGATTATGGCATTCAGGCCAAAGCTCGTTAAAGGTGACGTGCTGCAGGTTAGCCCATTAATTGTGAGCGGGTTCAACGCGGACTTTGACGGGGACGCTATGCAGTTTCACGTGCCGATGACTGATGCTGCGGTTAATGAAGCTTACGATCGTCTGTTGCCGAGTCGCTCACTGTTGAGTCCGTCTGACTTTAAGAGCCCTGTGCATAAGCCCGGGCAGCAGTATCTTGCGGGTTTATACTATGCGACTAAAACGCATGACGGGAAAAAGAAAGCAAAGGCTAGAACGTTCCGCAATAAAGCGGACGCTATACAAGCCTCTGCACGTGGCGAGATTTCAGCTGACACCGAAGTGCATATCCTTGAGTAATCACGGTAAAAGGAGTTTCACGTGAGCAACGGTTACAATGACGATCACCTAATCAACCCGGCGTTGTTAAGCATGACGCGACAAGCTGGTATGAGTAAGTTTGCGTTCGTGCCTGGTGGCGATCCTAGTGCTGGTGGGGGAGGAATGCCTCCAGGTGGTGATCCAAGCGCAGGTGGAGGAATGCCTCCAGGCGGAGACCCTAGCATGGGTGGTGGTATGCCTCCCGGTGGAGATCCTAGTATGGGTGGAGGTGGTGCACCACCAAGTGACCCACGTATCGACCAGATGATGCAGATGATCCAGCAGATGCAACAACAAATGGGCGGAGGTGCGGGTGGTGGCGGGGCGGGTGCTGGTGCGGGTGGCGGTCTGAAGCCTAAGATCGACGTAAACGTCGAGATTATGCAAATAAAAAATATCTTGGCCAAGATCGCCGATACGCTGGGTGTATCTATCCCCGCACAGGATATGGTGGCCACGCCCGAAAAGCTGACAGCTATGGCGAACGGACAACCGACTACGTCTGGGGCTGGCGGTGGGGGCGGTGGAGGGGCTATCGGACAAATGCCTGGAATGGATCCGATGCAGGGCGCTGGTTCTCCTGGCGGGGAGAAGGCAGGAAGCTATAAGGCGAACGGCGTAGCGTTCGACACTACGGGTTTTACTGTAATGCAAAATCGAGCAGCGGCGATAGCTAAGCTGCGTAACAGCAGAAACTAATGCGAATTCAATTAATACCTAAGGTCGGCGGACCTCCAATAGTTCTTGACGTAAATCAGTTCGTCGTCATGGACGATCTGAATACGCCTGTCTCTGTTGGTGCCGTTTACGGACCAGATGGCGCGATCGCTGTAAGCTGTGTAGGTTGCAGCGACTTCTCTCGAATGTTGCAAGTATTGGGCATTAAAACGACGGTCGTTGTCGACAGGCTGGTGATGCCTAAACCAGATCCTGGTGTGCGATTGCTTGCAGGACCTAAATAGGAGATTCCTTTTGGCTAGTGAAATTCCAAGTCAGTCCCCACGTAAACCACAACAAAGAAAAGACGCGGATAAGTGGAACGTTACAAAGTGGAACGACGACAAATCGACGGACAAAATCTATGCGTCCGGTAGTGCCTCGGCACTTGGCCCCCATGTAAACGACACGCGACATACGGCACGGAGTAAGGCCGGTACCAAGCGTGTTGGTGCGACTGTGGTACAGTTCACAGTTGATACCTTGGAGAATTTACGGGCGAGAGTAAAGGATGCGATCGCGGTTGTGCGGGACACAGACCAATCCGTACGCCTCCATATTCCCGATGAGGGGCTTCGCAAAAAGTTCTGGGTTGCTTGGGATCTCGCGGTAACGCGATCTGAGATTACAGAAGCACAGTATCAGCGCATTGCGATCGCTCGCCAAGATCTTGACACTGCGGTCGTACCAACTCAGGCGATTGCGGCGAAGGCACCGGAAGAACCGACTAACGAGTTCGCGTTCTTGGCGGGTACCGAAGAAGTTCTACCGGCTGATCCTGTGGAAGCACAACCCACAGCACCTGCGGAAGAAACTACTGAAGACGATGACGCAGACTGACGCAATTCTCGCTATCCATCGCACCGTTGCAGGATGAACGGTGCGACGCTAAAAAACGTTTTTTAGAATACCTCAAGGTGCATGATGCTACGGACAACCATGGGGCGATTGCTTGTTAACGAAGCACTACCCGAAGACATGCGAGACGATAATCGCGTACTTGACAAGAAAGGGTCGAATCAGCTGCTGCAAGAGCTTGCGCAAAAGCATCCGGAAAAGTACGTTGAGGTGTCTAAGAAACTGAGCGATATCGGGCGGACCGTAGCAACAGAATTCGGCGGGTACACTTTTGGCCTGCAGCATTTAAGAACTTCTGCTGTAGCTAAACGCAATCGGATAGCGATCCAGCGAAAGATGCAGCAGATCCTTAGCCGCGACGATATCACGCCAGAACAACGTAAGCAGCTAATTGTAAAGACGGTCGGGTCCTATCAACAGAAACAAATCGACGATATCTACGACGAAGCGGTAAAGGCTAACAACCCGCTTGCTATGCAGGTTGTATCCGGTTCTCGTGGTAACAAGATGAACCTGGGGTCGTTACTGGGCGGGGACATGCTGTACTCCGACCATCGTGACGACGTAATCCCTTTACCTGTACTGTCGAGCTACAGTGAAGGGTTAAAGCCAATGGAGTATTGGGCGAGCATGTACGGTGCTCGCCGTGGTACTATGGCGACTAAGTTCGCTACCCAAGATGCTGGGTATCTTAGTAAACAGCTGAACCAAGTCTCGCACCGTTTAATGGTTGTTGGGGATGATGACGAACGGGACCTACCGGACCGTGGCCTACCTGTCGATACGGACGACGGGGACAACGAAGGATCGTTATTGGCCAAAGACGTGGGGCCGTACAAACGCAACACAGCCCTGACACCCAAAATACTAAAGCACATTAAAAGCCTAGGACACGACCGTATCCTTGTGCGTAGCCCGCTTATTGGCGGGTCTCCGGATGGCGGTGTGTACGCTCGCGACGTTGGTGTACGCGAGAAAGGTACATTACCTGGTCGTGGAGAACAGGTAGGGCTTACGGCAGCACAGGCTTTGTCTGAGCCTTTGGCACAAGGACAGCTTTCGGCTAAACACTCTGGTGGTGTCGCTGGCCAGGAAAAAGCCGTTGGCGGTTTCGCCTACATCAACCAGCTGATCCAAGTACCGAAAGTTTTTAAAGGCGGAGCCACGCATTCGGAGAAGGATGGTACCGTCTCCGCGATTGAGGAAGCGCCTGCCGGTGGTAATTACGTCTGGATCGGAGATCAGCGGCATTACGTACCTGCTGGCGTAGAATTGAAGGTAAAGAAAGGGGATTCGGTTGAGGCCGGCGACGTTATCACAGAAGGGTTTCCTAACCCAGCTGTGATTACAGAACACAAAGGTATTGGGGAAGGCAAACGGTACTTCGTGAACGCCTTTCGTAAGGCCATGCAAGACGCCGGTATGAAGGTCAACCGGCGTAACGTGGAGTTACTGGCTCGTGGGCTCATTAACCACGTAAAGCTTACGGATGAGTACGGTGACAACGTACCGGACGACGTCGTTCCGTACTCCACCATGGAGCACCTTTACGAACCGCGAGAAGGGCACGAAGAACTGGATCCGAAGAAAGCACTTGGCAAATATCTTGAGCGGCCCGTACTGCACTATTCAATTGGAACCAAAGTACGCCCGTCTGTTTTGAAAGAGCTGCAGCACTTTGGCGTAAACTCTGTTGCAGTACATAAAGATCCAGCACCATTTCAGTCGAACATGATCCGCGGGATGTACTCACTTCAGTACGATCCAGACTGGATGACGCGTATGTACGGTTCCGGGTTGAAGTCGTCGTTGCTTGATGCGACGCACCACGGAGCTGTATCCGACGAATTAGGGACCAGCTTTGTACCAGGTCTAGCCCGTGCTGTTGACTTTGGCCGTGTTGGCGCTGTTCGTTCTTCTGAGAAGGGTACGGCCCCACCACCAGAAGGACAGCCATTTGGTGATCCTCGTGCAAAGTCTCCTGTATCACAGGCCCCGTCTATCGCGGCACCGATCAAACCTAAAGAGGATAAACCAAAACCTACTGGGTTGTTCAAACTATCCGCGGACGAACTGCAACAAGAAGCTTTGGCCCTGATAAAAGCAGCGGCTATGTCGTCAGCGCCAAAGGTTGATACGACTACACCTGGTTCTACTGGTAGCTCTACCGCTGCCCCTGTGACGGCTACACGTAACCCGATGCCAGGAAGTACCGGTGCAAACAACGCACCAGGCCAATCTCGTGCAAACAATTACACGTTCTTACCCAATGCCGCGGGACCACCGACACCGCCAAGTGTTCCCGCGGTTCCACAGGCACCGACCGCGACAGCCGTACCAGGTACACCTACGACGCCGGCAGCCCCAGGTGAAATACATCCAGGGCGTGTTCGGGATAACGCATGGACAGATAGCGTGCAGCGTGGACCTTACAAAGCCAACACGCCGTTTACGGGGGCAGCCAATTCGTCTGGGATACTGACACAGTTCGACGACCCAGAAATGGCTGCTAATTTCGTTGCGGGTGGTGGTGATCGTAATAACCCGGGATCGGGTTTCGGTGGGCACTTTGGAGACATCGCGAGATTCGGCTCGTTGCTCGATAGCGATGCTGTTGCTTCGTTAACGTACGGGCAGAACGGAGCTCCACGGCAATTCGGTGACGGGTCTGATTCTTTGATCGGAGACAATGACGCCATCGTCCCGAAATGGAACGGATTGCTTGGACAACAAAACGATCCTGCGAAGCCTAATGCCATGCAGGCAAAACCACAGGCTCCGGCGCTGCCGCCAATAGTTCCTACTGCTGTTCCCAACTTATCGCAACCTGATGCACTTGTTCAACAGATTGCGAAGATGAGCGGATGGGAAAGTGGCAACAAACAGTTTGATGCTTTCAAGGCGACATTAGGTGCGAATACTACGGATCAGCAAGCGCAACAGAAAATGATGGATTCCGCGCGTCGTGCGTATCTGCTTAAGAAGAACGGATACGAACCGGGGCAGCCAAAATTCGAAGAGACGCGTAAGCAGCTGAATGGGCAGATACTGCAAACGGTTGGCGGCGACCCAGGTAAACGAATCGCGGATCTGCAGGAACAAATAGTGCAGCTCAAGGCAAGCGAGCCTGCGAATCCGGATATTCCGGAGATGGAGAAGACCGTACAAGAGTTGAGAGAGTTTCAGACCACGGGCGTACCTAATGACTACGTGATGCAACATCTGATGACAAATGTTGCACCGGAGGGCGACGTATCGGATTACGAACTGTTGCAAGAAGCCAAGGGAGCTAATTCGTGGTGGCAGAAATCTCTTCACGCCTGGGCCTCGCCCGTCACGGGTAGCGCAGTGCACCGGATGTTAGTACGTCCGATGTACAACGGTGCTCGTGACTTGTTCCGTAACAAAGTTGAGCGAGAGATTGCCCGTAAAGCGAGAGACGAAGCACTGAAGCGTGCGGGTAAGGGACTTTTGAACTTAGCAAAACGAGTACCGCTGCTGAACATCGGCGTTGAGACTGCGATGACAGCCCTGACTTCTGATGATGAGTTGCGTGCTAAGTTTGAAGACAAGATGCGTCCGCGAGAAGGGATATGGGACAACGCCGGTAATATACTGGACAACGTTATCAATCCCGGGGCTAACATTGGCGCGTCTAGCGTAGTGCTTCAAGACACATGGAAGAATCATAACGCAAACCAAGAACAAGCCCAACGCACGGATATTAACCAAGCGGCACATGCCCATGCGTACGTACAGTACTTGGAGCAAGCAGCACGTCGCCGAGTCCTAACCGCAGACGAGCAGGAGAAACTAGTACGTAACCGTAAGATTGTGCAGGACGCTGACGCCAAGCATATCTCGACCAACAAGTTTGTAAATCAGGCCTGGGGCGGAGATAAAGCAAATGCACAGTATCTCAGTACGCAACGACAGTTACGGACAGACGCTGAGCAGACGTATAAAAACGTGCGTCTACAGCACGGCAAGGGCGTTGCAGATAAAGTGTTGAACAATACGGCGAGTCCTTATGACAAAGATGCGTTCAAGGAGTGGTTAGGGGAAGAACTAACGTCTTTGCAGTTATCGCCCGGCACCCCGGCCAATGTGCAAAGGGTGACACAGCTGCAGCAGTTAGCCGAACGGGCAGCCAAGGTCGGTAATACGAGCTTGGCGTTCGAAATTAACGACGCTATTGCAGCTGATAAACGTAGACAAACACCGCGGGCAGCACCACCGGACAATACACCGGCTCGCTTCTCGTTTATGCCCCAAGGGCCTCCGCCGCTAATTCAGCCGCTAACGCCTACGTTCTCGGACACGCAGCCACCCGCTGCAGGCATAGGCGGTTTCAACTTCGGCAAACCAGATGCCAGCATGCTCGATCGTTTACAGCGACGGCAAATCGTTGATCCTGGTTACTAACGCTATGGCGATTGGTAAATCCGTGGAGTATACTTTCATCTAAGATCAGCGTTCAGGAGGAACACGATGGCTAACGAAGATATTGTTGGCTCAATGGCTAAATTAGAAGCGTTACGGCAAAACGCGCTAATGCGAAACCAAATCAAATCGGAAGGTATGCTGGAAGGTGGACGTTCTGCTGGACGCCAGGCTGGTACGGCTGTCGGTGGTACGGCTGGTGCTGCCCTTATTTACAAGATGTTGCAAAGCGCTGCTAAGTTTAAGGGTGGTTTAGGTAAAGGCCTTACGGCAGCCACGGCTATTGGCAGCGGTACGGCACTTGGGCGTTTCAACGGAAATTGGATGGGTGGTGCTTTGGCTAACAGGGCACTACCAAAATTGCCGGACCATATGCAGTCGCCTGTTACCTTGGGTAGTGCTCCGCAGGTATCTGCTACTTTGGCAAAAGCCGCAGCTGACACCATGCTTATCTCGCGTATGGAGAAAACGGCCAGTGTTGGACTGGTAAAGGGGCTTGGTGCCGGGCTCAAGTGGTTAGGCGGTAAGCAGGTGGGCGGTAATCAATATAGCGCGATGTCTGCAGCGAAGCGTATCGGTGGAACTGTGGTTGCACCTTTTGGTGCCACAGTAGGTGCGGCGCACTTGGACAATGACGCTGAAAATACAGCCGGTACTTCTTTTAATCCATTGCGATGGTTCAGTTCGTCAGAAGCTAATCGACCTAAGCCAGAGCTTTATCAGCGACGTGTGGATATCTACAACAACAACAATGCAAGATACGATGCAGCGACAAAACCGCTTCGGGACGAGATGGAGAAAGCAAGACTTGCCGGGGATACTGGGAAGTACGCAGAACTTGAACAAAAACTCCAAGCCGGAAACTTCCGCGGCAATACCGGGTATAATCCGCTAAATTACCATTTCTGGGGACTGAACCCGTGGAGTGATAATCGGGATCAAGTATCCACGATGCGTCAACATATGTTGACGCAACAACAGGCAATGCAGTCTGAGCTGGACGGGGCTATTCGCCGTAATTCGCCGCAACCGGGCGACGCAGATCTACGGAAGCAGTTGCAAGAGCGACTGAACTCTTCTAGTATTTTGCCGTACGATGCGGAACAAATTCGAAGACAGTTGCAAGACATTGCCACACGACAATCTGGTGATCCTACGGCAGCTCCTGATTCTCAGAATATCCGAAGGTACATGGATGCGGCGAGAATGCACGTAGTGGCTCCTGGGGCGAAGCCTGGTCAAGTTCCTGTCCAGGCTGGTGCCGCTAAACCGTACGGCGCGTGGTTAACTGGTGGACGTACGCGGTCCCCGGGGTACGCGGCTGGTGCAGCTATGATGCCTTCGGAATTCCGCCCATATCCGCAACCGTGGGACTACACACAGTCGCAGGAATCTAACCCTGGCGCTGGTCGTTAAACAAAATACTGGGTCTTAAACATTTGGTTGGTTCCAGGGAAGGATACCATGTTGGCACTTCAAAAAACGCTTTTTGAAAAACGGGCGACCACCTTTGACCATTTTTGGACGTCAAAGGCGACTCGTACTGAGCTACGCAATATCCTTAACAACGCATCGCTAGTTCACTGGAAACAGGCGTCACTAGGGGGTGAGCAGGAGCAAGGCTTCGAACAAGCCTTCAGCTCCTTGGCCTACGCGTATGCTAAGGATAAAGCCCCAAGACTTATTGACTTCATCATCGGATTTCAGCTTGTCGATCGCAACGAAGATAACACCAAAGCCATGGGGCTATTTGGTTTTAAGGTTGGCGATCAGTGGCTGTACGGGCCTGTATTCTTTTTGAACGGCGATTTAAAAGGCCACGAGCTTCTTTACATAAAGAAGCAAGACACCTTTGTGCCTATGAAAGAAAACTGGGTCAACTATTTAATCTCGCGAAGACCACACGTCTTAGGCGAGGGAGTTGACCAAAACACGCACCAGCTTGGCGGCTTAATGCCCAACATGTCTAAGCTGTCTCGTCCGCCTGTAGGCACGAAATACGGGAGTGATTCTACTCCGCTCAATCCTTGTTTGGCCTCGTGGACACACGGAGCTTTACCTGTCGTCATGGCTATGGCTACGAAGCAAGCTAACGCTTTGTTCCCGGGCTACACTGGTGCGCTTGAGTTCTCCAGTGTGCGAGAAAAACCTCTGACTGCGGCTTTGGCCAGTACTGCAGCTAAGTTCGACATGCACAATTTCCTTGGGGACTTTGGTGTACTGAAGACGGCGTTTGAGAAAGCTTGTCTTCGATACCCGCTTATCAAACGTGGTTTTGATCGCTTCTATGGCCACGACTTCTTCACGAAGATGGCCCAGAAGATCAAGGACAATGAAAGCAGCCTACTTAAACGAGCAGAAAGCTACATTGTTCCACCACAGACGAGTAGCGACAAAGACAAGAAGAAAGAGAACAAGTCCAAGGAGCCGTGGAGCTTGATTCCGGAACCACCGAAGCCGGAGAAAAACGCGGGCTTGTACATCTACGCAGCAGACGAGCTAGGTGTGGACGCAGATGCACCTAGCGGCATTAAAGAAAATAAGCCGGAGTTGACGGACGAGGAACGCGAGAAGCTGATGAAGGATACCATCCTCATCAAAGACAAACGTGACCCGCATGCTACAAGTATCGCGTACAACACGCAAGTCAACGCGGAGATGACGAATCCTTCCGAGACAGGGCTGTACGAGGTTTTGGAAAAGCCTGGGAAGTTCTCCGAAATGATCGTAATTTCTAACCCGCACTCGGGCCGGGGTCGAGAAGATTTCTGTGTCGTACTTCGTAAGGATTCTCCACGGGATTGGAAAAACATTCATCGTACCAATCTTTGGGCTAAGCAGTGCGACTGTCCGGTGCCTGCCGATTGGACGAAGTACGTAGATAACCTTAAAGAGGTTAAGACGCTGGAGAAGGGTGGTACGTACGTTGCTGTACACGCCAACGGAAGCGGTACCTGTCCGTTTCGTGTGAATGACGATTTCGGCGACGGTGTGTATTCTGTAGCGTGGATGGATTACTGCTCTTACAACGATCGTCGTAAGTGCGTAGCTAAGCTGGATAGACCTCAGGACTGGGAGCTTGGCTATAACTCCATTAAGGCTCGCGTGTATATCAATCACCGGAAAGGCTCGGGTCTTCGGTCGGTTAACGGTGAGCTTTCTATCCCAGAAAGCTACAAGTTAATTAAGATCTCGGATCCACCCAAACCGAAGAAGAAAGACGAAGACGACGATGTACCGTTGAGCATCATGTGTTCTGTTAGCTCAAGCGAAGACATTGAGGCTGGAAGCAAAGAGCAGCCAATTCAACCTGGCAACCTGATCGACTTGCAGATGCTTTTTCATAAGCAGGCCAGCGTTGTGTCGTTACTCGATACAGGCACGCAAGTGGTGATTAAAGGGCCGCGAGGATCACAACAACTTACGAAGAAAGCTGCACTGATATCGCTAGTTCGTGACCACGGATTGCGAGAGTTTCAGGCGCGTGAGATGTTGAAAGAAGCGGCAGCAAAGGCGTACCGGAACGTTAGTGCCAAGTTTCTTGTGAAGTACGCTTCACCGTACATGGACGGAAACTTGCAACCTGGGCCAGGTGCCCCTTCGTTCCCATCCCCGCAGATGGGTATGGAACAGATGGGACCGCATAACGCGGTTAATGCAATCTATCCGCAGGAAGAATTCATGCCTGTGGACGGTATGCAGTCACAGCTGACCGATCCTTCCATTTATGATCCGTTTTATCAGCCTGACCAACATGCCATGCAAATGGCACAACAGGCAGCACAAAGCGGACAGAAAGAAGTGTTCGACGTTGCCATGATTAGCGGCATGTTGAAGTCTGTGCGGCAGGACTCACTAGTCGATCGGTATTTGGGTGATTTGATGAAGGCCCTGGACAAGTTGGGCCGCATCTTGTTCATGTTCTACTGGCATCAAGAAGAATTCGAGGATCGCTACGGAAAGCAAGATCTGCCAGAACTAGAAGACTCTATCCGGAACGCTTTCGAGGTTCTTGGGGACGTCGTACTCTTCTTGAAAGAGAAAACGGTTGGTGGTGGTCCTGGGTCTATGAACTCCACTGGCTTGGGTTCTGCAGATGCTGGAGAACCAAACATCCACGAAGCAGCCAGAAACTAACTAGGGGAGCGAACATGGGTGTACCGTACGAAATGGCACCGATGGCGAACATTCAGGTCGCCGCGGATCCGGTTGTTGTGGAACTGGCGTGGCCGGACAGGTCAACGATTTCGAAAATCATTGTGGTGCAGACAGACGGCGTAAAAGCGAACTTCTCGGTGGGGTTGTATAACCACAGCCAAGTGAAGGACGGTACGGCCACGTCTGATTCGGCGCAGCCGGACGTCGGTAAAATACCCAATGACTGTTATCGCGTAACACACGAGATTCCGTGTGACTCGGCTGGGCAGTTAGTTTACTTCTCGGATCACGAAACAGGTGGCTACGGTTTCGTGTTCAAAAACATGGAACACAATAGCGATCGGCAGGGGCAGGCCCGCTCAAAACTATATCTGATGATTACGCCAACTACCGCAGGCGCAAAGAGCTTTGCTGTCGCTATCGGTGGCGTGAAAGAGGTTGAGTGAGTATGGTCGAAACTAAGGATCTTGGTACCTACGCAGACTACCAAAAGTACAACTTCTTCCGCACACCTGATTGGCGCTGGGAACGTGTGTTGAAATTAGTAGATCGCCCGGGAGATATTCCTGGGCGGTGTTCTCGTCGGGACGACCATATAGTTCGCGCAGCTCGTGCGTTTATCGCTAAGCGACGTAACGGCGATGAAATGTCCATCGAGCGCCTGAAGTACGATAACCCTGGCCTGTTCTACGCCTACGAGTTTCATCAGCGGGCACAGGAAGATCCAGATGCCGCCATGTATATCCAAGCTCGTATCTTGGCGAGGCAAACACCAGAAGCGATTGCTGACATTATGGGCGTGCTTCCCGATTCCGTGCAGTGGTACTGCGATTTGTTTTTCGACGTGATTCCGCATTTGGACAAACGGGATTGGATTACGAAGCAGGTGATCGCACCGGCTTTGGTACGTACAGCCGGTGTTAAACTGCCGGACGACGACGTACCGCACAATATGTTCAAAGATAACGCGATTGCTCGTCCATTCATGGACGGTACGCTTAAGCTGTTCGCCTATTACGGCGGGCCGTACATGGCCGACTTGCTTATCGGTGGTTTGCAGGCTGGCAAGCCGGTTGTCAGTATGGATGATATCGATAACTGGTTAGACCGTACTGTGGCTACGACGATTAAACGTCGTACGGCCCAAGCAGCACAAATGTTTGAAATCAACAAGTACAACGTTATGGAGTTGCTGTCGGCACACGCACAACTCATGGCGATTGCGAACAGTGCGGAGAACAGCGATAACGCTAAGTCTGAGCTTGATAAACATATCCGCGCAACGATTAACGAAATTCCGTGGGCTGCAGGTGAAGACGGGGAGCAGATCTACAGCGACACTGTTTTGGGGCGGTTCGACACCATGGCTAGCGAGTTAAGAGACGACGAGCTTATCCTGCTGGCTAGCGGACGCACGGCTGAAACCGTGACGCCATCCAACTTCCCTAAGGCGTTGCCTGCTGCAAAGAAAGACAAAAAGGCTATCGTAGCGTCGCGTAAAAGCGAGCTTTAATTGCGACTAGTCATGGAGGACTATATCGATGAGTGATACGGTTAATAACCGCGAAGAGCAACAGCTATTAGACGCGGTTAAAGCTGCAACGGATCTAGTCACAGCGGGACTCTCGCCTAACGATGCTGTGACCAAAGTCGCTAAAGATAACGGTTTTGGTCCTGGCAAGATTCGGTTAATTGGGCAAGCATACAACACGGGGCAGCAGCTCGGACAGTGGCGTCATCCTGGCGGGGCTTTGGACAAGCTAGCGTCGTTCCCTATGTGCGATCCTGACGCAGTAATCAATGCGTTGTATTTGAAGCACGGCGAGAAATCTGCGGCAGTGATCGATCCGGCGTACAGTCGCAAGCCTGTGTTCGCTGAGACTGTTGCGGCTAAACGCGAAAAGACTGCTTCATACAAACTACCAGGGACCACTGCGACGGTTGCAGAAACGAAGCCTAGTCTTGATACAGCATTCGGTAACATCCAGCGAGCTAAGCAGGCTAGGGATGAAGCATGTCGCCGTGCGTCTGCGAGCAAGGACGCGTTGATGACTAAAGTGGCTGAGTTGGTGCAGTACTTCCGGTTGGCCCCATCGCAACGATTGGCGTTTCAGACGGTAAAGACGGCTGCGATGACGTACATGGGGGACGAAGCGAAACTGCTCATGGATGTGGTACAGCAACGCTTACCTGTCGTAGAGAAAGCAGCTTCAGCACAGATGTACCAACCGGTCGATCTTAACAAAGAACCGTTTGTAGCTGTGCGAACAGCTATCAAGCTTGCCGGTGACGTATACACGCTGGAAAAGACTGCCAGTGCGTTGAAGAACGCGTACGAACGAGCCAAGTCGGAGGAACTACGCCCTTTCGCTAAAGCCGCGCATGTCGCGGCTGAGACCGGGCTTGAAGGACCTAACCTTTTTGGTGTTGGCGAGAAACGTGGATTCGGCATCGTTCCGGAAATCGGGGCAATTGCCGCTGGAGACATTCTTGCACACAAAGCAACGCACAATGAAACGCCTGCAGATCCGTACGGGGACGTAGCAAGTCTTGATGAAGAACTTGCGGCTATCAACCGACAATCACAGCAAGCCATTGGTATGCGAAGAAAGCCACGAGTCAAATCGGCCTTCTTCGGTGTTGGTTTGGGTACGGCCATTGGCTCGTCTATGGGCAAGACGTTGGGTGCACCTGGCAAGACCAGAGACTCTCTGGTCGACGACGCTTGGATGGGATTGGAAGATCCAGAGCATGAGAACGAATTGCGTAAAATCAAAGCTCACGCAATGATAAATCAAATGTTGACGGATCCAAACGATCCAATTTCAGCACACGACCCGGACAAGGTATTAAACGCCTATAACGAAATCTCGCAAACTGCACCCCGCGTGGCGGAGAACGTTGCTACGTTACGTCCGGCTTTGCGTAAGCGCCTAGAAGGTCATACAGAACCGTTCGAATCCAAGGAACTGCTCGATATCGAGCATGGGTTGGCTAAGACTAAAACACCGACGCCGAACACGAGCTTGCTGGGCGGTTCCGCACCAGACTCTTTGTTAGGGTAAAACTAAGAGGACAACGATGAATATCCAGGCTCTTTTGAACGGTACGCTGGGCGACGCAGTCGAAAAGCTAGCTACGTTGCAGGCAGGAACACGTGCTGGCGTTTTTCAAAAAACGGCAGCACCGGCTTGGTTGTCTTCGTTACATGAAGCGATCAAAGACCCAATGGCCCAGCATGCTTTGATTGGTGGCGGTATCGGTGCGGCGGCGCTTGGTACCAACACCTTGCTTAACAACGCGCAGGACCCAAACAAGCGTCGTAGTGTACTTGGTTCGGTGCTTGCTGGCGGTATGCTTGGTGCAGGTGCTGGTGCTGGTATCGGAATGGCTCGCGATCAGCTGTCTGGGTTAAAGAGTCCAAGTAACCGTTTGAACGGTACGGACGCGGTTACACCTGGGCGGTTCGTAGATCCGAAGACGGGCAAGATGATGCAGGTAGATCCACGGGCGTTGAAAGACAATCCGGACCTGCACGCGAAGCTGCGGGAGCTTTCGTCACCAAGCATTCAGAGTCGTGTCAGCGGCACTGTATCTGACGGGTACTCCGCTTTGCACGATGCCGCCCCGTGGACTACCACCGCAGCTACAGCTGCGGGGATAACTGACTTAGCTTTACACAATCCTATTAAGAACCTGGCTAGGATCAAACCAGGAGAGGCAGCGGGTAAGCTGGGCACGGAGTTTCTTACGAAAGGTCTGCACGGCAACAAGGACATTAACGAGGCTTTGAAAGACTCGATTCTAAAGAACACACATTCTTACGATCCAGCTGTAACAGTCCACACAGGATTAGGCCCGAGTGGCAAATTTGAAGGCGGTATTGCGAAGTTATTAGGGGACCATCGCTCGGATATTAACAGCAGTAAACCTTTGCTTTCTGTGTTCACGTCTAAGCCTAAACAGGTCGAGACGACGCAAACGTATCCCAAGGAAGCAGACCCACTCAAAGCTAAAGCCAACCCGCTTCAGGAAACCACTAAGACCGTTACAACGGAACCGGGTAAACCTGTTGAACACATGATGACAGAAAGCACGGCGCACCAACTAAAGGATCTGGGTTATCACAATCATCCGGAATATGCAGGCCGCAAGATCTACCACAACCGCTTGCTTGGTAAGACTTATGCTGGGGCGTCAAACATCGGCAGTGCTGCGGGTAAGCGAGCGTTGCTTTACGGTGCCCCGATTGGTCTGGAATACTTGATTCGTGGTAATCTGCAGGACAAGGCTAACCAGAAGTCCATGCGAGAGATCATGGAACAGTATTCGAAACCCGTATCTGAGGACAAATAACATGGCTATGGAGAAGACTATCTCGCCCTCGGGTTGGGACTGGGACGTGCCTATTGCCGCGATCATGAAGCTTGGAAACGATAACCGGTTTGGTGCGTCAGATCGCCGTGAATTTGTCAAACGTGCCGGGCACGCCGGAGCCAGCATCTTCGACGATCAGATCTCGCGGCTTAAGTTTGCCAAAGACGAGATACCTGTCCACTTGATCGGTCTTGGTGCTAGCGAAGCGTGGGGACCAAACCGCAATGGCGATGGCTTTACAGAAGCCACGCTGAAGAGAACACACGACACGTTTGTGAAATACGCGTATTGGTTTCGCAACCACAAGAATAAGAAAGCCGAAGGGCATCCGCATTACGGAATTATAAAGGCGTCTGCCTACAATCCCGAAATGCGACGTGTTGAGTTGCTGGTAGGTTTGCCTGCGACTAAGAAAGCGGCAGAGCTACTGAAGTGCGACGGACCGGCAGACAAAGAACTAGAAAAGCTGGCACGAGACGAACCCATACCAGTGAGTATGGCTTGTCGCGTTCCGTATGACGTTTGCTCTGGTTGTGGCAACAAAGCCAGTACACGCGAACAGTACTGCAAAGAAGCGAGCTGCAAGTATGGCGGGTGCTACAACAATCTGACCCGCCTAATCAAAACAGCGGAAGACGTGCATCTGTTGCACGTGATAAACGACAATCCTATTTTCTTTGACATGTCAGGCGTATTCCGCCCAGCAGACCGCACCGCTTTCGGTGTTCGTGCGGACTGGGTAAAAGCAGCTAGTGACGGTTTCTTTGGGATTGATGGGGCTAAGTCTGCAGCTGATTTAGGCGTGACCGCACCTATGGCTGTTATTATGGCGCAAGACTTTGCACTAGGTACACCTTTTGTTTCTGGGCAAGTTAAGTTGGCATACGGCTTGGCGGCATTGGAACAACAAGCAGATGAGTGGGCCGCTAGTCCTGTGAAGTTGGCGTTCGTTCCGGAAGTGCAGCCACCCGCTGATTTGATTGGGCTGGAACTACACAGCGAACGTCAGGAAAAGATTGCTGCAGGACTCACAGCTTTAGCGGATAAGAAAATCATTCTACCGTTACGCGATTTCGCTAATATGACCAAGCGAGCGTCTCTTGTCGATATTGCAGGATCTTTGTTACCTGGCGTATACTTGCGAATGATTAACGATGGTTCGTTGTCTCAGCGACTTGCATCGAATCCGTTTAGTATGTCAGAGAAGCTGGCGTCAGCCAAACAGCGACAAACTGCAAGCAAAATGGTTGCAAGCCATTCATTGGAGAAGAATGCCGTAGACGCCCGGTGCAAACGTGCTACTCTACGGAGCTGTGCGGCACCTATTCTAAAAAACGTTTTTTGGAATGAGAAATCCGCTGCAGACAAAGACGAAGCCGAAAAACTAGTTCGAGATTACGCCTGCTATAAGGTTGCAGCACTACAACGTATCGCTGCATTTGACGATGAGTTCATGTTGACGGCACGCCTATCCGCGTGCCAGAATCAGGTCATCTAAGGTCTTGCTGGCCGAACAGATGATTACCACACCGGTAAAGGAGTACCAGTCGAATGACCACCGCTAAGAGTTCAATCGCTACGATTGACCAGTTCGTGAAGTCCGTGGGCCAGATCAAGACCGCATCCGAGAAGGCAGCTGACGGGACGACCCCACTCAGTGAACCCGGCTCGATCGGTGGGGAGACTAGCCACCCGGTCAAGCGGGTTGACGACCGTTTGGATAAAGCCAAAACAGGAAAGCGATCTGAAGAGAACAGCAAAGACGTGAAGGCAGATCAAGGTCCTGCGTCCGTTGAAGGGCGACCAGAAGCTAGCACCAAATCCGCTAGTATCTTTGGTGCACTTTCGTCTTTCGCTAAATCCGCAGAAGGTGGGGCTGTCAGCCAACCGGGATCCGCAGAAGACGACCATATCTCGACCACCACCAAAGTTGCTCCTACCGGGGAAGACCCCGCCCACGAGACCAACTCTGCGAAAGCAGGGAAGGAAGACAAGGAACAAGGTGGCATGGGCGGGACAAGCCATCCAGCCAATACCGAAAACGATAGCCTGGACGGACACAAATACGCAAATGACAACTTGGAAAAGTTGGCATCCGACATGCGTAATATGGGCAACACCTTGTTGGCCCAGATCCACGATATTTACACGTCCCAAGGGTTACGTGCTCCAGCTGCTGCTACCAAGCAAGCAAGCTACGGGCAACAAAACCAAATCGATCCACAACTTGCCTACTACGCAGGTAACGAACTTGCAGGTTTGATCTCCGGAAAGGGATTGAACAAGCAAGCTGTCGATACTATGGTCCACTCTGCTTTGACCGAAGTGATTAAAACCGCTGCGGACGATGCTGACGCTTTCATTCAATACGCTACTGCTTTTACCAAGCGAGCTTTGGAAGAAGCTGAACCACCGATGGGTGGAGGGATGCCCCCAGGTGGAGACCCTAGCATGGGCGGAGGAATGCCTCCCGGTGGTGGCGGAGGAATGCCGCCAGTAGGTGACGGGGGAGGTGCAGAAGGGGGCGACGACCATGCAATGCTTGCAGCTTTAGGCGGTGGCGCTGATGCAGGTGGCGGTGACATGGGCGGAGCAGAAGGCGGACAAGATGCCGAAGTCATGCAATTAGCTTCTGCTTTGGAAGAAATGGGCGTGACGCCAGAAGAACTTGAAGCCGCAATGCAAGAGCACGCTGCTGGCGGTGGGGCCGGTGGCGGAGATGCCGCAGGGGGTGCTCCCCCCCCTGGCGGCATGGAAACGCAAGCTAGTGCGGGCGGGCAAAAGCGAAACACCACGCAAAAAGTAGCTGCCGCCGAGGTACGCAACTATATCCACGAGATCATCACACGATCTCGTATGAAACGATAAGGTCCGGATGGGGACCACTGTGGTCCCCATCGTTTATGCTCAAAATTATTAAAGCTCACGGAGGAACTGTCCTTTGAGCAACTTTCTTCAAGTCCCTGCGGGCGTTATCTCTAATGTCGTAGGGTTTATCGAGTTGAGTAGCCTCACAACCAAGCGGGCACTTGACGAAAACGCGGTGTACCGCAGCGTCAGCGAGAAAGCCGCAGCTATGCGTCCGGCCCTTTTGGAGAGCATGATCGCACGAAAACTAGTTCCGGCTAAAGAGAAGGAAGCAGCAGACGCTATGCTATCCTCGCATGAAACGACATTGCAGTTGTTAAAGAACGCGACGGACCGCATTGCTGAGCTGAGCGAAGCGCTTTCTCGTGTCGGCTCCAAGCGTGCTGGTGATCTGGGTACCGGTGTAGACGGCTCAGAATTCGGGATCAGTGTACCGAGCAACGGAGAATACAACTCTCTCACCCATCCAATTGTGGGCGAGAAAACCGCTTTCGTGAAAGAGAGCGATAAAGCGTTGATGCGTCTTGCGGGTATTGGGAAGTAACTAAAACAACCTGATTGACACGCAAGTCAGTCAGTAAAAAATTTCACGGAGGATTAGGTTCATGTCTGTACCGTTAATGACCGCAAACACCTTGAACGCCCTCAAGGGCTGGCCGCAAACCAGTGCTGTGGACTTTCATACCGAATTTGCCGCTACTGTCGATCGCACCGTGCTACCAGGTAGCGTTGTGCACATTGACGCTAACGGCAAGTACGCGTTAGGTGTAGGAACTTTGCCCGTTATGCCGTTGTTTATGTTCAACGGCAGTGCAGACCCAGACGTTACGAACTATGGCGGAGATCCTGCTACGGAACGTGGGGCCTGGGTTGCAATCAATCCAACCGGACAAGCCATGGCCCTAGTGGCTGTCGGTGCGTACGAGCTTGTAAGTACCGCTTTCGTGGATGGTACTTATGAACCAAACGATCCGTTAACCTCGGATCTGAGTGGCAGTGACGCCGGTAAACTGAAAGTCGGAACCCTGTACACGGACATGATCGTAGGACTCGTGTCTCGCGGGGTTGTCGACAACGGGTACAACCACGACGCTGTCGCTTTCTGGCCATGTCCTGTATTCCCTAACCCATAACCCAAACTGATTATTACCTACGTTCCGCTGGTGCGTACTGGCGGAACTTCATGGACGAATCATTGCATACACACGGAGGTCAAACCCCATGCCGCAAGTGCTGACACAGGAAGACTCGCGATTAATGTCTGAAGCTGTCTTCGACAAGCTTTCCAGCCGTGACCCGAGTCTCATTAAAGAAGCGGAAGACTCTGTTAACGATTTTACCCGCACGAAGATGCGTGAAGACGGTTTCTATCGTCGCATCATGCCTCCTATCCCTATCACCAACGACGAGCTCGATCGTCAAGTCGATACGGACAAGCCTGTCAAAGTCGTTGACAAGGAACCCGATAGCCCCGCAGCTATCTCCATTCCTTTCGCTACTCTGCCAATGAACCTATACATTCGTGGTCCTCGTTACCGTGTCATGTTCGACCGGATCGCGACCCCGCGATTCACGAAAGACGTGGACGAACTGCGAACCTGGATCATGGATATCCGCCAGGTGCTGAGCGACAACGCCATCAAAGACATGCTGGCGGAAGAAGATGGAAAATTTTTACGTGCCGTAAATACGGCGATTGTTGGACCCGGGTTGACTGTTCCTACTTCGGGAACTGTTCAACACGAAGTTATCCTCGGGGGCATCACTCGTGATACCTTGTGGGACAGCTTGAAGGTCATGCCAAACACCCCAAGCAACTTGGAAGTGCACGTTGTTCTCGTCAACAATATCACGATCAAGGAAATTGGGAAATTCACGCACAACGAAATGGGTGGTGTGCTTGCTGAAGAGATCATGAAGGACGGATGGTCTCAACAGAAGTTCATGGGCGTTACGTGGATTGTGACGATCAAGAAAGGTCTTGTCGCCACCAATACCATGTACCAGTTCGCCGATCCCAAGTTCATCGGCAAATCGTACGTTTTGGAAGATACGACGATGTACATTCGCCGAGAAGCGTACATGTTGGAATTCTTCGCTTACGAAACCATGGGTGGAACCATCGGGCACACTTCTGGTTTGGCTCGTATCGACTTTGAATAATTAAGCATGTAACGCAGGTAACCAATCCTGCGTTACATCCCTCTGTTCCAAGCATAACCCGTTCGCCAGTAGGAGACAGGGATGTCCCAGTTAAATGATCCACCAGCACCACAAAACCAAGTGGTGGTTGTAAAAGGTACCAACAACACAGCCCGTGTTGGGACGTACACGGATACCGCACTTACGAAACGCAACGTCGTAGAGACGCCAGCTGCGAGTGATTTGCCTGCAGCGCCTACCATCTCCACAAGTATGGGAAGCACGCGTCCTGTGTACGCCTCGGATAAAGTGCAAGAGAAAGACAACAAGACTGCTGCTGAAGAAAATACAGACGTTGTACCCGCAGCACATGCCCCCAATAGCTGGCCACGCGGAACAGTTAACGGGCGTAAGGTCGGGCGAGATCCCTACGCAAACGAAGGCATGCTTGGGCAAAGTTTTTTCAAGAATCAAGGCGGCGGTTAACCCTGTTAACGTGCTGACTTCATACTATTCGGCGGAGAATCATTGTGAGCCAAAACGGAAACCTGCCAGATCCGAACACCGCATATGACATTTTGTTTCAAAATGTTCACTCTCGCGTGTTCTTCAATAAGTGTGCCGCTGCCGGGTTCAGTCCAAGCAACGCACAAGAAGCAACGCAGATGCTTGAAATCGCAGGTAAACTGCGACAAATCAGCGAGCATTCTCAGGTGAAGCAGGCAGAAGCTCAAGACAATCCTTATTTCCAAATGGGGAGCAGTCTTGACCACATTATGCAGACTTACGGGCTTGCTTCTGGGCCGCAGGTCATGGACGTAAACGAGAGCTACAAGCAAGCCGCAGATGCCCTCATAGTCGACCCTACATACTACAACGCCGTACTCTCGTTGAAAGCTGCTGAAGCTGAACAGCTTCAGGCCCAGTACAACGAATGGCAGAACACTCAACGCTAAAACCACAGCGGTATCCGCTGGTTAGGAGCATATAATGGCTGGAGGATTAGACACTAGCTGTCTTTACTCGACGGTGAAAAACACGTCAGGGAAGCGGCTAACATTTGGGTTCCTGCCTCCGCACGGGCGTACGCTTGCAGCGGGCGAGGAATTCACGGTGTTTGGCGATATCACGCAAGCCGTGATTCGTCACGAACGTACGGAAGGGCGACGTAACATCGTTGCGTTGGAAAAAGCCCTGGTGACGAACAAATTGGAAATTATCAGTACGCCAGCGGTTGTCCTGAAAGACGATAGCAATCCAGGTAGCACCAAAACGTTGCGCTTGCGTAACGGGGTTCTTGGTGTACAGGATCCGTGTTGGAACACCTCTTCTTCGGAAGACACGCTGTACGGTTAAAGTACTCTCGCTGTAAACTTAGGCGGTGGCCCAGTGGCCCCGCCTATTTTTATTTACGGAGACGGCTATGACTGTTACCTGCGATGAGACGGAAGGTTTAGTACTGCTACAGAAAGACCAAAGGGACCCGGTTGTACGTCTGACAGTGGAAGACAGTTACAAGCTGAAAGACGCGTTACTCGCTGCAGCAAATCATCTAGACGTATACCTTGTGACCAGCAAAAAGACGCTTGAACCCATCAAGATCGCAACAGATATCTGGGAAGCAAAAGTTGGTTATTTCGATGGCGGTGTTGCAATTCAATTCAGTCAAGCTGGCACCTGTGTGCCTCTTCCTCCTGCTGTAGCCCGACACCTTGCTAATAGGTTACAATCGGCTATCAACGCAGCGGAAACGGGACTTACGATACAAACGAATTCAGGCACTCCAACAAAAACGTTTGGAATGCGTGCAAAACCACACTAACTCGAAACGCTAGATTCACGGAGGAATTAACATGGCCGCAGGAGCTTACAGTCGTGGTGTTCTTAGCGTCCTCAATGGGACCATCGACCTAGATACTACTTCGCTGAAATTCATGCTGGCGAGCAGTGGTTACACTTACAATCCGGACCACTCTGCCGTTTCTTCCGTAAACGAAGTGAGTGCAACCAACTACACTGGCGGTTTTAACGGAAGTGGACGCAAAGCAGCAACAGCGACTTTGACGGAACAAACGGCCAATAACCGTGTCGTAACCATCTTTTCGGATCTGACTTGGACGGCCTTAGGGGGCGTCTCTAACGATACGGTACAAGCAGCAGTGCTGATCCGCGAAATTACGAACGACGGTGCATCTATTCCGATCGTGTTTCTAGATTTTACGGGAGGAAACGTTCCGACAAACGGATCGGACTTCACTATCAACTTCGACGCTACCAACGGGAATCTCCGTTGGGCGGTGTAAACGACGGTCCGGGCAATCTAAAAAACGTTTTTTAAAATAGGAGAGCACTGATGGATGCAGTTACGTTAGGCGGCAAAACCGTTACAACAGCGGAACTGGAACAGTATTCAGCTGAACAGCTTGTAGCGGCCATGGACGAGTTAGACGCACGACGAGAACAGGCAAAGGCAGAAGGGCGAACAGTCAAAACCGTGTTGAATGCGGTCTTAGCGAAAAACTCTGCGTTGGCCAAGCTTGCCGGGTTGACTAAAGCAGAACTGGAAGCTGTCATGGCGTTTGCAGATCCGGAAACCATGAAGGCGGCGATTCTACAATCGCGTAGCGTTCGTCCTGTCTTGGAAGTAACCGCCGCAGCTCCAACCATTGGAGCTACGGTAGTAACAACCAAGTAACAACCAAGTAACAACCAAGTAATTCTATTTAACGTTCTGGAGGTGTCGCATGGCCACGCGTATTAAAACAGTCGAGTATGCTTGGCCAACGCGGACTACCGCGGTGACCGATGCTACGTTGACGTCTTTGGGCACTATTACGGTTTATATTCCGGAGACGACACGTACGTTTCGGTCGGCGTACGTTGAAATTGGTTTTATGGATCGTGTCACTGCAACCGGGGGCACGATCACAGAATACCGCGTAGCCGTTCAACTAGGTGCGGCAGCAGCAAACACAATCACTGAGACAGATGATATTACGCATACCGGCGAGAACGTCGGCGGCGTACTTATGCCTTTCGACTACACTTCTTATTTTGCGTCCAACTTCGGATCCGGTTCGTCACAAACTTGCGACTGCTCGGTCTATTTCGACCAGAACATTGGTACAACCTTGGGCATGATTAACGTCACGGCCAAGTTGGTGGTCACGTACGAGTATGATGATGCGGCTACCACGCACGTGAAGACAGTGCGTATTCCTTTGGAATCCCGTAGTAGCGTGTTGTCTACCTCGACAGGCGCACAAATCGGTACTGACCAGATCCCACAACTAACAGGTGTTGGCGGATTACTTCCAGAAGCATCTGTAACGATCCGCGATTACTTCTTTGTTGTAGAAGGCAACGAAGCTAACAATGCCGGTACGACGGACTGGACGTTGTCTATGCAGATAGACAGTGTTACGGCAGTAGCGTTTGGCTCGCAAGAGAGCGGTCTCGCGTCTGATCGTTATTGTCGTTGGATACTGTCTCTCACAGGCGCTGTTCCGACAACCACAACTACACATCAATTCAAAATGTGGGCAACTGCCGCACGTTTGATGAATGCCTGCATTACGTTGGTGGTTACTTACGAGTTCAACGCATCCACGACGACGCGGACGCTTAACTCTGTGATTTTGCCGTTGCACGCATCTTCCCCGGTGGGCGGAACGACGTCTGCAGAGGCTTCGCGTCTGCGGTGTAAGTTCGACATCGAAGAACCAGGAACTATTACGCTGGTGCAATCTGGCGTACAACTGACTATTAGCGACGCGACTACCATGGGTATCTGGCGCGTACGTGCGGGGAGCCAGGCTTACCGTATTTATGCACACGGTTCTGGTTCCGGGGTTCCCTGCGGTAATCAAGCTTTGCAGCACCGGATCGATTCTGGGTCCGCCCAGGGCGTAGGGGCGACGCTTGCACGCGGAGAGAATAGTATTGTCGTAGATACCTACCGCGACGATACAACAGCCTACGGACCGAATCTGAGTGGTTTTGTTCTGCTGAATTACCAATCGGACGTGGCGGCGGCTGGTGTCGGTACACATAACCACACTGTGCTGTATGTTCTGGCGCAGTTCGATGCGTTGGCTACCGCACTTACCAACATTGCTACGTTTGCGCCGAGCATTCCAGAAACAACTTATCGGATAACATCAATTGGGTATTCCGTCTGTCTTTGGTCTGCGGCTACGGATGATTCGCATATATTGTCTGCAGCTTTGCTTTCTGGGGAAGGGGATCAAGCGGGATATCGTGACCTACGGGCCGCGGCGTACAGAGCTGCAGGTGAACTAAGCTTTGCTCCTTCGCACGTACATGCCGGGCAGCATTTCTATCGATACGCGGGTGACCCAGACACTGAGCGTATGAATCCCAAATCCAGCCGTACTTACCGTTGGTACACTCCCAGCACGGGCCGGGTCGGTCTAGTGATGCTGGTCACTTACCACGATGTCACTTTTACTGTTGCTGGAACCGTGACCGGGTATTCTGGTGACGGGAGTGGAGTCACGGTGGTTTTGCATGACGCAACTACAGGGGACAAGCTGACGTCAACTACGACGGCAATCGGCGGCACATATTCGCTAACGTGGTACGACAACACACGCAACGTGTTTACGCAAGCGAGGCAGGACGCGACTAAACTTGGCCGATCAGATGACGGTGTAGCCGTCTGAGGTACTTATGGCTTTTGACGTAATACTTCGCGACAACGGTACGCCGTCATTCGATATTGCGCTAGTTACACCACCGATCAACGTTACAAGCAGTAGTGCTGCGGTGACGTTAACTGGCGTTGCACTTGATCGTACGCTTAGCGGTGTGTCCGGGACGGCGTCCACTGCGTCTGTTGGCGTAACAGGCGATTCCCTTAATTACAGCCTAAGCACGGCTACGGCTAACTCTGCCGGGGTAACCACGATAGTCTCTGCCGTTGCAACAACGGTAAGCGTGGGTGCGATTGCGGTAGGTGTGGGCGTTGCAAGTGTGACCGTTACGGCTGCCAGTGTTGGTGTTACTGGGGCCGGATATGTCGCAGTGGAAAGTGCCGATGTTACGCTAACCGCAGCACAAAGTGACTACGCATTCGGCGGTATTACTACGAGCGTATTGGCGGCAGACGTGACGGTTACCGCGGCACAGCCGGATTACACTGTCCCTGCAAGCAACAACGCGGCAGAAACCGCCAACGCCTTTGTGGAAGGTGCCGCAGTTGATTGCGTGCCTCTTGAAGTTGCGGCAGAAAGCTCAGCCTCGAACATCACGGTTGCTGGTGCCCAGGTCGCTGTTGCGGCGGCTACGTCGGGCGAGGCGGATACAACGACGATTACACTTGGAGCTACGTCAGCAGACTTTTCCGGACAAGTAACTAACGTAGTGGGTTTTTCGGGTGTGACTGTAGCAGCAACGGAAGCAGAGACCAGTTTAGGCGAACTTAGCATAACGACAGAAAGCGTCAGCGTCGCGGTAACCGGTGAAACTGTCGCTTTACAGCTGGGTACGTATAATGCCGACCTTACTTCGACTGCGGTTACAGTTACAGGTGTGGCCGCCGCAAGAAACGGTGCTACGCAAGCAGTACTTGCAGTGGAAGACATTGCGGTCTCCGGCGTGACTGCACATGTAACGGCAGATGTCTACACGACAAGTGCTGAGTGTGACATACTTGTAACCGGGGATACCGTACAGACAGAGATCGTGTACGCGGCGACTGCCGATTTCGCGTCGGTTACGAGTACTGGCCTTCAAAGTCTTACAGTTACTGGGGCCTATGCCGTAGTTAGCTCGCACGCTAGTATTACGACGACCGGGCAAAGCACGTTCAGTCTTGCGGGTGATCTGCTTGTAACTGGTGCCGCCGTTGATCTTACTGTCACTGGTGTCGCTGTTGCGACCACTGTTGGCACGCGAGGTGTCGTGCCGACGTCGGCACAGGTTTCTGCGATTGCCTTGTACGCCGCTGGCGCAGGTACCGCAAATGTCGACACTTACGCTACCGTTGCAGCTGTGCAGGCTACTGCAGATACGGCAGATGCGGCAGGTAGTGGCGTAGTATTCGCGGTTACCGGTACGTCGATCTTAGACGTAACGGCTGCAGGTATTTCGACTACGGTCTCCGGGGCAGCTTACGGTGTTGCCGCGTACGGCATGGTCCATGGCTTGGCTTTAAGCGCTGGTGCGGCAGGTACTGGCCTGGTGAGTGCTCAAAGTGCTTATACGGTAGTCGGCGTCGTCGGTATTCCGGCTGAAGTGATCGCGTCTAAGGAAGACGGATATTTCCCTATCGTTTTCGGCACCGATTCGTTTGGAGTGACGTTTTAAATGGAACTCGCAAGAATAACCAAATACGCGGTCGACTTGAACGCTGGAGACGAATTGTTCTCGTATCACTACGGCGGGAGCGTAAGTAAAGAAGTAATCATACGTATTAACCTGGGTGACGACGAAAGACCAATTCATGGCGGCACAAACTATATCTTGAAGCCGTATATCGACGACGTTGCCCTCTCTCCAGCCTCCACCGTGCAAGTACAGGCCGGAGAAACCAAGACTATTCTGAATAGTCGCAGTATCCCGTTAGACTCAGGAAATACTTTGTCCGTGGTCGTAATAGGGCACAGTAGCGATACAGCCGTGAACGCGACAATATCTATTCACGACGCAACGCCTTTGCGTGTAGACGAAGTCGTTGGTGACGGTGCTGTTGCTGTGGACCACAACTACGGTGGTACAGATAACTTCATGGTTACGACCCGAGACGGGCGACGCATTGATAACGCCAACGTGCTCGCTTTTCGGCGATCTGATTATCAAAATGGGCGACGTCAGGCTCAGTATGCTGTGGCACAAACCACTACAGACGTGAACGGGCGATGGGTTGCAGCCTTAATGCTTGATCCGGGGGACTACACGTTGTTTGTGTACAAGCAAGGGGATATCCAAGCGAAAGCTGTGAATTTAACGGTCGCGTGAGGTTGCTATGCCAATTTATGTCGATTCAATCGTTTCTACTATTTCTACAGGCATCCCATCTGCGCTTGATGCCGGTGTAGTCCGTGCTGGACTACCTAAGATGGATGATTGTAAGATTCTTACGCGGTTAAAAGCGTTTATCGTAGACCAAGGCGTATGCGCCACAATTGAACACGTCTTTCGAAACCGAGACGGTCAAGCTGTTGATCTCAGTGACTGGTTTGGCGGTATGAACAGTGAGAGCGACAGCCTTAGTAGTTCTGGGGCTGTCGCTACGTGCAAGGTGCGTATCAAACGTTGGGGAGTAGATACCTACAGTTCCGCCAAGAACCCTATCTACGACGTATACGGATACGCCTATGACGCTTCTAAAGGAATTCTGCGGTTCCAGCTGGAACCCGGCGTAGTAGAACACTCCGGCATCTACGAGCTGACATTTGCGATATTGGATGAAAATGAAAAACCGCTCGCAGTAGATCGCGGGTTGTTGTCTGTGGAACGAAGCATGTTTGCGGTAGATATGTCACTCAACCGTAAGCAACTTGGCCCACCGACTATCCAAGAAATCAGAATGAGACTGATGGATTCTAGTAGAAACGAAAACCTACTACTGGACGATATGGAGTTCAAGGACGAGCAGATCTTACAGGCGATCTGGGAGCCTGTTCGTTTGTGGAACGAAACACCACCGCCAATTGAGCGGTTCAGCACACACGACTTTCCTTTCCATGGAGCCTGGATAAATGGGGTACTAGGTCAACTTCATATGACCATGGCTACGCATTTCCGTAGAAACGTCTATCGAGGGGCTACGGGCGGCACCAGCGATAAGGACAAGGAACGTGAGTATCTTGCCGAAGGGCAACGACTGTGGCAGGAATATCAAGCCTGGCTGCTTAACAAGAAAGTAGAGATAAACCTAAAGAAGTTTGCAGGACAGCACATTTCAGCCTATTCGACGCGTACGGGGTGGTAGCTAAATAATCGACTCAAACGCGTCATAATACTTGAGTTGGACGACTTATTTTTACATAGGCCAGACTAGGCCCGGTATTATACCGGGCCTTGTTTCGTTATGGAGTTGGCTATGTCCGCAAGGAAGCTATGGATTTGTGTCGTACTACTGGCTTTGCCCGGTTGTAGTTACAACCGTGTTGTTATAGCCGGACACGTAAGTATGCAGTCGCCGTATACCCCGGTGACAACCTCTGCATCGTTCAAAGTAGATCTGACTCGTTAATACAGGCCAAACTCGTCTGAGCGGTAGCCAAGGAGGCAGCCGACTCGGACGTTTTATTATCCGAAAGGTGTTGCATGACTAAGCACGAAGTCGAAATGTTGTTCCCAGAACTCGCTGACACTTATGAGCACGAAGACGGTGTTCGGGCGGTCCGAACTCCTAAGGCTCAAAGGAACGCAGCAAAGACTAAAGTGAAAAAGGTGAAAAAGATGAAGACGAAGATCAAGGTAACGCAAGTCGTTGAAGAGGTAGTAACGACAACCACAACAACGACCACTACGACTACGACGATTCTCAGCAGTGCTGAGCAAGTGAAACGAGACGCTGAGAAGTTTGAATCAAGTGCCGCTTGGAGAGGGTACAGCAGGAGAAGGTTGCCGATGAAGCCAAGATAAGCTGCGGAGAGGTCTAAGTCTAAAAAACGTTTTTTAGACTTAGACCGGCTCTGTGGTTTTACTGGCATCGCCGTGGTATCGTTTATACGTATACCGCGGTTTTTTTTTTAGCTATCAGAGAGTTGTCAGATGGACACACCTAACGAACTGTTAAGCAAGTGCGTGACGTGCGATCCGGTATTTGACCGTGTTATCGTGTCCCACATTATCGCCGGACCGACACGTATACTCTGGACGCTGATGGACGGATTTACGGACCCAGGACCTCTGGAGTTTCAACTACAAGTCGGTACAACAAATTCGAATGATTCCGATGACTGGGAAGACGTAGGCTTACCGGTGATCGACCAGTATTCCGCAATCGACGACGAACAGCGTGTCTGGGGTAAAACAAATTACACACACTACCGTGTACAGTTAACGACGCCTGTCGGTGTCTATCTGTCTGCCCCGGAATCCGGGATGGGTATACTGGATCGGCGGTCTTGGCGATTGGCCCGGGACATGGCTCGATCCAAAAAGCAGGCCATGCGGATTGGCGACGCAGGACAACGCGGGTTTCTGCTGAAGCGACGATGGACAGGCGAGAACTGTCCTGTGTGCCTAGATTACCAAACGCATGAAGTACGTAACCCACAATGTGAGACGTGTTACGGTACAGGGAAGCGATGCGGGTATTACTACCCCATGTCTTGTATTTGGGCCGAGCTTAGTCCGAGAGCGAAACGCACGGCGCTAGATAACGGACAAAGCCGTGGTACAGTAAACGACGTTGTGGTCCAGGCAGTTATGCTGATGGTCGATCTGCTGGACGAAGAGGATATATGGGTATCCGAAAAAACAGATGATCGGTATTTTGTACACCAGGTGTCTCATATATCGGAAATGCGAGGCGTGCCAATCGTTGCTAACGTGGAGTTGCGGCTGATCCCTTTTACGCATATCGCTTACGCTATACCGATACCAGAACAGCTTAGAGCAAATTCGGAGGATCAGTAATGCCACACATTCCAAGACCGTCATCGCTAATGTCCAGTATTCCACCGGAACTGATGCATCAGGCTCGTGTGGACCATAAGCCGATTCCTATTACTAAACCTACGGAGCCGGTAGACAAAGAACCGGAAGACTCGCGTAGTTTAAGTATCGGCTTAGAAACGATTTCGCCGCATTCCTACAAACCTAATCAGGATTTGATCTTCCGCACGTTGCTAGGAAAGGAACCACATGTCGATCCCAACACCGGACAACTGGTGTCCTCCGCACAGCCCAACAGAACCACTACCTAGTGGTGCCAATATGAAGCCGCCAACACCTTCTGCTCTGTGCAGTATGGGTTGGCGTCCAATTATGATTACCGGGTTGTTGCGAGATATGCTGGCGAGGCATTTTAGCTCGCCGCTGCAAATTGAAGAGAACGACTTAAGGCACCTTGTCTGGCGGGAGGACGAACGGACAGGTATACTAATAGAAAGCATACATCGGTGGCGCGGAGACCTTGTTGAAAAGCGACCCGCAGTCATTATTAAGGCGAATGGTAGGCAAAACGTTCGGTGGGGTATCCAAGACTACGCCGGCGCAGACGGACAAGGAAACAAACAGTATCAGACCTTCTGGGTCGGATCACATACCTTGTTCTGCATCCACGGATCGGGTGCGAGTACAGACATACTAGCGACTGAGGTGCAACGCGAGCTGGGACAGTTTCACCCTATTATCACTAGTTATTTGAACCTGTATAACTGGCAGGTTACGGAGGTCGGTGGTGTGGCGATGCTGGCAGAGGCGAAAGACTCTTTCGTGATTCCGGTAACTGTAGCGTGGAACTACACGGAAATGTGGAAGATCAACTTAGAGGCCTTAAAGTTACGCAAAGTCGCGCTAGATATCCTCCTTGACGGTGCACTGATACACTAACTCATACCATGTTTAATTACTCGCACGGAGGCGGGCTTAGATGGCTACTTACGTTCTACCGCAAGTTCAAGTTTTCCGCGATTTCTCTATCGTACCTGCTGCAGCTGCAAACGCGTTGCGAGCACATATCTCAGGTCCACACGCAAAGTTGATTCGTTACGCGGAAACGGATGAACGCGACCTGGGCAAACTCGGTTACTACGACAATCTGCTGGATGATAGTTACATCTGGCCGCATCGCCCTGCCGGGGGCATCGTTGATACGTCTTACACGAAAGTGTGGGCCAAAGACGCACTTTTGCGGTACTTCCAAGACACAGTCAGCCAGGGAAGTATCATTACAAAAGTAGCCGGGCATAACAACCGGGTACGCTCCGCAACCAAAAACTTCAAAACCCATACCAGTCGAGACGGTACCACGTATAGCCGTCATAGCTCCTTACTGGACCGCGACGTACAGTTGGGCGACGTGGCAAAGGTTCGTGGTGTCAACGGTAGTGGGGATAGCATCACGCTTTGGACTTATGTGAAGGCGATTCACGGGGACGTCGTCGAATCCACAATCGAAGCCGTGGAAGCCGACGCAAACAATGCAGCAACGCAAGGAGCATCTACTAGCATCTCGCAGGTAGCTGGCGCTTCTAACTGCGTAACGGTTACTGTGAACGGCTCTGGCTATGATGGATTGGCCACAGGCTACATTACCGAAACCTATGACATTATCGTCCTCCAGTCTTCCATTCGTGGGGATTACACAACGGCCAAGATCCGAGTAATCTCCGGTTCTGGTACCGACGATGTTGCAGAGGTGACACCGTCCGTTGCTGGGAGCGATACTGCAATTGGCACCCGGGGTTTACTTGTTGTGTTCAACGAAGCAGACAGTGCTGGGTGTTCTGCTTCTGCCGCAGTTGACGACGTAACCGCGGATGATCTGATCGCAGGTCAGCGTTGGCAAATCACGGTACACCAAGCCTTTACCGAACCTGTGGTCACAGAAGGCGGCGACTACGATTCTTCCGCAGATACGACTTACATCGTAGATATTATCCGCGGTGGATCAGTGGACGGATCAGTGAAGCCCCAGTTCAAAGTCAGCACTGTGAACGGTAGTGACTTGGGTGGGCCTATTACCGTGACGGGCGCTTCCACTGATTTCGATGTAGGAACCAAGGGCGTGTTGATTCAGTTCGATACACTAGCCCTTCGTAAAGGTGATCGGTACTACATCGCTGCGACAGGTACGCAAGAAGGACCGATGCGTACTTTGGAACTCGGGCACAACTTGGCGACGAGTATCGCGTCCGGCAGCGAAGTGGACGTAACGCTTTTCATTCGAAAGCCGTTATTGGAAATCACACGAAACCGTCTCGGGTTTGCTCCAGAAGTGAACTGGGAAACCAGTGAAACAGAAATCACCATCAAATCCGGCATCGTCGCTTACGACGAAACTTGGACAGACGGTGGTGTTCCGCAGGCCTTGGAAGTCTACTCCGAGAGTACCAAGAAGTACGGCGTATTTTACGTGGAAGCACGGTACTGGCTCAGCGACCTTTGCAACGAAGTGAATGCGATCAATGACGTTGGCGATATCAACGTGATGATCTCTGGAGCTTTGCACCCAGACAACCCGCTGAAGTGGGGCGTATTTAAAGCGCTCGAGAATGCCAACGGGCAGGACGTCAAGTTCACTGCTGTGTGTAATCCGGACGAAGACACCGCTTGGGCGGATGTTCTTTCACGCCTACTCGGACGCGATGACGTATATGGGCTCGTGCCATTAACACGCCGTCGAACCGTGTTGGACTTGTACGCGACACACGTGAAGCAACAATCTTCACCAGAACAAGGGCTATGGCGCGTTCTGTGGACTAACCTGGAAGGAGTTCCGGAAGTCCCAGTATTGCACGCGGGTTCTACAGTTCCTGGGCACACGGTTGCTACAACTTCGGACGGTGAAGTGGCTCTGGCTGTAATCGAAGACGATTCTGACACCAGTGGATCGCAGTACACACGTGTTCGCTTTACTGGCGACAACGTGTCTTTGATCGAACTTGGTGTACGTGCCGGTGATATCGTTCGGTGTCTGTATACTTCGGACGGTTTCGGAAACGAAGAGTACAGCGAGTTTGTGGTGGACGCTGTGCAAAGTGAAGATCAGTTGCGGTTGATTGCTGGACCTGATTCTCCTGTGTCCGTTGCGGCGAAAGTTGAAATCTGGCGAACGCTGACCGCTACGGAAGAAGCTGACGTGCTTGCCGTGAATGCTGGAAGCTGGGGCGAACCAACTGTCCGTGCTACTTGGCCGGATTTGATTGAGTCTAGTGGTACCGTTCAGGAGGGCTACTTCTTGAACTGTTCTCTGGCTGGTTTATGTTCCGGCGTGTTGCCGCATCAAGGGTTGACGCACTTGGAAATCGTTGGCTTCACTGCCGTGCCTCGCACGACTGCGAAGTTCAATCGGGATCAGTTGGATCGCATGGCACTTGGTGGTGTGTGGATCGTCACACAGGATCTTACCGGAACAGATACGGACATCGGGCAGATCTACACGCGGCATGCGGTTACAACTGGCGGATACAGCGATATCAACCGTCGCGAGGAAATGCTTATTCGTAACTTGGACTCAATCAGTTACCGCTTCAAAGAGCATTACAAACCATTCATCGGTATTACGAACGTAACGCCGCTGAACCAGGCTCGTATTGATCTCGAAACCGGAAACCTTATTCGTGTTCTGCAGACGGAAGCAGAAACGCCGAATCTTGGTGGGCAGCTGATTTCTGCAGAGATCGCAGAACTTCGACCACATGCAACGTTTAAGGATCGGTACATCATCAAGATCAATGCTGTGCTGCCGTACTCTTTAAATAACGTGGTCTTGTCCTTGATGATCTAATGTCGTGTTGATGCACCAGCCAGGGGCACGGTTGCTCCTGGTGTTTTTCTAAATAGCCGCCCCAAGTTTGGTAACTTGGGGTTACTACACGGAGGTTGGTTTCATGGCGAACGAAGTATTCACTCGCACCGAAGTAGATTTCGGGGGTGCTATGCATGCACAAAACGGGATCATCGTCCCGAACGCTGGGCTTACCGGTGTGCTTATGCAGAACATCCAACTTGGTTACCAGCAGGCGGTCACCCGTATCTACGAACTTGGTAACCGCGGCGGAAGAACAAAGGTCTATTACATTGGTGGACGTAGTCAAGGAACTATGGGTGCTGCACACGTTGTGGGACCCGGTGTTTCTATGAAAGCGTTCTACGATAACTTCGGTGACGTCTGTAACGCACAGAACAACACCTGTGTTATCGACCTGGCTCCTAACATCTGCGGTGGCGGAGCTGGTAATGCTGCTGGTAACGTTGTGGCGCAAGCGGCAAACGGCGGTAACGGTGCTGGTGGTCGGGCAAAGTACACCGCAAAGTACTGCGTGCTGGTTTCTTTGGGTGTCGCAGTGGCAGCACAAGACTTCGTTGTGAACGAGAACAGTCAGCTTATGTTCTCAGGTTTGGAGTTCGAGGGTTGACGTTTTAAGCTAAAAAGTGGATTTTGGATCCAGCAAACTGCCCCGCTGGTCTCCCAGGGCCTTTGAGCCCATACTCGCACCGGAAAGGTGATACATGAGCAACCACGCTCACCGGGGTCCTCTGACCCCGACTACGGATCGTCGCATATTGGAACTGGATGACGCTCTACGCGGAGTTGAGGCCGTTAGTGGGGCGTTACCCGGTTTAGGTTTCTTCCGAGACCCTACCAGAGCCGCAGCAGCCAAATTACATAGTTTGGACCAACCTGGACGGCTATTCATCGGTACGGTTATTCATGCACTTCCCTACGTTAACTGGTTCAAAGTCCAAGCCGCCGAAGGCAACGGCAGTATTGCTTGTTGCGCTTTGAGTTCTGGATCATTAACGCCTGTCGGCCCCAAATCTTTAAGCATGCCCGGACCGAATGATTGCGTGCTGGTGTTTAAGCCGCGAGGTCTAAACGTCGGCTACATTATCAACACGGTGCCTAGTGCCATTTCGGATGGCAAGGTTCAAGTACCTGACTGGATAGTGCAAGGTTCCGGTTCCGGGTTGAAACGTGAGCAAGGACACACTTTTCCTATAACTGGGACTTACAAGAACGGTGGCGTTATCGACTGGAGTAACCAACGACCGTTGGACCAGACTCCGCTCGAACAGGGTTGGATATGCTCCACCGGTGCCGCAATTACGATCGATGACGAGTTGATTCAGTTACGGATCAACGAGATGTGCGGTCTGTTTGCTACGGTATATGACAGTTGGTTGCGGTTAGCCGGTGTACAGTTGCTTGTAGAATCCTCCGTACACGAAACGGATGCCGGAGATGACGAAGGTGAATCTCGTTACTTCCACGGGATAGCAGCTTACCCGCATGAGGCTTTGGGACAGTACGCAAGCGGACAGCAATGGACACAGGAACAAGAAGATGCTGACGTGCAGTACACGTCACACAAAGCCAAAGTAGATCTACCAGACGGTAAAGAGGATCTGCAGCCTATCTACCGATACCAGGAGTACGGTGGGTATCTTGGACAAGGACACGTACGCCTGGTAATGAAACCGGCTAAAGAGAGTGGACAACAACAATTCCAAGACCAATCTACGCCAGATACTGGTCTGTTCGTTGAAAGCATTGGGTTGGACGGGTCGTTTACGCTGCTGTCCGCCAAGAGCTTACATATCGGCAAGCGTAGTCTGATCGTTGCACCGAAACAAATAAAACCGCAGGCGGACAAGGACGGGGACGACAAAGAGAAAGGTAATTACAAATTCTCCTCTTTGGATGGCGGCGGAGCAGATCACAAGGTTGGTGACGTTAAAGTAACTGGCGACGCTAAGTCCATGTTGCGTGTCGCTGCCGTGCTTGATCTGATCGCTTACGACGCGTCTTGGAAATATCCGCATCCGTTCCATTACCACAAGGCGGATTACAAAACGTGGAATCCTTCAGATTCGACAGAACTGGAAAAGACGCAAGAGTCTATTGAATTTGGCGGTGACGATTTCTTCGTACCTGACCCCGAACCGAAGAAGCTCAAAATCGATCACCGGTATGGACAGGTAGAGTACTTCGAGCGCGAGAGTTTTATACGCTTCTTCGACGATGGGTCTGTCGCGATTGGTTCTGGCTGTGGGGCTGACTTGGTATTGGCTGGCGGGCGTGCACGTTTGAGTGCCCCCAAGGGCGTTGAGTTGTGCCCGGGGTCAGAGCTTGTTGTATTGGCGGAACAGATCGTGATGCGGGCTAAGGGTTCCGTGGATATCTCTTCAAGTGAAAACGATATTCGTTTGAAGGCAGAAAAGAATATGCAGTTGTTGGCTGGTAATGGCGGTGAGGGTGGTATCCTCCTGGAATCTAAAGGTGAAGGCAATCAGCAGCAATTCAAAAACAAATACGGAGAAGACGTCGTTTCTAACGGCGTAATTATCCGGGCATCCCAAAGTACGGCATCTCTGTTCGGTAAGGACATCTATCTCCGCACGGGGGGTGCTGACTTGGGAGAAGGCGATATTCTGCTGGATGCTAGTCGCGGGAAACGCCGGGTACAGATCTTTGGTCGCGAGTTTCATACATACACGACCAAGGCCGTTAGCTTCAATTATGGGCCTATCGACAAGTCGTCCAAAGTAAACCGAGCCTATTACTTCGGAGAAAAGACGGCTATTCTGGACGTCCAGCTATTGTTAGGCGGGAAGTTGATCGGATACAACGGTGGCGGTGGGCAGGCCGGTATCATCGTGGATGGTGGGGTGTATGGGACTAAGGCATTTGCCACAGCAGGCGTAATGGCAGATAAGAAGGGTATGTTCTTGGGCAAGGTACCTGGAGGATTTGCTGGCACCGTATCGAGCGCTTGTACTTCTGCAGCTACTGCGGCTTCGCAGATTACTAAGTCCGGTGAGACGCGGCACGAAACCACGATCGTGCAGAAGTATTACCAGAACGACCAACTAGGGGATGACGCGCTTATCCGGTTACTGAAATTTGGTTTCCGCGATCCGCTTAACAGCACGGATCAGTATAAGACGGACAAGTTTAAAATCGTGGAAAGTCGTTGGCAGCAGTATTCCCGTTTCGGGTTAGGGTCGGGTGGTGAAGCCTGGACGGAAACGCCTGTGATATACCAGGGTCGTGAGACGTATCCTTGGCCAGGTAAAAAGAAGTGGAAAGAAGATTCCACGTTACTGCAGTTAGATGCGTTGAAGCTGTACGACGCACAGGCCGGGCGAGACAAAGACCGACCGGGTCCGTACGAAAACCCAGAACTTGGCTCCATGCAGACAACCGTACCTGATGGTAATTTCAAACTAAGTCGTTAGAGAGTAAATTATGCCTCCGCAAAGCATTAACCCGTTCGAACGTAAGAAGCAACCAATTGTCAAACCGGTAGACCCAGAGAAGCATCAGGAACTGTTGGCAAAGGTTGCCGGTAAGACCACGACGCCGAACATACGACCTGCCGTACCGATCCCGGGTATTACGGGCGTACCGCCATTACCTACGGGTAAGGTTGTTGGGCATATTGCACCGAGTGACCTGACAGACATTGAGCGACAAACCTTGGAAGCAGGGGGTTGGACTCCGGATATTGCATTGCCGACGAGCCACGACGGGCTTAAGCAGTTACAGGCCGCAATCGAAAGTCAAGTATCTGCGGAAGTCCCATTACCGTATGATCCGCGCAATCCTCCAAAGGTTGAGATCAAGGCACCCGTACGTATCGAATCGTTGCCGCCAGAAAAGCAGCAGCAGATTAACAGTGCCTTGGCCGCTACAATTGCCGGCATTACGTCGAAAGAGCAGGCACAGGTAGCTGCATCGCAACGTACGGCGGACATGCTAGCAAAAGAGGGTATGGTCAAAGGCAGTAGCGGGGCCATGGCTGCAACAGAGAAGGCCTTGGAAGCATTCCGTAAGAAGGTTGCAGAAGCCACGGAAACGCCCGTGGATGATTTGCCGGAAATCGTTGCTGTGAATTCTGCAGCGGTCAACGCGATGAAAATGCAAACACATTTTGCGGAAAAGGCACAAGAGACAACGCCAGAGCCAAAAGCACAACCACAAGCACAACGTCCAGCCGCGGCACCCGTTTCTGAAACCGGAGCCGCCCATGTGACCCTGACACACTGCCCGCACTGCGAGTGGGATTTGTCCCTCCCAGACGTGCCTGCGCCGTCACACACAGAGAAGCTAGCATTCTTGCAATGTATTCTGGGCATGAAACCGTTCTCCCAGGAAACCAAGTTGTTTAGCGGTACCGTATCTGTTGTATTTCGCACCCTGACCACGCGAGAAGTAGATACGGTTACGGCACAGTGTTTTGCTGACCAGGCAGCAGGCAAATGTCAGTCGGAGTTGGACTATTACGAACGGTTTAACCGTTATCGGTTGTTCCTACAGATTCAAACATTTAAGTCGAACAAAGAAGCTGGCGGCATGTTTCACGAACTCCCGGACGGGTACTCACCTACTACGAACCCGAACGCGACTGGTTTCTGGGTTACGGCAGAAAACGAAGGGGAGTTGTCCCCGGGGCAAACCGGGCTGCCTGATATTGAAGGGTGGATGATTGAGAACGTGCTTAAGACAGAAAACATCTTTCGCGTAGTCAACCGGGCCTGCAACAGTTTCAATCGGCTAGTGGGACGGATCGAAAGTCTGGCAGACAATAAGGATTTTATCTAACCGACCGGGGCGCTATATTAACGTTGCGTGCAGCGGCCCGAGGCATAATAGATTTCTCGAAAGCTCGTATTCTCGACGTTAATTGGTGGAGACGCATCAACCTCTTAATAAAGACGATGGAAGCTGAAGATGATATGCTGGTAGCTCGTATGGCATTTGATCTTCAGCGATCTCTGGTCGGAAATAGCGGGCTAACTGAAAAGTCGTTCGCATCAGTACAGAAAACGGTAAAAGAGCTATTCGACGATATCGTCAACCTGCAGTATCCGTGGGAAGCAAAAGAAGCTGTTGCTACACAGCAGTCACAGCTGGAAGGTTTGATCGAAAAGTACAAGCAACTTATTGGTGATCCGGACGATCCGGAGTTCGCGAATAAGCTGCTGGAGGATTACAAGCGATCGCTGGCTCCGGCTGAAACCACGGCAAAAGAAACGGAAAGCCAGAGAATCGATCGGCTGCTACGAGAGCGTGATGCGAAATATCGCAGCGTACGTACATAGCATGGAGGCTAAACGTGGATCCGGCTTACACGAGTCTGGTCGGTGCGGGGATGGGCTATCGTCCGTTGGCGACTGGGTACACACCGCACCGAGCCTTTGGTACTCAAGGCTTACCGTTTACGCAGGGTCAGTTCGGTAGCATCGTCGCGATGGCTACTGGAGCTAAGCTGCAACGTATGATGGGTGAAGTCGGTATGGTCCCTATGGGGCTAGAACACGACCAGAACGTTTACGATCGTCTAATGCGTCAGCGATTCTCTATGATGCAAATGCAAGCCATGCAAATGGCCGCACAAAACGATCGTGATGAGTATGTAAAAACATTTCGTGGCGGTCTATCTACATTCACAGGCACACCCTTCGGCAGCGAGCAACGTCGTGCGGCTTACTCTTTAGCGAACGCCGCGACGTCCATGTCGCCAGTACTTGCCGAAATGATGCCGGAATTCTTGGACCAGTTGGGCGGTATGAAGGGTTCTTCCGCTGTACTTGCAAAACGGATGATGGAAGCTGGACGGTATCGCATAGATCCTGTTAGTGGGCGTATGGGCATGACTGCGGAGTCGGTTGGCCACATGACGAACAGGTTATACAGCGATCTGTACAGTCCGGAAACTATGCCATCCATGCGAGGTATTAGTGCCGGTAATGTCGGGTCCATGATTCAAGAATTGCAGATGCGCGGTATGATCGCTACCGACGCCGCATCTAGTCGTTTTTACGGTATCCGGGGCGATGATCCGCGATATGGCACAATGCGGGCCATAGCAGATATGCGGCAGTCTTCACCAAACGATTTAAACCGTGCGGCTTTAGCGACGGGCGTTAATCCGCATAAGCCTGGTGGTCTTACCGCTGAGGATCTGGATAAGCTGCAACTCGATCCCCGTGTTGCTGACAAATTGCGATCGTTTGACGTGGATAAGATCAAGCGGTCTGTCAAATCGTACGTCAACGTTGTGTCTGCTATGCGGGATATTTTTGGTGACATGGGTAAGCCTAATGCACCTATGTCCGAACTTATTGCAGGTATTGAAGCGCTGACTATGGGGAGTATGAGTCAGCTCGATCCTGGGCGTATGAGCATGATGGTACGCCAGACGTACAATCTTGCGAAACAGACTGGCGTTACCTTGGACAATGTACGCATGATCCAAGAGCACGCGGCAAACCGTGCCGGGCAGATGGGACTGGAACCGACGTTTGCAATCCAGGCAACGCAGGGCGGGTTAGCTTTCGGCGGAGCTTATCGTGCACAAGGCCACGCAGCACATACAGCTTGGGGTGCAATGAGTGCCGATCAGGTCCAGCAGTTAGATACAAATCTACGCGTACAGGCAGCTAGCTCGAATGCCGCCAACCGTATGGCCGTAACGTCTCGTTTGGCTGAGTCTATGGGCGGATTTGATCCAAATACGGACGCTGGACGCTATGCTGCTGCTGTCCGTGCCGGTGCCACTGAATTCAGTACAGGTAGCGGCGGACTTCGCTCTGTGCTTATGAGCGATCGCGAATTTACGCAAATGATGGTCGGGTCTAAGAGTGCTAATGGTATGTCTGTGGTATCTGAAGGCGACGTACAGACAATGCTCGGGCAGCGTGATACGAACCGCGAGTATATTGAACGCTACGGCATGGCAAACACAGTGCGGCGGTTGCAAGGTACGGGAGAACTGCATCCGTTTGTCGGTCATCGCATGCAAGAGACGCTAGCAGCTACTTTCCGTGACCAACTTCGACGATCTGGTGTAGATAACGTACAAGCAAATGCCCGGGCCATTGGTGTTGCTTCTCGCATATCGCAGAAGGTGACCAAGCGTATGTTCGACATGGGTACTGAGGAATTCGCGGATACAGGTACGCGTAATCGCAGTATCGCAGATTTCATTCAAGAAGAGATGGAGTACGACGGGGCGACAGATATCTTAAGTGGGCTGCAACCGTCGCAACGCAGAGACTTTCTGAGTAAGGTTGCAGATCGTTTCTACGGCGCGGCTAATCGGGCTATCGGGGAAAGTGCTTATCGTTCTTTCGGTAACCTGCAGAACGTGCATAGGCTTACGAACCGCACGACGCTGGACGAAACAGATCGCCAACAAATGTCGGCACGTTTCACTTCGGAAATGCAAGAAGCGTTAGCTCCGTTGGGCCACGGCTCGCTTATGGCTAGGGCTCTGGAGGCGTTGAAAGAAGTGCGACCGAATGATCCCAACGCTATGCTTTCGGTCCTGTCGGAAAGCTTGGGTGGCGTGCGTATTGCAGATATTAACAAAGCACTGCTTCCTAAGTTCCAAGAACTGCTATCCAAACGGAAAACTATTGAAGACCTGCAGGAGCAGATTAAAGAGAAGACAGATCCGACAGAGCGTGCAGCACTTATGGAGCGGTTGGATGTTGCACGTCGTGAGATAAACGGTCAGGCCGTAGGACTCGCCAAGACCGGTGAACAGTTCGGCCTATTTACGGCGGACACTGTTACGCATCAAGACTTGTCTCGTGCGTTCTCGTCTACGCGGGCACTGATGACCGCTCAAAACGATATCATCGGCGTACGTGGTAACTTCGGTGCCCAGGTATCGGAACGTAACCTTAAAGAGTTCCGAGCAGGTCTTGGGCTTGAAGCGGACCCGGACAACGCCCTGATTGGTAAGCTCACTGACGAAGACCGTGCGGCTGTCATTGTTGAAAGTCGTTCAGACGACCTACGGGCGATCCGACGATACATAGATGGAGCTAAGGACGCTAAACTGTCTGCGCAACAACACGCGAATTTGAAGCGATACGCAGATGGCATACGCAACTCTCCGATCGGTCAGAATATGAATAACTATGCGGTGTACCGTATGGCGTACAACCGCATGCTGGAAGATACCACAGATATCGCACCGTCTGAGTTGGACAAGGTTACGACAGAGCTTGTGCAAAAGGACGATGACGCGGCTAAAGCTATTATTCGTGCGCGTCGGCGATCGATACCGATTCGTGCGACGGAGAAGGCCGTTGACGCGATCCTTAAAGAAAACCCAACTTTGTCGCGAGAAGAGGCGTACGACATTGCTAACACTCGTGTACGTGCACGCCGTTTAGGTTTGGATCAGTCTGACGTACAGGACTTCATAACAGACGAACAGGTCAAAGACCCTTCGGCCTTTAAAGGCCCGTTTGGCGAAGTTGAGGCTATTGCGGAACTGTTTGACGCTAAGGCCAACTCCGTGTACCGCGATCCGAAGGCTCTGCAGCAGGCCAAAGAGCGATTAGACAGATTCTGGGCATCCGATGAAGGAATCGCGTTCAGACAGCAGACAAAGACAACATACCAAGATATGGAGACGGTTGCGGAGAAATTGGTGTCAGCCCCACAAGTAGCAAACCGACTAGGTACCCGCGCCATCGAAATGTCTGAATCTATTCGAAGCGATCAGCAACGGTTACGTGAACTTGCCATTTACCATACGGGTGGTGACCTGTCTCGCCTCATGGCTAGGGACTTTACAGGTATCCGAGAAAAGGACCCACAAAAGGCAGTTGAGTTAGTTTCTAAGCTGAACCACGAAATCACAAGTATCCAGTACCGACAGCGTGCTTACCTTGCTGAGCTTATGCAAGGTGAAGGCGTGCAGGGTCGGCAGTTTCAATTGGGGGACGAAGACGCAGTACGCCGGCAGGTGATCGAAGAACAGGTGGCCGCTGGAAAGATGACGCGAGCAAAAGCGGATGAGATCCTCGCGTCTGGTTTATCGTCCGCCAAGCTGCTGCAATACGAAAACGCGAGACGACAAATCGGGTCGGAAGACTCTGCTCGTCGCTTATTGGGTATTCCTGCGAACACAAGGGACTTATCTGATTTGCAAGTTATCAGTATTGCCGCAGCTCGGTTTGGTGCGGGCAGTGAAGAAGAGGCACGTTTAATTTACGGGGCAGACCGTTGGGACAAACTAAAACCATCTGAACGTGCAGCAATTCTTGAAAAAATGCAGAAAGGTACAGGTACCATTGAATCGGCTATGGCGTTGCTTGGGATAACCAAAGAACGGCTAGACGCCGAAGGAGCAGATGGCGATCTGTCCAAGCTTGTTCGATCCGTTAGCGGCGGGCTTATGACAGATACACACGCGATGGAACTGGTTGGCGAAATTACACCGCAACAGCCAGGCGAAACCGATGAGCAGTTTGAAGAAAACAAAAAGAAGCACGCGGCTAAGATTCTGGACGTGCGTCGCGGGTTATTTAACCCGGCAACAATTCGTTCGCGTATGGGGTTACCTGAAGATAAGTTACCGGTTGACCTTCAAATCAAAGTAGATGAGCGACGTGAAGCTATCGGTAACGAAGCGGAAGCAATGCGACTGCTTGGCTTGAAACCTGGTCAGAAGCTAACAGAGGCCCAGCAAGACAAGCTGACGCGCATGGTGAAGGACGTGAGCATCGCAAGACAGATTCGCCCAGCCGACGAGGTGGCGTTGCGAGACTTTGAGGAAAAAGACAAACGCGTAAATACCTTTGCAACGCAGAAAGGTATCAGCGTTGCGAACCTAACGACACGCGGTAAGGATTTCATTCTTGATAAAGCTGCGAGGGGTAGGCTGGAGGAAGCCAAGCGCAAGTACGACGCAGATGCTCGTGTCATTAAAGATTTGAACACTAGCATTTCTCAGCTGGAGTTTCGTGCTAGTAATCTGGACGAGGCGAATCCTCAGACTGCAACAACACGTGCGAACATTAAGGCCTCGATTGCGGGTGCTAAGGCTGAAATCCAACGGCGGCAGCAGGGTATGAAAGAGTCGGAAAGTATTATTGCAGCCGATGCTAAGGCCCGAGGCGTAACACCTGCAGAGTATCTTGGCGGTAAAGGTTGGATGACGGAAGACGAGCTAACCGCTTTTGAGGCAACTAACGCAGAACGCCGTATGGCTTTGGACAAGGTAGAAGACATTGCAGCCGGATTAAAAGTGCCTGTCGGTGATCTGGCTGGAGCTACTTCGGTCACTAACCGCATCGCAGAGGCTCAACGACAGGCGGCTAAGAGGCTTGCGGTAAATCCCGTTGAGCTTACACGCGACATTATGAAAGCTTACGGCTTTGGTGTCGGCGATAAAGCAAGTCAGTTCGAGCAAGAGTTTGCTAGCTTGCTTAGCGGTAGAGTCGGCTTAAACATGGGTGAACGGCTACTTACGAGCCAACGCGAACTGGCAAGTGTCGCTACGCGGCGCGCAGACGGTAAGCCAGGCAATGCTGGCATCGAAGGTATGGCGAAGATGTACTTCGACGCCATTAAGAGCGGTAAGCCTGCGGACATGATTAACTTCCGTAAGGCGTACGGTATGTACGACCAGGACAAGTTCGACCAAGTGACTGGCGAATCGAATAACCAATTTGAGAAGTTCCAACGGGCTATCCAGTTCCAACAGCAAACTGGGATACTGTCGTTTACGGGAGATAAGGCACAGTTCCGCAATAAGATCCAGGCGTTGTCGGACGCCACTACCGAGATGAAACAAAGCCAAGAGCAGAGCGGACAGCAAACGCCAACGAAAATTGAAATGTCCGGTTATGTGACACTTAAGGGCGATCAACTCGACCTGGCCGGGGCGTGGGGTGGCGGACGAGCTTACATACCTGGAGGGCTCACGTAATGCCGATTGTGTTCGCAACTAAACCAGGACAAGTTGTGCAGTTAGACGATCCTGCACTGTCGTGTTCCACTAACTTCTTGTCGCTGGATCCGGAGATCGCTTTTGAGTCGGAGCGGTCTATTGTGACACGGTTGACCGTGAGTCAGCAGGTAAACGTACAGTTCCTACATACGCTAGGTGCTCTAATCTATATCTACGTCTTTGGCGACCGTATGGGGCAGGTAGCCTTATCCGGTCTGTCCTTTGCGTGCGACTGTCCGGACGGATCGGAACTTGGCGCTGAGCGTATGCTTACCTGGTACAAACGTAACAGAGCAAGTAAAAGAGCAGAGCCTGTTCGCGTTACTATCGGCAGAACAGTTATTGAAGGGTACGTCACTTCATTTACGGAAGACGTAGTTGACGCATCGCTCCGGCTAGTACAGTGGGGCGTTAATATGGCAGCACTACCGGAGGACGGTTAAGTGGTAAACCACTTCAGAAACCTACTGATTAACTTGGACGGTAATCTTGCCGAATCCGGGTATCTTGCTGAGGAATTCATAGACCCAGATTTCCGGGCCTTGTCGTTACCGACACCTATTCAACAGGTACGTCGTGTGTTGTTCGGGGCCGATCCGGACAAACACATGCTGGCTCTGCGGACACGCCAACTGCTTGCAATTATTCACGCAACGCCGCTGCGTGACTCCGTACTAGATATGGACCCGCGAATAACCTACGACTTCAAAGACAAATCCATAGTCTCACCAGAAACGTGGATACCGCAGGTGCGAAAGTTATCCGGCACCGGTACGTGTACCGTTCTTGGGACGCCAGACGCACCGGACGTATCTGGACGTGTCTATCATAACTATCTGCTCACTGTCGTATCTGCAGGGCAGCTTGCAGTTGAGCGACAGGTTCGACCAATTCAAAAAACGTTTTTTGAATTCACACCTAACACCAGAATTAAGTTACCGGGAAGTGGTTGTGATGTGCGGCTGTCAGCAGACAGCGGTTGGCAGGAGTATGCTGTCTCTATATACGCCAAGCCTGCCTTAGACGCCGCGGCTCTTTGTGACGCCGCAGCGAAACTAGGGGAACCTACGCTTAACTATGTGTTCGGCATTGAAGCTATACAGCCGTGGCAGACCTTACGATCGTTGTTCTTCCGGAAACTGGAACTGCCTTTACGCCTGTCGGCCTTACTCTGTGCGCTGGTCTACCGGTGCGAAGCCTTACGCAAAGGACAATAACATGGCCGCGGTTAAGAATTACGTCTATACCGATCTATCTGTTACGAACGCTTTGACCTTAGAGATCGAGGGTGTCAATGAGTTTCCGGTGGCACAATTCTCTTCGTCATGGGCGGCTAACGATATACCGACTGCTGTGGTGATGATTGGGATTGGTCGAGACGCACGCACACAACAGACCGCAGCGATTCATCAAGCAAGTGCAAGTCTGAAGCAGATGCAAAAAGTGTACGTCTGGTTTGAGCCTGTCGGCGAATACGCCCCAGGCTTGAACTGGCCCCAAGGTCGAAAAAAGATATTCGAAGGATACTTCACGGGCTTCGCCTACCGAACTGTTGCAGGCAAGGTGTACTTGGTTGGTAACCTGGTTCACTGGCTTGCGGCTCTGGGCTTTTCCTCTGCTGTGACGAAGACAGGTCACGTTGCGAATCCAGCACAATTAAATTCTGCTGCTGTGCTTGAGGCACTTGGGTCCACCAAAGCCGGTCAGGGTAACTACATTTTGATGTTGGCTCCTGCGCAGTTGTGTGCGTCCAGTGTACAGACAGATTTATGGGCTGCGATCAAATCCATCTTCTGCGAGCTGACGAAGATTCCGGCTATGCCTTGTGGTCCGCAAGATAACGCTGGCGGTGCCGGGGCAGCGGAAGTCAACGACGTGGCGATGTACGCGCTAAACAAGATTGAGGGTATGTCTACCGGGTGTGAAGTGCCTTATGTCCATGGCGTTCCGCTTAAGATGGAAACACACGGCATATCCGCAGTAGAAGGGGCTATTGCTGACGCAATCGGCAACGAACTGGCAGAGTCTTATTCCGGTACGTCTTTTTGGGACAAACTCGTTGGGCAATTTTGTCCCATGTTTGGCTTAGCTGTCGTACCGATGGTGGATTCTGCAATCGTAGCTGCAGACGTGCCGGCATTTAACGGTGGACACTGGAAAGAGATATACACGGACGAATACGACTCTTACGACTTCACACGAGAACTCCATCGACCTTTACGTACTGTAGGCGTACTAGCGACGTACGAAGGACACACGGCGGCAGGTAAGGGCGAACGCGGAGACGACCTGCCCATTATCGGCGGTATCTTTACGGAAGACTCCGTAGCACCTGGCGACGGGATGATTATGTACGTACCCAGCCCGGCGTGGTTGCGTATGTTGCACACGCAACCGGTGTACGTTGGTGACGTATTGGGTATAGCGGCCAGTATTGCCAGTCGCACGACTACGACACCGAACAGTGAAACTACGCCCAAGGTTGCTACGCCTGACACTTTCGGACAAAACGCCAACAAGCTGTACACGTCGTACGCGCATATGGTTTTTACGAATCAGATGTTGCGAGGACAGACAGGTTCGTTCTCCGGCAAACTACGGTTCGATATAGCACCGTTGTCGATCTTGAAGCTGAATGCTACGTCCGAAAAATTTATCGGTCCTGGGCAAGATGATCTAGCGACGTCTATCTATGGGTGCGTCCAGCGGGTTACCATATCTATTAACGCAGAAGCCGGAATGGCCGGTACGTCGTTCCAGCTGAGCCACGTGCGAACGGAAAATGAAAATAAACAAAGCCGTACGTCTATCGGCTACCACCCACTCTTCGGTGACAGTATTCATGGCCAGGGGAAGCATGGGAGTCCGCTTGTAGACGATTACGCATTTCCCGACGTAATTGAAAACCTGTTCGCGGGTGATGGCCCGGTACAACAGGCGGCAGCGGTTTAAGGAGTAAAGTATGATTGGCGCTACTTCTGACATGCTCGAAGACGACTTCAGGGAACCGTACACAGCTTGGAAAGCCAAGCCAGGCCCAACTACAAATGCGGCCATGCTTAAGGCTTTGCAGCCAAGCATTGAAGGGGCTATTCGTACACACGTAGGCGAGCCGAACCCGCTACTTATCAGCCGAGCACGTGTAATGGCGTTACAAGGGTTGAACAGTTACGACCCTAAGCGCGGAAGACTACAAAGCCACATGTACAATCATTTGCTCGGACTAAAGCGTGCAAACCGACAGCAGACGACGATCCTTAAGGTGCCAGAGCGTATCCAGCTCGACAAGTATCATCTGGAAAACGCGACGAAGGAACTTACGGCGTTGCACGGTGTTGAGCCTACGGACGATCGGCTCTCTGAGTTTACCGGTTACAGTCCTGCGAGAATCGCTAAGGTACGCAGCTACAAGTCCGGGTTATCAGAAGGACACATTTCCGATCTAGAAGAGCAAGGTGTAGGCTTCTCTGGCGGCGGGTCTGTGCAGCCAGGGCAGAAGAAAGGCAAATCGTACTGGCACGAAATTGTCTACGACGAGCTGGATGACCATCACAAGAAAGTGATGGAGTTGGCATTCGGTTTGAACGGCAGGAAGCCACTACCTAACCAGGTAATCGCCGCGAAGATGAATCGGTCGCCTGGGGCCATATCCCAAGCAAAGGCCCGTATCCAACAGATGCTGGATGAGGAATATGAGCTATCACCGTTTGGAGGTTAAGTCATGGTAGAAGATGTGGGACACGTCGTTGCGGAGCTGCTTCGAGATCTGTTGGCGAAGGACCGTGAGACTATCGCTACGTTGTTGGGGTTTAGTGTGTTTTGTTCAAAGGCCCTTATGGACAATCCTGACCTTGTGGGCAACCAAGGCGAATCAGGGAGTGTTACGTTAAGCGTTCTAGGATTACTAAACAGTGTAGTCGGTACAGCGACGCACCGGTTGGTAGCCGTGTACGACGGACAAGGACAACTAACCAAGATCGAGTACACGGAATGGCCTCTTATTAAACAACAGGACTAACATGGCTACGCCTGAATCCAAAGTAGATATGGACCCTAAGTACGAGAAACAACTTAGGCAATGTAAGGACAACGCTAAAGATACAGCCGAGCAAGGCAAGCAAGCCAAATCGTCTGGCTGGGATCGTCCACACGACTGGTCTGGCGATACGTCTGATTACGGTGGAATGCACGCTCCGTTCGATCGTGAAGCCGCTAACCGTGCCCTGGTAGACGCTATCAGTACGCCAGCGTCTCCTGGTACTACGGGAGATGTTGTAGCCGCCTCGATCATGATAGATCGTTTATCTACAATGGAGCGAGCTTTCAAGGTTCGGCATACGTCACGACGCTGTCGTGCTACCGCACACATGTTGGGACGCAAACAAGGACATGGCAGCGACAACGGGCCGTATAGCCGTCTAGGTATCGATTACGTTCGTTCTGTGCTTAAACAGGCAAAGAACACAGAGTAATTCTAAAAAACGTTTTTTGAAATGAGGTACCGCAATGGCTTCTACTGTCGCGGACTATGCAACTCGCCGTGCGGACATGCTGGCGTTTCGCGGTATATTTCCGCAGCTCCAGGGTCGCGAACAGTTCTTGGCGCAGGAGCTGGTACGTCCGGGTGACGGGGGGCTGCTTACGGCAGGCATCGAGAAACTAGCACAACGCGTATTGCTAATCCTGCTGACAAAGATAGGTAGCCGGCAATTCTTGCCCACGGAAGGCACCACGTTTATGTTGGACGCCCAGGCAGGCCGCTGGCGAACGCCCGCAGATGTCAGTGCGTCTTTTTACGCGGCAAGACTGGACGTTAGCCGACAATGCCGGGCAATCGAGACAGCAGACGACCCTGCGGATGAGCGATGGGGTTCATTAGATTTACTGGGAGTCACTTTGTCCGGCGACAAGGTAGCTATTCGGCTATCTCTCGTTAGTGCAGCTGGTAAACAGTACACGTTTCTAACTCCGATTCCTGTGTCCGTTAAGTAGCGAGGTTCGGGATGGCAATTACTTTACGACCGTTCTCCCAGTTGGACCCTGATGCTGTACTAGCCACGCTGACCGAAACGGTACAACGTATCCAAGAAGACAACCCCAGGCTGGAGCTTCGCCGTGGTATATTCGCGGAGCTGTTAGCGTACTACCATGCGGTTTTAGACACGCAACGACGTACGTTTACAAACGACGTACTGAACAGCCGATCGTTGAAGATGGTTGAAGCCGATCCTACGCTCGCGGACGCGGACGTCGTCGACGACATCATGTCGAACTTCTTGGTGTCCCGTAAGGCCGGGCAGGTAACGGTTGGAGAAGTAACCGTAGTTGTGGCAGACGACATTACGATAACAATCGCTAAGGGCAGTATTTGGACAGCCCGCGGTAAACAATACACGACAACACGAGTCTATACGGCCAAGGCCGAAGCTGCGCTGCTATCCGGAGCCGGTGATCGCTTACTAACAAAGCTTTCAAACGGTAACTGGGCGTTCACGATCGACGTACAGGCTGTAGATATTGGCGATACGTTTAGTGCCAGCAAAGACACGTTAGTTGTTCCGTCTGTCCTGCCGCCCAACTACGTAACCAGTTATGCATCTTCGGACTTTACGGTAGGCTTCTCGCCAGAGACGAATGCTGAGCTGCTAGGTCGCTTACAGAACGGTATCGCGGCCAAGACATTGTCCAATCGCGGTAACATGACTGCGATGCTGACCAGCATTGAGGCCTTTTCTCGCATCGTGGCAATGTCTATTGTCGGATACGGCGATGCAGAACTGGTGCGAGCGTACCATTCTATTCTACCGATCGCGCTTGGCGGGCGTTGTGATTGGTACATACGCACAACAGAGCAAGCCGTAGAGCAGACTCGAACAGCGACAGCCACGCTTGTCGAAAAGCGTATGGACGGCACGGGTATATGGCAAATTACATACGGGCGAGCAGACGCTCCTGGCTTTTACGAGTTTCGTAACATCCGTCCGACTGGTGCGCAGCCGGGAAGCGGTGGTTATAACATCGTACTAGATCACCGTGGTTTAGATATGACGGGTACGGGCTGGAAGCCAGACATACTGACACCAATCGAAGCGGCGTATTCCGCATACTCTGTTGCTGTGATTCGATTCGTAGATACACGAGATCATGCGAGCTTTACGGTAGGTGCGCAGCAAGACTATCAGATCTCCGCTGTAGTTATGCCGGGTATCGGCGAGATACAAGCCACGGTCGAATCCAGAGACGTGCGACCTTATGGCGGTGACGTTCTGGTAAAGGCTCCTGTGCCCGCATTCACTGTTGTGAACTTTACCATCTACAAACAGACAGGCCAGGACGATCCAGACCTTGCGGCTATCCGAACTGCAGTTGCCAAAACCGTGAACACTACGAGGTTCTCCGGTTATCTGTATGCGAGTACGATTCAGGACACTATTCATACGTACTTGCTTTCGGGACAGCATGTAGGGGCTTTGGACATGCACGCACGTATCCGTTGTCCGGACGGAACTGTGCGGTACTTACGCGACACTTCTATGCTGGAAGTACCAAACGATCCAGGTAACATGGTTACGTCACGCACCGTTCAGTTCTTCTGCTCACCAGATACTGTCGGTATCTCAGTAGCGACGCGACGTGCGGACGCCTAACAGGAGCGTGTTATGAACGAGAAAGCGGTAAGGCTGCTGCTAGATAGCGTAGTAAACGACACCCGGTCTCGCACGTTGCAATCGCTTCCGGATGCGCGTTCAGTCAAGTTTGCCCTAAGCTACTTAGATGCTTTTGGCTACTTGAAGAAAGAGCTAGAAGCCTGGAACGACATAACACTGGAAGACATAGTTCGAGCTATTCGATTGTTTCAAAATGTGTTCGGGCTTACGCAAACAAATACGTTAACTACGCAAACTGTGCAGGCAATGGAGGCACCGCGTTGTGGTTATCCTGACGTAGCCCGCGAGTACAACGCGAGGGCGTTTGGCGTGACACGAGCTGCCGGTATCAACTTACCGAAGTGGCAAAAGCGAGGCGTTCTGTACGAGATAACGGATTACTTACCAGGCGTGGCCCAAGCGGAATTTGAGGAAATCATTCAACGGGCTTTTGCCGCTTGGACACAACACGGACATATTACTGTGCGTCGGGCTAAGACTGGAGAGACACCTGACATATTAATTTCACACGGCGCAGGACGTCCTGCCGGGTTTGACGGGCGTGGTGGCATACTTGCATGGGCACATTCGCCAAATGCCGCAGGTACGCAGGTAGTTGCCAAGTTTGATTCGGAAGAGACCTGGGCATTAAAACCAGATCAACCAGGTGTTCGGCTCTACAACGTAGCGTGTCACGAATTCGGACACTTGTTTGGTCTCGGACACAGCCACACGATGACAGCACTCATGGCCCCTTACTACAACGTAGCCGTAGCGGAGCCGCAACAGTACGACGACATACCTAGGTTCCAAGCAAGGTACGCTAGTCCGGAATAGTATCGTTTTGGTACAATGCTTCTTCACTTAAACTAAAGAGGACATGCTATGTGGAAACGTGCGGTTATGCTTTGGGCGGTGCTCTGCAGTGTAACTTTCATTGCAGCCGCGGAACCGTTGCCACCGGTTAAAAGCGTACAGATTAAATTCCCGGACAACCCGGCACCACGACCCGATCCGCAACCTGTTGCACCGGCACCGGTGGAACCGGAAGTACTCAAGGTCGGAAAGTCTCAGTTCTACGTTATCGCAGCGACCAAACCTTTGGTTATCTTACGAGACGGTGCGGGTCGTGTTGATTTGAGTACACGTAAACCGCCGTTCATGCTGCCGATCGATAGTGTTGTTGGTTGGCCTGCAACAAAAGACGATCCGGATTTCGTACACTGGGATGCGGCATACCCGTATCTGTACGTGCTTAAACCAGCGAAAGCCGGGGCTGTACGCTTAACTGTTATTCCCGCTGTCAATGAAACAGGTACGGACGGTAAACAGGTCCCGCTGACCGCCGCTGACGTTCTGTTTCGCGATTTGAAAGTAAGCGATGGTGATACGCCGGCACCGACACCTACACCGGAGCCAACACCAGATCCCGGATACGGTACGAATCCGTTTGGCGGGCAACCGGGCTTACGTGTGATGATTGTATA